TACCATCCAATTTAGGTTGTGAGAATATTGGGTAACTAATCTTATCCTTACTATCTTCCCACTTACTCGCCAACATTGGTTCAAAGTATTGTGTTTTGTTTATGTGTTTGATATTCTCAAAGTAACCACTCTCTAACTTCTTTGTTCGCTTTGCAACTGCTTCTTTCATACATTGTTCGTTATCGGTAGTTGCGTTTGCTTTACCTTCATTCTTACCATACACGATCGTCCATTCATTTGTAGTTATGATACCACCAACTTGCCCACTATGTGTTCGGTATTTGTTACCCACTACTTCAATTGTCCACTCTTGTGTTGCACCTGTCTTTGTCTTTTTGTATATTGTTTCTAATTTCATATTAAAAGTATATTTTTCTTATTGTAAAAAAATCGTTTGGATTGTTTTTGTAATTATAGTTAGTTAATATATCACTTTCTGCTTCACTTAGTGTTGCAAAACATTTTATATTTTGATAATTTTTTGTAGTATCACTGTCCTCAATCCAATGACCACTCCAATTAAACCAACAATTCGTTCTATGATTGTATATTGCGTAATACCCTTTCATATTATATTATTTTACTAATTCAATTCTAATACTACCATCTTCGTTAATCCAACCTTTCAACTTGAATTTTGGGTCACTTGGATGGCCACTTGCTAAGTAACCTTCTAAGTGTGGTCTAACCCCATCCCTATCACTATGTTGATATGATTGAAATTCTAAAGTATGTCTCATTACAATATTATTACCCATACCCAATGCGTTTCCCAATGGGGTAGTATCGTTTGTAATATCAGTTTGCATTTTTCTAAATCCCATTAACTTCAAATGGCCTGCTCCAATTAAATCACCTAAACAATGTTGGTATGTATCATTAGTTACACCATCAACTTTTGATTTTTTGAGTTTTCTTTCACTACGCATAATACGAACTTTATTTTTCGTATATTCGTTTCGTTTAGTTCCTATAAATCTTGCCATATTGTTTTATTTATTTGTTATTATATCCCAATCATGTATCACATCATTCAAATATGCTAATAAACAAAATGGGTCTTTTACATTATACAATTCAAAATTATATTCCAATGGTGTACTATTTATATTATCCCATAATTTCATTTTGTATGAATTGTTGTCACTTTTATTTGGATGTCTATTCATATGAACTTTGAAAGTTGTTGAATGAATATTATCATGCTCAAATATAAACTCGTAAAAATCAGGTTCATAATCAAATCCCATCACATTAACTTTTTGTGAAGTGATTGATAATATCTTATCTATATTTTCTATCTTTAGCATATTATACTTTGTTTTTTAAATTTGAATTATCCCACCAGTATTTTGTCTTTCGTAAAACTTCTGATATTTCAACTAACAATGATGTCACGCATTTTATTTCTGATATATCAACTTTACTTTCCGTTGCCATTTGTAATCCCATAGTAAATAATCGGTATGTTCCATTTTTTTCATTACGAATTAAATGAACTTCTTGTGGTTTATTATAAAAGTTTGCATCACCTATTGCGTCAAATTCAAATACATACGAATGTTCACCTAGTTTATTTGTGTGACGACTTACATGATAAATGTTTCTACCAAAACAAGTCATATTTATTACTTTATCTATATTTTTAATAGTCAACATACTATAAATCTTTTAATGCTTCATTAAATGTCCATTGAACATTCTTAATTTTACTAAAAAAATCAACCGATATCCAATGATCGGTAAATCTACCATTATCAACTCTATATATATTTTTACCCATTTCATCATCCCATTTTGGTTGTCTAAAAATATCAATGATTGCCCAATTTGAATTGGTATCTACAAATGCAAAGGTATATCTATCACTATGTTCTTCTGCTTCCTTTAATTTATATTTACCATCTACAAAATTCATTTCCAATATATCCGTTGGGTTTTTAATCTTTAACATATTACATCTTTTTTCCCATTTTATAAAATATTTGTTTAAGACCACCTAATGAACTTATATTTTGTTTTTTAGTAATTATTTTTGCCAAAGGCAAAGGACCACTATCCGCAACTTCAACCATATTTAGATTTGCAAGTTCACCATTAGCATCAGTAGTTGGTACAAATAAAGTCACTTCAATTTTTTCTGGAACATTATAACCATGTTCTTTAACTTCACTTAATGAAATAAAATAGGTTTTACCTCCGGATGCGGCTTCTAATTCATCCACATTAGTACATACATACATTTGTTTTTCTGCATTGAATACCGGAATATTAAAATTCATATTCACTAATACTTTTGGACCTAATTTTGTTATCTTTTTCATTATCTATTCAATTTTGTTATACATTCATCAATTTTATCTCTTAATCTACCACCCTGTCCAAAATCGCCATCAACTTGCACATGTCTCCATTGTGGAATACCCATCCATTTGAATTCTCTTTTAAGATTCAAATCATCAATAGCAATCCAATTGGAAATCTTATTATCTTTAACCCACTTCTTAATTTCAGCAGCACGTTCCCAATCAATTGAAGGTCTACTCATCTTCATCCATAAGTCCTGATGTGTAGTTATATCAACCAAATTGTGTCCTGCAATTCCGTAGTATTCAAATATTCTTTTCATTTGAATAAAACTAAAATGTTTTCTCCAATCCGAACTCAATACCATCTTAGCATTACTCTCATCCAAAATCTTTTTAAGAGCTTGGCAATCTTCTTCTACCCAAGGGTATGGCATTTTGAATGTGGATGAACCCGAACTTAGTTCAACTCTACCATCACCCCACGTTCCCCATGCTAACGGGCCATCTACATCTATGAATATTATTTTCTTTCTCATAATTTTATTTTTATTCTTCAAATAAATGCCAAACAAACGGGCCATCCTGATAAGTTCCAATATATTTCATATTAGTATCATCAAAACTATGACCTGTTCCAATTATTACAAATTTTCTTTTTTCTAATTCATTTTCCGGATTTACTTTTACCCAAATACACGCATTGAACATCTGTCCATTTTGAATTTGAACGGATAGTATTTCTGCTCCTTTCGGCATTTCAATTATGTTTTCTACTTTGTATTTCCAAATTTGCTTTATCATAACTTAAAATTTTTGTATTACTAACATTGCATCGGTAACATCTTCTTCTCTTAAGTAACCAACTACGTCACCTTGTGCAACTGGGTTATCATAATGGATTTCACCATTACTATCTAATACTGCCAATTCATATAATCCATTCTTTCCACCATACGAAAATTCATGCTTCACTACCGAAGCACCAAATCCGTTATCAAACATAATACGAGAAACAATTCCATCAACGTGGAATGGATGTTTTTTAAATTCTAAATCTTTAAATGTTTTCATTTTATTTTAATTTTAATGAGAAGATAGCAGGGGAATTGAACCCCTGTATATTCCAAACTATCTTATTGAATGTTCTTAAACAATGTAGGTATTTGACCATACACCGGTAACTTACCATCCCACTTATTAACATATTCCATTTGAATAAGTAATGGTGTCAATGTTTGTTGTTTCATTCTATTTGCTTCTGCTTCAGCTTTAGCAGATGTAAGTAAAGCCTGCGCGTTACCCTCTGCAGTTGCAATCTTAATCTTAGCTTGTGCTTCTGCTGTTTTCACTTCGTTCTCTGCTCTTAATGCCGCTTGAACTGCGTTGTTCTTAGCTTCAATAGATTTCTTAAAAGTTTCAGGATAAACTAAGTTAGATGTAAACTGATTGATTACAAATCCTTCTTTCAATAATGAGTTATCCAATAATCTACGAACTTCCACTTCAAATACAGCACGATTACTAATCAATTCATCAGCCGTATATTTGTTAGTTGCTAATCTAAATGCGTCATATACTGCTGTTTTTAAGAAACCTTCTTCAATATCTTCTAACGGTCTACGATACTTGCTAAATATTGCAGGTACTTTCTCTCTTTGAACAGAGTAGTTCATAATAGGTGAAACTGCAAATTCCGAACCATCTTTTGAGTTTACAATAAATGAATTTTCATCCTTGTACTCTTTGTGTTGAATAAAGGTAGGGAACTCATAAATCTTTGTAGTAAACGGATTAAAGAATACCATACCCGTAACTGCTACTACATTATCAACACCTTTGTTATCACCATATTGGTTTACTTTAACACCAACATGTCCTGCGTCAATTCTTTCACAAGACATAAATAAGAAAATTAAAGTAATAAATCCTAACACCCCAGCCGTAATTGTTTTTGCCATTTTTTTAAATTTTAAATCTTGTTCTAATTTTAATTGTTTTCTTTCTTCTTCCATTTCAGCTTGTCTTCTTTGCCAAGCATCTAAATTGTCATATGCCATATTATTTTGTTTTATTTGTTTTCTTTCTTGTTTTTACAAAAGGTTTATCACTTTCAACACCATCCATTTGTTTAGGATTTGATTTCTTCATATTTTTTAAATCTTCTATAACTGCTTCTTCAATTCGGGAAGGTTGTTTAACCAATTCATATAATTCTATTCCTAACCATAGGAGTAAAACTCCCAACCCAATACCACCTACAATATTTGCAAATGTATTAGCCATTGTTAAACACGGAAATATTCCAAATTGTAACAATAATAAAATTGTAATAAATGTGAATATTTGTTTTTGATACTTTTTTATTTTTTGCATTTCATTTCATTTTGAATTTTTCTTAATTTTATTTGCCACCTTCTTTCCATTCTCTTTTCCATTGGAGACATTGGGTCAAAAAGGTTTATTAAACATTCTATAAATTTTCCCATAATTAAATGTTTTGTTCTTTATATAATTTCAACAATCGTTCACTCATTTCTTTATATCTCATATTGAATTTGTTACTCATCTTTGATATAATGTTTGGATTGCTGTATGGTGAATTGTCAGGTGAACTCCATTTACGACTGTGATACAAATAATTGTAAAACATTACATACGCATTTGCTTTTCTAATGTATTCATCTATGTCAATCTTTAATCCCCACTTCTTCATTAATTGAACTGATCTCTTCTCATTATCCAATTCTAAGTCTCTAGATTTGGCAAGTGCCGATTTAATACCTCTTACATTTTTACCTTCTAACCATTCTTCTACTTTTATTAAACCATCACATCCATCTGTCCAAACTTTAACACTATCTAACCATTGAGTCATATGACAATATTCATGTACCAATATACCCAACCAATCAGGTCTATTCATAGCTACTACCAATTCTTTACTTTCTTCATCAAAGTAACCACTACATTTAATATTACCACTTAATCTTAAATACGTCACTTTACGCAAATCACATTTAACACCATTCTCTTTACATTGTTTTTTAACCCATTGTATAAATCTTTTTTCTTTTGCTCTCATATAATTTTTTTTGTTAGAAAATCCATATAATACGATAGGGGATAGAAATTAATCTACCCCCTTTTCGTACTCACCATTAAAACTACTACCAAACGATAGTTTCTTCATCAGTTACATTGTCCTCAACCTCATTGAAAAGTTGAGTTTCTTCATCTGATTTAATATATTTTTGTAGCAATTGAGTCATAAATACTCTCTCACTATCCAACCCACCATCATTACTGAAATAAGGTAAGATTGCGATTTGTGCAGCTTCAAACAAACTGAAACCGTCGTAAACCAATCCAGCAGCTTCTACATTCACACGAGTAGAAACGATAGTTGAAATCTTACTTGCATCAGTTTTGATTAACTGGCGAGTCGTATCGGCAATCTCTGCCAATGCGTTTAATGAATACTCATCAGCTTCAGGGAACTTAAACTTCAATAACGCAAGTTCGTTTTCCTTATCTAGCAAGTCCATTTCAATTTGAACAAAACGGTCCATCAATGCTCTATCCATTACACGAGTTGCAGTGTACTCACCACCGATATTCGCGGTTGCGATAAATGTAACACCACTTGCTACTTTAACGATTGGTGAACCTTCGGCCTCATCTAATCGTAAATATCTTTGACCCTGATCTAACACAGTCATTAAGATATTAGCGGCTTCTGGGTGAGCTCTACTCAATTCATCCAATAGGATAATTGCGTTTGGAGTTTTGATTGCTTTAACGAATGCCGATTCACTAAAGAAAGTACCATTCTCTTTGTTAAAGTGAGTGTTACCGATTAAGGTTGCTCTAGCATCTTGCGTAGCACCTAAGTTAAAGTAGAAATCAGGTCGTTTCAATGATTTAACCAACGATTGAGCGGCTAATGTTTTACCACAACCGGTCGGTCCTGTCATTAAGATATTCTTACCTCTAACTGCTGAACGGAGTAAATACTTCCACTTCAATTCTTCAATGAACAATCCATTAGGTTTTAATTCTTTACCTTTTGTATGGATAAATTCTTTTAAAGCATCGTGAGTTTCAAATGATTCACTTACACTATCACATGCTTCATCCGATATTGTAGCAGAATGTTTTTTGAACTCATCAATTTCAACTAACTTATAAGATAGTTTACCATTTTTACTTATGTACGCTTGGATAGCTTTGTTTTCAGCTTCTGCTTGTTTCATCTTAGCTGAACTAATACCCGCAACTTTTGTTACAGGTTGATTTTGTGTTGTCAACATACCGAATGTACGTCCCAACTTAATTACTTTATAGATTTCATTTGTGAAACCTACATTAAAGTCCTTGACTTTAGTTGATTTTCTTTTTACCATAGTAGTAGTTTTACTTTTGTTACTTTGATTTCTACGCATAACTTTATTGTTTATTTATTGGTGATTTGATACTCAAATATACGACTTTTTTTTGATACTACCAAATCTATTTATAATTGATTGATTTCTAATGACTTATAGGCATAAAAAAAGGGTAATATATAACCCTTTGATTATCAATAAGTTATGAAAGGGGACCAGAAAGTCCCCATTTCATTGGGGCTTTCCGAGCCTATTTTTTGTTTTTTGATAGGAATAACTCGTTCATAGTTTTGGCAACTTCAAACATATTTTCCACATTCACGTACTTAGCATCATTTCCATACATTTTTTTGAAAATTTGCCAATCGGATGAATGTTCAAAATTACTACCATAATCAGTAATAAAGTAAGAAAGTACATCTATACCATTATCTTTGATTTTGGTCACTTGCTTTTTTGTGTGAACTGCTGCAGGTTCACCCGAATAATGCATATCATCACTACCTCTACTGATTGAGTAAGAAGGTTGTCCGTCAGAAAAGTTTAAGAAATAACTTTGACTATCATTTGTTGATGGAACTAAGTTTTTCAATATTGCTTCAAAACACAAACCTTCTGGTGTAGTATTACTTGCTTGCAATATACCCATATATTTTGCGAATTGTTTAAATGAGTCTCTACGAGAATCGTGGATAATTGCAACATATGGTAAACAATTACCACCACTATCGGTAGAACGAATTGAAACTTGTACATTGATATTACGAGCCATTTCACATGCTTTTACAATAGCGACGGTTGATACAATACACTTTCTTAACTTATCACCTTGCATTGAACCGGAATAGTCAATTGATATGTGTAAGTTTGCTTTCTTAAACTGGTCAACTTCATTTGTATAAAACACGTTCTCATTATCATAACCTAATGAAGCAACCATTCTACCGTCAATCTTACCACGTTTCAATCTACTGAATATCGTTTCACGACTTTCACTACGAACTTGCAGTTTCTTACCCAATAGAGTACCTAACATTGTACCCTTACGAACTTCCTCTTCTGCCCATATCTTTGGCTCACCTGTTCTCCAATCGTTATTAGAGAACGGAAAGTCTTCGGATTTTAATAGATTTTCTGTCAATCGTTTTACTACGATACAGTCTACACCTTTCATTTGTGTACCATATCTATCCATACCATTACCTACACGAACCAATTCGGTATCTGATTCTTGAATGTCTTTTAGTTTTTCCAACTCGCTCTTTTGAACATTCTTCTTTTTGATATTACCATTGATGAAGTCCTTTTGCTTTTGGATTTTCTTATCCAATTGTTTTTTAGCAGTATCGGATAACTTCACTTTAGTATTACCTTGCTGACCCTGTCCATCATCAGTATTACCCAATTTAGCAGTCGCTTGTCCACTAACATTTCCATTTCCACCGCCCATTTCACTGCCATTATCTTCACTATCACCATCTTCAATTTCAGTAATCTCTACTTCGTTCTCATCTCCATCACCACTTTGTCCTTTACCCAATCCTTTACCTTTCATCATCTCTGCGTTTTCGTAAGGAACGGTTTTAAGTATCTCAGCAAGAATGTCAATAGATAATTGGAAACTATCTTTGGTTGATGTCAAACGGCTAATATCTTTTAGGTTTACCATACGATATATGGCTCTCAAACCTTTTAACTTAGATAGGTCAGTTTTTTCGTTCATCAAGTTGATAATACGGAACATATAGGCTTCAAACGTCTCATCCGTATATTCATCACTTGCGATACCTTTGGTAACGATTTTATCATTGAAATAGTTATCATACATTTGAGTATAATAATCTCTATAACCAGGTGCTGATTTGAAAATATACATATCAATACGTCTATCTTCTACCCAATTAGTAAGAGAACTGATGATACCGAATATTTCTTCATTCATTGAACCTTTACTACCAATCACACCGGTAGACAAATACATCTCATTGAATAGATTTTCGTATTTTGGGTATTGTTTAGTATATCCTTTGATAGTATCATCTATTTTATCAATAGTCCAACTCGGTGTTGTGATACCATTTGCAATTTCATTTGCAGTATCACTCATAATCTTTCGTTGTAATCTTTGATAGTTACTAAACATTTCGTTCATATTAGATAACAGATCAAAGTCAGATAATAGAATGTGTGAACCTTCGTGCAATGCTAAACCAACTGAAACGTCAAATTTATCATCTACATCTGCAGAAAGGATAACTTTTTTACCATCCGTTTTACTATCACTTTTTGTAGCGAATGTAACAGGTATATTCTTTTGTGTAACGATTTGAACGAAATTGGCAATAGCTCGTCTTACGGATGCCAACTTATAAAGGTTATTAGTTTTTTTGAAAAGGTCTAAATCCTTCTTTTGGAAACCACCATAGGTTTCTAATACATCATACGAAGTATCGTAATCATCATACCAAAATGATGATACTTTACTTTTCGCGTTGACTAGGTAATCTTTTGTACCCGTCTTAAAATTCTCATACCAACTCATAGCTCGGAAATTTATGTGTTTTGTTAATTAATTTTGTGAATATACCACAATATACGACTTTTTTTTGATACTACCAAATATTTATTAAAATTTTTTATAATATGTTGATAGTCAATGATTTAGGCATAAAAAAAGACCTATATACATAAGTCTTTGATTATCAATCAGTTGTAAAAATACTATATTATAGGGTAAAATCGTCAGTATTTTGTAAACCTTTTGGATTTGTTTTCGGTTTGCTACCAACGACTGTAATTTTTGTACTACTTTGTTGGTTTTCTTTTAAGAGTTCTTTTATTTCTTCTAAAAGATTCTTGATAATTGTAAATTGTTCTACGTCCATATTATTCAGTTTCATTTGAAATTATATCACCATATTGTTTTGCACCTTTTGGATTTCTTTCCAAGAAAATTTCATAAGCAATCTCATGTCTATTTAACTCAACTTTCAAAGGCCACATTTCTGTTTCCAACGAGTCAATCTTATGTTGTAATGAGTCAATCGTTTGAGCTTTAGAAATGTCACCACTACCTAAAACTTCAATCTTTTGTTCAGATCTTAACTTACTTAATTCCTTTTGCTGTAAATAGCAAATTAACAATACGGATACTGCACCAGTTCCTACAATTGCTTTCTGATATTTTGCGATAAATTCTTTCATAACTTTTTCTTTTATATAAATATTAAAAATCTCCTTCGTAATGAGCATTTTCTTCATCATACTCATCCCATAAATCCCTACCCGAAGCAGTGTGAACAAAATCGTCACCTAAAAAATCTTCACCCTTATAATTTGGGTGATTTTCTTTCATATAATCAATTCCTCTTACCCACGACCAAGAGATAAGAGCGGTAACAATAAACATAACTAAAAAAACAACAAACAACATAAAAATATATAATAAAGGGTTAATAATCCTTTTAATCCCACCAGCCTCTCATTCCACGATTTTTGTTACCTTTGAAAATCTTCCACAATTCTTTCCAATTGGACTCTTCTATTTCATGTGCCCTTTTGAATACTTTTGCATTGTGTTCTCTTTCTTCTGGCGTATCATCTCTATCCCAGTCAGTATTTTTTAACTCACCTAACTCTAATTCTGCTTGGTTTATATAATCCGCTTCTCTAAGGTTATCAATCAATTGAATTGCTCGTTTGATATCATTTACCTTTTTCATTCTACTATCCTCAACTTCCCAACCATAAAATTCTAGAGTGTGAGCAAGTTTAGTCAAAGAACGTCTTAACATCGCCAACGAGTATGAATAATCCCAACTACGATGCTCCCATAATTCTTTTCTAAAATACCAAATGTTCTCAAAGAAATAAGGTATTTTATATCTAAACAATTCGTAAGTTTTATACCACCAAGTTTGGTGTCTACTCATTGTTTTTAAACTTTCCCAGAAACTATCTGCAAATTCTACTTTCATAACTATTGAGTTTTATTTTTTTTCTTAAATAAGTCCGAAAATTTCTTCTCTTTTTTAATCGTGACCCAGCTGCCATCAGGTTTTTGTTCTAAAAGTGGAGCTTTCCAGATTTCAAAGCACATCCATAATGTGCTTAATGTGATTATAATTCCTATAATTGTTGTTGCTGTATACATAAAATTTTATTTATACTTTTTCATTAAATTCCATCTATTGTGTCTTTCTTCTTCACTTAACTCCTGTGTAAAAGTGTGTTCAATATCTACTTTGACACATACTTCTGGTAATTTACAATTTTTAAGGTAATTGTTTATATATCCAATAATATTTGCCGCTCCTATCGGATTTGCAGAATGAACATATATTGTTGGTAGTGGTATTCCACTATTCATTGATTCTGCTACTAAAAATCTTGCACAATCCATTCCTGTTTTTTCAGGTATACGATTGTAGTCCAATTCGTAGTTTTGTTTTGTGTGAGTATAGTATTCAATCAATGCTCCCTCACCCAAATCATGATCCAAACTGATTACTTCATATGCACCCAATCCTTTTAATTTGATATGTGATACAAACTCATCATAGTTTCTTACTACTTCCCAATTATCAGTTTTTGGTATTCGGACATCATCTAAATATAACCATATTTTATCTTTTCTCATTATCTATAAATTCTAATTGTCTACTAATAAAATCATAATCAAAGGTAATTGGTTCATTATATACTTCATATCTTAAATTACAAGAGCATCCATTAAACGCATAACAATCTCCCCAACTATCTTTATAAGGTATAGTTCCATACCCATACGCTTCGTGAATATGTCCGCTGAAATGTAAGTGTGGTTTTATTTCATGTATTCTATGATACAAGTCAGCACAACCTACATTTTGGTTTGTATTTGCAGCTCTATCACAATATCCATAAATAGGTCCGTGTGTAATTACAATATCAGTATCATCTGGTATACCATTCCACACTTCGTTTATAGCATGCCCTCTATCTTTATTGAAAGCCCAACCATACCCAAATGAAGGTGTAATTGGAGACCCCCAAATTTTAATGTTATCTAAAGTAACAAAACTATTTTCTAAATAAAAAACATTTGGATTTAAACCACTTTCTAATAAAAGACACAACCATTCTGGTTTACCTATAACAGGTGGTTCAAAATATTGTTTTCTATCAAAGTGGACAGATTTATCTCTATACAAAACTTCGGAATCAAATATCGTATCGTGATTTCCTGCTATGAATATTTTGTACATGTAATTATCAATATCATTAAACCATTTAATGAAATCCTTAACTTCATGTTCTCTACCTATTGATGAAATATCTCCACTATGAATGAGAATATCACCACCTGGCAACTTTCCATTTAGTTGCTTATGTTTATTGTGTGTATCGCTAATGTGCGTTATTCTCATTTTCATAACTTATTTTTTTAAATAATGTATTATATCTTTAATCTTATTTATATCTTTTGGATTAATAATAAACTCATCAAATGCACCATACATGCATTGATAACCAAAAATGTATTTAATTCCATATTTCAATCTTTGCCAAAATGGTCTTTTATTCAAATGAGTATGAATATAAACCATAGGGTATTTTGTACCATCTGGATATTCATCTTCGGAATAGTGAACAACCATTTGGTGTTCGGTTGAATGACAATCACATATTAAGATATCATGTGATTCATAAGGGGTTTTCTTTTCTCTAAAATTCTTTTTTTGTTTCTCTGATGACATCCGATACTGATTTTTCTGGGCTTTCTTTCATATGTCTAATAGCCCTGATTATAAACTCTGCTAATTTATCTTTCTTTTCCAATTTTTTAATCAACTCATTTAATGTGATTAAATCTTCATAGAATTTTCCCATATAGTTGTTTTCTATTAGATATTAAAGATACGAAAAAAACCCCAAATTACCAAAACTATTTTTAGTAACATTGGGGTCAATGACTTACATATATTATTTTTTTATATATGTTATGCTATCTTTGGAAATAAGATATTTTCCATAAAGTATTTAGCTCTTTCTTCGCCTAATTTTGCCTTCAATACATTATAAGTTCTTTCGTTCTTTTGTTGGTTTTCACAATATCGGTTTTGAGCTGCTATAATATATTCAGTTCTACTTGCTTTTGGTTCTGCGTTTACTAAAATATCCATATATGCTGTAAAATTCTCAATAACTACTTCACTTAATTTATCCATTTCACTATCATTTGGTATAATTGCTAATGGTGTTGGTGAAAATATAATCTTTGCCCAATCAGGTAATGGATATTCTTTTTCAAATTTATGTGTTATTCTCATACCCAAAGAATTATCAACAGGCGACCAATCTAAAAATGCTGCCAATGGTTTCTTATCGGTAGTAATAATATCAAATCCAAAAATAGGAGTTTGGTATATTGCATCTGGGAAACATGTAAAGTGTAATACTTCTAAATTATTATCACTATATCTTTCAATATGCGCAACTCTAAATTTATTACCTACATATCTTTTATTCTTCCACCCAAAATCATCAGTATGTATTTCTATGCCATCATTTTCTTGTATCAAGACATGTAATTGACTTGCTATATTATCCAGTATTTTTTTGTAACTCATCTAATATGTTTATAATGTAATTAAATCCCTTATTAACTTCATCAGCCCATTCATCTTTTTGAATACTTCTTATACTACCAATCAATTCCATCATATCACCATCAAACTCATACATCTTACCACTACCTGGAACTTTTGATTTCATCATTTGTCCACCAAACATAATTGCTAAATAGTTTAAGTAGATATGCGCATTTAATTCATTTTGATTTAAATCACCTAAATAAACAAAATAATCTGTTGTTGATTTTAATATTGGAAATTTATATCCACCCAATTCGTTTATATCTTCCTGAATTTTAGATAGTCTTTTCAAACTATCATGTGGTAAATTTCTATTTTCTATTTCTTGGAAAATGTAAGATTGTTGAATTAGATAGTTTAAGTATTCATCATTACTCAATTTACCCGCAAACATTCTTTGATTAAAATCCATCTTTTCTGCCTTACTATGTAATTCGGCAGTTGCTTCTCTTAAATTCATATTTTTAATTTTGCTGAAAGGGAAGGAGTTGAACCTTCAAAGGGAGATTCGGAAAGTAACACAATGCTTGCAAGCTGGTGGTCAACCCCATATTACTTTTCTATTTCTTTATCCCCGCCCACGAGACGAGTGGGTGTGTCTGCCGTGCTTAAGCTTTTCACCACCTTTCAATTTTGCGGAGAGTCAGGGATTTGAACCCCAGATACCTTTCGGGTATGCCAATTTTCAAGATTGGTGCGATAAACCAGACTCTGCCAACTCTCCTAATACTAATAGATATGTGTTTCTTCGTTTCTGAAGTCTTTCGTATCTATTTCCATTTTATTTTGTCTTATTCTAGCTTCTTCTGCTCTTTTGACCATTCTTATCCAAGTTATAGATGCGTCAACAGGTGCCAAAACCCATGCCATCATTAATACCATAATGGCATCTAATTCAGGAGATTGCCCAGTTGGATCAGGAGAATATCGTTTCTTATAAGTTTTAAATAACTGATAAAAACAATAAATAACACAAAGTACATAATAAGTAACTAACATAACTTTTATTTTTATTTTTAAAATGAGTTTGTGAGGAATGAATCCAATTAAAAAAGGTTATCCAAATTTCAAAGAGGTTTGAGTTTATTGAAATAGCTGACAAGAGACCCTAATATTATTGAAGTTTGTTAATAATTCATTTATCTTATTCGTTCATCCGCTTGGTTGCTCACAAGTAGTATTGCAAGAATAAACTAATCAATCAGTTTCAAACCCCACTCACTCAATATTTTTATATTTGTGTGTTTGCATTGTGAATATCCAATTCGTTTTGCAACTCTTCAATTCTTTCACTTAACACATCCACTTTGTTTTGAATATCCACCACATTCAATTCCACTTCTTTTACCGAAATAACACTTCCATATCTTTCAGCCACTTTACCTTCTTCGGTTGGAACTTTCTTTAATTCCTTTACCAATCCTTTCAATTCTGCTAATTCAAATATTTTAGCATATACCGGTTGATTTGCTTTATGGATTTTTGCTTTCAACTCAACTAACTCCAATTGAATCGTTTCAATTACCGTCAATGTAACGGACATTGAATATCTACGTGGGTTTCCTTCTTCAATTGAGTTATACTTTTTCAAAATCTCATATTGAGCTTTCAAATCAGTAACCAATTTGTTTTTTTGTTTTAATGCTTGTTTTACATTCATTTTTTTAGGTTTTAATATTTTAAATATACAAATAATTTTTCAAATTACCAAATAAAAATAAGCAGGTGTGGAGTCACCTACTTATTTTAGTGAATGAGAAACATCTGAATCTCTTTGTGGCTGTATCACCAAAGCCCATTCGGTGCCAGAGGAGGGTCTGGTTACCCACACGGTGTCCATTTCGGATTCACCACCCACCTAGGAAGGGAACGTCTAATAGTTGTACACACTATCATTCCGCCACTCTGGCATATGTGCCCCGAGCAGGATTTGAACCTGCACCCGTATTTTCGCCGGACAGCATTTTAAGTGCTGCGAGTCTACCAATTTCTCCATCGGGGCAAACTCTATTTTATATTTCTCGCTCTATATGTGTTAGTTTGCGAATGACAATTAGGACAAATTATTCTTAAATTTTCTAATCTATGATTTGTTCTATCACCATCAATATGGTCTAATTCAAATGAAACTGGTTTATTGTTCCATTTTAGTATACCACACACTTCACATTTTTCCTGTTTAATACTTTCTTTAATCAATCTAATTCTTAATTTATTAGTTTGATATTGTGGATGTTTTCCATCTAGTATTTCAGAAAGAGCTATTTTATCAAATCCATCTTTTTTTGGTTTTTTTATTCCTTTTCCAGATTGATTTATTTTATAACATCCCAATTTAACAGCTCTATTTTTTAGAGTATTAAAATGAATACCAAGTTCAGCTGCAGCTTTTGCCATTGAAATTGATTTTTTACACATTTTAATTATTTCATCATCATTTACTTTCATATTGATTTTAATAATAAGTATATGACATGATAGAAAAACAATCAATTGTGTATAACTATCTCAATTGGTTTTCCCAAATAATCAATATCACATTCAGTCCAAAGTTGTTCTGACATAGATATTGAAATTTTTGCAGAATATGGTAGATTATTATTCTTACCTACCCAACCGGTTAGTTTTCCTTTTTTAGAAAATGTTTCAATCCAATTTAATTTTGAATAATCAATTAGTGACGAATCAAACTGAATTAAATAGTATTTTCTAATTCCTTTTTTCCACTCTCCTTTATTCCTACCCAACATTATATATGTATCACAATGTTTTTTAGAAATAAAATTTATTTTATCTTTTATAGTTTCATGTGAAGTAGTTCTATGACCACTCCAAGTTATACTACCTTTCTTATGATTTATATCCCCACTTTTGTTTTGATAATTCGTTCCATCTGCTTCCGATACAACATCCGTTCCAACATCATGTCCACCTACATTCCAATTTGAATCCATCCCATTTATACATTGGTCAAAAATATCTTCCCACAATTCCGCTTTGACAGGAAATCGGTATAACTGATGATGTAACTTTATCTTTTCTTCTATCTTCTTAACAATATCTTTCTTTATCATATATAAACCGTTTGTGATTCGGAATGGATTCAAACCATTGACCCACAGCTTAGAAGGCTGTTGCTCTATTCAACTGAGCTACCGAACCTAATAAAACACAATCATCTCACAATCTTCAGATGCTAGCGGTTGCCGAGCTAATTGCATATACAACCGAATTGTGTTTTGCGGAACGTAGGGGACTTGAACCCCTGGCCTCTGCCGTGACAGGGCAGCGTTATAACCAACTTAACTAACGTTCCAATTTGTAGGTGGGACTAACCTACTTCGGTTTTGTACTTCAACCATTTAAGTCCTTTTGAGCCTCCGGTCAGACTTGAACTGACGACCTGCTGATTACAAATCAGCTGCTCTACCAACTGAGCTACAAAGGCATTTAGGAAAGTAGAGGATGGGTGCGTGGACAACTACTTTTATGATTGGCTTTACTAACCGATAGTAGCGTATTAGATTTTCACTAACTCGTTTTAGCGGGCTACTTTTGTTCCCAATCAACCTATATGGTCGGTAAGAGGTAGTCACGGCTACTTCTATTCCCTCTTACCTATTCATACACTAACGGCTAAATGTAGCACGACCGAGTGTGATGTATGATGTGTACTCCCAACGGGATTTGAACCCGTGCTACCACTGTGAAAGAGTGGTGACCTAACCCCTAGTCCATGGGAGCGACTGATAAATCAAATATACAACTAATATTTTACTTTACCAAATATTTGTACCCAAAGAGAGATTTGAACTCTCAAGCCTTTCGGCACTGGTTTCTAAGACCAGCGTGTCTGCCAGTTCCACCATTCGGGTTGATGCGGAAAGTGTAAGATTTGAACTTACGATACAATTTGATTCGTATGGCAGTTTAGCAAACTGCTGGTTTCAGCCACTCACCCAACTTTCCGATTGGGGTGTTAGAACGGTACTGCCCCGTCTTATCTAGCTCCACAAACTAGCGCATCACTTTAATGCTTCAAACACCATTTGAGGTTAGTGTTAGAATTGAACTAACTCCGTGAGATTTGCAGTTTCACCGGCCGCCACGACCTAACTAACCATTTTGTAGCCCCTAAAGGATTTGAACCCTTACTAAAACATCCGTAGTGTTTCGTGCTGTCCGTTACACCAAAGAGCTATTTGCACCCATCGTAGGATTTGAACCCACATCAACGGTTTTGGAGACCGGTATGCTACCATTGCACCAGACGGATGTATTATATTTTATAGTTTCTATGTCAGTTTTAACCTTACATCATTACTATAAAACATGTGTAGGAATAATAGGACTTGAACCTATGACTTTTGACGTATCAGATCAACGCTCTACCAACTGAGCTATATTCCTATTTGTTGGGAATGCAGGATTTGAACCTACGGCCTCTTGCTCCCAAAGCAAGCGCGATACCTGACTACGCTAATTCCCAATATGTTGCTCCTCATGGATTTGAACCACAACTAGATGCTCCAAAAACACCTGTGCTACCGTTACACCAAAGAGCAATTTTGAGCGGGTGAGAGGAATCAAACCTCCGTCTCCTACTTGGAAGGAAGGAGTAATAATCATTATACGACACCCGCTTATGTTTTGCGCTTTCCGAGAATTACGATATCTCGCCCCCATCGTTAACAGCGATGTGCTCTGCCTCTGAGCTAGGAAAGCTTTTGTTTTTCTATTTCATCATGTATTTCCATGTGACAATTACAACATACTAAAATACATTTATCTAATTCTTTTTTCATTTTTTCCCAACTTATACTAGGTCTTGATAAAGAATATTCTTTTTCACTTGGTTCTAAATGATGGAATGCTAATGCTCTATTACATTTATCATATCCACATTTTTCACATTTACCACCTTTGTATTCAATCGCTTTGATTTTCATTTTATCTCTACGATTAGATACTGAAATAGATGCACATTTTTTACATCTATACGCACCATCTACTCTTAATACAAATTCAGTTTTTCCATGTGTTTTACATTCTTTAATTTCTGTCTTATTCATAATATTCTTTATTATAAATATATTTGATTAACATTTTAAGTTAATCATTTATAGTTTTTGTGGGAGCAGAAGGACTTGAACCTACGAACTCAATGAGGGCGGATTTACAGTCCGCTGCAATTGCCACTATGCGATGCTCCCAAAACAAAAAACCCCAACTTAATTAAAAGTCAGGGTTTTCCATAAATTATTTAAAATAGACGTTCCTAACTTTACATACGAATACCACCCCAAATCTGATTCGGTGTACTACAAAGTGTATGTAATGTTAAGTTTTTCATTTTTATTTTTTTTTAAGTAATTCAATTTCAAAATACGCCATCCAAGTCATGCTCTGGTTATTATCAGCCTCATCAAATTACTTTGTACACAAGCAGAGTTTAGAGGGAGGCGGTAACTCTTTGTAGTGTACTGCTACTAATCCGGCAATCTTTTATCGTCTCTGATTGCATTTTTATTGTGAAAATCCTCCCTAAAACACTTATTACCAATTTTATTATATCGTTCTATCTTTTAGGTCATTTAAACGAACCGACTGTTGAATAAGAAACAGCCAAAAGGTTGACCACGAAAGAGCGAATGTGGGAATTGAACCCTATCTTCCACCCCGTTAAGAGTGGTGTGCTTCCGTTACACTATATTCACTTAAAATGAGTGAGATTACCTCATTGGGAGTACCAACTTTAGAAAGATTATTTGTTTCCTTTCCTATCCACTACCTTTTGAGTAGTACCGATACAATGTGGATGATTTGAGACTATCAGTCTTTGAGTTACGTCTTACTCTCTTTATACTCCGCTTCTTCAAATCTGCCGACCTGATTAAACCTTGCGGGTTTAGAAGTTTTTCCAAAGAATCACAGACCTCTTGCGGAGGTATCGTGGCAAGGAACAGCTCCCTACTATGTACACACCTTTCGTCCGTAACTGGCAAACACTTATGCTTTTATTTAAATTGAATAATCAAATCCGCATTTGATAAAAGGGTTGGTTTGTAGATGGGTTCAGGTAGCGGTTTGCCAACCAGCTCCCTCAACTTTTGGCCGAGAGAATACTGAACTACCCGATGTGTTATCGTCAACACCATTTTTCAAGTCATCTTCATTAATAGGGATTGGTGTCCCACATTAAAGGTTAGTAACAACACCACTTGTACACCAACATACCTTACGTCCTTTCGGATAGCTTGGTTTTAAGACCACTCTTAAATTGAATACCGCAATAGTGTAAAGTGATTAGCCTTACATTTCTTACAGGTATTCTATGGGTTATTCTTATTGTTCTTCCGAACTCAACCGAAGTATCTACTTACCCCGGTTATTCAAACTCTTCCGATATAGTGTTACCCTTTCGTACAAAGCTCAAATAATATCCCACTTGCATACTTAAGTTATTCTCTCCTTACGGGGAGAGTAACCGCAGATTGTGTAAACCTAACAATCCACTTTATCCTACTTTCGTAGTTTATTTGACGACCATATGCGGCCGTTGTTTACTATGTAGAAAAATCTACTATGTAAAATATTTTCAATCTTTTAAAGAACTATTCGTTTTAATAAATATAACAATAATTTTTTTTATTACCAAATATTTTTAAAACTTTTTTTGTAAACTTGATAACGAGTATCTTTCATCACCTATTGTTTCTCATTTACTTATGTAATATACGATAATTTTTTTAAACTACCAAATATATTTTCAAAAAACTTTTAAGATGTTTGGTATCCGGCTTTCTTCCCTATTGGATAGGTCACTCAATCGGTTTTATTATTTGATGGCTTCAACCAATCATCTTAAATGTAAGATACGATAATTTTTTCAAACTACCAAATCTTTTTTATTTTTTTGTTGAACATTTTCGGCTGTGTTTACTTACACCATTTAATACTTCCTACTTCTGAACAACTTTGTAAAGATACGAAAACTTTTTCAAATTTCCAAATCTTTTTTGTTGCGTGGGTGGGACTTGAACCCACGACCTTCAGGTTATGAGCCTGACGAGCTACCTCTGCTACTACCACGCGATATTATGTGGAGATGAGGGGATTTGAACCCCTGTCTTACAAAGAACTAATAATACCAGCATATCACACGTTTATTTCAGTTTCTACTGAAAAAATATTTAATTTAGTTAAAGTGAGTTTAAGGGTTCAAATTAAAAAATAACTCTTCATAACGGAGTCTCACTGTCCTATACTTTTAGGTGTATTAAACCTTTGTAGACACTTCTGTTACTAGGCGTATGTGTACCGGCCCTATTGTTGTGATTAGGCTGCTACAGCGTAATCAGCACCTACAAACGCCATTAAATCGTTGTAAGTCATTGTTGACATTTCGTCATTTATTGTTTTGTACATAGTTTAAAGAGGTATAGTACATATCTCTACGTGTGGTACTACTATTTGCATTGCAATCAATTCCATAGCATCCCCATTCAAAGAACTACACAATAATTATATATTTTTGTGATTTGAATATCAAATATACGACAAATATTCCAAATTACCAAATAATTTTTAAAAAAAGTTATAAATAATTGAAAATCAATCACTTATATATTAACTTAAATCCTAATGCTTTTGCTACTTTTTGTGATTTTATGTTCCAATCATCTATTTCAATCTGTATTTTACCCCTTGTATGTTCCTTTATAACCAAATACAACAAATCTATAACTCCCAGTTTTCTTAAAGATGTAGGTTTTTTAGAAAATACATTATATAGGTAATATTCAGTATTACTATCTTCCCTTAACCAACAATAACAAAATGGATTTTCGTTTTTATATCCAACAAACATTTTTTCACCTTTTTGGATTCTATTCATAGCTTCTCCAACATCAAACATCCCATCCCAAACTATTTCTGAATTAAACAAATCTATACATTTTTGTATTTCGTTTTGATCAGTTGTTTCCTTTATTTGTATATCCGTTTTTCTATCAACCAATTCCGAATGATTTAATAAAAACTCTTTCATTATAAAAATGTTTTTACTGATTTTGTAATATCAAACCTGTCGTAAATTTTATTGTATTTTTCAATAAAATTATCGGTTAGTTTTAAATTACATTCAAAGTGTTGACTTGAATTTATCTTTTCCAATTTAAAATCTATTCCCAATTTATCACTCACCCATTCTTCCATTTCGGACATCTTATTAAAATCAAACCATTTTATTTTAGGATTATGATTGTGATATGCAGAATGTGGTAACAATAATACACCAAGTATTCTTTTCAAATAATCATTATCGGCTGTAAGTCCGAATCGGTTTATAAACTCCGTTACAGTTTTATCTATTTCATCTCTATCATTAATACTATATACATCATTTGAATTATAAAATAAAATATCATTTTCATTCAATTCTTTCATAATATGGAAAGAATGTATATCACCCGACATATACACTTCATCTAAACAATGTTTCCACATAGAAATAAATCTTTCATGTCTATTCCTGTTTACTGCAATTATATCATAGTTGTAACCAAATTTTTCTTCTAAAAATACTATGGATTCATGTCCATGCACTAACATATCGGCAATATCTTCATTATTTATATTTGGATCGTAAACAAATTCCTTATTATCCAATCTAGGTGTTATATGGTTTATAGAAATTCCTCTTTTGATACAAGAAATTACAAATGATGTTGAAGCACATCGCGGTAAATTAATATAAATAAATTTATTACCAACTAACATATAACCTTTTTTTAACTATTAAGAATTTGCAGAAACTATCAAAGCTCCAATGTTTGCCATTGTTTGATTAATTAAATTCTTTTCATTTATTTCTATCATAAAATAATTTTAACGAAGTGGACATTGTGGACCACATCCTGATTTACAAAGTCCTTCTGGTTCGCAACAATATGGGTATGATTTTGTGCAAGAGAAGCTTGAATAACAACTTCCATAATAACTATACGCACATCCAGGTAGGACGTTATGTTCAATTGCTACAAAAGAGGTACTATCTTCTGCAGAACCTCTGGTTAAAAATAAGTGTTCTCTTTCCACCGTTATTTCCCATCCACCAAAAAATTCTTGTACATTTTCTATACTTTGAACCTCTTTTTGAATAAAGGACGGAGTTTCGGAATTTGATGTGTCTAATAGGATAACACTATCACCCACTTTTAATCCCGTTTCTTCTGGTGATGGTGATTTAATTGTTAAAAATCTAACCTCTCCATTTTTAATACAAAGATATTTTGAATTTTCAGTATCTAACCAATCCGTACCATCTGTAAAAATTATCTTTGTAACATTACACCACATATCAACTCTTTCTTTATTCAAAACCGTGTTTGTTGAATATGTAGTACCCGCTTCTAACTCAGAAAAATTTATTTTATAATTTGCAAGTTCTACATCATTGTTTACTTCAAATGGATTTGGTATATCAATCGTTTTAATAACATCACCCACTTCTAATTCTTGAGCAGTTTTTAAACTACCATCCCCCATTACCACATAATCACTATCCTGTAATTTAGGAATTTTTATGGAATCATCAGATGTTAGATATTTTCTTCTACCTTCAATCAATTCAAAAGTGGTTGGGTCATAAGTTGGAAGCGTTTCTAGGGAATCATTACAAAAAACCGTATAACCTCCTATTGATATTGATTCTAAATTTGGTGGAAATAATATATTTAGACTTCTTTTTAATTGTAAGTGTCCATTATATAACTTATCTGGATTATACAAAAACTCCATTAAAAAATAATCTTCTGTTACATTTTGTAAAATAGTATCCAGTTCATCGCGAGTTGTTACTTTATAAAATTTTGGATACTCCGCTTTGTTATAATCAGGGTATCTATATTTTAGAATAAAGTTTGGATGTCCACCATTATCATTGATATTTGTAATATTGTGTAATAGGACACCAACTTGGTTTCTATAAGCAAATTGACACGCATATTCCTGATTTTGTATCAATTTCATATATCCAACCTTATCTCTACAATATTCATCATCCACCACTGCACTCATATCATAAGCACTTCTAATGATTAGGATATCATCACTATCTTCAATGAAAGGGATTGTTGTAGCACCTAAATCAATACGAACAAATTCATATTCTAATCCTAAATCATCGGTCAATATTCTAAGTTCATTATCTAAATAAGTAAAAGAACCGAGATATGTGATTTTATTAAAACACTTTTGAATGACAAATTCTTTCAAATCCGTTAAATCCAAAGAAGAATCGTTACTTTCTAATTTATATCTATGCCACCCAATACCAGTGTTGATTTCAATGGGTCTTAATCCTCCATCTTTATCGTACATAAAATCCGATCCAACTAATACGGTTCTCATCTTATATTAAAGATTTTTTCTTTTTTAAATTAAGGAACTTTTCATCTACCGAATCCCATTTACCTTTAGGACATGCACCCGTTACTGGTGAAAACACTTTTGCCTTTAGAGCACATCCACAAACGGTACACTTATTAAATGGTTTTGATTCTTTAAACTCACAACCATTACAAATTTGGATTCTTTCAGATGCAAGTTCGGCTTGAGAATCATTAGGGTTAAATGAAATTCCCCAAGCAGTAAATATTTCTACTATCTTATTCATATTATATAACTATTTGTATTTATAAATATACGGAAAATAATTAAGATTTCCAATGTTTATTAGGTCGTTCCCACCAAAAGGTCAAGTCCTCATTCGTAGCATCATAATAATCACCTACAAAATCAGATTTAAAACGAGAGTGGATGTTTTCGTATAGAGCAAGTGTAATCAACTTCTTAGATGGTTCTAATCTTTTTCTAACCCAATCTATAATGTGTGAATAGTTTCCACCTCTAATCACCCCAGCTTCAACAAATATAATGGATTTAAATTGAAAGTATTTTGCATGTAATTTAAAATTCTCATACATTTCATCCATATACTTTTTATTCCAAACTTCATCCGGATATGGAACTTCAATACCAAATCCATCACATACTTCACCATCCCACGATAAATGGTGTCTTAACCACATACCCACATGGGCAGAATAATCGGTAGATACGGTAACTATAACCGAATTAGATGCATTGAAGCCGGCAGCCAATAATTCATCCCCTAACTTATTTGTTAGTGATATCTCATTCTCAATCGTAATTAATTTTTCTGGAAGCACTATCAAAAATTTTTAGGTTTACGACTATTTTACCCCAGCCCCTATTTAAATTTTAATCCTGTAAGTTTTTCTATATCCTCTCTCAAAACTTCATGCGATTTCAATCCTGATGGTTTGTCTGCCACATTATCAAATGAAAAGAAAAACCATTCACCTGTTTTTTTAATATGTACAACTTTCCAACACTCTTTTGGAACTGCTACTTTACCTATTCTTTTAATCTCACCAACATTCCCCGCCCAAATGTGAACTGAATCATCTTTGACTGCCCATTCTCTTGTTGCAGTTTCCAATGATTTCCAATCTCCTGCATTTAATGAATGATATTGAGCTGCCATATTACTCATATAGAAACATTCAATTTGAACGTCTGCAGTTTGACATTGATTAGATGCCGCAGGAGACATATGTCCTCTATCAAATCCACTTCCTACATAATCTGCTTTAATATCAGTTAATTCAACCGCTTGTGGGTCTGGTTGGAATGCATCTTTTCTTGGTAATGGATTTGGACAACCAACTTTTGCTTTGGTTTCCCACCACTCTACCATTACTGGATATCTTTTTGATTTACTGAAATGTGATGTGTAGTTTGTATGTTTTAATACTACGATGTCTTGAGAGAATGTAACTACAAATAAAAATAACAATGTAGTCAATAACAATAATTTTTTCATAAATTTAGAAGATTATAATTACACCCAATAGGATTGCAATTTTGATTAATAATGATGTATATTCGGGTTTAATATGTATAATTTTTGCCACTTTTCTAATAAATAAATCAGTACCTGCTGTCATTCCAACCGATAACCAATCTCTTTTCAATACAATTTTATTTACAAACAAATCAAATGCAGCCCAAAATAAAACTGCAAATATCATCATCCATTTAAAACCAAATCCAAAATATAAAAACCCATAAACGGTTAAGTGATTTATACCTTTCCATTTGTGCCATCCTTTATTGTGTATATGATATGCTGTTTGTGGATCAGAATTAACTAAATCTCTTTCTAAGAATTGATGTTTTTGATAAACTACCCAAGATATTAAATGAACAATCATCAATACAACTAAAGCAATGGATGTTAGCATGGTAATTAATTTAAGAATAAATATATCAAAATTATATTATAATACCATTCTACTACCTATAAGGAAATTATGTAAAATTGGTGTACCAGGTTGTGTGTTTACACTTGCTCTATAATTGAAACTAAATCCAAATCTTTTACTAATTTTATAATCAAACGAACTACCCAACATAAACCCATAATGTCGTGTAACTAATGTATTTCCAGTTTTTGCATTATATGATATTGGTGAGTTCATTCCAAATACCTGTGGTGATATTGTAAGTTTTCTACTATATTGATAAGGTTTAGTCCAAAACGCCACAACAGAAGTCATTAAGTTGTAATTATACTTACCATCTGCATCTTTCATCAATAGGTTTATTAATCCCACATTATAACCATAAGTTCCTCTTTTCATATCAGGTTTAATCCAAGTATAACCCAACATATTCATATAAGTTCCTTTGAGGTATGCAAATGTAGTTCCGTATGAATGTATTGCTTTTAATTGTCCTTCTTCAAATTCCATTTTAGTATATCCACCACTTAATGCGTATTGGTCCAAAGAACTCCATATCATTCCGTTTACTGATACACTACTTTCTCCGGTCATACTTGCTCTACTCCAACCCAATCCTAATATTGCGTTATATTTTCTATCTGGTCCTTCCGATGTTGTTAAATCCGATGAAACTAATTGTGGGTTAAGATTGATTTTCTTTTCTTTTTTCTTTTCATCTTTTTTATCATCCTTCTTTTCTTCTTTTTTGTCCTCTTTCTTATCTTCCTTTTTTTCTTCTTTCTTTTCATCGGACTTTTTCTCTTCCTTTTTTTCCTCACTCTTACTTTCGGATTTCTTTTCTTCAGTTTTGCTCTCCGATTTACTCTCACTCTTTGACTCAGATGATGAAGAACTACCCTCACTCTTTGTTTCGGTTTTACTCTCCGAAGATGAAGATGAAGAACTGCTTGAGCTTGAAGATGATGAACTACTACTGCTACTACTTCCAGATGATGATGAACTACTACTTGCAGGTGGTGTAGAAGATGTTGATGATGTAGATGCGGTTGCTCCACTACTTGCCGCAGAACTACTTGCCGTAGATGCCGATGAACTTGCTGCCGAACTTGCACTACTACTTGCTGCGGTTGATGCCGATGAACTCGCTGCGGAAGAAGCTGCTGAACTTGCCGCGGATGATGCAGCTGCTGCGGCTGCTGTTGATGCTGCTTGATTTACTGTCGTTTGGACTGTTTGTGTTACTACTTGATTTGTAGGACACCCCATTGTTTGATACTTTGTATAAGTTGCGTTTAACCACAACTGGGTTGCGCCTGATTGAACTTCAAATGGTGTGAATGTCTTTACCTCATTGTAGAAAGAAACGGTGGCATTTCCGTTTATAATCGTTGTAGTCGCTATTTTTGCTTCACCGGTACACTTATCTATAAAAGTTTGAGTATAAATCTGCCCTTCGGCTTTATTTGCCGTTAGGATTGTAACAATTAATATCGTAAGAGTAACAATCCATTTTTTCATTTTTAACGTCTGCCTCCTCTTGGCATGTATTTAGGCATTGGTCTTGGTGATGGTTGAATACGAACAGGAGGTGTAGGTCTAATAGGAACTACAATTCTAGGTGAATAGTTAAATCTATAATATGGAGAACCCCAATAGTTAAAATATAAAGGTGTGTGTAAATATGTATCATCATAAATTACTCTCTTTCTAATTTCTACTAATTTTGTAGAGTCTTTAGGGTCAATCATTACATATCTAACTGGAGTACAACTTGCTATTCCCAATAACAACATTGCTGCTAATAATAAATTTTTCATAATTACTTTAATTCGTTATGTTTAATAATTAATTCACCTAAAACTTCAATTAAACCAACAAGTTCTTGAAATCCTATTTGGTCCATTTTTACTTTTCCTCCACATAATTCTTCCATATATCCTCTTAATTCTTTTTTTGCAGAGTCTATATCAAACTCACCATTTTTTGCCTTTTCGTAATATGGTAATTTAACTTTAAAATGATGATATGTAAGAATTGCATCACCACCTTTTTCTTTTGCATCTTTTGTAATTTTAGTTGCACCTTCCCATCTATTTCCTGCAAAATCTAAAAATGGATCAAACTCACCACCATCACTTTCTTCTTCTTTTAATAAATCTTTTAACTTTAACATTGGCACATTTTTAAAAATTCATCTTTATCAAATATAACATCTTCATTTCTGAATTTTGCCATCATTGCAACTGCTATATCTTTTCTATTGTCTAAATCTTTTACCATTTTAATTATTTCCGCAACACCTACTACCATATCTCTATCGTTTGAATGGTCTGGACTTGCTTCCTTAATTAACTTACTTAACTTTACCACTTTCTAATTTTTTTAAGATTGCTAAATTTGCATCTACTAATTTTTTCTTCTTTACGCCACTTCTTCTACTTCTCATTGCTCTTGGTTTTTTTGCTGCACTTCCCATAATCTATTTAGTGAATACACCTTTTTTAATCATTTTATCTAATATATTTGCACATGCAATATCTAATGCCTTTTTAGTTGAGATACTAATTGTAGATTGATTGAATTTAATCGGGTCTATTGATGCATCAGAAACTAATGTTAATTGTCTATTTGTTTTAGCTTCACCTAAACCAGATGCTGCGATAATAGTTCCGTTCTCTGCATTTGTGAATCTAACTTGTAAACCTAAACGAGTTACTAAGTTATCTTTGATACCATCTTTTAAATTAATTGTTTCATCTTCTGATACTGAATAATCATATACTTCAATTTCAACAAAGTAATGTGCTAATTTAATCTTTCCTCTACCATCTAATTTGTTTTCGGAAATTCCAGCTGCTGATGCCTGATATTGCTTTACCATTCTATTCTTAATCTCAGTCTTATCTTCGGTAAATTCAAATCTATTAAGGTTGTCCAAATATTCTAATACGATATTTGCAACACCCAATCCAACTCTCTTTTCTTTTAATTCAGGGTACATTTCGTACACTTCCTCACCAATACCACATTTTAAGATTTGGATGTTCTTTTTAGGTCCATCATAATCCATAAAAGCGGATATATCTTTTTTCTTTTCAAAATCTGCTTTAAACTCTTCTGTTTTTGTTACTCCTATTGTTTGTGCAACACCCACAACACTGCTTAACAAAAAGAAACCTAATAATACTAATAAATTTTTCATACATAAATGTTTTCTTATAAATATAAAAAAAGGGAGTAAAACTCCCTTTCTTTTTTAATTACCTTTTGATGGAAATCTAGTCCATCCATTAGACCATATTGGTTTGGATAGTGTTTCCATTTCAGCTTTTGTATAAGATACCTCTTTGTTACCTTGTGATAAAGCTTTTGTTTTCATATCTGCTGCAGTAAATACAGTAGAAGTAGATTTGAAGTTTAACAATGGGTCAAATGCCTGAATTTCATTGTTTTCAAATTTAGAAACCCCATCTTTGTAAGCTTGTGCAGTTTCGTTACTTTCAATTGAAAACCCACCTTTTTGATAACCAATGATTTTTGAGTTAGTCATTGTAAATTGAGTTGCACGTCTCCATCTTAAACCTAAATTATGGTTTGCTAAAGAAGCTGCATCAAATGGTCCAACTAAAATCATATTATCCAATTTAGGATGTGTGAATGGCTGTGCGGTTGTACCTGTTCCATCATTATCACACTCCACACCATTTCCAGCATCACCAGCATCTACGAATTGTGGGTCTCTCTTTGATACTGAATAAGATACCGAACCTCTATATCCAAAATCAAAATCGTAATCATCATCAGCAGTTGCGTATGCGTATAAGTTTTTAGCGTTTACAGTTCCACCAAAGAATTCAAATGCATCATCGTTAGCGTAAACAGTTTGGATATACTCTAAAGTTGTTCCACTACCTACACCACCTAATGTTAATCCATTGATTTCAGAGTTTGGCATTGCTGCAATTCCTGCATATTCAATTCTAACATATTTTAGGATACCACTATTATCCAAATCGTTAGTTCCACCATAAGGTCTACCAATACCACCTTCAATTGTTGGTTCAGAAGTTCTATTGGTAGTTGCTCTACCTAATATAACTACACCACCCCAATCACCAGGCAATCTTTCACCAACAGCTTTACCAGATGTAAATACGATTGGTTTTGCTGCAGTTCCTTCTGCGATTATTTGTGCACCTCTTTCAATAATTAATGCACCTTTCTCAGCGATATCGGATACGATTGTTGTACCTGGCTGAATGATAAGTTTTGCACCATCAATTACATAAACATATCCTTTTAAGGTCCATGTTTTATCTGATGTTAAAGTTGTTGTTGTGTTAATGTTACCACTCAAAATTGTTGATGATGGTACATTTACAGGAATATCAGTTCCACCTAATTCTTTTTTGCAACTGAATAATCCCAATACTAAAATAATTCCTAATAGTTTTTTCATAAATTCAAATTTAATGTTAATGAAATTGTTTGTTCGTTGTTTGTTTTTATAAGATTTCTCTTTGTTTGTAACTTTTGATAATAGATTGATGGTTGCGCAAATACATCGCCTATTGCCAATTTTATTTCCCCTTTATTTAATTTATGTAAAAGAGTTATATCCAATACATCTCTGCTGTTTTCAAAAATGTCTGGATAACCCTGAAATCCTATTGCTGATATTCTATCACCTACTCTATTGTAAGTTATGTTAATTGTATTTTTCTTTTTGTGAATATTAAATCCACTATTTAATACATAATTTGATTGTCCCTGTAATTGTCTTTTAACTCCTTTAACATTTACTTCAGAATTCATCACAGAAGCGTTTGTGTAAACATCAAACCAATCATTTAATTTTTTACGAAATTCCAATTCAACACCATAAAGATATGCGTTATTGGGATTTGAATAAGTTAATAATAGATTAGATGGAACTGAACCATCTGCTACTATTTGCTCAATTGGTTTTATAAAGTTTTTACCAAAAAAAGATACTGAAATATTTTCTCCCGCGTTTGGATATAATTCCCATTTCAAATCTAAATTGTATATGTCAGATTTTTCCAATTTAGGATTACCCAATAATTGTGCATTTCTTACAAAATCATAATAAGCAAAATTAGCTACTTCTCTAAACTCAGGTCTTGCTAATGTTTTACTTAATGAAAATCTATATTTTGTTTTTTCTAAATTGTAAGAAAGATTTAGTGATGGTAATACATCCAAATATTCTCTATTAACTTTAACTTTACTTCCACTAAAATCTGCAGTAGATACATCAAATAGATTATATTCAGTTCTAACGCCTGTATTTAATTTCCATAAACCAAATTCTTTGTCCAACATTACATACCCACTACCTAAATCAAAATCAGCAGTATATTTGTCTGTGTTGTTTGTTATCTCATCTAACATATCAGTTGAAAGATAACGAAATATTCTTGCATTAAATCCTCTAATCTTTTTTAAGTATCCACCACCAATCTTAATATCACCAAACGATTTATTAACATTACCATTAAAACTATTTTCATCCATTACACTCCAAAAACGATATGTATCTCTCCATGCAGTTGTATATGGTTCGTTTACTCCTAATGATTTTGTAATTGGATTAACTCTATAATCAGGTTGTTCTCTGAATATAAAATTGTATCCTAAATTAAAATCCCAAGTTTTAAGTTTACCATCAAATTGAGAATTAACTACAACATTGTTTATATGGTTAGATGAATTACTATGAACATTTTGAACATTATCATAGTTTTCACCATTTCTATTCATATAAGAATCATCGGCTTGATAGTTCACCAATGTTTTCCAACTATATCGGTTCTCACCTAAATAAGTTAAATTCAATAAACCATTTGCGGAAAATCTTTTTGAGAATAAAGTATCTCTATAATCGTATGCTAATTCAGTTGAAGATTGATAATCTATTCTATCTATATAATTCAGTCCATAAGAATTTCTAATTGTTGAACTGAATAAAGCGTTGAATTTGTTTTTCTTTACACCAAATGATAGGCCACCATTTAAGTTTGGAGATGATGTAAACCCTTCTATGATTGGATTACTTAATTGTTTTGTGTATAACCTCTTATCACCATTACTACTAATACGATATCCGTAAGTAGATGGGAATGTGGAAGGGAATTCAGTAGCTTGAACTAACTTAAAATCTTTAAGAGATGAAACTGAGCCCCAACCACTTCCCAATGAGATATTAAAAAAGTTATCGGATACTTCTTTTGTTGAAACTTGCACCAATCCACCACTCCAATCGCCAGGTAGATTTGCCGATGCCGATTTAGATACTATAATATTATCAATTAATGCCGTTGGAATTAAATCAAAAGAAAATGCTCTCTTATCAGGTTCAGTTGATGGTAGAAGGGTTTTGTTTAACATAGCAGAATTATAACGGTCTGCTAATCCTCTTACTAATACAAACTTATCGTTTTGTATAGTAACACCACTTACTCTTTTAAGTGCATCCCCAACATTTCTATCAGGTGTTTTTTTAATAAAATCAATGGATACACCATCCGAAACTACTGATGCGTTACGAATGGTTGATATTACAGCTACTTCAGTAGATTTTTTACCTGCTGAACGGACTGTAACCGTTGATAATTGTTTGGAAAATAATGTGTCTTGGGAATATGTTACAAATGGAAGTAACAATAACAATAAAAAAATCCTCATAAATTATTTAAGTTAGTTCCCAAATAATTATGAGGATTTTTTACAATATTTACCGATTTAATATTATCAAATCGTTATCTATTATCCTTCTTGTTCAGCGTCTAATTTAGCCGCATCATGTTCTGCTTTTCTATTGATGTACTTATCAACCGAAGCAATACCAAATGAACCCAAAGTGATTACCAAAAATCCGTTAAAGATATACTCATTAATCAATAATGGTTTACCCATCCAACCTGTGATAAGGTCAACTGCTAATGCAATTACCATACAACCGAATGATAAGAAACCAACTACTGATTTTTCGTTGATGTCGTTGTTGTCTTTAAATAATTCTTTAAAAAATCCCATAGTTTTAAATTTTAAATGTGAATAACTATGTAACCGATTTTATCCTTTGTACTCTTCTTGTAAAAGTCCACAATTTTGACACTCCATATGTCCATCACCATCAGCATCTCCCCATACATGTTCACATTGTCTATGTGCATGGTGTTCAAATTCTAACTTCTCCATTTCTTGATCATGTTCTTGTTGGTCTTTTGCCAATTCAAAGTTTTGTAGGTTTTCTACTACTGCTAATTTGCTAGCTGCAGCAGCTCCTTGAACAAATGCATCTGGAATAATTGGAGTTGGAATTGCGTTAGTTTCCTTCATATCATTTGTATGTGAAAGTGTAACACCATCTTCTTCATCCATTTTCTGAACTAACATCTTATCCTTATCGGTATCACTAAACCAATAGTCAATGATTTTACCATAAGAACCAATGAAAGCACCTAACAACAACATTAATAATTCTTTCCATGCTGCCGCCATTGGGGTTTGTAAACTAATTGCAGTAAAGATACCTGCAATAATTACCATAAACCCACCTAATACCATAGCGGTAATATACCATCTACGGCTCATCATTTTATTTAACAGGTCTCTAAACCCGCTTGGTGGTTGTTGATTACTCATTTTCTTTTTCTTTTTTAATTCTTTCGTTATTTGCGTGGTTCATAGCCCACAAAAAGAAAGCTATGAAAACTAATGTAACTCCTATTTTGTATCCCATATATTACCAAGCTGCTGGCTTCTCTTTGAATTCATCACCTTCTTTTTTCTTAACTGGAGCTGCTGGTTTAGCTGCTTCACCACCTTTATTGATGATTACAGTTTTACCGCCACCTGCTTGTTGAGTTTGGTTGTTCTGAATGTTGATTACAGGAGCCGCTTGTTGAGTTGGTGTTGCTTCTTTTTCATCACCACCTGTTAATTTTGTTGTTACCCATCCACCTACACCTAAAGTGATTGTAGATACGAAACCGATGATTACATTCTTAATAGATGAACCACCACCTTGTTGTTCTTGTTCTTCTGCCATATACTTAATTTTTATAATTTGTTAAAATCTGTTATACCTAATTGTTTTCCGTTTACGTCATATAAACCAATTCTATATGCTGATGATGGAAGTGCTGATGTATATACTTTTAAGATATTATCACCACTATTTACCCATGCTGTTTCTTTTGATACTACTCTGTTTGCAATATCAAATATCTTTATTGTCACATTTTGCCCTGCTTCAACTTTTACATTCATTGCTACTTCTGTTGTCACAAATGGTGATTGTAATTTAATACCAACGGATTGTGTAATTGTAAGACCGTTGTCAACCGCAACTGGTGGGGTTACAAATGGGTCTTTTCTACATCCTGCTATAACCATAATTCCGAATAATACGAATAATAGTTTTTTCATCTTAATTTATTGTTATTTTAGTTTTTCCAATTTCTTTGTTACTCTCGTCCGTTAGGTATAAATATAAACTTTTTTGTGATAATGATTTAGTATATATTTTTTTTGTGTTATCTCCCACAATTCCAGTAAATTTTTCCTTTGTTATTACCTGCGTTTGTGTTGAATCCATTAAAGTAAGTATATATTTACCTGCTGATGTAAGTTTAATTTGTATATCTTGTCCGTCTTTAACCACTACTTCCGATTTTGAAAATATATCGGTTGTTGTTGGTTGTGGTGTTGGTATAACTTCTACTTTTCTACAAGCTACCAAACTTAAAAATAATATGAATAGTAATTTTTTCATTATTGTATTTTTACTCCTAATGATTTTCCATCTTTATTAACTGCTTCCGAGTTACCCATGCTCACCAATCCCAATCCACCATTCAATTTTTGTGTAGTAGTGAATAGAACTTTATAAGTTGCTGATGTAATTTGTGAACCATCGGTATTTAAAGAACCCACATTAATAAAAGTTCCTTTGTTTGCGGAATAGTTAGTTGGTGAACCATTTACGATATATTCCGTTTTATTATATTTTAACAAAGAGTTATCATAGTTTAATTGGAATTGAGTTCCTACTATGTTGTTATCTCCTGGGTTAAATACGATTTCTACATATACACTATCACCACTCAATTCAGTCATTATACTTGCATTCATTGGAATACTTACACTTGTGGATTTTATTCTTTCACCAAAGTTTGCTGACATATTTGTTATACCATTTGCCGGCGGTGTTGCTGAATGTGATAAGTTTACATCACCTTTCCAAGTTACTGCTAAATTGTATGAATAGTTTGTTTTTCCTTCTAATAAACTAAAACTATATTCCTTTCCTAAATAAGATGGGAATTGTTGCCAATTAGATTTTCCAATAGTTCCGTATGTAGAGTCCAACACAATTTTCATAGTGCTATCCAAAACATACTTATTTACTAAATCTCTTGCACCAGTTAGATATTGTAACAATCTAAAGCAATCTCTTTCATCAAATACATTATTACCATCTACGTCTGCGTTTTTGAATTGAATACCATATCCAAATTGTGTTCCACTTCCACCACCAAACAAACCACCTGCTTCTGAATATTCTTTGAATGCTAAATAAACATCCGATACAGTCACAATACTATTATAAAGTGTTTTAAGTTGTGTAGAGTCATAGTCTTGGAATACAAATTTGTGTTGTTTGTATGTACCTTGTTGTGTAAGTGTAATTGTACTTTGGAAAGCGTAATCCGTATTCCAATTATTTACATTTCTAATGTATGAATTTGATGCTGAAGTTCCATCTGTTATTTTTGTTAGTGGTGATGGGACTGTGTATATTGCCCAACCATTTGCATCATGTGAAGTATATGTCATAGGGCCATCATATGCATCAAATATTTTTGTATGTGTGATTTTGGTAGGGTCAATACTACCAACTTGTCTCATATCAATTAATAATCTACTTTTACCACTACCCAACCAACTTGCGTTTGGATTTGTATAAGACCATTCAACTTGACCCGGTGTAATTGTTGCTTTATATGCAGTTGGATTGGCAACAAATTGATAACTCAATCCCCACGCACCCCACACATCCGATGTTACTCCGTTTTGTGTTGTTGATGGATAATCGTTTTGCCCTTCAACTATTTTAATGTAAACTTCTTTTGTTTGTCCGGCAGTTACTATTCCTGCATGCACCGCTGCTTTTGGAATATATGAGTCGTTAGTGTATATGTTTGTTCCCCAAATTGCACCACCACCAGTGTTACCTGTTATGGTCATTTTATATATCTTACCAATATCACTTTCACTATATTGAGTCATATCATTTGCTGCTGCTATTGATATTGCAGATGAAAATACCTTTGCCGTATCTAATTGAGTTGATAGAGTTACCCTTCCCACTCCATTTAATGCCACATTTGAATTTGCAGTCCAAGCTGATGTTGCATCATTTCTTTTATGTAATGCTGCTGAAAATTTAGTTTCATCAATATTACCACCAAAGTTAATTGTAAATTGTGATTTTAAATTATTGTTTACACCATTATAATGCACCACACTATTATTATAAAAATCAGTAAAAGTTTGGTCATCAGGATTACTCCAAGTTCCAAACTCAATTACATATCCACCCAATCCACCAGGGAACGCCGTTGCTTCGGGTCCAAAATCATTCCATTGTGAACCATTCCATTTTGTTACAACATAATCCTCACCAGGTCCCCAGTTGTTTGGTTCACCACTTGCCCAGTTATTATATTGCCCTGTTTGATTTGTTGAATTTATTCTTACGACAGTTCCATTTTCAGGTCCTGCATCAATTACAAATCTACCTTCGGTTACATTATCCGTAAGTGCGAATATAATATTATTCCCAGGTACATTGTTTACAACAAAGTTATCTTCATCCGATGATGTGATTGTCATTAAATAACCCGTTTGTCCTTTGAATGATTGTTGAGTACAATAGGTTTTAAGATTATTATATGCAGTTACAGAAGTTCCACTAAATGCGGTTACCCCGGTAAACCCACTCATAGGTCTATAAAAGTGTCCGTTTGTTGGTAAGTAATAATATCCCGTTGGGTTGACAGTTGCTGATACTGAAATACTAATATCACCCGCTGTTCCCGTTGTGTTTATTTTCATTGATGCTAATACATTGTTAATATTAGCCATTGTTCCGGTGAATGAAATACGAGTTTTATTACCACTCATTGTGTAACCGGTTGATGCAGTTACGCCGGATGTTGTTGAGAAATAAAATGTAGTTCCGCTTGGTGCTGTGGGTAAACCAATTGCACAAAGTAAAGTTGCAGTAGAGTTGAACCCACTCAATGTAAATCCACTTGCATCTTGTCCTGATGTATTGACAGTAAATTCTTTAGGGTCTGGTGCATTTACCTGCTGACCAAACCCTAAAAATGATATAAATAAGAATAGTGTAACTAATAATTTTTTCATTTATTATTCTATGTTTAGATTTAGTTTGTTTCCGTTTCCGTCAACTGCATCTGCTAATACGAAATAGAATAAACCTGCTGTATTTTGTAATGTCTCTTTTGGAGTAAATATCAATTTGTATGGAGTTCCAACTTTTATTCTTGCAGTTTTTAATTGGTCAATAGAACCAAATGTTAATCTACCATCTGCTTTTGTTGAGAAGTTAGTCATTGTTGAACCCGTATTGAATATTACATTATCTAAAGTTAATTTTGTGCTATCGTATTGCATTATCACTTGTAAACCTGCTAAACCTTCTTTTGTTAAGTTAGTATAAATTACAACTTTACCACCTTCCAATTTAGAAGTTACACCCAATGATATACTTTCAATTGTTGGTGCTGAATAAGCCATAGAACTTACTGCCATTGAACGGATGCCATCTACTTTTAATCCGTTTGTTGCATTTGTATAAACACCTGCAGTTATTCTTGCTGCGATTGTATCAGGGAAAGATGAATGTGACCAGTCTAAATCACCACCCCATGCAAATACTGCTTCTGCTGTTTGTTGAGGTGCGGTTACATACACTCTATTTGTAGGTGTTCCGTTTAACCAACTTTGATTTAATAAACCACTATGCCATCTCCACGAAGTTGAAGTTTGTGTTGGAATATATGCATTTGCGGAAACATCTTGTCCCATTACATAAGCAAATAAGTTATATGCATCTGCTTCTGTAAAGTCCATATCGTTTTTAGTTACATTACCAATTCTTTTTTCTAATGCAGGTCTTTGAAAATATGTTGGAGTTCCTGCTAAATCAGTTTGAGTAATACCCAAAAATGCTTTATATGCATCAGAGACTGTTATTACATTATTCATCCAAGCTTTTGATGATGCGTTTGAAACAAATACACCAATACTATCACCGACTTTGATACCAGATGTGAATAGAGCTTCACCACTTGCATCTAATGCTTTTTGTGCTATTGGTTGTTTTGTCCAATCTATACCACCACTACCATCAGTTTTTAAATACATTAATTGAACATTGTGGTCAGTAATTGAATATCCTGATGGATATAATACTCTTACTTTAAAATAAGATGTGTTACCCGTTACACCAGTTATTGATAAAGGACCTGATGTTGTTTTGATGTATGGGATGTATGCACCACTTGCACTATCCGTTGCGTATGAAAGGTCTAATTTGTGGAAGTTTTCGTATGCGTTTTGGTCTTTGATAACATACTTTTGAGTTGCTAATACGCCATCTATACTTTTATCTGCTCTTTGAACTGCTAATTGTCCAACATTCCAATCCGCATTCGCTGCATATCCCCAAGGTGTAGAACCATATTGTGCATATAAAGAAGTATCTGCTATATTTGCGTTTGGAGTGAATTTATAGCTTGACCAACCTGTATAGTATGTTTGTGATGAACTACCTTGTGAGAATGTAGTTGAAAGATAAGTTAACGCCTTATTGTTATATTGATATCTTAACCAAAAATAACGAGGTTTGGTTTCACCTTTATTGACAGTATATGTTATTGTTATTGTATCGCCAACCTTGTATGGTCCAGATGATACCGATTGATTAACAACAATTTGTCCAAATGATAATATAGTTACAAACAAAGCTGCAACTAACAAAGATAGTTTTTTCATATTTACTCAAATAGTTTGGTGATAAGTTTAATAGAACCTTTCTTCAATGCATTACTCAATGAAGTTTGGTTAAACTTACCACCCTCATCTACTATGAGAGTTGACATTGAGATTTCTGCTGAACTTTCTTCTACAATAACCTCTTTGTCTTTTTTGCCATCTTTGTAAAGTGTTCCTCTAAGGCGAATGACTACCTCTTCTTCTCCTTTGTGAAATACGGAGATATTTGATTTTGTTGTTAAAACATCTAAATAGATAATTTCAACTTTTAATTTTTGTGTTGCTGATGGTGCTAAATCCAATCCTTTTTCTTGTAATGCTTCTTCCAAAACATTTTTAACACCAAATGCTAAATTTCTGTTTCCAGCTAATTTACCAACTTTAACTTTATTTTCTACACTTTCTACCCAAATGTGTTCTTCGGCATTGTACCAAATATTTTCTGGTGAGTTTTTGAATGTACCATCAAATTTCCAACTAAACCAATTTGCAATGTTTGTTTCTAATTCAGTTTTACCTGCAAAATGTATACCAACCATTGTAAGTTGAAATAATAATGCAAATACAATCCATATACCTACTAAAGTTAAAAACCCTCTAAATAGATAATCTCCTAAATTTTGTTTTAAATGTAATAACTTTGCTTTCATAATATATCCGTTTTACTTTACGGATATAAATATAATAAAATGATTATAACCATCTTTAATCTAAGTTATCTTTTTCAAAACTACCTAAAAAGTGATGAATAGGTGTCCAAAGGCAATATATACCAACTGCTTCTAAAAAAGATAGTTTTGGTAATACTGTTATTAATTGAGTTAAATACGATATTGCCAATCCTATAACACAAGTTACAACTATTACATTTAATGTTATTTTAATTTTTTCCATAAAACTAATATACGAATTAATTTTGAAAATACAAAATAAAAAAGGGAGTATTTAACTCCCTTTCTTTTTATGCTAATAAAGAATAATATTCTTTAAAATGCTTAATTCTATCTGGCAATCCAATTGTACCACCATTTACTCTTTTAGTAATTGATGTTACAACTGCATCGGTTGCACCACCATCTGCCATTTTGTGTAAACCATTCTTATTAAAGAACCATGCTGCTGATAATAATGCATATTTTTCAGCTACTACTTGTGGATTTGCTGTTACATCTTCACCAATTGATTTACCAAATGCAGTGTAGTTATCTCTACCTGTTAATTGGATAAAACCACGACCACAAAACTTTGCACCATCACCACTACTTTCAGGTCCATTACCCATTCTACCACCATATACTTTGTTTGCAATCTTTTCAGGTTGTCTAGCATATTGATTTGCCAATGCTTCTGTTGGGAAATACTTTTTGAATATACCCATCAAACCTTTTGCTGAATAATTTAAGTTTTCTTTTGTAAGTCTAAATCCACCACTTTCATGTCCACATTGTGCTAAAAAGTGTGCTAATCTCAATGCAGAGTCAATTTGAAACTTTTGTGCTACTGCAGGAATCATTGCGATTACTGAATCTGGAATATGTCCTTTTAATTTATCTAATTTTAAACCAGTTGAATTAGCTACTGCTACTGCTTGTTGTTTTACTTCTGGATGTTCTTCTTCACCCATAATCATTGCCCAAGTCTTGTCACCTACAATGCCATCTGCGGTTAAACCATGAGCTGCTTGCCATAATTTTACTGCTTCTTCGGTTTTCGGTCCAAAGTTACCAACTGGCTCTAAGTGTAATTTCTTTTGTAATAATTTTACGTTTTCGTTATTATCGCCTTTTCTTAACAACATAATTTATAGTTTTATTTTCTATAAATATAAAACTATTTAGTAATCGGTTGAGGACCACCCGATGCTCCTGTATCTGCTTTTTTAGCTTTAATACCCATTGCTTCAGCGAATGCGTTTGAACGTTTTACTAATGGAACAATTGGTTCATCAATTACTCTAACATTCATTGGGATTTGATTATTTGGATTTGCTGCATTATGTGCCACGATTGCGGCCCATCTATGATGTCCATCCAACACATATCCATCATTTGAAACATATATAGGTGCAGTGATTTTTTCATATGCCGGATGATTTGGGTCATCTAATACTTTGCTCATTCCTGCAACTTTAACACCAACAAGTTCACTTTGTGTTGCTTTTAAACGATCCGCGGGAACTGCTGTTGGTTCTGAAACTTTGATACCTTGCTTATTCAGCATTTCTTTAAAAAATTCTTCGGTATCTGCTTCACCATTTTCATCCTTTGGAAGTTTGTCTGCAGGTGATCCTGGTTCAGGTGTTCCTTTAAATTGTGGCATATCTTCTCTTGGAATGCCTTTGTTTCCATCACAATATAAGTTGGTACCTGGAACAGTTACTTGACATAGATTAAAGTTAGGTGCTTTTTCACCTTTCTCTTTTGCTTGCTTACCTAATTCGGCAAGTTTATCTATAATTGTGGAAATCTGCTGTCTTTCAATTGGTTCAACAGCTGATAAAGGTTTTCTGTCAAAATTTGCATTTGGCATCAAATCCTTTAATTTAGGAATATCTGATTTTGTATTTGTTGACTTTTCTGCTGATGATTTAAAATCAGTACCACCTAATTTTTGTCCTTTTTGTGGTTGTTCTTGTCCTCCTTGCGGTTGTGGTTGTGGTTTTGATGGTTGTTCACCTTTTGGAATCTGACCTCCGTTTGCTGCTTTAGTTTTTTCAATTTCAGCAGGGGTTGGTTTATCATGTTTAGAAGGGTCAAATTGTTTTACAACATAGACATTACCTGTCTTTTTGTTTTTAACAATATCTTCTTCTTTTAAAAGGTCTTTTAACTTTATCATATTATCTACCTTGTCCGCGGTATTTTTTTGGTCTTGGAGTATGTTTGTTATAACTCTTTGTACCAGAACCTGGGCCAGTTTTTCTCTTACCAAATGATACTTTGGCAGCACTAGCTGATTTTCCTTTTGCCATTATTTTGGTTATTTTCCGATTTACTTTACTTTACTTACTTTTTTGTTGCTTTAGTTGTTGCTTTTTTAGTTGCTGGTTTTTTTACTTTCTCAGCTACTTTTACAACATCTGCTACAACAGCTTTAGTTTTTTCAACTTTAGCCTTTGCTTTTTTAACTACAACTTTCACTTCTTCTACTTTCTCTTCAATAGCATCAGGAATGTTGTTGTTGTTTGCATCTTGGATTTTACCTTTTTTCATTAAAAGGAAAGTTACTCCACTAGCTACAGCCAATAAAATAACTACAATTGCGAATGTGCTCATGTTTTTTGTTTTTGTTTAGAATTAAATATAAATATAAAAAATTTTTAGTTAAATTAATCTTCTCCGTATAAAGAAAATCTTTTCACAGGCACTTCTACTTCTTCTTCTCTTATAATTTCAACTGTTCCTTTCCTAGCTTCAATATAAAAATTAGTATCACCATTGTATTGATACCAAGCTTCTAAAGCATCCGTAAGAGATGGATAAATATTTTTTTGACTACCTTCTGCAAATACCCATCTATCTCCTGGCGGAACTCTTTTAAGGACAAGTTCTTTTTGTTCTTTTATTTCCTTTTCCATAATTAAAATACTTCAATAATATTTGTTTCTGATACTTTAATTACTTCGTATTCTAACTTAACAGCTTCAGCGGTAAATTTGTTTACCAACTTTGTTTCTGCTTCCGTAACTGATAAAGCATCTACTAAATAATTCTCTTTTTGTTTTTTGATTTTACCTTTTGCATCTTCTACTTCAATTGCAACGGTTACTGAATAAAACTTTGCCATAATTTTTGTTTTTTGTTTGTTAATACTCTAATATACGAAAAATATTTTAATCTACCAAATAAAAAAATCCCCCACTTTTAAGGTGAGGGATTAAATTAGAGCTTATTTGACTGCGTATATTATTTACCGAAAATGTATCTGATACCAAATTGTGCTGTCCACACATCAAATACTGATGAGTTTTTGCTATAAGTATCTTTCAACAATACAGTTGAGCCATCTAACAATCTTTGTGTTGCAAATTTGTAAACTGGCTCGTTATTAACTACTGATGAATAAGTTAAAATTGCCGGATTTGTAAATCTTTGAGATACACCCCAATCTTCATTAACCATATTACCAAAGTTAAGAATATCAAAACGTAATTGAATTGTGTTTCTATCGCCCTTAACATTTACATAGAAATCTTGAACTACTGAAAGGTCAAATCTATGTAACCAAGGTAAGAATGAACCATTACGTTCTGCGTACTGTCCTTTACGAGTTGATAGGTAATCATCTTGATTAATGTAATTCCAAAATGCTGCTTGTTGTTCAGCTTCGGTGTAAGTTTTTGTACCTACAACCAATGGTGCGAATTTAACTTCTGTCATTGATTTTGGAACATATATTAATTCATTATTATTAACTCTATCTCCGTTCAAATCACCTGCAACAAAGTAAGATGTACTACCACTTCTTTGTCCAACATATCCTATTGTTACTGAAGTTGCTGCACCGTATCCTTTCTTACCATATTCAATTCTATATCCCAATAAACCTACTGCTCTATCAGGAACTACGAAATCTGAATTTGAAAGAATTGGGTTGTTGTTACCATTGATACTTCTAATTGATTGCCATGTTCCACTTGCGATAGAACCTGCACTCATAAAGTCTTCAGCGTTTGATTTAGTGTAAGCAATACTACCGAAGAAACCTTTTGAATATGGTTTTTCTAATTTAACTGAAAGTGCATTGTAGAATGACTCATCGTTATTAGTTAAAACCGCACCCATAGATACATTATCGTTTACTCTTACACCAGCATCAGTTCTTGCATACAATGCTCTTTGGTCTGCTCCACTAAATTTACCAATTGGTGCATCCAAGTTTGCGTTGTAGTAATGAACTGCATTAAGTGTTTTGTTGTATAAATACTCTACACTACCTACTAAACCTAATGGTAATTTTTGGTCTACTGCTAAATTAGTTTTCCAAACTTGTGGAAACTTATAGTTAGGGTCAGTAAATGCTAAATCAAATGTTGAAGGAAGGGTTGGAGTAGAAGGGATGAAATATTTTTCAGGGTTAGCAGTAAAACCATATTGAGATGCTGCTGCACCACTTACATCAATAAATCCTGTCAATACACCATTGTTACCAACTTGGTTAGATACGAATACATACGGAGGTCTACCGGTGAATACACCTGTACCACCTCTAACTTGTGTTTTCTTATCGTTCTTAACATCCCAGTTGAAACCAAATCTTGGTTCCCACAATAATTGTGTTTTAGGTAAAGTTGCTGTATTGAATTTCTCACCACCTGCAAATGTCATAGCAGTTACTGCTTTATTTTCCAATGCTGTGTTTTCAAATCCAATAATAGCAGTTCTTAAACCAAATGTTAATTTTAAGTTTTGAAGTGCTTGGTATTCATCTTGTCCGTATAAATCCAATCTTTGAGTTTTCAACACTTGCATTGGGTCAACTGCCCCAGGTAATGCTGAATATCTGTATTGAAATCTATATGGTGCCGTTGTAGATGGTTTACCACCATTTGCCAAACTCTCATTTGCTGCTTTATAGAAGTCAGCCAAAGAGTTGAAAATATAAACACCATTTGATGCAGGATAGAATAAGTTGTTAGATTGGTATTTCTCATAATTGAAACCTAATGTGAAAGTGTGCTTATCTGCATACTTTGTTAAGTTATCGGTAATGTGGAAAGTATTGTAATCTAATTTATTTCCTGGAGTGAATGGGTCAAAACCTGTTGAAATATAGTTTACTCTTGCAGAAGTTCCATCAGCAATATCAATTGTTGGGAACACACCTGTCATATATGCTCTATCTTCAATTTGTTTATCATAACCAACGATTAAGTTGTTATGTAATGTGTTTGAAAATTTAGAGTTTAATTCAACAACTGCTGAACGAGTATTATCCATAATGATATAACCACTATTCTTATAACTCATAGAATTAAAGATAGTAGTTCTATTACCTGCACCTGCTGATTGAGAGTTAGAAATGTTAATCTCTGCATCAGAATTGTGGTGAACATAACGAGCAGTTAATTTATGCTTATCGTTGATGTTCCAGTCTACTCTTACTAAGAATTTCTTACTTGCATTTGTATTAGAATATCCTTCCCATGGGCCAGTTACATAATTGAATTTATCTTTCATAAAATCAGAAAGAGTTTTCAAATCATCATACTTAACTCTTGTTGGTTGAGCACCACCCAACGGAGAACCTGCAGATGTCCAAGTTGTACCTGGCTCTGTTTTCTCTAATTGTTCGTAGTTACCAAAAATGAATAATTTGTTTTTGATAATTGGTGCACCTAAACGGAAACCAGTAACTTTCTCATCAAATTTAGATGCGGTTACAGGAACTCCTGCTGCTGAATTACCAACATAACGAGAACTATTATCTCTTTGTGTTTGATAATAAGAACCTTCAACTTTGTTTGTACCTGAACGTGTAACTGCATTGATACCTGCGCCAGTAAACCCACTCTGACGAATATCAAATGGAGCAACATTCACTTGTAATTGTTCAATCGCATCTAATGATATTGCAGATGAACCTGTTCTACCACCAGCTTGTGCCGAACTACCCAATCCAAAATTGTTATTGAATTGAGAACCATCAATTGTGAAGTTATTCAAACGAGAGTCTTGTGCTCCGAATGAAGAACCATCACCCAATGGATTGTACTTTGTAATTCCGTTGATTGTTCTTGCTCCTGTAATAGGAATAGAAGTCAATTCTCTTCTACTAAATACTTGTGCAGCACCAGTTCTATCCTTAGAGAATAGATTGTTTTTGGTTCCTGTCACAACTACATCTTTCAAAGAAGTTGCTTCACTTAATAACTTAAAGTCTACGTTTGATGTAACACCTAATTGAGTGTTTACATCTTTCTCTTCTCCTTTTCTAAATCCTACAAACGAAGCATGGATTGTATATGGTCCACCTACTCTTACGGCAGGTAAAACATAAACACCATTTTTGTTTGTAACCGATTTGTACTCTGTACCTGTCGGTGTATGTGTAGCGTGAATTGTTGCACCTACTAACACCTCATTTTTTTCGTTCTTAACAACACCAGAAATAGTAGAAGTGGTAACTTGACCAAATCCAATTAAAACTGATACTGAAAGGAACAACGATAGAATCGCTTTTTTCATGTTTGTTTGTTTTTGTTAAAAAATAAAAGGGGTGGAGATATTACTTTCCACCCCATTGGGTTTATTGACTGCTTTTAGTTTCTTCTACTGAGGCCTGGCGATAATCCGTCACAACTTTTTTCAAGTCGCCGATTAAAGTACGGGCGTTTTTTTGTGATACTTTTGTTGTCTTGTTGTGTTCTACTTCAAATTGTTCCCACAATTGTTTCATTGTTTGGAATAATTGTTCTTTTTTACTAGCCATAATTGCTGTTTTTTGTTTGTTAACTAAATATACGGAAAATATTTGATATTACCAAATTATCTTCCTCTTCTTCTACGAAGTTCTACTTCTTTTAGATATGATGATTTCCACTTATATTCAACCGAAACGGGCCCATTTGGGAATTTGTTTAAATCATATTTCCAAATTGAAGTACTTTCTTCATCTTCAAATATGTATTCAAATTTTGTTGGTTTTTCCGTTTTACTTAAGTTTTCTTTAGAAGGTTTTAGACCCATAACTTTAACTTACTTTATAATCTTCTTTTAGTTTTTCTAAAAATAATTCAATTCCTTTATTATGATTTTCTGTCCAATCTTTATGATTACCACTATCACTTATATATTTGTATGCTGTAAAATCAAATCCGTAAATTTTACATACTTTTGCAATTGAGTATGCCTCCATATCACATATTCTATTTGGTGATTTTTCAAATTTGTCCTGTGTGTGACAAGTATAATATCCTAATCCGTTAAAATCAATAGATTCATTTACTAAATTTAATTTATTCCAAACAATTTCATCAAATGGTGTAATTGTTTTTTTAGCAAATGGCCTTGCATCCATATCTCTTTGAACAAAAGTCTTACACTTAAATAATTTATTAAACATAGTACTGTGCCCACCTGCCGAACCATAGTTAATAACGATTGTATCTGCTGGTGATAAATCTTTAAGAACCTCAGTAGCTTTTATAGCTGAATTAATTTTACCAACTCCCGTATAGATAATATCAACCCCTAAAGGTGCTTTTTCTTTTGGAAACTCACTTGGTAATGCTACAAATAATTTTATTCTCATAATGCAAAACTTTCTCCACAACCACAAGTTCTACTTGCGTTGGGATTTACCCATTGAAAACCTTTACCATTTAAACCATCCGAATATTGTAATTCAGTTCCATATAGGTACAACATTGATTTTCTATCTATTACCACTTTTAATCCACCTTCAAATTCAAACCAATCATCCATTTCGGTAATCTTATCATCAAAGTCCATTGTATAAGTAAGACCGGAGCAACCACCACCTTTTACACCAACTCTTAAGTTATGAGTATCTGGTGTAATATCACTTTCTACCATTAATTGTAGAATATGATTTAGTGCTTTTTCGTTTACTTCTATCATATGTGTGATTCTTCAAAAATTAATTCTTCTAATCCTTGTTTCTTTCTATAATCGTTGATTGCTGATTTGATTGCATCTTCTGCCAAAACTGAACAATGGATTTTTACTGGAGGTAAATTTAATTCCTCTACTAAATCCATATTATCAATGGTAACGGCTTCATCCAAACTCTTTCCTTTTAACCATTCAGTTGCCAAAGAACTAGCTGCGATTGCCGAACCACATCCAAAGGTTTTGAACTTAGCATCAGTTATGATACCATCGTTCACTTCAATTTGTAATCTCATTACATCACCACACTCTGGAGCACCTACTAATCCCGTTCCCACATTATTTTTAGATTTGTCCAAAGTTCCTACATTTTTAGGATTTGAATAGTGGTCTAAAACTTTATCACTATATGCCATAATACTTCATTTACTCTTATAAATATAAATAAAAAACTTCAGTTTTCCAAATTAATTTACATTCTTTCTTATAATCTTAAGTCTTACATCACCAACTAAAAGGAAATAACAATTATAACAAAGACTTCTGATATTGTCTATTTTTCTATTTGTAGGGTCACCATCTATGAAATCAATTAATATAGGTGATTTGTTATCTGATATTCTTTTTTCTTCAAATCCACAACAAGAACATGCTTCAGGAATTTGCCCACTATCAAATATTTTCTTTTTATATTTCCAAAGCGGATAATCAATATATTTGCCATCCAACAAATCTTCCAAATTGTATTTACGATTGCGAATACCACCACCTTTATTAATACCAATTCCTTTTGGATTTTTTAGGTCTTCAAAAATACCATAAAGTTTTGCCCACTTTTTATAAGTGTTATATGATATACCTAATGTTCTCGCTGCTTCAAATGCAGAACGAGATGCAGCTTGAGCCGCTTTAATTTGTGATTCTAAAATAGGACGAGCTCCTAACCCTCTTTTTGTTATTTTCTCTCCAGCTTCTAAATTGGGAAAGAAACTTTCATTTTCTTCATTTTCCATATTAATAACTATTTTTTGTTACTAATAAGTATATCAAATTAAAATTTTTATTAATTTTTTGAAAGTTTCATCTGGAGATTCTGATGTATCTAAATCTAAATAATATTTAACCGGTGGTTCATAATCTTCTACAAAAAATTGTTCTCTACCTCTCATTTTTTTAGTATGACAGTATATTTCTTGTACTTTACATTCTTCTTTAAACTTTTCTCTTAATTCTCTATAAGGTGATACTAATGATACAACAACATCATGTCCAGTTGAATCCAAATATTTAGCAATATCCATTGCTTTTTGAATATTTTTTTCTCTACCTACTTTTGAATAATCTGTATTTGGGAATAATTCTCTTAGTTGGTCACCGTCTATATGAAATACGGTTTTTCTCCAATTTTTTTTATCCGTTTGTAACCACATTTGTAACTTCTTAGCCAAAGTAGTTTTACCACTACCCGGTTGTCCAGTAAACCAATAAATCATAACTTATTTATTTTTTAATGCGAACTGTGCCGCTTTATATGCTTTTGTATCTTTATCGTATGCAAGTGCTGTTTTTATTTTAACCATATTACCTGTTTCTGGATTTTTAATTTTCTTATCCATATCTTTTGGTAACAATGATTTTAAACGCATATCATTACCTTTTGGTGTTTCCTTTTTACTCACTTCTTTTTCTTTTTGAGTGTGATTGAATTTCTTTTCAGGAGCCTTTGGTATATCATGTTTTACATGATTAACCTTCATTTTAATATTAGGATATTTTTCTTTTAATTTAGAAACTGCTGCTACATTTTTATGAGAATCGTCTATAAAAAATACATCATTGTATCCCTTCTTAATTTTATCTTCAATCCAATCTGCTTTCTTTTGTGGGTCAGAATCACCCAATGCAACTACATACATTCCTTCTAAACCAATATCGTGTAAATAATCTTTAACTGGTTTGTATGCACTTCTTGCTGTAAGAATTACAACCTTTCTTTCACCTTCTGCTCTTGCAATAGTTTTTAATAATTTTGTAACACCTTTAATTTCTTGTGGTTGATTTACTTTTTCAAAATCAGAGAAATCAAATTGATCATCTGATTTAGGTTCATATACTGCGTATTCACCAGGAGTTAATTTAGATTCTTTACCATCACCATGCTTAACATAGATATGTGATTTTGTTTTAACTAATGTATCATCAAAATCAAATACTCTTAATTTTTTATTTGTATCCGCTTCATTCACAGGATTAAATGCAAATGCATTTAAATTTGAATATACTTTACCAAATTCAACCTTTAGGCCATTCCACATTCCTTCTATGAATCCGTTTTTACCCATTCAATAAAGTCTTTTTTGTTTTATTCTTTTTAGAAAGTTCTTCGTTTTCTTTTGTAAGATACTCTACCTTAACCGTCAATGCTGCTACTTGCTTTGTTAAATCTAAAATCATATTTCTCATTTCATCTTTTTCTTTAGATGACTGAGCCAATAAAGCTTCTAATTTTGCAATACGGTCTTTGCAATCGTGTCTGATAAATTCATCATCTCTCTCCTTTCTCATTGCTCTCTTTTCATAGAAACGAAATGCAGTTGTACCACCTAATACTGTGATTGCTGTAATAATTACTGAATATATGTTTTCCATTATGCTTCTTTATCACCTAATTCATGATAGCCGGTGTTAGCTTGATTGATAAATTGCATTGCCTGTGAGATATGGTCTTGTATCCAACCTGGTAAATTCATTTCTTGTTCTCCGATTTTACCTTTAAGTTCGGTTGCATTTTTAATAATATCATCCAATTGACCTCCTGCCATAGATACTTCGTGATCATTGGTTTCTGGGCCTTCACTTATTTTATGTTTAAGTAATTCTGTCATTTTATTGAACACTTGTTCACCACCATTTTCACCTAAACGATATGCTCCACCTAATTTTTCGTAAATCTGAATTTTATTTTTCATTGGAATATCCTTTTCAGCAAGTTTATTCCAAATTTTTGGATGAGTTACTTCAAACTTCATATTATTTTGTTTTGTATATACTCATATAAATATACTCTTATTTAAGTTTAATTAAATCCGATTGATATTCTTTCAAAGATTTTATGTTTATCTTAAAAATATCATATTCCATTTCACCAATTTCTCCACTTTCTTTTATTATTAACGGCAGTTGTAATAAAAAGTTTATATTTTGATTATTTAATTTATTGCAATCAAATTCTACAATTATATCATTATTCAATTCAATACTATTATCAATTGAAATATCTGAACAATATGGCTCTAATATATTATAAACATCTTCTCTATTATTTATCAAATTAAATCCAATATTATATTTTGGTGCAGGTGTTGGTGTGTGGTTATAATCAAAAATTGGGTCTGTACCAAATTTCTTAACATAAATTCTTCTAGTCTTTTCCATCTGTTCTCTATATCCATCATTTTCAATTCCAACTCCCTTTGTCCACTTATGTCCTCGTTGTGTAAAATGGTAAACCAATGCATCTCTACTCTGAATAAAGTTAAATCCAGCCAATGCCATTCTGGTAAACAAATCACTATCTTCATAACCATAAGGTGCGTATATAGGGTCGTGGCCACCAATCTTATCAAAGTATTCATCTTTCAATAAAAACCAAGGTGCAAATATTCCATTGGTAGTTTTATCTTCAGATTGATATCTCATTTCGTATACAAAGTTATCAAATGAATCTTTTTTAAAATCTTCTGGATACATTCCAAAATCTTCAATAATCTTTTCTCCACCTGGTGGGTGTAGTGGTGGCTCAATACATGTACCACATACTATATTTCCCATTCTAAGGTGTTTTAAGATGTTTTCAAAGAAGTTTGAACCAACTACCATATCAGCATGTAAAATACCGATAATCTTCCCCGTTGCCTCTTTAAATCCCCTATCATAAAGAATAGTATGCCCTACTCTTTCTTGTAAGATATGAATTATTAGATTTTTATCTTTTAAAGATAATAACCATTCTTTTGTACCATCATTACTACCATCTGAAAATATAATTAATTCTACTTCATCCGATAAAACTCTTATTGAGGAGTATACCAATTTTAAGTATTCTAAATTATTATAGCTTGGTATTACTACTGATATATCTTTTAATTCGTACATATTATTCTCCATTTATTCCGTGAATGATGTGTCTATCCCAACCGATATGTTCAATGTATGAGTCTAGAAATCTCATAGCTATTCTACCTCTTTTTGCATATTCAACAGATATATCACATTCCAATGTAACACCACCACTTTTTTCTGCAGGAGTTATTCTTTCACACCCATCATATCCATTTGGTAATTCTTTCCAATCACTTAATCTTTTTAATCCAGGATTTAAACTAAATCCATTCCATATTCCAGTATATTTAACCAATACCATTTTTAAATTACCTAATTCATATACACCATCTTCCCAAGGGTGTGGTAATGTTTTATCATCTATGCCTCTCAACCATACCTGTAAAATATTGTCATCTGCTTCTAATACTTGAAGTGATGCTTCTATGAATCCAGGTTTCAAAAATAACCAATCTTCTTCCATGTGAAAAATGTATTCAGTATCTACCATTGAATACGCTGCATCTATTGATTTTATTTGAAACAATTTTGGGTCATTATATATTAATTCAATTGGAAATTCATATTTTGTTTTTACAAAATCATTGCACCCAAAATTCATACCATCATCTATGATAATAAATCTTTTAATTGGATATGTGTTCATTTCAAAAAAACTATCCAATGTTTTTTCTAATAAATCTGCTCTATTACAAGCCGTTAGTACTACCGTAACTTCTTTCATAAAAATTTTTTAATTCGTTTGGAAAATTATCCGTTGCTATTTTTGTAAACTCTTGCTTTTTGCTTTTACTTGCTATGTATTTTTTAATAGTTTGGTTTGCTCTATTAATATAACTTTCTCCTATTATTAAATTTTCTAATACAAATTGAGAAACATTATCACCTTTTGATTTCATTATTTTAGAACATTCCGAAATAAAAGTATCCTCTAAACCATAATGACCTAAACTATCTGGTATACCCATTCTATCCAATAAAGTTTTTGGTAGTAATGTAAACCATCCTCCTGCAAATTTTATTGTTTCAATTTCTTTAACATTTACTTCCTGTATTTGTGGTAATCCATCTTTGTAAACATTTGATGATTCATGATAATTCAATGGATATGATAAATAATTTTCATTTACTACAACATCCCAACTCGTATCCCATTGTTTTACAAATTGTGGAGTTACTATAAAATTATTTATTCCATTTTCGTTAATCATTTGATAAGCAGAAGTGATATAATATAAAGTTGTATCTTTGAATATAAAATCACAATCTAACCAAATAAAAAAATTGGCATCTGGATTATTATTTAAACTATATCTTCTTTGTGATACACAACCTAATATTTCATTGGTATCATGTATTATTTCCCATTCACACCAATCTAAATATTTTTCACACAATTCAATTGAACGCTCTTTAATATATTCTTTTGGTAATTTAGAATTTTCCCAATCGGTTAATTCTTCTGATGTGCACAATGTAATTTCTACTTTGTACTTAACTGATGTATCAACAAATGCCGAATTTCTTTTCAACATATTTAAAGTTAATGCTAAATCTTCTAATTCTTGCGGCATTGCAAATATTGTTATAACTCCTTTCATTATCTTATAATTTGTCCGTCAGCATGTTGCATTTCGGTGTTATGAATTTCTACATCTACATTAGATTGAGTTAAATGCCATCTTAACAAATATTCATTTCTCAAACCACTATCTTGTCCTGGCCAACCTCCACTTAAGAATTTTGGATAATCTCTATCGTAGTTTAGATACCAATCTATTTTTGAATAAACTGACGAATATATTCCCATATTAGTTTTGTTACCAATAGCAAATACATCATAGTACCCTCTATGCTTAACTCTTTCATCCGTATCCCAATTCCATACATGCAATTTATTTGGGTCTAATTTTTCCAAATCTAAAGTTGAATTTTCGTATCGTATATCAAAACGACTTCTAATATAAAAATCATATTCTCCATCTACTAGATTATATGCTTCTGAAATTGAATACCACATTGATTTAGAGTTTTGAAGTGGTTGCCTCCACATTGGGTCAACAATACCTTTATCATCAAATACAATTGGTTCTTCAAATTTATGTTGTGCAGGTTTAAACATCTGCTCAATATCGTTTAAATACGATTCACTATATTTGTAAATTTGTTTTGGCCTATCATAGAAAAATTGAGTGGCTTCAAAGTTACCACCTTTCCAAGTATGTAGATAAACATTGCAATCATATTTATCCAAATACGATTTTTTTAATTCATCATATCCTAAATAATAATTTCTAGGTTGTCCCGATAATAATATTGCTACTTTCATTTAAATCTTTTTATATAATCTGAACAAATACCTTTACATAGAAGTACATTATCGTTTTCCAATTCAGGCATAACTGCTATACTATCTTTTATTGGTTGTTTACCGGGATATGCCCAAACATAATTTTTAGATGTAAGAGTTACAGTGTCAGTTTCGTGCCAAAAATAATGCAATTTAGTTTCTCTAACCCAATACAATGCTTCTATATTTTTACAATGTACCCATAATTTATCAACCTTATCTTTAAAATATTCCCAAGTTATTTCGTATTGAGGTTCATCATGACCTAAATACAATTTATCATCTACAACCCACAAATCAATCTCAACTTCGTATCCCAACTCCAATGCGGCTTCTATATAATTTGGATTGTTTTCGTATTCAGGTATTTTACCATCAATATTTCCTCTATGTGATATCAGTATCATATTAATATTCTTCTCCTTCTATAATTTTTCTAGCATCGCCTCTTTCGTGATTATGATTTTTTGATTTAATTGAATGGTACATATGTACACCAAATGCTCCTATTTCAGTTGATCTATTTACCTTTCCTTGATTAAAAGAAACATTAAATAAATCATGTGCACCTCCCCATGTTGCATTTGGGTTTAATACCATACCAACTATCTGATTACAAAGAGTAAGTATGTCGTTTGTAAATACATGCAGATTATAATCATTTTGTATATTGTGTGATACAAACCTAATTGATGGGTCAGTATCTGGCTTTCCATTAAATGAAGATTCTATATATGGCTCTTCTAATGTACCAGGTGTTATTGGGTGATTGTTTCCACCTCTATAATATGTGTGTTCGGGTGTAACTTCAAATTTTTCCATTTTACACAATTCGTCTATTTCTGATTGCGGTACTTTTGATTTTGCATTATAAATTGGTAAACTCCAAATGGTATTTACTTCTGTTTGTTTTTTAAATACTTTATTAAAGTTTATAGAAACACAATAATCAGATTTTAATAAAAGTGTTTTTCCAGGTTCATTCAATCCGTTTTCAATTAACATTGAAAATTGATTAATTAAGTCCTGTGTTAATGTTTTTGGACACTCAATTTCATCATATGGGAATATTGCCAAATTTTTAATATACCCATTTATATCCAATTCTCTTATTTTTGCATCTAACCAATCATTATCAATTGTTTCCGAATGAGTATTATAAATTATAAACCAATCCCATATAATATCTTCCGATTGATTTATTAATAAAGAACGAAGTGAGTTTTCAGCATGTTCTTTTGTAAGTGTTGCATGTGTTGTAAATATACAATTATTCATATAAATAAAATTCGTTAGTAGTTAATATGTTTAATAATTCTTTTCTATTTTTTTCCAAAAACTCATATTCTAAATTATCTGGAATTTCTAACTTTAATTCTTTTCCTTTTTCATTTTTTATTACACCCAATCCTTCATCCGCATCTATAACAAATATTTTGTATTTTAAATAAGAATTGTTTTTTCTAAATTTTACAACTGATTTCCAAACATCTCCATTCCATCCATGTTCCCATATATCAAAATCAGCAGGTACTCTCTGTCTCATTTCGTTAATTGGATTGCAATCGTGTAGGATAATAACACCATCGTCTTCCAAATATTTTAGAGAGTTTTGAATATCCTTATCTACTTGTTCGGTATGATGTAAACCATCTATAAAAATAACATCATATTTGTAATCTAAATTTGGTGCTATATTTTCAAAAAAGTCATCAGATGTTAAATGATATGTTGCCGGTGTTTTCTCATCCGGGTCTACCGAATCTTTTATAGCAGCCTTTACACCATCGTAACTATGACCCTTATAAACACCTATTTCAAGATATTTTTTAAAATCTTTCTTAGAAAGATAATGATTTATTAGTTCTATTCTATTCATTTAAGTAAATTTTTGAAAAATATTCTTTAATAGAACCTTTCATTTTTTCATTTAAATCATGCGGTTTACTATCTACAAAGTGAAATATTTTTACATTGGAAACATTTTCTAATTTTAAATTATTAACCGCATCTACATCAAATAGTAAATAGTTATAATCTGAACTTAAATAGGTAACTATAATTGTGTTAGAACCAACAAAGTAATCTAATGCAGGTGTATCACTATTAAACCTTTTAATTTGCTTAGATGCTTCTCTAAAAAGAGAACTAATATTTTGGTCAAGATATTCGGATATATTGATTATTTGAAATCCTGCATTTGGAGAATGTTTATCAAATGGTTCATACCATTCAGGAGCTTCTGCTATTGATATAGCTAAATCACTCTCCAATTCTAATAAATCAAAATGAGAATTACATAATATATCCCCATCACACTTTATTGCGTAATCGTAATTTGATTTTAAATATTCCGGACCATCACAATACCAATACATAGCATCTGGCCATCTACCTTTTTCTCCTTTTTCAGTAAATTGTATATCAGTATATTGGTTATAATTTTTTTTACAATCTCCTGTAATTAATTTAATTCCATTATCTTTACAAAGTTTTTCAACTTCTTTTAAATTTTGTTCATTTATATCAGTAAAATATACATAATCTAATTCATTACCAAAATGTTTTTGAAACGATTTTAGCATTTTAATTGGTTCTCTATTTTCTGATAAAATGTATTCCGAATTACCTGCACAATATACTACCCACTTACCCATTATTTCTTATAATTTTCTAAATAATGTTTTAAATCCTCAGGCGTACCTAATCCCCACATATTTTCAGCAGGTATATGATAGTTGTATATTTTTTTACCATTTAATATCGCTTCATTGTATACAGGACAAACATAAAATTCATTATTTGTTCTAATATTTTTTTCAATCATTTGTTCAGCAGATGCTACAAAATCAGAACCATGTTTAAAATAATAAACACCAGCAGTAGCTTGATTTGAAATTGGATTTTTTTCTGCAACTTCGGTAATTAACCCATCTTCATTTGTTTTAGCAAATGACCATTTTGGATGAGTTGATTCAAAACACATTATTGCACCATCAAAATCTTTTTCATTCATTTGATACATAAATTCAGTAGAATCCCATTGAATAAATTGGTCAGAATTTGTTAATATTAATTGATTTTCATTATTAATATGTTCCTTTGCCAATAAGACCGTACATGCTGCTCCCTGCGTCATTCCATCAACTTCTACAATTTTACAATTAGGAGTGATTAAGTTTAATAGAGTATCTAAATTGTATTTTTCTCTATGAGATTTTTGAACAATATAAATAAATGTAGCCTCAATGTTCATACTTTCAACTACAACCTGTATCATAGGTTTACCATTAACATCAATTAGTGGTTTAGGAAATGTATATCCTGCTTTTTCAAATCGGCTTCCGGCTCCTGCCATTGGGATAACTACATTTAATTTTTCATCATGCCATTTATTCATAATATTTTGTTTTGTGTTATGTAACTTACTAAAAATTTTTGAATATTCCAAATCTTTTGAATTTTTAACTCTAAGTACGATTGCCTTAGAACGATGTGCCGATAACAAACCTTGTGGAGAATCTTCTATAATTAAAGTTTCTTCTGGTAAACAACTCATCATTGACATTGCTTTCCAATAAATTTCAGGATGCGGCTTTGGGTTTTTAATATCATCATTTGTAACTATCACATCCAAATATTCAATTACACCCGTTTTTGCTAATGCAACTAATGCTGTTCTTCGTATACAATTTGTACAACATCCAAGCATATAACCCTCTTGTTTTAATTTTTTAAATATACTTAAAATATTATCATCCGGTGTTATATGTGCAAACTCTTCTAATGTTAGTTTTTGTTTTTTATCATATATTTGTTTATGGGATGTGGTTGGAAGTCCTTTATCTTGCGTAAGCATATTTAATTTTGTAATGGTTTTTAATCCATCATATCTAGTAACATGCTCATGCTCTGTAATTATGTACTTAGGGTCTATTTCTGAAATAGCATTATTTAATGTTCTATAATGTATTTCTTTCGTATCGGTTATTACACCATCTAAATCAAATAGTATTAATTTCGTCATAGTAACTGTTTTGTTTTTCTTGTCTTTGAATTGTTTTAGGATGTTTTATGCAGTATACTTCTTCAAATGGAAAATTTGTATAAGATTCAAATCCACCTATTCTTTCATGAACTTTACCAGCCCACCCTATTGTTTCTTTATTTTTATATATTCTAGTTTGAACATCTGGAAAATTTACCCAACCTTTTTCATCTACTTTCCAACCCCACTTTTGTATGTGTGCTTCTGTTAATCCTTCAACCGTATTTATACGAGGAACTAATATAAGGTCTTTACCATCATTATTTGATAATATATCTTCTAAATTATAAATTAAATCATTTTCTAAAAATTCGTCTGCATCTAATTGAAAAATCCATTCACCATTACAATGTGAATTTAAAAAGTTTTTCCATTGTGCAAAATCTCCTGCAAATTCGGATTCTATAAGATGTATGTAATCTTCCTTTGCTTGAATTTCTAAATATTCAATTAATTCGGTTGGTGCTTTTGGAGTATCTAAAAGAACTACAATTTCAGAATTTTCTCCTTTATAGTTTAATAGTTGTGTAACCAATCTTATTGTTTCTTCTACCTCATTACAGGCAGTAATTGCGTAACTTATTTTCATTATAATATTTTATCGTTAGATGTTGTATAACTCCAAGCAGAACCACTTGGGTATCCGTATGTAGTTGATGATGGATTATACGAACCACTACTAAATGATACTATATTTGGATTGGCAATTGTAATAAATCCGGTAGTTCCAGGTGTTGTTGTAACTTGAAATCCAGGTGATGTTGTTCCTGGTGTGCAAGTTATTTTGTATGGATTATATGGGTCTGTCGGTGGTGGTGTAATATGTGGTGAACCATTTGGTATTCCCCATCCACCTACCCCAATTGGAGTTCCTATCGTTGGTTCATCACTAACTTCTGCCAATTTTTCTTTTAAGTAATCCCATTGTTTTGGAGTTACATTAAATTCATGTACTCCATCTGTAAATCCTTTTAACCAAATAACAAATTCTTTTGATGTCATAATTATCTATTTTTTAATTGAGACCTTTTATCTATACCAGTTACAGTTACACTTTTTGGAGTAATTTCATTTACATCCATTGTTAATTCAATCACTTGTTGTAATCCGCTCATTTTATAAGTTCTATATGCTTCATTTGTAATTATTGGTACTTTTGAAACAACTTTTGAATAAAAATTCTTTGCAGAACCTCTCATTTGTAAGCTCTCAGTATCTTCATTTACAAATTTTCCAAAAAATCTTTTAATAAGATTTGGATTTACATCTGATACTTTTACACAATGTATTATATCTTTTGCTTTAGATACAAATAGTGTAAATATAATTGGTGCAGTTGTTTCTGTAAATCTTCCTTTTGTACCATCAATATATTCGTATTTTTTTATTAGATAAAAATTTCCTCTTGTCATTTTTGCAGGAGTTATTTGATTTCTATCATCAATAAATTTACGATATATTGGATTGTAATTCATATTATTTACTTACCATTTTTAATTTAGGTAATTGCATTGGTTGAAACTTAGGTTGTTTCTTATTATAAATACCATATTGGTTTAAAATAACATCAAACAATTTAGTCATTTTTTGTAATCCAAAATTTTGTTTATTTTGTTTTCCTAATTGAAATGCAGATGTTTTGTATTTGTTGTAATTTTTATAAACATCTTTTATTATACCTAATGCTTTTGAAATATTTACATTAAACCATTTTGCTTCTTTTAGTAAGAAATCATCAGCTGCTGATTCATGTACTTCTTTCAATTCACCTTCTAATAATACTGCTCCTTCTTTTAAGAAATCTAAATGTCCTGACCAATTAGATACAATTACAGGTTTTCCTGTCAAACTAAATTCTAATAATGGTCTACCATAACCTTCACCTTTCGTAAAGTTCAACATTGCTTTTACTTTTGGATGTTCGTATAACCCATTCATTTGAGCAGGTGTTAAATCACCATGCAATAAGTAAACAGGAACTTTGCCATAATCCTTACCTAATGCTGATTTAATTTTTTTAACAATCGCTTCTCTATCTCTTACAGAAAATCCTGCAGATGATGTTTTTAGAATCAATGCTGGTTTTACTTTTTCTCCTTTGAATGCCATTCCAAAAGTTTTAATCATCATTCCTACATTCTTTCTATCCTCACCTAAATCACCTTTTAACCAATGTCCTACAAATAAGAATGCGAAATCTTCTTTGATTTGGTCTAATTCAGTTATATGTGCAACATACTCTGTTCCAAAATCTTCTTCATTGAATCCTTCAAACAAAACTTCAACCGGTTTTTCAATTCTGATTTGCCTAATAACCTGTCCATTTTGTTTATTTGTTTCATTATAAACTGTACCAATTAAACTCAATTTTGAATGTTCAGATGGTGCTATAATTAAATCCATTCGGTTACACCCTTCAATCCAATTCATAGGACAAGCAGTTGTTTCAATCGCTGCAGTAATTCCAATATTATAATGTCCAATTGGTTGAAATTCATTTGGAACTGTTACCTGAATATACACATCTGGTTTTTCTGTAATTTGTGGTATGATACTATCTACAATCCATTTATGAAATTCATTATCATAATTCAATGCATCCATCGGAGTTGCTCCCCAACGGGTACTAATTACTTTGATTTCAAACTTATCTAAATCGTATAAAGATTTTAAAAGGTCTCTTGCGTGGTCACCGTATCCACTTCTAGTTGATACAGGTGCCTGAAATATTAATGTTGGTTTGCTCATACTATAACTCTATTAATTTAAATTTTTGTCTTGGTTTCCAATTTTCAAATGCTCCTTCCATACCATCTACCAATGCTTCACACATTGCTTCTCTACTTAACTTACCATCTCCTAAAAAGAATTTTCTACCTTTTAATCCTGCTGCTTCCCTATCTTCTTTTGGTGTTTTATACCAATCCATAATCAAAGGTGTTACATCTTCAAAATCAACTCTATCATCAAAGATATATGGAGTAGGAACTGAACCCGTTGTTGAACGAACTGGCCAAATTGGTTTAACCCAATCACCCCAAACTACACCTGCTTTTTTATGTCTATCATGTAAAGAACCAATCTCAACATAATCTTCTGCAGTTAATAATTTACCACTTCCTCTTTCTCTAAATCCACATTGGTCCTGTAAACCACCGGTAACTGTTACAATAATTGGTGTTCCCGCCATTACTGATTCTGCAGTTGCTAATCCAAATCCTTCATTAGATGCAATGTTGATTGTCACATCTGCCATATTATATAACCAATTCAATTGTTCTTCGGAATATCTATTTGAAGCAAACACTACATTTGTTTCTGGAGAACAACAATGTTCAATAGTAGTATATAAATCAGTTCCATGTTCTTCAACAGGATTTGTATGCATTAATAAACAAACTTTTTCTCTTTCCTCTGGTCTCAATGCTTCTACAAATGCATTAAAAGCCAAAATAACATCTATTGGTTGTTTTCTACGAATGTTTCTATTATTCCAATAAAGAACAAAATCATATTCTTTATCACCGAATATACTTTGTTTAAAGTCTTCGGGTACATCAACTGGTTTGTACAATTCGGAATTGATACCATGCGGTACATAACTTATTTGCCAATCTTTTGCAGTGTTCCAATGTTTTTCTTTATCCCACCCATATACTCTTTTGGTAATACCATATGTTTGTTTTGAAATACATCCAATCCAATCACAACTTTCGTAATAATCTCTATTGTATTTTGGGTCTGGCAAATCATCCCAAATATGATAAAAGAAAAGGGGTACTGATTGGCGAATTTCATGCTCAATATCATATAACCAAATCCAATAACGAGGGTCGGTAAAGTGTAGAATTGCATCTGGTTTTTCAATCATTAATAATTGACGAATCACATCTGGATTACCATATCCATCATACGGATATATTTTTACACATGCATCAGCAACACCTGTTCTTGATCTAACATCATCATTTAAATCAAATACTTTTCCAGCTTCTGGATGTTTGATTGCAGCTCCTAATTGTACCCAATCATACTTATCAACTGTCCCTAGTACTAATTGTTTGGAAACATTGGCTATACCACTAGCCATTCGTAAGTCATCTGAAAGTAACAGAATCTTCTTTTTTGCCATAACTTATTATTCTTTTATTAAAATTGTGAACCACTTACTTGTAGTACCGTGTATTCGTTTAATTGTTTTCTAAATTCTTTGTTTTTTGTGTAAAGGTCTAATGTTCTATTTACTAATTTTTGAAAATTTATACCACCCTGTATTGATGTTATTTTAAAATCTTCATCATATAACTTTTGTATAACCTTAACAGTTGTTAATTTTAATTCTGCCATAATTGTTGATAATTTATATATACATATATATGATATAAAATTATTTTCCATTACAATATTTTCCGTAGAACTCACACCATCCACATAATTTTGACGGTTTTGTTATATATTCAATATCCGTTCTATAATTACCATCTTTATCAAACACAGTTTCTACAAATTCAGTAAATCCTTTCCATGCTTTGTTTATAGACGGTTTACCATTGGCAGGAACATGTCTACTCATTCTATGTGTTGGTATATCTTCAACTACTTCAACTTTTCTTTTTAAGATAATAAATTCAACATCAATCATATCTTCAGAAATACCAATTAATTCTGCATAAAATTTCTTATACAAAAGTATTTGTGAATTTTTAACAGCATCCGATTTTTGATATTTACTCCAACCTCTTGTAGATGTTTTAAAATCTATAATTTTATACTTTCCGGTAAATGTATCTCTAATAATTAAATCTATAAAACCCATAAAGTTTACATTCTCTGCAATCTTTGTGTTTATAGGTTGTTCAATCGCTACTAATTCATCGTGCTTTAACGAAAAGAATTTATTAAAGTTTTTAGGTTTTTGAAACCAATCTAATAGAACATTTCCATCTTCTAAAAACTCTACCATTTCTTCTTTTGTACAAATTGTAGTGTTTCCAATTTCTCCGCCGGATTCTTTTAAGTATGCATCTCTCATTCTTTCTTTTAGATATACTTTTAAGTCAATCATTTTATCCGCTTGGGATTTTGATATTCTTAAACATTTCTCTAAATAGTTTTGTAGAGTTTCGTGCATTGCTGTTCCGAAAATACTATGGATGTTTGAACTAGATTCGGATAATCCATCTATATAACTTAATTTGTATTGTTGTGGACATGTATGCCACATACTATATTGTGAAAATGATACTCTTGCCATAGATGTAATATAACTAAATTATTTGGATTTACCAAATTATATCTTAAGTTTTAATTTAGTTACTTGCTTCTTATCTACTGCATATTTTTCACAAACATATTTGATATATTCTCTACCTTCTCTGGTTGAATAAAGAATTTCTATATAATCGTTTGCTTGAACTTCCGAACAATCGTATTCCTTTTTAATTAAATCAACTAAAAAAGATTCATACTTATCTTCTGATTTTCCTTTAATATATTTTAAATAATATTTACCTTTTGGTATGACACTAATATACAACTTATACATTTCCTTTGGTTGTAGTGTTTGCGTTAAAGGAAGTAAAGTTGCAATCAGTTCAACCCATTCAGGTTTCATAGAAAGAAAACGATTAATCATAAAATTACTCCATGATTTTAAATCTTCTTCCGTTAGTTTATCAAAGTACTTTGGGTCTTGTTCGGTTGTTACTGCATTAATATGGTCAAATAACTTTTTGGCTGCCATTATTCAATGATTTTTGTTTCTTGTAATTCTTGTGGTAATAACTCATTTAAAGGTTTACCACAACTCGCACAAAGATATAATTCAATTGGCATTACTGAATCTTTTGCTCCACCTGTCAATAGACGTGATATTTTTTTAAATCTATATCCTGGCATAAATACTTTTCCACCACAATCACATTCCATGTCTCTTGCATCATTTAAGTTAAAATTAGGTGGTAATTGGTTCATTTGCTCTTGCATAATTTTTTATTTTATAATGTTTAATATTTGTATAATTGTTGAAGTGAATACGATTTCTTTATCCACCACTAATGCATCTTTTGATAATCCTTCTGCAATTGTAACTATCACATTTGCTGTATTTCCACTTGCATAATCATCAACCTTATCATACAACATTGAATACATTTCTGAATAATCATTTAATTTATTATCCGCAACTGCTTGTCTAATTTTCATAAACACATTTCTCTTATCATCATTTGATTTCAAAAGGTCAATCAATTTAGTTTGGAAATTTGATTCAACCATAATCTGATGGTCAACTTTCAATTCACCTTTTGCAGATTGTAATTGACAAGTATTAAGTATTCTTCTAATATCTGGATAATAAGAATTGATAATATCCGCCATATTCTTTGGTTCATACTTAATGTTTTCAGCCTCTAAAATTTTAGCTACTTGAACTGCTACATCCTTTTTTGTAGGTGGAGTAATTGCAAATGATTGACATCTACTTTTGATTGGGTCAATAATCTTTTCGTGATAATTACAAGTTAAGATAAAACGGCAATGTTTACTAAATGTTTCCATTAAGTTACGAAGGATTGCCTGTGCTCCAGGTGTCATATAATCAAACTCATCTAAGATAATAATCTTAAATCCTGCAAAACCCATTGATGATGCAAAGTTCTTTACTTTGTTACGAACTGTGTCCACATTATTTTCATCTGATGCATTGATAATCATGCTATCACACTTAATTGTATTTACTATTAACTTTGCTAATGTGGTCTTACCTGTCCCTGCTTTGCCATACAAAAGTAAATGTGGAATATCGTTATTATCCAAATATTGTTGTATTGTTTCTTTTACAGTTTCATTTCCTACATATTCGGAAAGTGTTTGTGGGCGATACTTTTCTACCCATAATGTATGTTCTCTTTTAGAGACATCGTTTGCGAAAAAACTCATATTATTATTTTTTTATTTACCAGTTGAACCGAATCCGCCTTCACCTCTTTCTGAATCAGAAAGTTCATCAACTTCCACAAATTCAATCGGTGGGTAAGGTATAATTATTATTTGTGCAACTCTATCACCAACCATGTAGATATGCCCACCATCAATTTTATTTACGCCTTTTTTATTAAATGTTGCTTGTAATTCTCCTCTATAACCACTATCAATCACACCCACCGAATTACTTAATGTTAAATCGGTATTTCTTATTGATGAACGAGGAAATACCAATCCTACAAATCCTTCTGGTATTTCTAAAGCAATTCCCAATCCATATGTAATTTGTGTTGAAGTTTCTAATATAATTGACGTTGCTACTAAATCTAATCCCGCATCACTATTTTTTGCGTATTTTGGGATTACTGCGTTTTCTTTTAATTTCTTTATGTTTATCTTCATTTTTTTATTTTTACTAATATACAAATAATTTTTTAAAATGCAAAGAATTTCTTTGCAGTTTGTGCACCTTCGGATGCTTTTTCCCATTTAAGAGCGTTATAAAAATCATCTAATTTATTTTCTAATTCCGATTTATATATCTCATCCCTATCAATGTATGTTTCTATAAATTCCATAACTTCTTTAGGGTCATTATAATCTTTAAATGCTAATCCTTCTAGTCCTAATGGATTTTGTCTTAGATATACCCATTTTACTTTATCACCATCTCTGATTGGTTCGTGTTTATATGGACAATTGAAGAACTTTAATAATCTATTGTATGCTATTCCGGCTTTAACGTGTGCAGGTGTTCCTTTTTCAAATTCTGCAACCGGTTTACCCTTTTCCCATCTTCCATTGTCATACTTACTTAACTCTTTAATTGCACCACCCTTTGCAATTGTATTTACAGGAAGTTCTGGTAAACTCTTTTTAAATTTTAATAATGTATCATCAATATATTCATTGTTTTTACCCATTAGAATATCTTTTAACATTGTAGACATGAACTTCTGAAATGCTTTTGGAAATGAGGAACGAACTACATCCAATCCTTTTACATCCAACTTATCACATGGAATACCATTTTTCAAAATCATCCATTGTGCATATCTTTTCTTTGCTACCCAAAATCCGGCTTTACTGATATACTCTTTCTTAATTTCAAATCTATGTTTCTCTTTTGGAATACAGAAAAATCTTTCTGCTAATAGGTCATAAAATTTATTAAGGAATGTTTGTGTTTCTTCTGCAATAGTATTTACCTCTTGTGCCATTCTCTTCTCATCAAAGTTCTTATAATCAGGGTATCTATGTTTTACCAAAGGTTCTGCCATCATATAGATTGAATCCGTATCAATATACACATTGTAATCTTCTTTCGTACCCAACTCTTTCCAATATTTGATGTTAGCCATTTCGGCAGTTTTCTTAATTACTGTTTGACCAGTAATTGTAACCGCTTCCGCATTATCAATATCATAGAAACGAAATGCAGGTAATCCTAACACACCATACATTGAGTTCAAAAGAATCTTTTGTACCAATTGTCTTTTAGCGTAAAACTCATACTTTTCATTATCACCCGCTTCACCATATTTCTTTTCTAATTTTCTGAACTCAACCCTTTGTTGAAACCATGTATTAAGAATATCCGCAATCAAACCTGGTTTATCCTGATTATAAAGTACTCCATTTGCAGCGATACCCAAATTACTATCTTTGATTACATCTGCAAGTTCCTGTTTTGTATATTCATATTCATCACCATCCTTACCGATTATTTTATACATCCTATCTTCACCTTTAATCCATTGTTCCGGGTCCCAATTTTGTACCTTACCAATCTTTGTTTCTGGACTGATATTTAGGGTCATAATGATTGATGGATATAGAGATGTTAAATCCAAGTCATAAATCCAATCATACTTTCCAACGATAGGTTCTTTAACATATGCTCCGATGAACTTCTCTTCGTTGTTATCACGAAGTGCCTGCATTCTTTCTTTCCTATCTTTTGGTTTATTTGGTGATACTAAATTTTTAGTTTTTAGATATGCCAAACATGCTCCTTCTAAGTACTTTGATGAATAAATGTAATCTTCATATGGAACGAATCCGGCGTGACAAATCGCTCTACATAAATCAATGAATTGTAATTTACTATCCATTGCTACAACAAGGTCTACGTCCACAATATTATATTCAATGAATTTTTCTAAATCCTCTTCAAATAAGTCATCCAAACTTCCTTCATACTCTACCTTACCTCTACCCAATTCTTTGGTTGCAATGTGGTTAAGGGTGTATGAACTTTCTAAACCATAGTTATAGTTTTTATAAAGATTGATGTAATCTAAAATTGATACACCACCAAAACTCCATTTCTCTCTATATGGAGACCAGAAAGTTTGTCCGATTGGAGATAATCTTTTTGCATGACCTTCTCCACATACATTTTTTAAACGATTGTAAAGATATGGAATATCAAAAAAATCTATATTCCAACCAGTTAAAATAGTTGGGTTAATTTCCTCGTAATAATTAAGGAAAGCAAGTAAGAGATTTTTCTCGTTGTCGTAAATGTGAATAACAACTTTTCTCCCATCTTTGCTAAAATTGTTTGCATTATTTTTAACTTTTTTATGTTTATCTAAAACAAATACATCAAAAACACCAGTTGCCCCATCATGAGCAGCAATTGCTGTAATTTCATTTTGAGCTTCTCGTGTATTTGGAAGACCTGTAATCATTTCTACCTCAATATCAAATGTCATTACTCTATGTCCATTTGAAGGTAAATCGGAATCATACATATCAACCAACACTCTCGTTGTTTCTGGTACATCACTTTCAAATAAATCTTCGGATTCTTCTTTTTCCCATTTGCTAATTCTAGTCAAACGGTCTCCGTTCATTGAAAGATGTTGACCCATAGGGTCTTTTTTGTAGGCATACTTTCGGTATGGTAAGGTGAAGTAACCTTTTTCATCGTCCCATAAATGAATTAAGTTTCTTTGCCTTTCGTAGAATATGTTTTGATACATTTTTTATATTATGGTTTGTAAAATATAAAGATTGGTTCGTATTTGTAAAACTGACCTTCAATCTTCATACTATTTTTTGCTTTTGATAAATCCATTCCTGTCATCGGACTCATCGTCATTCTTAATTTTCCTCTATACTCCATTCCTAATTCAACTAGAATATCAATTGAATCTTGCTCTAATGGGAAAAATTTATCCGTTCCAATTTTTATATCTGCAATATTCCAACAAATGTATCTATCATTTTTAAGATATTCAAATGCAGTTGTTAGTGTAGGTCGTAAGAAACCATCTCTCCAACTTTCATATGAACTAAATTTCTTAAATGATTGTGTATCATCATCGGAATATCTTTCTCTATCAAAGTATGGTGGAGAAGTAAATACAAAATCTAATTCACCTTTATACTTTTGAAATCTTTCTTCTAAGTGAATAATTTCAGAGCCAGTTGTAAAAATTTCGTAAGTATTTGCATGTCCCCAAAACGGGTTTGATGCTCCAGGTACTTTATTGTTAAAGAATTCTGCAAGATACTCATATCTAGTTTTTCCGATTTCAGGTATTTGATTTTCTGTATTAGGGTCATTTCCTATATAATGTATATTTCTATCATCAACACTCAATGCTCCTAAAATTCTACCACCCCATCCAGCAGATGGGTCGTAAATATTAATCTTCTTTTGGTCTTTGATGTGGTTTGTAAATCTTTGGTAAAGATATTTTGCAGTTAGTGGTGGAAAATTTACCGCTGCTTGAGTTCCCATACCAATTCTAAATGCCGCAGTTGCCTCAGGGAATATAGTTTGTCCTAATGGATAAATTTTAATTTGAATTGGTTGTTTTGGAATATCATATAGATTATCAATATTCTCACCCCAATCTGCAGTTTTTAATGAAGATATGTTTTCATACTTCAATATACCCGCTGCATAAAGTTCTTTAACCTCTTGTGCAGTAATTGGTGGTGATGGAACTTTACTATCTGCTTGAGATAAACAAAATCCATGTCCTTCTAAGCTTTCACCAGATACCCATTTCTCAATCCATTCTTTACCACTTTGGATATGTGAGTTATGAAATTCAGGATGATTTAAATGTAAAGTTTTAGAAAAACGATACATACCATCTTGTCTTGTCAATCTATTCATTTGTTTAATGAACTCTGGAAGATATTCATCATTTGCAAATACATCATATATAGATGGTTTTGGTTTATCATAAGTTGAACCACCAATACCTGTCTTATACATTGCAGGGAAGAATTGATTAACTGGTGTAGCAAACTTATTAAAGTTAAAGATGACTTCATTTCCTTCATCATCTTTTTCTTCAAACTCATTTACTTTATAAGTTTGTAGTCTTGAAAACTGCTCAATCATTTCTGATTCATCAACACCAATTCTAGGTGGTGCACCGGTTTCATTCCACTTTCTTACTGCTAATTCACGAAAGAATGCCACCCACTCTCCGAACTTAGGGAATGGCATTTTAAGAACATCTTCGTATTTTAAGTTTACTTCTGGAGAGTAAATCCAATCGTTCTTTTCGTAAAAGTATTTTTTAGGATAATTAAAACTCATTATGCAGTTAATTGAACTTCTACTAAATAATATTTTGAAGTAAAGTCATCAACTTTAAATTCAGCGTGAGCCAAACCTGCAGTTGAAACTTTTAAAGTAACTGAAGTTGCCTCTTTGTTTGCTGTAAGGATTTCTTTGAAATACTTTGCAGAGAAAGAGATTGGTTTAATTTGTTTTGTAAAATCTTTTTGTGCTGTAAATTCAATTCTATTTGAATTAACATTTGAATATCCTAATACAATTTTTAATTGCTCATCTGCTGATAAAATTGTAAAAGTATCAACATCACTTAATGCGTTTTTCGCTTTGATAAATTTATCAATAAACTTCGCATCAAATCCGATTTCAACATCCCATTCTGGAATACTTTTTAATTCAGGAACAGATGGAATAACTGCCAAATCTGCTAATTGGAATTGTAATTTAGTATCACCATTCTTAATGAATAAGTTTACTGCTTTACCTTCAACTTGTTGAACATCAAATTCAATATCTTCGTCAGCTACTGATAACAATTTTGTTAATTGTGATGTTGTGTATACACCTAATTCTGGTGTTGTTTGTGTGAAATTATCTAATTCAACTTCACCTAATACTGTTTTATCATCTGAGATAAAACGAGTAACTAATTTACCATCTGTCGCTTTCCAAGAAACAGATTCTACTAATCCAGCCAAATTATACTTTTGGATAAATCGTGTAACTCTTACTTTGTTCATACTTTTTTGTTTTAAATTTTATGTTTGTTAAATATAACACTTTTTTTTGATAATACCAAATTATATTTTTTTCCATATCCATATAGGTTCGCAGAATGTTTTATCACCTGCTTCTTCTGCTTTTTTGAGTGCTTCTTCGGTGTATCTATCTTCATCACCTTCTATAATTGAAGCTGCACCTGCACTACCTGGTCTCTTTGCCATTTCCATACCCAAACATCCTTGATATTCTGCACCCAAAGATTGAATAAAATCATTCATTGGATTACATATTTCTTTATATCCTTTACCATCACCTTTAGAACTTGCGTATACATCTGCAATATTGATTGCTAAATATCCACCTTTACGAATTGTAGGCCATACATTTGAAATTGTTTTATGTAAAAATAATGTATTCCAATCATCTATATTTTTATATCGTACCCAACTTTGAGTATCATCATATGAATACCTTTCTACATTAAAATATGGTGGGGAACTGAATACAATATCAAAGTGTTCTTTATACATTGAAAGGTCTGCATCTTCTGCCGGTGATTCAATAAAATCGGCTTTCTTTTCAGTTTCAAAAAACCCGTTATTCTTTGTATAAAATTCTGCTTGTTGTCTATAAATTGGATGATTTTCTTTACGAGGATCAATACCTACATAATGTTTTCCTTTTTCACTTGCAAAGAAACCACACATTCTATCACCCCATCCTGCTGATATATCCAAAACATTCTCAGCTTCCACGTAATCATACAATGCTTTGGCAACATTAGGTTTAAATTGAGAACATATGTATTTTCTTAAACTCAAACATACCCTCAAAGCTGCTTTATCTATTTCATCAAATTTAAGAGTATACAATCCACCCATAAGAGTGGTCATAAATTCTTTACTTGTCCAAGTTCTCAATGGACCAGGTGAAACTGTACCATCAACACTCCAACGATTTTGTTGTTGGAAAAAATTAGATGCTTCGTTTCCGGTATTCAATCTTCTAAAGTATTGTGGTTTTCCTTGAAAATCTAAACTATATCTAAAATCGGATGCTTTTCTTGGAAACCATTCACCTTCGGTAAGTAGTTCTCTCCAACGAATTCCTTTTAATTTAAGATATTCTTTTCTTGCTTCTTCTTCGGTAATTTCCGCATATGGAAGTGGGTACTCCATGCAAATATCTGCAAGAGATTCTTTAACATCTTCTCTATCAAATGTTTTTTGTATATATTCCCACTCTTCTTCATTGATATGAAGATATGGTTCCATTCCTTTAAATTTATTAAAATATTCTATGAACATACTGTCTCAATATTTTTATCAGCAACTAACCTCAATCTAAAAACAATACCAGGTATTATACCATCTTTTTTAGATGTCCAGTATATTTCACTATCCTTTACAAATCCGTTTCTATAATAGAATTCAACTGCTCTCGTATTAAACTCTCTTACGGTTAAGAACAAATTTTCTGCATGTTGTGATTTACAATATTCTATAAATTTATTAAGAACTCTAACTGATGCTCCAGTTACTGAGTGATTACTTGCAATCTGATGTAAAATATAATCACCTTTCTTTTTATAAGTGGTTGCGTTTCTACTCATCTTACCATTACTACCATATCTACCAAAAGTAACTACAACACCATCTTGCAGTATTATACCACCTTTTTCAATATATTTTTCCAACTTAAAACCTTGCTTATGTAGGTGTGGAAATATTTCAGGATACAAATCAATAATAGCAGAAGCCTGATTTACTGCTTCTGTCATTTCTGTTGTACCTTTTTCTGCTTTTATAAAATTAAGCATATTCAAAAAATTTATTTAAGTTTAATTTGTCTTTATATGAATATAAGGAATTTAATTGAGATTTCAAAATATCTTTTCTGGCTTCCATCATATCGCCTGTTCTTGCACCTTTTGCAAAAAATACTTTTGGTCTAAAAAGAAGTTCATCTGATATTTCACCTTTAAATGCGGCTCTCAATAGTGGTTTCATATGACCGTTTTCCTTTTGATATAGTGGTGGAATGTTTAATGTATATTCCACAAATGGTCTCCAACTATATGGTGTACGAACTTCTACCGTCCCACCCCACATAATAGATTGGTTTGTTGTTAAGAAATTGGTTTTATGTACATCCTCTACTAACTTTCTCCTAGCCTTATCATAATCTTCAGGTTTGTAATGAAACGCTTGAATGTGTCCATAACTACCCCATATCTCATCGGATAGGTCACCACTAAATACTACTTTAAATCCCAACTCATTTATCTTTTTACCCAATGCTATTTGAGCAATTGCAGAACCAACATTTTGCCATCTACTTTGTTCTATCACATAAAGTGTTTCATCTATTGCATCTAATACATCCTGTTCGCTTAATATAATTTCATGTAACTTAACACCAAATTCTTTTGCAGCTATTCTGGCATATTTTATATCATCATTCTTTGTATCACCATCTCCCATTGATACTACAAATGCTTCAATATCAGGTTTAATTTTAGAAAGTAAATAGGTTGTAATTACTGAATCAATTCCACCACTAAGGATTGTACAAATAGGAACATCTGATACCATTTTAACCCTTACAGCTTCTTCCATCATTGTTCTAATATTCTTAACAATAGTTTCTCTATCATCATTTATTATTTCATTTGGAAGTTTATAATAAGTTTGTGTTGAATGTTCTAATGTATTATAATCATATTCTAAATAAGTACCTGGATAAACGGCCTTTACTTGCTTCTCATATAATTCTGAAATTGGTAATCCTTTCTTTTCCGAACAAAATACTAATTTACCGTCATTATCAATTGCATACCATAAAGGTAATTCACCAACATAATCTCTAACAACAAATATTTTATTAAGTTTTGTATCAACTATTGCAAATGAAAACATACCATCTAATAATTCAAATGATTTTGTTCCAAATTCACAATAAGCGTTTAGGATGATTTCAGTATCAGATTTTGTTTTGAACTTTGTTTTTAAACCTTTTTTTAATTCTTTTGTTTCTATACTATCCCAAAGTTCACCATTGTAAACAATACATACGGTCTTATCTTCATTCCACATTGGTTGATTTGCAGATGAAGATAAGTCCTGTATTGAAAGACGATTGTGTCCAACATAAACGTTGTCCACTTTATCTACTTTAGAAGCATCTCTGCCTCTATGAATTATTTTATTTAATTGGGTATAGGTTTGTTCCTCAGAGGTAAACCAATTACCGCCTATTATTCCACACATATAACTAATTTACGAAAAATAATTGATATTACCAACTATTTTACTGCTTCGTTTATTGCATTAACGTAAGCAATTTTTGATGAAAGACCAGTGAACCTATTTATTTCAACTCCATCTTTTACAATTACAACGGTTGGTACTGAGCGTACTCCGTATTTTTCGGTTTCATCACTATATTCATCAATATCAATATCTTCAAATTTTACATTTGAAAATTGACCTTTGATTTCATTCATTACCGGTGCTAATGCTCTACACGGACCACACCATACTGCTGAGAATTTTTTAACTGTTACCATTTTCTTTTTCTTTTTCTTTTGTATTTGTATTTCCTTTTATACCAATTGGAACATATGGACAATGGCGGCAGCCACTCCCACAGCAATAACCTCTTTCAAGGTGATACTTAGGAGTGAACACCACTTTACCATTTTCCAAATAATATAACGATTCATCATTTTTATTTAATTTCACAAGCACCTCCTGCACAAGCTAATTCACCACTTAAATCTGTATTATCTTCCAATTCTACAACTTTACTTAGGTCAACATCATGTAATGTTTTCATAAGTTCTTCATACTTTTCTTTTGTACAATCTTCAAATGGGGCTTGAATATAAGTTCCACCATCATAAGGTAATACTGAAAGTCCGTTGTAAGAATCTTTGTTCTCCCACATCCATTCACCAACTGCATCCCACTCATGTTCTCTAATAGAAATTGTTGCAGATACATTGTGTGAATTGTTTCCTGTTCTATGTCCAGGTTTAATCCATTCTTGATGAACTCTCTTAACTCTTTCTAATAATTGAATTGGAGATTCAGTACGGAAGATTGCGTTTTCAGGTGCTTTTTGTGGAATACCGATTACTGCCGTATCATGTGGTCTAAAATATTCATCTTCAATCAATTCTGGATGATTTACTAATAAGTGAGTGTAAATACTTTCGTTCTTACCTACTCTTACTCTACGAATGTAGTAATCATTATGCCAAGCGTGAATTCCAGATGATGTACCTAAAGTTAATGATGTTGTTCCGGCAGGCTTAACAGTCGTTGTTCTTGCTGAATGGTTGATACCTAAAATATCTGCTACTCTTATATTTTCTTCTTTAACTGCTTTTGCTGCAGCTTTCATGTCTAATTTTAAAACTGCACCACTACCGATACCTGTCATAGATACACCAATAAGTGCGTCCTTTTCAGTTGTTCTTTGCCAGATTGGTCTTAGGTAATGGAAATCGGTATAACCCGCTTGTAATGTTCCGATGAATGATGCTGCTTTTACTCTTGCATTCAAATCATCCTGGTCAACTACATCACTTACATTTACTTCACATAAGTTACAGAATTGAAAAGGTCTTAATGCAATCTCACAACAAGGATTAGTTCCCCAATCTTTATCATTTGATAAGTAGATACCAGGCTCACCTGCACCACTTGCTTCAATTCTTTTCCACAAATCCATAAAATATGTTTTTGTGATTTTATGTCTCATTAATACTGCTGAGTTATTTGCTCTACCTCTTTGTGGATTATTTTCCCACCAAGCACCACTCTTACAACTAATCATCTTATCATCATTTGCAGAGAATAAAGAAATAAGTGCTGCTCTACGGATACCACCTGCTAATACTGCATCAGCAATGTGACAAATAATATCATGTACTTCAATTGGTTCTAATTTATCACTATCTTTTTTGGCATCTAAGATACCTTCAATCTTAATTAAACATTCTTTTAGGGGTTGAGGACCTGGTGCTTTACCACCTGATGTAATCAATCTTGCACCTTTTGGACGGATATCTCTAAAATCAAATACTGGTTTACTTCCACCAAAGAAATATGCTTTAATTAAAACAGATATTGCATCTGCCCATCCTTCAATAGAATCACCAATAAGAAATCTTCTTGTTTTATCTTGATTTGGTTTTCTAATTTCTGGTAATTGATCAACGTGATGTTTTTGTACTGAATATCCTACACCAGTTCCACCTAATAATAAGAACATAATTTCGGAGAACACTCTCCAATCATCTGCAGGTGCAAATGCACAATTATAAATTCTATTTGGACTTATTTCAATTGGTTTACCTGCGAACTGCATTGAACGCATAGAAGGTAAAACCTTTTTATCATAAACAAATTTGTAGTTATCTCTAATCTCTTGCTCTAATTGTGGATATTTTTTAATATGCATCTCCATATTACGGGTTACCAACTCTTCCCATGTTTCTCTTCTGTTTAATTCTGGTCTAAACTTTGCGTACTTCATATAGACCGTAATGTCTGATAAAATTCTTTGTGAAATGTCCATTTTGTAATTTTTTTAGTAAATAATTTTTTTCAGAAAAACCTGAAATTAAAAAGATATATATGGAGTCTACCCGTCAATAGTCTCGTTTTCTTTAGTTAATTTTAGGTTTTTTTGAAAAATATTTATTAGTTGTTTTTTTATTTTTTTCATACTTATGCTTAATTTTTAGTAAACACAAATATTGGTTCTAATTTAGTTCCGTTTCCAGCTACCGAAGATAATATAAGGTACAAAATGTCAGTTTTTGTAAATCCCAATTCTTCTGCAATTCTAACGGTTTCCGTTTCAATTTGTTTATATTTTGGAGTGTTTGCAATGTTTATTAACATCTTTCCTCCCACTTTTAAACCAGTATGACAATTTGCCATAGTTTGTTTTAAAAATCCGTTTAACCAATCGGTTTCATTTGGAAACTTTTTATACGATTGAGTTTCTTCATCTGAATATTTTTCCGTATCAAAATATGGTGGTGAAGTAAAACACAAATCCAAACTTTGTTCATCTGGTATAAATTCTTCCGAACCCATTTTATGGAGTATTATCTCCTTATTAAAGAAGTTTAATTCATCTTTTAATCGTATTAACCCTTCGTATGTTTTAGTTGAAGGATCAGTTCCTATGTAGGTTTTACACCTACTTGTAAGGAATCCGGTCAATCTACCACCCCATCCACAACTCATGTCCCAAACGGTTTCTCCACCATAGTTGTTATAAATCCATTTGGCTACCGATGGACGAAAGTTACTTACTGATTGATTTCCTCCATAGATTTTAAAATTCTGTCTTAATCGGTTTAAAGTAAATGTACCGTTTCCATGTTTCAATTGCCAATCCCAAGTTTTTCTAATAACCTCTTTTAATTTGTTATCATCATTCCAATAATCAATTGGTTTCATTGTATTGTTACCACATGCTACTTCAACCCAATGTGGAAAATAACTCCATGCTAATGATAGGCAATGCATGGTTTGTTCTAATTTTCCATCTTTATAAATTGTATTTTCATCAAAATTAATCAATGATTTCAATTGGTTTAGTTTTTCATGCTTTGAAACATTATAATGTGGAAATCCTTTTTTTCGGTGATAATCAAATATAATTTTTTCAGCATGTTCTCTATCAGTTACCTCAAATATGTTTGTGGTAATTTTATGATATTCTAAATCTAAATCATCAACTTCAATAAACTTACTAAAACTATTATAATTTATCATTATCCCATATTCTCTACATACTTTTTGTGTAGTAGTTTCTTTTCAAGTCCTTCACCATTTTTACTTTCTTTTGTCGCCATCATACCATCAACCGAAGTTGCTGCAAATACATCCATTACACCGTGGAAGGTATCAATCTTTGCAGGGAATGTCATACCATCTGGTCCAAATCTATTTTTTACAATATGAATACGACCTGTATTAGATAATTTATCTTTGGTCTTTCTACTCACACTCATAATGAAATCTGCAGTTTGAACTTTCTTATAAGAATCACCCACACTATCCGCTTGAATAACCTCATGGTCTATCGCTGCTCTATTTGTTTGTGTTGCTGTCCAAACAGGTATTCCCGTTTCACCACTCAAACCTCTTAGTTCTTCATAAATACCACCCAACTCTGCGTATAAACCATCACTACCCCTATTACCACTCTTTAATAAATCGGCATAATCAATGATAATAAGTTGTGGATTGAATCCAGTTGTTTTAACTTTTTCAATATGTGCAGATAAGGTTTTTGCTGATGCAAATTGTGGTGGATAGTATTTGATTTTTACCCTACCTTCCGTTTGTTTAACTTTACGAATGATTTCGGCTTTATTCATTTTTTGGTCTGCAGTAGTGATACCTGTAAGAATTGTGATATATCTTTGTCCTACATAACTTTCAGATAATTCCAAAGTGTAGTGTAATACATTAACACCTCTTTGTAATGCCGCACATGCTATTTTAGATAAGAACCAACTTTTACCGATACCAGATGGAGCCATTACTACACCTAATTCACCAGGTCCTAAACCACCATCCATTAGTTCATCAATAACATCCCATCCGGTCCCAACTGAACTTCTTTTAACATTTTCTAAAATAGATTCAAAATCATCAATAAAATCTAAACCCAAATCATTTTCCACACCTACTTTAGATGCGGCCATCATTGTATCTATGATTTTATCATAATTACCTGCTTTGAGAAGGTCTACCGATTTCAATAGAGCTTCTTTAACTTTCTGATTCTTTGCAAATGTAAGGTATTCTTTTTTTACATATGGTATATCTTCTGCACCAACTTGTAGGTATACCGCTTTTAATTGTTCAATTGTGGTTTGTTTAAGAACTTTATCCTCAATTTCACCAACTTTAATCTTGAACACTTCCATTGTCGGAATTGCACGATATTCATCAAAGTAGTTTTGTACTTCTTTTACAATCCATTGATTTGCCTGAGATTCAAAGAAATTTGGTTTAGTAATTTCAGTTACCTGTTCTAAAAACTTAGCATCTGTGATAAGTGAAGCAACAACTTTAGATTGATACGATTGGCCATATTTGACTAGTGTATCTACTGCTTCCATTATCCTTTCATTAAATAGTTATCAATACCTTCTGCTTCTCTTTGTTTTTCTTTTAGTTTCTTTCTCTTAAGAGCTTTTTCAGAAATTGTTTCTTCTTTCTTTTCAATTTCTTCTACCTGCTTTTGTGTAGGTTTTGGTCTAGTTGCTTTCCATTCTGATTTTGCAACATACTGCCAAGTGTGGCCTGCCATTTGATAAGCCTGTTTATCATCAACTCTGATGATATTTCCTGTTTCTTTGTTTTTAAGACACTTCATAGTTTACCTCCATGTTTTTTGTTATCTAATAACCATTAATAATTCTGATTCTCTTAATAAGATGTATTTGTTACCACCTACTTTGATTTCTACTCCTTGATGATATGGTGGTAGAATTACTTCATCGCCTACCTTTACTGTCATTGGGATTGCTACACCGGCTTGAGTATATAATCCATCACCAACTGCTTCTACTTTTGCTCTTTTTACATCTTCTGATTTTGCACTATCTGGAATAATAATTCCACCTGCTGTTTTTGATTCATCTTTAACATCCAATTCGGTCAATAAAACTCTATCACCTAATGGTTTTGCTAATTTGTCTGCTGCTTTTGCCATAACTTTATTTTATTATTTTGTTTACTAAATTATTCCAATCCTGTCTTTCTATTTTATCTGCATTATACATTTCAAATTCATCTTTATCTTTATCGTTTCTAATAGTAATGATATGATACTCATTATTCATATCGGATTTGTATACTATTTCAGAAACATTTCTTTGTTCTGCATCGGTCATTGAATTACGAAATCTCATTACAAATACTGGTTTTGCCATAACTTAAAATTTTGCGATGTGACTAAATGTTGATTGTAACCAATCTAATACATTTGGAAATCCTTCAAGCATTCTATGTTTTAATCCTAATTTTAGGAATGCTTGTTTATCAAATTTTGGAGTTGGTTCATCGTATCTATCCATAATTTTCATACGAAGATTACCACTAAACTCCGGTTCAGATAACTGCATCAATCTACGATTTCTTTCGCAAATTGCCAAATTATTTAAAAACAATTCATGTGCTTTACTTTGTTTATCCAAAGATTCAACATATTCAATCATACTTTCAGTTGTATGATATGTTTCTTCTGTTAGAATTGGAAAACTTTTTATAATTGATTTTATTCCCAAACCATTGATACCGCCTACATTGTCAGATTTATCACCATCAATCATTCTGAAATTAATGAAATTGTGTGGATGAATACCAAACTCTTCTAACACCTCGTCAATGTTATAAATTTTCTTTTTAGACGGAGAATAAACACTTACATCTTTGTTTACCAATTGTAAGAAATCTTTATCGGTACTCATTAGTATAACTTTCTCACCTTCTTGCTTTAATTGAGTTGAAATGTATGCCATAACATCATCTGCTTCAATTCCATCATATACCATAACGGTAACAGGTAGACAAGTTAATAGTTCAGCAAGTCCGACCATTTGACGTTTCATAGAAACTTGTTCATCTTCTTCATTCATCAAATCGGTATATGCCCTATTTAATCTAATTTTGTTTTTACCTCTTTCAGATTTGTAACCCGAATATATTTGTTTTCTGCTGTTTGACCCACCTTTACCGTCAAATGTAATAATAACTCTAGTTGGATTAAGAGTACGGATTGCAAAGCCGATACTCTTTAAAGTACCGACTATGCCTCCAATGTGGTCACCATTATCGTTTAGATTTGGTGCGGTTGACCAGGAACGGATGAAGGTATTAAGACCATCAATAACCAATGTTTTAGAATTTCTATGTAAATCACCAAACTCATTGTGTTCCCTATCTATTTCTTTTAGTATATTTAAATACTTTGCTTTAATCTGACTCATTTGCTTCGTCCGTTGTAATTTCAACTTCTTCCGATGCGGAATTTTTGTATTGTAATATTGTTGCCTCACAAATCCTACGATAGATTTGATCCTTTAATTCTTCGTTTTCTAACATCTTAGGAAAATCCTTAGATTGAAACTTCATAACTTCACCACTATCAGTATCAATGTATTCATACCATGCACCGGCTTGCTTTACGATTTTACCATCCTTCATAACTGCCAACCAGCCACCATAGTTATCAATACCTCTGTCAAAGAAAATGTCAAAGTCTGCATGTCTCAATGGTGGTCCCATTCTGTTTTTAATAACCTGACAACGAACTTTGATACCCACTATTCTATCACCTTGTTTCAATTGTCCCATATTCTTCAATCTCAATCTAACTGAACTATGAAATGCTAATGCCTTGCCACCCGATGTTGTCCAAGGGTCACCGAACATTGCGTTCATCTTTTGTCTCAATTGGTTTGTGAATACTAGAGCGATGGATTGTCTACCAATCATATTGGTAATTTTTCTCATTGCTTTTGAAATGATAATAGCTTTATCGGTTGCGTAACCATCTTTATCATAATCAGCTTCCATCTCTTTCTTTGAAGATGCTGCTGCTACTGAGTCAACTACGATTGTAACTAATCTATCTTTGTCTCCCGTTCTAACCTTTTCAATAATTGTTTCACATGCTTCAAAGATTCCCTCAACGGTGTCTACTGAAACATACAATAATTTTGAAATATCTACTCCGATTGCTTCTAAGTATTCTCTACTTACAGCAGTTTCGGTATCAATTAATACAGCTACTCCACCTTTGCGTTGTGTTTCAGCAAGGAGATGGGCGGAGAGCAGAGATTTTCCACTCTGCTCTAAACCCGTAATCTCACTAATACGTCCAACAGGGAAGCCGCCATAAGGTCTATTAGAGATTGCAACATCCAACATAGCATTACCAGTTGAAATCCAATCCTTAACATTGGTAGGAGCATCACCACCTTCATCAGTTAGAAAGTAGGCAATCTTACCATCCTTATTTTGTTTGTTTAATGAATCTGCAAGAATACTTGCTAAATCCTCTTCTCTTTTGGCCATTGTAACCTAATTATTAATTGTTAAATAAATCATCAAATGCTGATGCTACATCATCCTTTGCTTTAGGAGTTTCATCTTCCCAAGGCAAATCGTTTGGTAAAGAACCAATACCTACACCAGGAATTTCTTTTGCTTCCGATGTTTTTGCAGGTTGTGCTTTTGGTTTTGGTGCTTCCAATTCCTCAACAATATCATCATCTACTCCAGATGGTGAAGATGGGTTTAACCAATTTTCTAAAATTGTTTTCAATTCTGCGTAAGATAACTCCTGATATAATTCAGTAATTTCTTTTTGATTTTCTAATAAAGATTTAATCGTTGCAGGGTCTTCGTGCAATTTAGTTGTTGCAGGTTTAACTCTGATTGTTGTTGTAGGATAAGATGCGTTAGATTCTTCCGCTGAAGTTACTTCCAATACAATATCTCTACCTGTGATTGGGTCAGTAATATCACCGTAATCAGGGTCTGCAATATAACCTAAGATATCTTGGTAAACTGTCTTACCAAATCCCCAAAACTTAACACCTTCGTTTTCTTTACCTCTTACGATAACTGGTACGAAAGTTCTTAATTTTGGTTCCATTTTTTTACCTGCTTTCCAATCATCAGTATCACCTGTTCTCTTAAGTTTTTCTGCAAACTCAACGATAGGGTCAGGTCTACCAAATGACATTGGACTCAAATAAGTCTTGTTGTTAATGTTGTAGTGAAAATAAAGTTCAATAAAAGGAATGTCTTTGTTGAACTTGTACGGAACGATTCTAACTTGTGATTTTCCGTTAGCCGGTTTGTAAATTGAATCCGACTTTTTAGTGTTGTTTTGTAAAGAGCTAAATCTCTTTAGTGCCAATGAAATGTCCATTGTTTTGTTGTTTTAGGGTTTAAAAATTTGTTTTAAAGTTTAAGGTTTTATCGCGATTTCCTTATATCTAAATATAACCTTTTTTGCTTTTATTACTATAAATATACGACTATTTTTTGGATTTTCCAAATTTATTTTGCCCATTTTCCCCTCTGTACTAATTGGGCAATTATACCATAAACTGATAGGTCTTGGTAGGTATCTTGGATAGATTCACCCACCTCATCTGGTTGTCCCAAAACTATCAATTGTTTCAATCTTTGGATTTTATCGTTAATTCTAAACCAAAGGCCTGTAAGTGATAATTTTATATCTTCTTTGGTTTGTAGTGAAGTTCCAACGGAGATATTTCCTGGTCCATAATTTCTTTGTTTTTTACAAAATGTTTCGTACATTTCGTCTTGAATTTTCTTAAATTCAATCATCATTTCGGGATATTCCCTTTCGCAAAATTCTACTGCTGATTCTTCTTTCATATAACTTGTTTTTACTTTTCTTATATCCGATATCGGTGGTGGGTTCGGAATTCTTGGTGAATATAACATAATTTTATTTTTTCCAAAATTGATACCATTTTTTCTTTTTAACTTCTGGCTTTGCAAAGGGTTGCGTATTATCCCAAATGTTTACCATTCCTCCATATCTAACCATCATCATTTGACAAAATAATTGATGATATTGTGGTGGGATTTTTTCAAAGTCTGCTAGGATTTTTACATCTAATGTAACACCTTGACCATCTCCTGTCATTAACTTTAGATAATCGTGCATTTCTACGACAGTACTACTTTTTACTGACAAATGTGCCCCATCTCCAATATGAAATTCACCTTTTTGTTGTTTTGGTGCCATAACTATTTTTTACTGTCCCAATACATTTGTCTAACTTTTGCTCCTAATTCGGCATCGTTAGGTGTATCTAAAATTGTTCTACTATTTACTGTGATTAGGTTTCTATCTTCACCTAAATAACATTCTCTACACAACTGTCCTGCTCCTTCTACATATCCATGTCGGAAATCAATGTGAGTTGTTTTTAATGTTGTTGTTTTCTTTCCACACATTATACAATCTTCGTAAATGTCTTCAAATGGTATTTCTAACTGTTTTGACATAATTTATACTTTTTGTTTATTTAATTTATCTTTAAGTTTCATTACTAATGCGCATGACTCATACTCCTCAAAATCAATCAGCGTCTGTAAATTTTCATCTAAAAGGTCTTGAAACTCTCTACTATCAATTGAGAGTGTAATAACAATAATGTTTTTAATTAAGACTTTTGCAAAATCAACCCTTTTCTTCTTATATCTAATACCATACTGAATCCCATCAACTATCGCTTTGGAAATCTGCCTTCTATGCATTTCAAAAATATCGGAAGGCTCATCGGCATGTATTTCAATAGGAGCGTATTTTTTCATTTTTGTCATAAATCAAATATAACAAAAATATTTTAATTCTCCAAATTTTGTGTATTGAAACTTTTAAAAACTTTTGTAGATATTTTTTTGTATCCTACATTAGATGTAGTAAGAATACAATTTCTGAACTCTTCCCAATCAATCATATATGAATTATCAACCTGTCCACCTGTTTTTTCCTTAACTACTTCGTTAAGTGCATTAATAGTGTATATTGTATTTGATTGTTTTTTTCTATGTACTAAGATGGTTTTCCATTCGGAAGGTATTGCATTAGAACCTTTTTCAACATTAAATGTAATAAATGCTTCTTCAGGTCTCAACTTACTTTCTAAGATGAAAACATTTGGGTTAGTTAGTGTATAGTTACTTAATATAAAATCTACCGATTTATCTAACTCATCCTTTGTCGTAAATAGGCAAAGTAATTGTGTGTTCATTATCTTTTATTTATTTTAGCATCTATTTCTCTACATGCATCTTCAAAATCTTTAGTTGGTTTACATTGTAGTCCTACTACACCATTATATCCAACTCCCTTCTCTCTCATTTCTATACTTGCTAATTTAATAGGTTTTTCTGGTTTTTTACCTTTTGCAGAATACACAATTGATGCTACTCCGTTTACAACTTTGATTGATAAAAATTCTTTAATACTATTCCAATCATCTGTTCCAAACATTTCTTGCATATGAGCTTGTGTAATATACATACTATCTATCTGCATTGTTTCTACACCTTCAACCATAGTTTTCATAGGAATTGCTTCTTGTAATTTTCTCAATAACATTCCCTGAAATTCTTTATCAGTTGCCATTTTTTCAGCAGATTCTTTCATAAAATCATAAGTAATCTGTCTGTGTGAATCAATCCATTTTCTATCACCACTATATTCTGCTAATACTTTATTGTAAACCAAAACTGCTTTCTTAAATTCTTTTTCACTCATTGTTCCTAAGAATTTTCTAAACTCATCTACATCTAATGTCTTGGTTTTACTCAAATACTTAGCAACTTTTCTTACCAATTGTTCATCATTTTTATCAATAAACAACGGGTCGTTTTGACCTTTTTCCCTACAAGCTTTAATTGCTCTACCTAAATCTGAAGATGGGATTTCTCTGGTTTGTAAAAATCCTTTTTCTGCAGATGCCATTTGTTTTTCTTGTAATTCTGTATTTTTAACAGGTGCTTTTGAAAGAGCTTGTTCTGATAATTGTCTTAATTCTGCATCTTCTGCTTTACCAAAACGAGGGTCTTTAGCATCCTTCATATTTTTTAATTCATTAGCTCTCTTTTCTTTTTGAGCACCTAATGTGTAGAACCAGTTTTCAGCATCACCTAAACCGGCATTTAATAAATAAATTTGCCAATCCTTCTTACAACTGATTTCAATATTTTGAATTTGTCCTTTTATCTTAACCTGTGCGTTGATATCTGTTGAATCTCCTTTATCATCATAGTTTGCACCCAATGCTTCTTGTTGTGCTCTAACATCCCAAGTCATACCGGTAACTTCCCAATTTCCTTTACCATATTGTCTATCCATATTTTTGATAAACGCATCGTGAGCACCCGCCATTTGTTTAATCCAACTTCTATCTAAAATTGGAACTCCACCTGCCGCTTCAATTGCATCTGCATTTGCTTCCAATGATTTTATAAATTCTGCTCTTGCTGCCATTCCAGCTTGAGTTGGTGGGAACGAATATACCGCCTGCATTGCCAATTCGTTAGCTTGAGCAGATACTTGTCCTGCACCATATTGGTCAGTAATCATTCCGATTGGTGGTTCAAATGTACCTTGTTTAGACATTTTAAGTAATGAACGAAGGGCATCATATCCAGCCGGTGGTAATTTACTTTGTAAAAATTTAGCCAATGCAGGAGGATAATCATATTTACTAACTACTTGACCAGGATATGCTTTCTTAAATGCCGCTATTGCCTTTTCTGTTGAAATTCCAGAAGGAGGTAAAAATTTATTTCTATTAGCCGCTTTCTTTTGGTCTAGAGTTTTTGAACCTTTAGTTCCGTATTTTTGTTTTGGAGCCACTACAACTGCACCCTTTTCTACATCTACATTTTTAGGTGTTGTATCTTTTGTTTTTTTCTCTTTTGCCTTTTCAGCATCTGTTGTTGTAATATTTGCTTTAGGTGCTGTTTGTTGTTTTCCTACTTTTGGAGCAGGTTTTCCTGCAGCAGGTTTTTCTTTTGGTAATTGACCACCATTTGCCTTTTTAGCTTTACTAATTTCAGCAGATGTTGGTATATCGTGGATTGCAGGGTCCATTTTAGAAACCACATAGATGTTTCCTGATTTTTTGTTCTTAACTACATCCTCTTCGTTTAAATACGAAAAATATACTCTTGCTTTCTGTGCCATTTCGTTAGCATCTGAAACCCCATTTTCTTTTAGGATTTGAGCAAGTTTTGTAACCTGTTCCTCTTTTGTCAAGTCTATAATACCACTTTCTACTCTGTATTCTAACTCTTTAAGGATTTCTTGAAAATTTATTGACATATCTATTCTATTATCTTAAGTATAATTATATGATATAAATATAATTTTTTAGTCTATTACCACTAAATCGTTGTAATTCTTTCCTTCGTAACTTCGGACCGGAAACCCACCCCTTTCCATTATCTCCTTAACCCCATTCAATACCTCTTCTCTTTCAATCGGATGTGTATCTATAAGAAACGCATCATATGTGTATAGAATGAACTTGCTCATCTTACCTTCTAAGAAATCTAATACCTCTCTAATTTTCATATAATTCACTTCAGTCTCTAAGGCCTGTAACAGGTAACTAAACACCTTTTGTTCGGTTGCGGCTTCAATCCTACTAAAATGTATTTCTCTTTTATATAAGAGTGTCGTTAGTTTTCCAGAAATGATGAACTTTTGGTGTACTTCTCTTATCCACTCATCTACCTTTTGAAAAAACGGAATCCCTCTCGCCTTATCATCTAATCCCCCATAAAGATAACGGAAGGTTAATAACTTCGCTTCCTCATACCCAACCCCATAAAGGTCGGCAAGGTGTTGGTGAGCGGTAACCCCTTTAGGAAATTCGTATCCAACTATTTTCGCAATTAGGCGGATGTGATACGATTCGTAATCAAATTGTATTAGGGTTCCGTTGTGGTGACGGGATATAATGGATTCTCTCGTTCCATCTCCTTTATTAAGGGCAGACCAGTTTACGTTTAGATGACGATTGGATGGACGACCGGTGATTGTGTATGGATTGTATTGTGTGTAAACGATACCACCTCTTTTGATATAAGCGGGATTGAAAGCAAAACTATCAATAAATTTTTCCTCTACGACCTTTACCCCAGCCCCTTCCAGCCTTCCCAATGTTTGTATTGCTTTGGAATATTTTAAATTCGGTTCTGTTCTTAGGGTTGGTAATGGAATTGTTTTTAGAACTTCGTACCACTTCATTAATGGTATACAATCATTGAGTTCTTTATAATCATTTCTATACCCCTTATAAACTGATCCTACGAACTCGCTGAATATAAATGGTTTCCCATACTCTTCAAAGTATAACCATTCAAAATCATATCCTAATCCACCAAGATACCTACTATCTAAAACGACAGTATCTTCGTTGATAAATTCCGATACATTAATCATTGGTAGTTTACCAGCATCTATATGATGAAAATTAATAATACCGTCTTCCGATTTTGTTCTATAATAAAGAAACGACATAACTGTTCCTAATGGATGTGCTCTATGAGAACTCCAAACGGGTATCAATAATTCTACTTTTGGTTTTGTAGATATTAGTTGTTTTAGTGTAGATTTTGTTTCAATTAAGTTCATACGAACTCAATATACGAAAAATATTTGTATTTACAAAGTTATTTATGAAATTGTAATAGGTTAGGTAAATACAAACCTATGTTTTTTATTTTTGCAGCTGCAATAGAAATTGTTGCTTTGTTTGAGTTTCTAACACCCATATCATCAATACCACCTTCCACTTTATAAGTAGTATCAATTGGTCCAGATATTCTCCAATACATTTTTATAGCTAACCAAAATGGGTTTTCTAAATGTTGTGCATATACATTCTGGTCTACTTCGTACACATGTCCGTTTGAATCATTTGCTTTTTGAACAAAATATCTTTGAATGAATCCATTTGAATAATCATACTTTGTTGGAATTGGTACAATTGTTTTTGGGAATTGTATAGTAAATTGTTCTATATTTTGTGCTACATCTTTATACATACAATTTATTTTATGATATGATTAACCACATCGCTTCTATTTGTGTTGTCCAACCTTGAACATCAATTTGATGGGTAACATTTGTTATTTGAAATACTCCGTTTTGATTATATATTTCAGGTACACCATTTGCTCTAAAATATTCACCGGTACTTAATCCTGATATTCCGTTTATTGTTAAGTTTATAGTTGTATTTGTTAATGTTTTATTCTCTTTTTCAGGAGATATTTTTAATTCTTTTAAAACATTATTTTTATCATTTAAAATAAGTATTTCTATTTTACCACTACCACCTGTTTCTTTTGGTATTTTGAATTTTATAACTTTTGAATCAATTATAGAACTTGCAGAAGGTTGTTTTTCTGTTACCTTTTTATCTTTTTTTGCTTCTTTTTTTGCTTCAGCATCATCAAATGGTTTTTTATTTTCTGCCTGCTTTAATTCTTCATCTACATATCTTTTTACAATAAATAATTCAACACCATCTACTGAATAATATCCATCTGCATTGTGGTATCTATTTGCTTTTGCATCATCTGTATCTAAAATTGGAATTGAGTATGCTGTTCCAACTTTTAAATCTTTATCTTTTAATTTTAATTGTTTTAATGCATCTTCAACTGCAGTAGCGGTTTGGAATACAGTTTGGCCTGCAACAAGATTTCCTAAATCCATTTGTATTGTACATTCCTTTACAATACTATTGATACCATTTGTTTTAAATCTATATACATCATTTGATTTTATCTTATTATTATCTTGATCAGTAAGTTCATAAAACTTTCTATCAATTATAGTCATAGGGCCGCCACCACTATCACCATGTATAGGTGCAACAACTAAACTAAATACCCCATATGAATTGTTATTTATCAAAGCCAAAATTGCATTTATAAAATCCGCTTTTGTTTGTGATTTTTGCCACGTCTCTACAACTTGTTCATAATTAACAAATATATTTAAAGCATTTCCTATATTTTTAGTTGATCCATATTTTTTAAAATCAGATTCTACTTTTTTAGTTTTAGGATTATATGCCATAGTTGGTATTTCAACATCTCCAGATATTTTAAAATCTAATCCATTTATTCTACAATCTCTAACATTTTTTTCATCTAATTGTAATTCATCTCTTTTATCTTTATCTGATCCAATTAGTATAGTTGGTAATTTACCTGGAAATAAAATGTCCTGACTTGATGCTATTAATTTATTTTTGTAGTTACAAGGTATTCCTTTTACGGTTTTACCCGCTACTTTTATATCCTGTCCTTCTAATATGTAACCTTTTCCAAATATTCCACTATTCTTAGCACTATGGTTAACAAGGTGCTCAACAATAAAATCAAGTGTAACATATCTTAATTCACTAACATTTGAATCCTTAGCTAAATCTTGTGGTTTTATAAAATTAAATGTATGTACTTTTAAATAATCAGATGATATATTTAATTTTGGAATATTTAAATCAATTCTAAGTTGTCTTAAAATAATTTCTTCTTTTGATAATACTCTATCTCCTTCTTTTGCCGTTATTTTAGATACATCGGAAGTAATTGAAGATGGAATCGCCATTGATACAGTATTACCTGCTGATAACTCCAACATAACATTATAAGTTCCATTATCTCCCATTTCTATTGTAAAGGTTGTAACCTTACCCGCAAACACATCATAGTTACCTCGTGTATCTATTAGTTTATTATGATATACGGCTTGTTCATCTAAATTTAATGAAAAATATTTTGGAAATTCTGTTTGAGCATACTTTTTATAATCATTCTTTGGAACTAATACATTTTCAATTGTAGGTAAATCTATTGGTTCAATTATTGGACCGAATATGGTATCTTTACCATTTAATCCTCTAGCTTTTTTGTATTCTTTTAATAAACTTTCCTTTAAAGTAAAGTTATTTCCAAATTCCAATAAAATATTATAGCCAGGTCTACAAAAAAACAATTCAAACATTTCCAATTGTTTTAATGTAAAAAGTGTTAAATTGATTTGAGCAGTTTTTAATGCGTTATTATCTCCATCAGTATTTATTGAAATAGAACTTATAATAGGACTAGGTCTTCTTGCTCCAGACTCACCATCTAAATCAACTGTTATAGGTTTTCCATCCAAATCAACTCCAATGTTTGTACCAGTAAACCATTGACCTGTTGGATTGGTATTCATTGCATATATTACATCCGGAGTTATACTACTTTGAATTATACAACCATGATAAGTTGTTGTTCCAGATGGATTATCACCTGTTACTGCTGATTCGTATGTTTTTGTTTTTGAAACTGTCGCAGATGATGTTAATATAGCAAAAGGAACTTTAAGAGCTTCCATTTCTGGTATCTGCTCTCTTTTTTTAAATTCTTCTACTATCCATTCTTTGATTGGTTGTAAATACGGAAACCCCATTATTTATTTATTTTTTGTAAATCAGAAAGTATTTCATTTATGTTTGAAGGTATTCTTAATTGTATTCCTTCTTCTACAAAAAAGTTAGCATCATTTAAATTATTAGCAGTTGCAATAACCCACCACATAGCGGGATTATTATAATACTTATTTGCTAATAGATCCAATCTATCACCTGCTTCCGAAATAATATATAAATCATTATTATTTGGTTTTATTTTAGGATAAATTGTACTTGCTAAATAATTTTTACCCACATCGGATTTTAATATTTCAGAATTTTTATACCTCATTTTTTATTATTTTAATCCAACTTTTCCACCAGATACTGTAATTTCTGCTAAATCTTCTACTTCTTGTAATTTATCTTTTGGAGTAGGTTTTGTTTTTTCAGATAAAGTATCATTTACAACACTTTGATCATCTAAAGTTCTAAAATTGTAACCAAATACTTTTTTACCTTTGATATCTGTTATATTATAATTATTTATACTTTCAATTATTTTCATTCCAAATTGAACATTTATAACATTTGGTAATAATTCTATCGCACCATCTGCAGTTGTTGATGTTGTCCATGCAGTAGTATCATCTACTGAAAAAGATAATGTATCTACTATTCCAAGTATATCCGAATATAATGATTTAATACTCAATCTAATAAAATTAGGTGCAAACATAACTTGTCCACTATCTAACGATATTGAATTTGAGTATTTGGTTTGAACTAATTCTCTAAATGGATATGCCAATTTTGTTAAATATTCTAATTTTTCAACTAAACTTTGTTTTGATGCTCTATCGTAATAATATAATTTAAAATCAAAAGTTAAACTTCTTTCAACTCCACCATAAGTGTATACTTTAAAAGGAGAACCTAAAAATTTATAATCTTGTATTTCAGGTGATACTGTTTCATTCAATCCACTAATAGTTGCATTAAAAAACATTGCCTTTGGTTCACCTAATACATGTATTTTTATATATGATGTTGATGATTCAATTAATTTTGTTTCTGTTTTACTGTCAATTGGGGTTGATGAAATATTACTATTCATTATTAATTCATTCAAATCATCCCAATTATTACTGGTTTCATCCCTTTCTTTTAATTTTATTTGAACATATTCTTCTCTACCGGTGTATTTGTTTGTTATTCTATCATATACAGGATAATGTGGTATTGATTTTCCACCGTTAGTAGCATAAAATGTTTTTGTTTTATCAATTTTTTTACCAAATCTATCTTCTTGATATTTTGCTCCGTATTCTGAGTTTTTTTCTTGACTTCTTGCTTTTAAATCATCTTTTAAAGTATTCAACCCTTTCTTACTTCCACCTATATTATTAATAGCACTAACTGCCGCTTGTTTTAATAATCCGGCTGGATTAGTAGCTCCTTGTTTTAATTTAGAAAATATTGAAGCGGGTGCGGGTGATTTTTTTACAAAATATTCTGTTTCAGCTTCTACTGCGTTTTTTAATCCTTCTTTGGTTTTAAATAAAGATATTGGTTTTGCTATAAAAGTATCATTCCTAAAAATAGTATCAGATGGTCTATTTGCAGAACCACCCAATGCTCCACCTATTTGATTACCTATTAAATCAGCTAATGCATTAGGAGAAGATGCTAATAAAGCGGCTCCTCTTGGTGGATTGATTAACCCCAAACTATTAATACGAACATTTTCTGATTTTCCGTATAATTCTTTTTGTCTACTTTTAAATAATTCTTTTATAGTCGGCATCGTTATTAAGGTTTAGTTTGTGAATTAGCAGTATATAGTGCTGCTGCTTTATTATACATTGCACTACTAATTTTCTTACCATCTAAGTATACTTGTGAATTTCCAGTAAAATCACTATCTGCATCAATTGCAAGTATATCTAATAATCTTGTCATTTCAAGCAACTGTGATATTATTGCTGCTCTAAATTGTTCTTCCGTTCCGTTTGCAATGGTTTCTAATTCGTTTTGTTCTTTTATTATTCTTTGGGTTTCTGCATCCTGTTTTTTCTTTTCTTCTGCTGCTTTTAATGCCTCGTCTTGTTTTTTAGCATCTTCACTAAACCAATTATCCCAAATTCCTTTAATTCCACCTATTACCCCACCAACAGCTCCACCAACTGCAGTTCCAATTCCAGGTATAACACTTCCAATTGCTGCTCCATATCCACCATATTCCAATGCAGTTGCACCAACTTTCATTCCTTTACCTTGATTAACTTTACTTCTATCTGCTTCTGCCATACCCTGTGCTTCTCTTTCTCCTCCAAAATAATCACCAGCCATAGATGCGGCTGTTCCGATTATTCCCGCTACACCTCCCTTTAAAATTCCCTTAGTCAATCCTTTCATAACGCCTTTAACTCCAACTTTACCTGCAGTTTGTAAACCAGTTTTTGCAACAGCACCAGCCGTTGATTTTCCGGCCTGTTGAAGTGCTAACTCTCTTGCTTCTTTACCCGCAAATCCTGCTAATATTTGTTTTTGTGAGAATTTTTTAACACCAGTTTCGGCTACTTCACTAGCTGCTTTTTTACCAAATATACTGGCTACTTTAGGTCCTGCTTTTTTAAATATCGTCTTTCCAATAGTACTTGCAAGAGCTACTCCACCTACTGCAACTAAAATGAATCCTAATGTTCTTAACATTTCACTAAGTTGAGTATTGAATTCAAGTTCTTTTTTAGCTTGTTCTGCTTTAGCTTGTGCGCTCCACATAGCATTAGCTGCTTCTGCATTTGCAAATTTTACACTTATTTCACCGGTTTTGAATTGTTGTGCAATTCCGGTCATTATATTTGCTATATTATTTAATGACCCTAATTGTTTTTGTTGTTCAGTTTCTAATGGCCCACCTTTACCACCTTTTCCAATTTTCATTATAGTTTCCATGTCCATTCCAGTTGCTTCTTGTAAAGACTGTCTTTGGAACATATTCAACTTATTTAAATCAATTCCTTTTAATTGCTGTTGTAATGCTTGAGCCGCTCCTGCTGCATCACCACCTGCAAATTTTTGTCTAACTTGAGAAAGGTCTACTTGTCTACCTAATAATGCCGATAACTGCATTTCTGATTTGATACTATCTTTATAATTTAGTACCATTTTTTGTCCAGCTTGTAAAACTTTTTGTGCCGCAACTCCCATTACTCTAAGTGTTGCAACTTGTTTTATTAAACTTTGCTCATTACCATAATTATTTTGTAATAAAGCTTCAGATGATTCTGCTAAATCTTCGTATAAAGCGTTAATAGGAACACCGGTTGCTTTTGCCATACTCTCAGCCATTCCTAAAGAATTAACTGCTGCTTTTCCACTTAAATCTCCTACAATTCTAAATGTATTTGCAACACCTCCTAATTGTTCAGATGATACGCCAGTTCTTGCTGCAATCATCGCTATATCTGCTCCTGCTTCCTGTGCATTCTTTCCAGCTAATCCTAAATTATTAGATGCGAATTTTGTTGCTGCTCCAAAATCTTGTCCAGATACTCCCAATTTGGCCATTTGGGCCTGTAATGCTCCTGATATTTTTACATTTTGACCAAGATTCATTCCAACCTTTGTCAATTCTACATTAAGATCAATAATACTTTCTTGCAACTTTTTGTTCATTTGTAATTGAACTTCAGTTGGCATTCCAAATAAAGATATTCCTTTGGCGTCAAATATAGTTTTCATCAAAGAACCTAAAGCGGCTCCTAATGCAAAAATACCACCTATCATAGTCATTTTACTAAGACCACTCAATGCATTTACTAATCCAGATGCACCTGATATTCCACCGGCTGCTTCCGCAGCAACTCCTGCTATTCCTTTTTGTAATTCTTGTACAGCCTTTTTACCCTCTGAAAACGCTTTTACCATTTCATGGGTAGAACCACTTACGGATTTCATTTCATTGTATAACTTTTTAGCCTCTTCATTGGTTAAATCCATTGTATCAAGGAAAGAATCCATTTCTTCACCTGCATATTTTATACGAGATGCTAATTGTTCTGCATCAATTTTGCCAGTTTTGAATTCTCTCATTGCTTTGGTGACAGTATTACTATAATCACCCATTGCTTTGTTAGCTTCTCTGGCAGCTGCTGCTCCTTCTTTTGTTTTGAATGCTTGTTTATCTAATTGTAATCCTATTTTTCCAATTAGACCTTCCATTGCGTTGAAAGCCTGTGCGGTTTTATTACTTTGACTTCTAATTAATGTCTGATTTCTAGACATTTTTTTAGCAATTGATAATGCTTCTTGAGCACCATCAACTTCTTCCTGCACTAAATCTCTAGCTTCTTTTCTTAGCTTTACTTCCTTCGTATATAGTTTTAATTTTTCAATTAAATCCTTTCTAAGAGCTTCATCTATTTTTTGTCCTTTGGCTTTTTCTACATTTAACTGTTTTAACGTGGCAAGTGTTTCCCTTTGAACATCTCCCAATGATTCATCGGTTGCATTTCCTGTTTTTGCAAACCCACCCGCTTCGTTTCTTAAAGTTGTATACTTTGATTTAGCCATTTATAAAAGATATTATTTTATATCATTAACATCTATACCTTTACTTTTTAAATAAGGTTTAGCTGTTTTATCAACATCTTTTTCTATATCAGCAATGTGTTGGTCAAATTTTTTCCAAACATTTTTTAATGATGGATATTTTTTGAATGTTCTTTCAATCCAACCATCTTGTTGATTTTTTGATTTATTTTTATAATAATCAACAAATAAATCTGTAAAATCTTCAAATTCTTTTAATGTAATTTTGGACATAGTTATAGTTTTCTATTTCATATAAATATAAAATAAGTAATTAATTATCGCCTTTTCCCTGCTTTGTTATTTGTATTAACCTTTTTAAGAGATTCTGATTCTGATTTTTTAGTTTCTAACAACTTATTAAAATAGAATTTTCTAAATTTGACGGGCATATTATACACATCACCCCAACTAAACCCACCATTAGAGTAATATAATAAATCAAAAATCTCCGTATGAAGTATTACCGAATAATTAGATGGAAGGGTAAAAAAAGTCAAGTCCGAATGGGACTTGGAGAGCCTCCTTCTCACCGGTAATAGGGCTTACATAATCAAATGTAAAATCAATATCAGGAGTGATATCTTTAATGTGATTTCTAAATACTCTTGAATCCGATGCTAAAAATTGATTATTAACAAATTTTGCAATTGTACCCAAATCTCTTTCACCATTAACTGATGTAATGATGTATCTCAATCTGGTTGTAATTTCTGATGTGTTATCTTTGTTAATCTTAGAAATTGCATTTAAATCTGCATCAATTTTCTTTTCTAAACCATGAGTTAATAATTGATAAGTCAATTTTGTACCATTCTTTAAAGTGAATTCGTACTCATTGTTTCTGTTTAATCTACTGAAGTCAATTTCTTTTGTTTTCAATTGACTCATATCAACTGTATAATTAACAACATCTTCCGTAATTGGGTCTGTTATTTGGACTGTATAATCTGGACCATATGATAGAACTCTACTAGCAATTAAGATAGCATTCTTATCACCAATTAAAAGGTCATCTGCTTTAACACCATCTTCAATTACTACTGCTTCTAATAATTTATCTAAAAGAATTCCTTTTTTAATTAAATTAGGAGATGCAAGAATATCTTCTTCTTTTGCAGTCATTAATTTAATTGTAACTTCACCTTTAGATAATGGATGACCTTCTGGATAACCCAACCCTTGAGATGGTAAGGTAATTGTTTCGGTTGGGAAATCGTATGATTTTTTAGGTGTAGATGAAACGGATGGGGTAGTTTGTGTAGTTGCACCCAATCCTCTTGTAACTTGTTGTTCAATATTTTCGCTCATAATATAACTTTGTGTTTAATAATATATATACACTTTTTAAAAAAATAAAAGGGGATATCATTTCTGATTCCCCTTTTACATCTGTATCTCTTTACTAAAATTAGTACTCTAAAATTGCGTAGTCGTATGCCAAAGTTAATTCAATTGATAACGGGTCGTTAGAAGCCCAATCCAATTCACCAAAGTTTGCTTGAGTGATAAATGCTCCTTTTAATGTCCATTGCTCAATCTTATCACCAACTGGTCCTAATAAGTAGAAAGTAACATCTTTCTTATAGAAAGCTGCATAACCATCTCTACCTGTCAAAGATTCATGTGATTGACGAACCCACTCCATAACTTGCTGTGCTCCTGATGGAACGATTGGGTCATAAAGAGTAATGTTTACATCATCCCAAGTTGATTTTCCTTTAATCTTTCTCTTCACGTTGATGTGGTCTAACTCAACTACTTCAGAAGTGAAAGTTGGTCTATTTGCTGTTTTGATAATGTATGATTCAATACCATTGATTTCCATAATGAATCTGTTACCAAGTTTTGGTTCAAAATTCTTATAAAACATCTTATCAAACTCTAATATTTCTGGCATTTTACTTTATTTTTATGTTGTTCTTTTATAAATATCTATTTTTCAAATTATCCGTTAAAACTTGCACCAGTTGGTAAGATGTTGAAATCAATTTGAATGAATTCAGCTGTCTTAGTTGGTTGTAAGAAGATAGCTCCTTTCATAATGTTTCTATCAATTACATCTGGTGTGTTGTTTGTATCATCCATTACAACTCTGAAAGCGTATAAACCTTGTCTTTGTTGGATTGATTCTAAGTAAGGATTAACAATGTTTAAGAATCTGTTTCTAGTTTCAGAAGTATTTTGTTCAAATACTAAATATCTTGAAGTAGAAGCGATGTACTTTCTAACAGTTAATAATAATCTTCTTACATTGATTCTATCTAATGCAGATGGTTTATCTTGTAATGTTTTTTGTCCGAATACTACGATTCCTTGACCAGGGAACTGAACGATTGGGTTTACCTTTCCTTCGTATAATGTATCTTTTTCAGATTGAGTTAATCTATTCAATACACTTACTGCTCCTGTCAAACCACCTCTATTCAAACCTGCTGGTGCGAACCATTCTGCTGCTACTCTATCGTTTGCCGCAAATACGCCAGGTAATAATACTGATGGTGGAACTGTGATTAATTTGTTTGTGTTTACATCAATTGTTTTAATCCAAGGGTAGTAGAAAGCCGCGTAGTTAGAATCAACTTCACCTGCTTTAGTTACAGTTGTACTTAATGAATCGTTTGAACTACCTGCATCTGCAATATAAAATGCGTCAGCTCTTTCTTCAACCATATCCAAAATATCTGTAAATACTACATTGTGATTATTCTTATTGATACCAGGTGCTACAATCATATTGATATCCCACTCATCTGCATTTGATAATGCTGCGATTTGTTTACCATATGCTACTGAACCACTTGCAGTTGATGTAGAACAATCAAGACCTTGTGTGTTGCTTGGTGTGATATCAGAACCTTTGTAGATTGGAGTTGCTGGTGATTGACCATCAAATCCTTCTTGGAAACCTACTAAGAATTGTGCTACTGTTGAACCTACTGCCAATGAACCTCCGTTAGATGCATCCAATCCAAATACTGAATTTGAACCAGTTGTTGCTCCGTTAGGAATTGGTTTTAAGTAGATTTTGTTATCATCTTTAGTTACTGTTGTATCTAAATCAATACCACCATATTGTGTTGAACTTGCTGCTAAATAAACTACTGAAGGGATATTTGCTACTTGCAATGCCGAACCACTTACTGGTAATTGGTATGCAGAGTGTGCAAATGGTACTGCTTGAATTGGTGCGTTTTCGTTTAAGTTTGCAACTCTAATATATTTTGAGTTGTTTACCCAATCACCAGTTTCAGAAATTTTACCACTAGCATCAATTGATAACTTTCTATCACCAATTACTCTACTAATAAAGTTAGGAGAGTTAGGGTCTAAAGTTATATTAGCAAATGTTTCTAATACATTTTTCTTTTTATTTGTATCAGCAAATGCTCTTACTACTACTGTAAATGTACCATAATCAGTACCATTTACAGAACCTGCTGCTTTAATATTTGTGATACCAACTTTTACTTTTGTATTTGCTGCATTACCTGCACCGATTGTTTCAAAATTGAAAAGAGAATGTCTTTCACCACTAATAGTTTGAGATAAAATAGTTGGAGTAGAAGCTTCTTGAGCATCAAATCCGAAATCTTGATCACCTAATGCTACAACACTTGCAGTTGCATTGCTATCCAAAGTAACACCGTGTCCTTTGAATAAACCATAAACATATCCACCTTTTGAACCGAATGGAGATGTACCAAATAATGCTTCAACATTATTAGTATCTTCACTATCTAAAGATGATGTACCAACAAATCCTAATTCAGAACCAGTGATAATAAAATCACCATTACCTAAGTTAGTAATAGTTGTTCCTGTAAATCCAGTTGAATCAGTATCTGTATTAAAGATGATACCAACTGATGCAGTTACACTACCACTTGCTACTGTAAATAATAAAGGATTTTGTTCAGTATATCCACCGATACCTGCTACTCTACAAATTGTTGCTGTACCTGCTTCTCTTAAATAGTTTTGAACTGCTAAAGGAGTATAATAAGTGTCATCAACATTTCCGAACAATGTTTCAAATTCTGATTGAGAGTTTACAATTGTTGGAACTAACGGTCCTTCTTTGAAAGGTCCGATGAATGCTGCACCGATTTCAGCTACACCTTGTTGTAAAAATGATAGGTCGTTTTCCTTTGTGAATACGCCTGGTGATACTATTTTCTCTGCCATTTTATATGCTTTAATTTAAATTTATTAATTCTCAATATAAATATAAATTAAAAGTTCAAAACATTTATTTATGTAATGAACTTTTAATCTAAAAGGGAATTATATGTGGTGTAAACTACTATTCAGTAGGTGCTTTCACTAATTTGAAGAATACATTTAAGTTTCCTTCAGTTTCTACATTTGCCAATTCTGATAATTCAAATGGACGGTATTCAATTTCTTTCTCTTCTGATAATAATTTATCGTACTCTTGATTAAATTCAATAAAGTTTGAAGTTAATGAACGAGAAATAACATTTCCTTCTTCATCTTTTACTTCGTCGTACATTTTGATGAAAACTTGTCCATCTTCTTCCGTACCTAACTTTTTGATTAATTCTTCTCTTAATTTTTCAACGCTTTCTTTTTCAGTTGCAACTTTCTTTCCTAATTCGTTTAACCAGAATTTAGCAACTAATGAAAGTTTTTCGTTTAATAAACCTTTTGATGTAACTTCTCCTGTTTGTTGATTTTTAACACCGAATAATTCTGCTTCCAATGTTAAGAATTCATGTAACTTAAGACTAATTTTTTCCATAATTCAATTTTAGTTTTGTTTTGTTTGTATATAAATATATATTGTAATTTTTTTTGAAAAATGTACTTTATTATTTATTATATTATTCTTTTCAAAAATATTGTTGTTCCCGCGCCTGTATAATTACTGTTATATCCTGCTATCTTAAAACGAATTGTATATGAACCACCCGTACCAATACATGAAGATTCTACCGAGCTTTGATACATACATACATTTATTGTTAAATTACCACCACCAGAACCATATAAAGTTCTTGGTTGTGCACTTTCTTGACACCATACTAAATAATCTGTTACAGCAGCTCCACTATAACCAGTTCCTATTAGTAATCTTCCATAATAAAAATCATAATAGGTAGCTCCTCCTGCATTTGCATTAGCAACAAGAGCTACTTCATATAAACCAACTCCATTTCTTGTTATTGTATCAAATATTGCTGTTCCTGTTCCAGAACCTGCGGTAAGTGTACTATATCCTGCTCCAAAGTAAGCAGGAGAATAAAATCCAGCAGATGAATATACTGTTCCGGATACATCTAATTTATATCCAGGACTACTCGTACCCACACCAAGATTACATTGAACTATAAAATGTCCCATACAATTACCATATCCAACCCAATGACCGTTAGAATTATATATACCTCCCCTCCTATCACTTCCTTGGTCACCTGCATATGATATAAATGTACTATAATTACCAGAAGATGTACATACTCTAAAACCCCAATTGGTATCATTATCATTAGTTACTCCCCAATTATAGGTATTTGACATTCCTATACAACCATTTACTGTAAGTGTTTTACTGGGTGAAGTACAATTTATACCTACACTTCCACCATTTGGATTCAATATTAAACAATAATTTGTACCTAAACCATCTGCATTAGTAGATTGTATCCAAGCATAAGTTGGAGAAACATTCATACCAAAATCCATTGTTTCACCATATAGCCCAACAGCAGGTCTTAATCTTAATATACCACATTGAGATGTACCAGTTGTAGATGGTATACCTTGACCTGTACCAGTTGCTCCTTGGTTAACCGTTAATCTTTGGGTTGGAGTAGAAGTGCCAATTCCCATACAACCTCCTTGTATCCAGCTATCTCCATCTGTTCTTAATCTTATATATCCAGCCGCAAATGTACCACTTTCTGTACATCTACCCATATCTAAAATAGAATGTCCTTGTGTACCATTACTGATAAAACTAAATAAATTATTGTTTGTAGTAGATGCAATTCTTGCGGATGTTGCGTTTGCTGCTAATACTTTTACTTGCAATGCACTTGCTGCATCATCAGTTACAGAATTAACTAATATTTTTGATAAACAAGCTCCTCCAGCTGTACATATTCCAGCATCAAATTTTGCAAATGCAGTACTACCATCAATAGTCATACCGGATACCCAAACTCCCGTATCATTTACTATACCAATTCTAGCATATCTATCTGTTGTAGCATCGCTTCTTCTTAATTGAATACCACCACCATATCCTTCATTCCAAATACAGTATGTTGCTAAATTAGCAGGAAATACTAAATTACCTGATGACCTTATACCACTAGTTCCTGCGGCAATTCCCAATCCACAGACACTATTAGCAAAACACGCAGTTCCACTTCCTTTCAAATTTGCATTTACACAAACCGTAGTTCCATCATCAATTATGCAACTATCATAGAGATGATCACCACCTCCACTCTTTGCAACATAGTTACAAGTTAAAGTGGTTTCGGTTCCTAAAGTTGCTGCTCTTGGACCGCTCATTAATACTCCACCAGAATATCCTACTCCACTTGGGTTAGAATATATCCATCTGTTACATGTACTATCCCATAACATACTTCCAGTTACTCCATTTGCACTTCCACTATCTTGTACGCTAATTCCGCCATATCTTACAGCGGGATTTGCAGTGTTTAAGTTTACAACATTAGTTCCGATTGAAACGGATGATGCCGAAATGTATTGGATAGATGAGCTACCTTGAACTATAAAGTCACCTGCTATCCAAGTTGTACCGGATATAATCTGATTACCATAAAATGTATTTGAACCAGTACTTGCTAAAGAACCGGTCTTATTTTCTAGTTCTGTCAGACGAGTATTTGCAGAAGTAGTAAAAGTATTAGTTGTATAAATAGAACTACTAAACGATTCCAATGAGGTTATTCTTGCAATGTTTGAAGCAGTAACGGTTTCAATTGAACTTACTCTATTATTTACCGAAGAACTAAATGTTGCAGTGTTACCAATGCCAAAAACGGAACCAGTAAATGATCCAGTAATAGAAGTAGCAACAACACTTCCACTTGTTTGAATTGAAGAGGACGGTGATGATGTTAAACTTACATTATTATTTACGTCGTAAGATATTACATTTACTAAACCAGATTGTTGTCTATTTTTTCCCATTTTTGTTTTTTATTATACTCTATTTAATTGCCAAATATATCCCGCTGAACCAGCATATGTTGTACCTAATGCTTGGGTTGGTCTAGATGAATCTAACACTTTAATTCTATATGCTTGGAATGGAACATCATTTGTATACCAGAAAGTAAATATTGTACCATCCGTACATCCACTTGCATTTCCACCCATATTCTGACAGTTATTACTATTACTACATAGAAATGCCAAAGAAGTCCAAGTACCATTAGTTGCAAATCCCGATGCATTTCCCGAATTATTTGAACCTTGTAATTCAAAATATCCCCAAGAGTTAGCATGTATCCATACTTTTAATTGATTTACTGCTCTTGCTGCACCTAAATTAACTGCCCAATAACCAGGAAAATCGGTTATACCACAATGTCCTCCGTGTGTTGCAAATTGATAACTCGTATTAGAAGTAGGCATTGAAGGTGTAGCGGGTCCATATATAGTAATACATGCTGAACCCTGTCCTTGTAATCCTAATGTTCCAGCTGCTCTATAAACATCATGACACATTGAAAGATTATTAAAACAAAAGCCGGTTGCCAAATCTCCACTTCCCATTTGTACCCAAGTACTTCCGTTATAAAATTCCATTAAATTATATGATGTATTATATCTCATCATTCCGGTACATGCCGATGGTCTTTGAGCAGTTGTTCCATTATTTGGTAAAAATCCTCCAGTACCTCCAAATGAAATATTTCCTGTTGCATTTGCTCCTATTAATTGTATATAACAACTACCATCTGAACGATATGAGTCTAGTCTAAAAGTTGGATTTGTACTTGAATTAGGTCCTAATACACCAATTCTCGCACCGCCACTATAATAATCTAAGTATACTTCCGATGCTTTTGATGTTTGTGCTGTTCCTGTAACGTGTATAGCTCCATTAACTTCTAATTTATCTATTGGTGATGTTGTGCCTATACCAACATATCCACTACAATTAATGTACATTCTTTCAGTACACGTACTTCCTGCAAAAAATCCAATATTATTATTTCCGTTAGGACCACAAGATACCAATGCCAATTGTCCACTTGAACCGGCACCATAATCAACGGTCATACCAAAGAATTCATTTGCTGTTTTAAATGAATAAATTTTAGCTGCACATGCATATCCTTTACTACTATTGAAGAAATCAATACCACCATATCCACAATCGGATGTACGATAATTTGAATAAGGAATTATACTACATGCTATTCTTAAAGTTGTAATAGTTGAATCCGTAGATATTATATTAGGTGTACATACCTGACAACCAATAGTAATAATACCAGTTTGCCATATTTTCAATCTTTCATTATATGTTCCACCACCTTCGCCATTATAAAATCCAATAGATTGACCAAGATCAGATTGTATTATTGAATATCCACCAGAACCTTTACAAACCGTTAATCCAAATGTTACTTCATCGGATACTCTTAAAGAAGTTGCTGTAAGTGATGGTGAACATATTCTTCCACCAAAACATGCAGTTCCTGTTCCTACCAAATTATTTTTAATACAAGTAGTAGTTCCATTATCTATAATACATGAATCATATAAATGAAAACCACTTTGTACTTTTGGTATTGAATTTGTTGTTAAACGAGTCTCATTACCAACACTATCGTATGTTTCTGGACCAGTAATGACCGTTGATGAAGTTACCGCTACATTTCCTTGATGTATGAATATCCATTCATTATCGGTTGAATCAAAATAAAGTGAACCACTTTTACCACTTGCACTACCACTATCTATTGCCGAAATACCTGCAAATCTTACTGCAGGATTTGCCGTATTTAAGTTTACAACATTTGTCCCAATTGAAACGGAAGATGCTGAGATATATTGGATTGAAGAACTTCCTTGCACAACCAAATCATTTGCAACAAAAACACTTCCAGAAAATATTTGAGTTCCAATAAAGGTGTTTGAACCAGTGCTTGCTAATGAGCCAGTTTTATTTTCTAAAGATGATAATCTACTTAAATTTGATGCCGAAACCGTTTCTATTGAATTTAATCTTGCAGAAGTAGATGATGTAAATGTTTCTATACTACCAATTCTTGCAATGTTTGAAGCAGTAACTTCATGTATACTAACTAAGTCGGACGATATAGATGAAGAAAAACTTACAACATTACCAATACCATATACAGATCCAGTAAATGAACCAGTAATAGAAATCGCTTCAATACTACCACTTAATTCCAAAGATGAAGATACAGAACTTCCGATAATAAGATTATTATTATTATCAAATTGTATTTGTGTTGCTAATTTACCTGTATTCCTTGTTTTTCCCATTTTTTATAAATATTTTTATTGTGCTATCTCCATTATTGTCCAAGTAAAATTTCCAACAGTAGCTGCATCAAATCCTGCAGATGCGTAATACGGATTCCACTCATAATAAGCTCCACTACTTCCGGTTGTTCCAATTCTAAATATAATTGTTTTTGTTGTTGTTCCCCAAGAATTAGCCGTACCATTTAATGAAATAATACCACCATTTTGTCCATTAGGACCAAAATTATATAAATATTGACCAGATTTAACCAAAATTGTACCATCAGTATGATTTGCAGCCCATAAATAAAAATGATCAGATACATTTGATCTTTCCCACATAACAACACTATTTGTCATTATTAATATTTTTGATGTTGCTGATTTTGGTGTAAATGTTGTTTGTGCTATGTTTAATCCCTGATTATATGCCGGTGTACTACCCCCTGCTTCATTTGTTCCCATGCTTGAACCAGTACCTTGTGCTCCGGATGAAACTGTTGCGTTTCCTGTTACAACTTGAATTGGTGTTCCAGGTGCGAATATATTACAAGTAAAATTAGCAAAACCACTTTTATCAATAGTAACTACTTTACCGGCTCCAGTATACATTGCAATATACGCACAACTACAATTGGTATATGGTACTTGGAATTCATTAATATTATGATTATATGCAATTGCACCCACATTTGTATTATTTCTAGCAAAATTTATTGAACTATATGAACACCCTGCTGCTACATCTATTTTAACCTGATTATCATTTAATCCCAAAATATGAAGAGTACTTCCAGGAGTTGTTGTACCAATTCCCACTCTTCCACCACTAGAACCATTTAAAATCAAACAAGATGCTTCAATTGCTAATTTTTTATATTCATTATCACCATAATTATCTATATAAGAAGCGTTACCCGCTGATTGAAAATATAATCTAGAGTTACCCACATCATTTGTACCACCTAATCTTATTGAAGCCGTGCAAGATGAACCAGTATTTAATATTTGTAAATCACACATACATACTCTACCATAAAATTTAGCAATACCATCATTAAATACCCTAAATAAAGCAGCAGTATCTTCATAATTATTTAATCCCCAAGCTCCACCATTTGCAGTGGTTCCTGCATTATGAAAAACAATTTGATTATTACCTGCATAAAATAGTCTTGAAAAAGTACTATTGTTAGATTTTACAAATACAGTATCTCTATTACAACCATCTATATAAAGTTGACAAGATAGTGTAACTGCTCCAGTATTTGCAATTGATATTCTATTATTATTTGCGGTTTGTAATGCTAATGCTGCCTGGCTATTTATTAATATATTTCCGGTAGAATTTGATGCTTCCATTCCACCTAATTGAGTAATTCCATTATAAAAATAAACACCAGAATAGCCAGTTGTGCAGCCATTATTTATTGAAATTGCGGGATATTGTCCTGCTCCAGTACATGCATTGTTATTACATATTTCCAATTGGAATCTAGGAGTACATGTACCCATACCCACTTTACCACTACTACTAATAAATAAATCAGGAGTAACACCAGCATCTTGTGTACTAAATTGTAAATTTCTACCAATACCCGATGATGTTGTTGTTGACTTAAATCTATTATAATTTGGTAACGAACCATCAAAGAAAAAACTACCACTATCATCCATTACTTGGAATTTTCCAGCTGGTGAATTTGTATTAATACCTACACTTCCACTCATTTCCCAAATACAACTATCATATAAATGGTCACCACCTCCAGACTTTGCTACATAATTACAGGTGAGTGTTGTTTCCGTACCAAAAGTTGCTGCTCTTGGTCCGCTCATCAACACACCACCACTATAACCAACACCTGAAGGATTAGAATATATCCAACGATTACAAGTACTATCCCATAATAAACTTCCGGTTACACCATTTGCACTTCCGCTATCTTGTACACTTATACCTGCATATCTAACGGAAGGGTTTGCAGTGTTTAGGTTTACTATGTTTGTTCCAATACTTACTGAACTTGCTGAAATATATTGAATAGATGAAGAACCTTGTACTATAAAATCTCCAGCTATCCAAGTTGTACCAGATATGATTTGTGTGCCATAGAATGTGTTACTTCCAGTACTTGCTAAACTTCCTGTTTTATTTTCTAAAGAATTTAGTCTTGAAGTTGCCGAAGAAGTAAATGTATTAGTAGCCGAATTACTTGCTGTAAATGAATTAAGTGATGAAAGTATTCCTATTACTTGAGCAGAAGATGAAACTGTGCCTACCGGTAAAGAATTAACTAAATTGATACTTCCACTATTAAGAGTGTCCGTTGTAACTATACTTTGTGCAGTAATTGTATTTGTAACTTGTCCTTGTGGGTTTACTAAATAAATTGAACCACTTCCAACATATATGTGTCGGAACGGTTTATCAGTAGTACCTAAATCATATGCACCACTTACTGCAGGGATAATACTTCCACCAGCAATTATAGATGAACCACTTATAGAAATTACACTACTACCACTAATTCCACTTTGAGAACTAAAATATGCAAATTGTCCGGCTTCTCCACCACCACCAATACCACTAAACGCACCAATTTGGTTATTATATACAAAAATATCTATCACTTCTCCACCAGTCGCAGCTTCTGTTAATATAATTGATGTTCCGTTATTTGCAGTATATTCTTCACTCGCCAAATGAGAACCATTGAAATATACATCAATAAGTCCAGGTGTATAATCTACTAAAAATGTAGTTTGTGATGCCGATGCTGTAAATGATGTTTTTGTTCTTAATGCGTTTTGTTCAACACCACTAACTGGTCTAAATGTTACCAATTCAACAATATCTCCCGTTTGGTTTGAACCAGTTGTTAGAGTTATTGTACTTCCATTGATATCACTAAATTCAGTTGAATCTAATTTTGTACCATTATAATAAACTTGTACTAAACCAGTTAAATATCCGTATGATGAATTGAATACAGTTTGTCCGGCAGTTGCAACAAATCTTTCAGTATTTAAGATTGCATTACTTCCACTTATTGCTATTAGTTGTCCACCACTTATCGCAGCAACATAATTTACACCACTCCCACTTAAGTCCGAAACAAATAATGAACCAGTGATTGTAGTTGTTGTATTAATATTAAATCCACCGGTGCTTGAAATTGATGCTGTATATGAACCTGTACCGATTTGAGATGGGTTCAATCCTTCAATTCTACTAACAATTGATGCACTTAATGCGGACAATTCTGATGCTGATATTACATTTTCTCCGTTAATTGAAAGTGAACCAGTGACTCTTAGGTTATGTTGTCTCATTCGTAGTTATTCTCTGTTTAATTAATACTACATATAAGTATTTAATTTCTTCCGAATTGAGTTAAGGAATATAAATGTGTGCAGTATCTTCGTTTATATTACTAAAATGTATTGGTGAAGATATTTTTACACCATTACTTAAATTTAATATTAGGTATGTCAAAGTAATTGCTGCTAAAATTTTAATCAATTCTAAACTACTTTTGAATTCTATTGTTTTCATATTATTATTTTTAATATCCAAATCTTGCTTTTGTTACATTATAATTATTTAATATCTCTGCATCGGATAATGCTCTATTATATATAAAATATGTAGCAATTGCACCATTATTAAATTCACCAGGAGTGTTATCTGCTTTAGTGTGTGCACCAATTAAATATGTTTTATTTGGTTTGTTTTGTACTCCCGATTTAGATGTACTTGTATATAGTGAACCATTTATGTACATTTTTTGTGTAGTTCCATCAAATGTTTGTGCCAAATTATACCACGTATTATATGAATATGTAGAATGTAAATCACTATTTGATGTACCACCACCTGTTGTAATTCTTGTACTCATATATCCAATTGCAAGTCCGTTTAGATAAATTTCAACACCTTGATATACTGAACTTTCATATCCAGTACCACCTAATATCATTACTTTTTCAGAATATGTATTATTATTAAACCAAATTTGAGTTGTGGAATAATCCGTTGCAGGTGAAGAAGATAAACTCATATATCCTCCACCTAAATAAGATGCAGCAGGTGCGTATGTTCCAGTAAATTGATAATATCTAATATTACCGGAAGTTTGAATTACAGGATTTGATCCACCATTATATGAATTTGGTAATGCATAATATCCAGTATTTAATAAATTATACCAAGCACTATTATTTGCATATGTTGCATTTTTTGCATCCAAATACCAAGTCATTCCACTAGTTACTACACCGGTACCATAAAATTCACTCATTCCATCAGGTGTTGATTTTCCCATCGTATTACTTAAAGACCTCAACGAATATGAAGGACTCCCTAATTCCGAAGCTATTTGACCGATTGATATACATCCGCTACTTTGTAATGCCATTATAATCCTTTTGGTTTTTTAAGATTTTCTACTTCTATTGTAAGATTATCTATTTTAATTTGTTGTTCTTTAATTGCTTCTACCAATAATGCCGTCATATTTCCATAAGATACTCCATATCTATCTTGTTCTTTGTTATATGTTACTACTTCTGGAACTACATTTTGAACTTCTTGTGCTATGAAACCAATCTTAGTTGATTTATCTTCCAAATCAGTTCTATTATACGAAACACCTCTCAATCTTAATACTTTATCTAATGGGTCGGTTATTGTTACTATATTTTCTTTAATTCTTCTATCGGAATATGCTACAACATCTCCAGATGCAGTTGCTGTACCACCACTACTTACACTAAATAATACTACCGTCCAAGCGTAGTCCACAACTTCAAAACTTCTAGAAGATGAACTATTACCACCCAGTTGAACAGTCATTGTACCTTGGTTTCTATCGGATGCCCTACCTATCCACGCTTCACCTGTATTTGTTGTGCTATTTGGAAAAGTTCCCAAAGTAATTTTTCCAGAGAATGATGAATATCCAGCACTTGTAATATTAAAAAATGCCGTATCATCTCTTCCAATTGAGTATTTATCCGTACCTTGTGCATTTGCACCTACACCCATATCCCAATAATGATTTGCTGCACCATCCGATGCCATTCTTACTTTTGCTCCCGTATTTGTACCAGTAAATCCATTAACACCATTTGCAACATAAGAAATGTGTGGATTTATATGCATTACCCATCTATCTTGATGACTACCATAAAGTGTTGGATATGTCGTACTACCTGCCCAACTGGCTTGAATATTTCCCAATGTTGCGGTATATGACCCACCATTTATTGCAGTTACTGCTCCAGTTGAAGTTACTGATCCAAATGTTGGACCAGAAGTTGTTAGTAATGCCTGATTGATATATGTTCCAAATCCAGATGTAGATGATAATGTAATTTGCCCACTACCACTAACTACCGTTTCTGCATTCAATTTTGTTTTTACTCTTGCATCGGTATAATATAAGTTGGTGTTTTCTGATAAATTTGCAGTAGTAAATCCACTTAAAGATATTTGAGATGAACCTGAAACAATTCCAGCAGGTATTGAACTTAATGATGAATAAATAACTTGCCCACTACCACTTACAACACCGGAAGGTAATTGAGCACTTCCACTCCATACACCTGCCAAATTTGTTGCAGTTATAGTTGATGATACTTTTAAACTACCAGTTATTTCAGTATTTAATTTTAATCCAATAGTTGTACCATCATCATAAATTGCAGATGAAGAAATATGATCATCACCAACTGCTTTGACAATATAATTGTTAACTAATCCTAATTCGCTACCTAAAGTTTGTGATTGTGGTCCTGCTATAAATTTTGCAGATGTATATCCACTTCCACTTGGATTTTGATACAACCAGTTATTATTGGTTGAATCCCAAAGTATTGAACCAGTAAGACCGGTACTACCACTATCTATTACACTTATACCCGCATAACGAACTGCAGGATTTGCAGTATTTAGAACTACTTTATTTGTTCCAATATTAACCGAACTACCTGTAATATTTTGAATTGATGAACTTCCTTGTACAATTAAATCGGTAGTAATATATAATGAACCACTAAATACTTGAGTACCAATAAATGTGTTTGAACCCGTTGTTGCTAGCGAACCAGTTTTATTTTCTAAGTTTGTAAGACGAGTATTTTGAGTTGTATTTAAATTATCTACCGATGCAGATGTGGTTTCTAATGCACTTAATCTTGCATTTTGAGTAGTATTTGTAGTGTCTACTGATGCCGATTTTGTTTCTAATGCATTTATTCTAGCTGTATTTGATGATGTTATAGTTTCAATACTACCTAATCTTGCAGAAGTAGATGAAGTAAATGTATTTATTGCTCCTACCGAAACATTTACACTTGCTGATGTTGTTTGTAAAGAAGATAATACTGTATTTGTAGAAGATGTATAAGAATTAAATGATGCTGATGTTGCGTAATCACTTACTTGTCCTACCGAAGATGATTGTGCAATATTTTGTGTTACTGATCCGGTACTGTCTACAAATGCAATAGAAGATGTGGTAATTACAACACTACCAATTTGAATACCACCACCTGGAGCAGAACTTATTGTTGATTTTACACTACCACTATCTACAAAATTAATTGAACCGGTAGATACATAAATTTCTTTAAAGTATTTATCAACACTTCCTAAATTACGAATGTTATTAGTATCTGGAATAATGTTACCACTTACTATTATATTTTGAAAAGAAGAACTGGCATTTACCGTTAGTGATCCGGTTATTTGAGCATCATTTATTAACATCTATATTCTGTTTTTGAATATAAATATCAATTTTTACTATTAAATTACTTCTTATTGTACTGGCTAAGTATCTGTCTTGCCGAACTTTCATCCATATACGGATAAAGTCTATGATATCCCAATGTACCTAATTCAAATTTTGATTCAACACTAAATTTCTTAGATACTTCAATTGGTGCATAATTTCCGATATTATACTTAATTAATCTTAAACAAAAGAATATATCTTCTGCAAAAAATGATGCTGTTGAATATTGTCCCAATTGTATTAGTTCTTGTAAATCTGTTTCCCATCCAAAGTTTCTGCACACATATTCCATTATTCTAGGATTTCTAATTGATAATCCACCATTTTGAATTGTTTTATCACCAACCCAATTATAACAAGGTGCACCAATATAATCCCAATCTAAGAATTCTTCAATACCTTCTCTTAAAAGACCAGTATCGGTTTGGAATATTAAAATTCTTTCGTATTCGTATAAATCAATCCAAAAGTTTCTATCAGTTAAGAATAGACAATAATTTAACAATGGTTTTAAATGAGGATTGTTTTTTAATAATTCATCAAATCCTGCAATATTTTGTATTGTTTTTGGAATTGGTAAATTAGACGGATATCTTCGGAAATGAATATTATCTTCTTTTAATAACTTTCTATATTCCTTTTCAGTGCTTTCTGATGTGTAAATGATTATATCAGTATCTTTTGGTAAATACTTCATATGTTCTTTTACAATCTTATAAAATTCTGCAATCTTTCTATCTTCAATTATAACTGCTCCTAATTTTTTCATAACTATATTTCGTTTTCCCAATTTGTTAAAGGTGATAACCATTTAGTTTCCCCATGTGTAGAATAGCCAGGAATAGATGATACCAATCTTCTACCTTTTTTAGTTAGGTCTCCCCACATTTGAAAATCATGTGGATATTCTCCTGCTGTCCATTGTCTTAAAACCGCTTCATCTTCTTTTAGAGTTTTTACTTTTGCAGCAAATGTCATTGTAGTTGAATTAGTAATCTTAAAATGTGATAACTCACCACAATAAACTCTCGTAAATTCTGCTCTACCCTCACAATAAGGATTTCCACCTTCAATTGGATTTAAGTATTTATCTCTATGGTCATAAAGTGTAACATAATCCATTCCTAAATTCAAACCATCTTCTAATACTTTTTGGGAACCGTCTTTATGTAAATAATCATCTTCTAAAAAGTAAACAATTTCATCTCCCTCTAAAACAAATACTTCCGTTTGTCCTAATGCATGTGATAGTGCTAAATTAAATGTTCCAGCTCCATGTCCTATTTGAACTATTTGTGCTTTACCACTATAAATCTTTTCTATTTCTGATTTAAGATTTTCCGAAACACCATCCATTATAAGTAAAAAATCTTCTTGTCCGAAATGTTTAAGTGCATTTTTAAGACAATTGATTTTAGTAATATAATCGGGCTTCTCTTTTTGATATCCACCTTCTGATATTCTATAAATAACTTTCATTAACCTCTTTTTATAACTCTAAAACCATTATTGTTTGTTACAGTTTCACATTCTACCCAATGAGGATTTGCTTCCATAAATTCTTCAATTGCTCTATTCATATCATTTGCCCATTCGGTATCATGAAATGCAATATATTTTCTGGCTTTATTTCCATGCAATTCTAATTCACCCTTCATTTGGTCGTAGTTGTGTTCGGTATCTATAAACAATAAATCGGTTTCTTCTATTTGAATTTCTAATGTGCTTTTTTCTATGAACTGAAAATCTATTCCTAATTGGTTTGTTGTATCGTAAACATCATTAATATTTTCCGATGTTCTAATATCATAACAAATTAATTTTTTAGGATTTGAACCAACCCAACCCCAAGTTGAAACAACATCTCTAACTCCAAATTCAGTTATATGTTCACATTCTTTCCCATATTTTAACATAAGGGGAAAGTGTTCACAAATATCACAACCGGAATTACTTAGTTCTTCTATTTTTTCAGTTACATTAATTATCATTAGAACTTATTTACTTCATTGATTATTTGTGATACATCAAACATTTCGTCTTGAGAACCATAAGGACACTCGTGAAATTGTCCGTCTAATGAATAATCAAAATAAAGTGAATCAATTCTCTTTGTATTTCCAATTGGTTCTTTTGCTTCAATATTTTTGTGTATTTCGTAACCAAACATTTTAGGATGTGTTCCAATCCATAAAACTACTGATGGTAATTTGAATGCCGCTGCTGCGTGTTGTAAACAAGAATCAATTAGGACTCTTTTTGCTGAAACTTTTAATAGAGAGAACAATTCGGTATTACTCATCTGACGAGTAATTGTTTCTACTGCCGGATGATTTACTGATTGAGATTCGTGCTTACAAATTTGAATGATATGATATTGTTGTCCAAATTGTTGAACCAATGCTTCTACAACTGTTTTCGGCATGTCTCTTGTCCATGCATAGATTGGTTGTCCATCCATAATTGGGCCTCCGTTTGTATGCAATAACATAATCGGACGAGAACGCTGCCATTGTAAGTGCATTTGATTTTGTGTCATATTCAAATACAATTCTGGCAAATCTTCTTTCTTATTAAAAGGTAAATCATACATCTTATGCCAAGTTTCCGTTAGAGGAGTTTGTTGCATCATATGTTGTGATTCAAAATAAGGTTCTCTTCTTAAGACAATAGTATCTTTGCCATTGATATAATCATCCCAAAAATAAGGAGATACACCTAATCTATAAACTCTATGTATGTAAGGATTGTTTAAAAATATCTCTGGGAAAGAACATACTACGATTAACTTTCTATCTGGATATTTTTTGTAAATATTTTTAAGGATTGCAGTAGATGCTACATTTTTACCTAGTCCACCTTCAACGTGGAAAATAACGAATTTGTCCATTTATAACTTTTTAATGTTTTATAGAAATAAATATACGAAAAATAATTTAGAATACCAAAAATAAATTATCCCTTTAAATTAGTAGATACTAAATATGATGTTCCGGTATAATACATACCACTTGACCCATCATTAAATTTAACATCTTCTAAATTATATCCGTTTGGTAAACCATTTCTATTATTCATATCACCTAACCATGTACCTAATTGATAATCTCCATTTGGTTCGGTATAAACAGTATCTCTCAACCACCATCTTCCATAATCTTTTACTTGCCAATCGGATGCACCTGTTCCATAAAAATATGGATTTCTCATTATATTACCTGTATAATCACCTGAATTTGATGTGGATGTTCTATAAATACCAGGAACTGCTGATAAATAGGTATACCCAGTATCTCCAACTACATTGCTAAGAAAGTTTCTCATTGCTCTCCAATGATATTTACTTCTTGGCATAATTAAATCTAATCCCAACGCAGTTCCACTATGTACTGCTGTATATGAATTTACTGATATACCACCTGTTATTACATAAAAATCATATCCACCGCCTTCTTCTACCATGTCAACATACATTTGTAATGGATTTGGCATAAATTCAGATTGTATCCAATAATAACCAGAAGATTTGTGTGGATAATTTCTTGCTAAATCCATACCACTTCTAGCCGGTCTGCTTGATGATGAACCATCTGCAGGTAAAGCATGTGATGAACTTATTATTAAACCTCCTACATCAAATGGCATATCTTATCCTTTTAAATTTGTAGATAATAAATAGCTTGTACCCGTTGAATATGTACCACCATCATTAAATCCAGTCAAACTTCCATCAGAATTTAATGCGTATCCTGCTGCATATAATCCTAAAAATCCATAAGCGTATTGGTCACCATTTGGTTCACCAAATGTGGCATCTTTTAACCACCATCTGCCTAAATCAGGTACTTTCCAATCTGGTGGTCCTGATGCGTAATAATTTGGATTTCTCATAACATATGAAGTATAGTTACCATTCATATATGCTGGATATGAGCCTGCTGCAACAGTTGATGATGTTGCGTATAATTTACCAACTATTTGCATATATCCTGATAAATTTCCTAATACATTATTTGCGTATCTATACATAGCTTTAAAATGTCCTTGACTTCTTGGATATATTAAATCCAATCCCAGTGCAGTTCCACTATGATTTGCATTTGCATAAGATACAGCAGTTCCACCACTTATTGGATAAAAATCCCATCCACCACCATCACAATCACTATCCAAATTTACATACATTTGTAATGGATTTGGCATTTTTTCATTTTGTATCCAATAATATCCACTAGTTTTTGATGGGTAGTTTCTTTTTATATCCAATCCACTTCTAGCAGGATATGAACTAGAACTACCATCTGGTGCTAATTGTTTTGATGAATCAATAATCAATGTTCCTCCAATATCTATCGGCATAATTTTATATTTTTTTAGGTGTAGCACATTCTGCACAAACTTGCTCTAACATAAATCTGTACACTTTACATTGTTTATTATTATATAAGAATAAATCATTTTCTCCTTCTACTATGGTATAATCTCCTATACCATTTGATAAGTCCAAATCGGATGTATATACAGTGCTCCATCTATAAGAAGAACTTCCTAAATTTTGAGTTCCATTTGCTCCAGGTCTAACAGTACCATCACCTACTATAACTAATTTATTATCATAGTTATAAAACCCAAATGATAAATTATTACTTGAACTTTGGTCACCAACATAATTGAAAACCATTTTACCCAAATTATAAGACGCCTCTTGTTTTCCTATATTAAATGATAATCCACCACCAGTTTGACCGGATGCTAATAATGTAACAAAATCAGCATATCCACTACTTAAAGAATAAGTTGTTGTGAATCTACTTATTTGACTTCCAGATGTACATACATGCAATGGTACTGATGGTGTTTGTATACCAATTCCTATATACCCATTTCCAGATACATAAAGAGCATCTATTGCATTTGCTCTTAATTTCATAAACCCACATGCAGGTGTTGCGCAATGAATATATTCTACTGCACCTGCAGTTGTACCACCCGTTGGTGCTGAGAAATAAATTCTACCGTATCCAGTATCAGGAGAAAGTATGTTTATACCTGTTATAGAAGTACTTTCAATTTGTAAACCACCTGTAAGAGAATATGCACTTGCTCCACTATTACCTTGACAAAGTTTAAGTAAATTATTTGTTAATACAAATCTATCAATATTTGAACCAGTGGTTCTATCTACAATAGCAAATTGACAACTATTTCTTGATTGTATAGACCAACCACCACTATTAGTTGCTCCACCTTTTAAATACATTCCAGCATCCCCACCTGTTGCAACTAAACATAACATATTATATCCATCTGATGATGTATTTAATATCAGATTTGTAGAACAGATAGTATTGGAAAAACAAGATATACCAGTAGTTGTTATTTGGAAGCGCGTAGCTGTATCATTTGATAAATCCCAGTTACTTCTTACTTCAAAATTACCAGTTGTTGTATTTCTACCAAATGACCAAACTGTTCCAGTTTTACCCGCTGCAAAATAAGCGTTTCCAGAAGTATCTCCACAAACTTCTACTTGAATTACTGCTTTATCTGATGAGGTACTACCACAATTATAATGATAAAGTCTATGGTCTCCGAATCCTTGTATAGATAAAGTATAAGTAGGTGCAATATTTATACCAACACAACTATATCTATCCGCTCCTAATTTTATATACCCACAAGCGTTTGTATTTGCATCTATACCTGGTGTTAAAAATAAATGATTGCTTGTTCCACCTGCCGTTCTTATTGATGCGGCTTTATCTGCGGTTATAGCTCCACCTTGTTCACTAATAATTAAACCATTACAAGAATTTGCACCTCTTTGTAAAAATATACTACCATTACACGCTACTAGTGAAGGTGCACATATTGTACCAGTAAAACATGCAGTACCTGTTCCTACCAAATTATTTTTAATACAAGTTGTAGTACCATTATCAAAAATACAAGAATCAGTAATATGAAAACTATTAGTTGATTTTGGAATTACATTTGTTGTCAAACGGGTTTCATTTCCTACACTATCATATGTTTCAGGACCAGTAATCACCGTAGAAGATGTTACTGCTACGTTTCCCTGATGTACAAATATCCATTCGTTATCTGTTGAGTCAAAATAAAGTGAACCACTTGTTCCGGCAGCTGAACCACTATCTATTGCTGAAATACCTGCAAATCTAATTGATGGATTTGATGTATTTAATAATATAGTATTTGTACCAACACTTACTGCTGAAGCAGTTATATTTTGAAGAGATGATGAACCCTGAACTACTAAGTTGTTTTGAATAAAAAGAGTTCCACTTATTGTTTGATTACCAATAAAGGTATTTGAACCCGTTGTTGCCAAACTTCCAGTTTTATTCTCTAAGTTTGTAAGACGAGTGTTTTGTGTGGTATTAAGAGTATCAACACTTGCCGATGTAGTTTCTAATGCACTCAATCTTGCATTTTGAGTAGTGTTAGTAGTATCTACTGATGCTGATTTGGTTTCCAATGCTCCTATTCTTGCTAAGTTAGATGCAGTTATAGTTTCAATAGACCCTAATCTTGCTAAGTTAGATGCAGTAATGGTTTCAATGCTACCTAATCTTGCGGAAGTAGATGATGTAAATGTTTCAATAGAACTCAATCTACCATCTTGTGAACTCGTTGTTGATTGTATTCCAGTAATTACTTGATTAATAGATGAACTAAATATTTGTACATCTACTCCACTAACTGTCCCTATTACTCCATTGGTAACTGTTAATGATCCTGTTATGATTAATGATCCTGATACGGTTGGGTTGTATTGTAGCATTTAGTTAGTCCGATTTGTTATTTTTTATAAATATTATCTATTATGGTTTATTAGGCCAATTTATAATATCAGTTACATTTGTTATAGTTGATATTAAATCTCTTAATTCTTGTCTATAAGTTTGCCACTCCACTTTTTTTTCTTCACTTAATGGAGAATCAATGTTTTGTGTCCAATCGGATTCTGCTAATCTCTTATCTCTTTCTAATCTTACAAAATTTTTATGATTTTCTAATATTATATTTTCTAATTCTTCAGATGTAGCCAAACTAATATCATCTGGAATAGGCATATTTAATATTATTGGATTGGCAACAAGATTATCATAATTTTTATTGATATATTCTACTGAACCGTCTTCTTTTTCTATTTTTATAAAATCACTCATAATATTAAAATTTTAACTATAATAACTTGTAGCTGATTGATTTTGTGCATATTCAATTATACCAACGGCACCTAAATCCAAACTATGTGAACCTATAAAAATGTTTATTCTACCTTCACTATACCCATCATTACCACTATCAAATTTAAAACACATATAATTTGGAGAAGCTATTTTGTAAATATTTGATAATGTAGTTGAACCCGTATTATAAATGTACTTATTTAAGATATCAGTACCACTATATAAATAACATCCAGCGTGTCCAAAAATTGTACCTCTATTATATAAATATCCCCAATAATAAAAAGATAACATTGCACTACCTGATATCAAATTTGTTTTTACATCTAAGTACCTGTTTCCTGCTCTTAATGTAAATTCACCAATGTGTTGCATCATTGGCATGCCTGATCTAGCCCATGTGTTTGTACTTGTTGCATCACTAATTACTCTTTGAAATATTGCCATAATTTATATAATTTCTTGTAATTGAATTTTGAATTTTTTATTATTTTTGTTGTTGATGATATATAAGTTTTCAGAACCCTCTTGTATTGTCCAATTACCATTTGTACCATCAATATCATTACCACCACATTTACCTTCATTACTTAAATGTAAGTCGTTTGTATATATGTGAGCCCAAGCACAAGTTGAAGTTCCTAAACAATATGTATTATTAGCAGATGGTGCTAAGTTTACAGATACTTGAATACCATCATCTGCAATGTGTAGTTTTAGAGTTTGATTTGATAATAATCCACCTGTCCAAAATAAGTGTCCTTTACCTGCTGATAAATTTCCACCATATTGATAATAGTTTGTATAGTCAGCTGCCGTACCGGCTCTATTACCTCTTATAATAATACTATGATTTGCATCTGCTGCGTATATCCATCCATATCCACTACTATTTACAATTCCAATATCACCACAAGTTTTAGAACTACTAACAATCAATCCGTTTCCTGCACAAACTGTTGATGAAAAACATGCAATACCAGTTCCATAGAAACTTGCGTATTCGGTTGGTGCACCGTTTACAAATGCTATTCTTTGGCCACCAACACTAGCATATTGAACTATATACGTGTTTGATGTATTCCCTAAATATAAACCAGATGCTGATCCATCTGCTCTGTTAATTCCTATACATCCCCCATTTGTTTGAATTTGGCAACCAAAAGTAGTTATACCGTTTGCTGCAATAGTAAGTCTAGTTTGACCAGTAGTTTGAAATAATAATCCACCATATGTCATAGCCGATCTATATGATGTACCTATTTTACCATCACATCCACTAATTCCTACATAAATACCAGCATCATTTCCACCTGCTCCTTCAAACCAAGCTACATCACAAGATGCTATACCTTTAACTTGTAATGTTTGGTATACTCCTCCTGTTGTGCTCCAAGCTTGTCCAACTCCTATACAATTTATTACCGCTTGTGGTGCACAAATTGTATTAGAAAAACAAGAAACACCATTGGTAGTATCTATTTTCAATAAACTAGTAAAAGTAAAAGAACATCCTGCTGCCTGGCATGCGGCACCTTGAAATAATATATTTTGATTATATCCACTAACAACTATTCCGGCTGATCCGTATGATCCATTTTTAATATAAGATGTACCATTATAGTAACCATTTGATGTAATATACATTTCTGGCAATCCAATGTAATTGGCTATATTATTTCCATTTCTACCTTCAATAATAGGTGCTACTGGATTTCCCCAACCACTTAAAGTTGAAATACCTGATCCAAATCTATCTCCTAAAACATTACCACAAATTATAGATTGGGATGTACAAATTGTATTAGAAAAACAAGCTACACCATTGGTATCTATTTTTAATCTAGAATTTGTATTATTAGAATAAAATACCAAATTTTTATTTGTAGATGTACTAGATGCGTAAACAAAAGTATCATTTGGATCACTATAAATTGAAAGTGGATTTGAACTTGTACATCCAAAATAATTTGTATTTGCAAATGCGTATATTGATGATCCAGCGATAACCGTACTTCCAAAACACGCAGTTCCTGTTCCTACCAAATTATTTTTAATACAAGTTGTAGTCCCGTTATCAATAATACAAGAATCTACAATGTGGAATCCACTTTGTACTTTTGGAATGATGTTTGTCGTTAATTTAGTTTCATTACCTAAATTATCATATGTTTCAGGACCAGTAATCATTATAGATGAAGTTACTGCCAAATTTCCCTGATGAACAAATATCCATTCGTCATCTCTTGAATCAAAATATAATGAGCCACTCTTTCCTGCAGCTGAACCACTATCTACAGCCGATATTCCTGCATATCTTACAGATGGATTAGCAGTATTTAATAGAACAGTATTTGTACCTATACTTACCGCAGAAGCAGTAATGTTTTGAAGTGAAGAAGAACCCTGAACTACTAAGTTATTTTGAATGTAAACAGTTCCACTTATAATTTGGTCTCCAATAAGTGTATTACTTCCAGTACTTGCCAAACTACCAGTTTTATTTTCTAAATTAGTAAGACGAGTATTTTGAGTAGTATTTGTAGTATCTACTGATGCTGATTTGGTTTCTAATGCATTTATTCTAGCTACATTTGAAGCAGTAATTGTTTCAATAGAACTCAATCTTGCGGAAGTAGAAGATGTAAATGTATTAGTTCCAGATATACTCGCAGTAAATGTATTGGTAGATGACGTAAATGTATTATTTGCATTTATATCAATTCCGGCAATAGATCCACTAAATGAACCCGTTAGGGATACATTTGAACCAGTTGCTACCGTTGTTGTTCCTTTTAATTGTGGCGAATATATCTTCATTCTTTAATTCTTTTTTATAAATATTTTATTTTGTTTTAAGTTCGTCCAATTCTTTTCTTAATTTTTGAACTTCGGACAATAATACAATTGACAATTTTTCATAGTCAACATTTCTTACTACTTTATTATCTTCTTCATCTTTCAATATTGCCAATTCTGGATAAACTTCTGCTACATCTTCCGCTATCAAACCTATTTGTGTTCCTGATTTTAATTCTTTTCCTAAATGACACCATTCATCTTTGTATTGATATGTCACAGGAGTCAATTTCATAAACATACAACTATCGGTATTATATTGACAAATAGATTGTTTATATTCACAAGAAGAACCTGCTGCGTAAAATGCTCCGTTTACATATAATTTGTAAGTAGTATTAATATTAGCAGCATTTACAGAAACATTACCACATGCTCCCACTAAAAATCTAGGATTACCACTATAATCTTCTCCTTTTATAATTTCATTTGTTGCATTTGAACCCGCTTTAACATATAATCCTGCAGAATCACCTGTTTTAGTATTATATAATCTAACCAAATAATCACCAATACTACATTGTACATCTAATTTATAAGCAGGACAAACTACACCAATTCCAACATGTCCATTATTCATAAAACGAACATTCTCAGTAAATACTGATCCGCAATATTGACCAAAAGTTATGCCACCACACTGTTCACCAGCAGTACCGGTATACATTAAAAATTGACTGTTTCTTATACCAAACCCATATCTATCATTTACCGAACCATTATCATATACAAGAAGTTTACAATCGTTTATTATACTTCCTAAACTAACTTGTCCACATGGTGTTATATTGTTTACACCAACATATCCATTACTAGCTAAATGCAATCTTCTTATGCCATTTGATTGAATTGAAAATGGAGTAGCACCGGTGGTTCCAATTAAACCTTCCGATTCGGTATATGCTCCTAAACTATCAGAACTACTTGCTCTCTGTAGTCTTAATTCAGCATAAGTAGTAGATGATCTTTGAAAAAATATAGCCGGTTGATATATACATTGATGGTGTGAATCAAGGTACATAAACATATGTTCACCGGTTGATCTAAAAATTGTTTGGTTTCTAAGAGTATTTTCAACTGTCAAACCATCTAATGAAGTTGTTGAATATACATGTAGTTTGGATGATGGGGATGTTGTACCCATTCCAATATATCCATTATTTTTTATACTTAATGCAACACACGCTGTGTTCATTAAAATATTAAAATTATTATCGTACGCTCGTATATAGTGTGAACTTGTAGAATTTTGCAATCTTATTTCAGGACCAGAACCTCCTGCTTGGCAAATATGCAGCATTTCAGTAGGAGCGTATGTACCAATACCAACATGTCCACCCCAATCAAATGTTACAGCAGCATTTGCACCATCAACTCCTTCTCTATAAAAAATTAAATTACAATATCCTTGTGAAAAATTTGTACCAGTTGAATATATTGACCAGGTTTGTCCATTAACACTCGTGTTTTTTAATTGAATTGCCGCATCTCCTACAGCCGAACCTTGTGCTGTAAATCCTAAACCTGGAGTATCCGTTCCTGCTCCTATTTTACCAGAGGCTGTCCATGTACCATTTACACAATATGCCATAATCTATTACTTTATTTCTATTAAGTTAAATTTATATTTTTTACAACTTATTTGATTTATAATAAATAAGTCATTTTCTCCTTCTTGTATTAACCAACTACCTCTTGTACCATCTACATAATTTGCACATTCATAATTTAAGTTACTCAATCTTAAGTCATTTGTTCCGATTGTTTTAGCAGTTAAATCACAAGCAAAACAAGCAACACCATTTGATGCTATTCTAAATCTTTCAGTAATAGAACTTGCATTTCCTCCTGTAAAAAATGATATTCTTGCGTTTGTTCCTAATGCCGAAACATCCAATTGATCAGCACTTACATTAAATCCATATCTTTGACCATTTGAAGGGCTTTCTCCATAAAGTAATAAAGAAGGTAAACCAGCAGTACCACTTTGTCCACATATGTGCAATGTAGATAAAGGTAAAGAAGTTCCTATACCAACACAACTCCCACTTTCATAAATTGCACTATCATAAAGATGATCACCACCACCTGATTTTGCTATGTAGTTGCAAGTCAAAGTAGTTTCAGTTCCAAAAGTTGCTGCTCTTGGTCCACTCATAATAATACCACCACTATATCCTACTCCAGATGGATTTGAGTATAACCAACGATTACATACTGAATCCCAAAGAATTGATCCAGTTACACCTGCAGAACTTCCACTATCTTGTACACTTATACCTGCATATCTAACTGCAGGTGTTGAAGTATTTAAAGTTACAATATTTGTTCCAATACTTACTGAACTCGCTGAAATATACTGAATAGATGAAGAACCTATTACTATTAAGTCGCCGGTTACATATGTTGAACCACTCATAATAGTAGTTCCTTTGAATGTATTACTTCCGGTTGTTGCTAAAGAACCAGTTAGTGATTCAATACTATTTAATCTATTTGTTTGTACTAAATCAGTTGTTGCAATAGAAGAACTAAATGTTGAATAGTTATTAGTTAAAGTTACATCAACTTGTGATGAACCAGATACAACACCATTATTTGCGTATATTGAACCACTAAATCCTGTTGAACATATGTTACCGCTAAATTTACCAGTACCTTCAACATATAATGTGTATCCGGTATTTGCGTATTCGTTATTAATGTTTACACTTCTGCTGTAAAAATTTGCTATCGTTTGTCCGGCAACAATTGTTCTAATATTTGTAGTTTGACTATTATTTGTATCAAAGTATGTATTATTACTCCAACCCAATCCATATCCAGGTTGTATTCTAGCACCTTGTTCTAAATTAGAAAATCCTCCAATATATAAATCATCCCAAAGATGTGTAGGGTCTCCTAAACTATATGCACTATATGTTACATTAGTTGCAGGTATTACATTTTGATTTAATGAATTTAAGTAAGATGCAGTTAATGAATTTACTGCGTTTGAAGCAGTTACATATGCTATTGGTGTCCAACTTGCAGTATAAGGTGAACCTGCTGAAACTTGTAAAACATATCCTGCATAAGATGAACTAATAGAAGGTAAGTCACCACCTATTGTACCAATTGCCCAACCTGCTGCCGCTTCAGGGAATGTAATTAGAGATGAAGTGTTATCCGTTAATACAATTGTTTGAGGAATTATTTTCTCGTAATTACTGTCAAATGTTTGGATATTAACAAATCTATCTCCAAAATTATGTTCAAATCTCCATTCTAAAGAAGATGTAAAACTTTGTTTAACTGTTCTACCATTCACTTCAATTATACCACCAATACCTGCTACCGCGTATCCAGCAACTGGTGTACCAAATTCTAAAACTAAAGTATTCACATCAGTTGCAGTAATGGTTTGTGGAAGAACTATTTGTCCGGAATTATTATAAACCGTTACATTTGGATATTGTACATTTAAATTATGCGTGAATGTCCAAGTTGCTGCAGAGGTAGTTTGTGTATGTATTTTTCCACCTCCAGTTAATCCGGTCAATAGAGAACCATCACCTTTGAATGAACCAGTAAATGAACCAGTGAACGGGTCTGTTAAGGTTACAAATTGTGCAGATCCAGATATTAATGTAGGTTTTTCAGTTAATTCAGTAAATGTAATTGGTGTACCTACTTGTCTATATCTTAAATCTAAAGATGCTGTTGTTTGTTCTGAACCACTAATAATTCCGCCTGGTTTATTTGCAATATTGTCCCAAGTTGTTTGAGTTATTGAACCGCTTAAAACATATCTATTATCGTATGAAGCGGTCAATTGTGCAGATGAACTTACTAAACCATTTGATGCAGATATTGGGCCCGTTACTTGTAAAGTACCATTAACTATTATTTTATTTCCACCCGTTTGAGTAATAATAGAATCGGAAATGTGGTCATCTCCACTTGCTACCGGAAGATATCCAGTTGTTAAACCAATTTCATTTCCCAAAGAACCCGTATTTTTAGGTCCTGCTATTAATATTGCCGAACTATATGCTGCTCCAGATGGATTTTCGTATATCCAATGATTATTTACCGAATCCCACCAAAGAGAACCGGTTCCAGATGTACTTCCAGAATCTTGTACACTTATACCACCAAAACGAACTGCAGGTGTTGCTGTATTTAATAAAACCGTATTTGTTCCAATACTTACTGCCGAACCCGTAATATTTTGAATTGATGATGTACCTTGAACAATTAAATTTTCAGTTACATATAAAGAACCACTCATTATTTGTGTTCCTTTAAATGTATTTGAACCAGTTGTTGCAAATGAAGATTCAATTACATCTAATCTTGTATCAATTGATGCGGATAAAACATTTGTACTTGCTGCACTTGCACTAAATGATGTTGCAACGGAGGAACTAAAGTCTCCAGTAACAGTTGAAACCGAAGCAGATAATGCTGAAATATTTGCATTACTTGCACTTATTGATGTTGCAACGGAAGAAGAAAATGATTGTGTAAATGAATTAATAGCAGATAACGAAGTATCAACCGATGCCGATTTTGCTTCCAAAGAATTTAATCTCAATGCCTGTGAACCACTATCTGTTGATAATTCATTAAGCCTTTGATTAATTGAAGCGGAAGCAGCTAAAAACGAAGACGATACTGCTGTATATCTAGGTATTTCTGCTGTTTGTCCGGCTTGCTGTATTAAGGAACCGGTTATAATAGGACTATCTAAAATCATTTCTCCGTTTTATTTAAGTATAAATATCTTTATGTTATGGTTTTGGGTATTTTGCTTTTACTTCTAAACATTTTTGTATATAAGCATCAATTTGTTCTTGATCTCCTTTTACAATCCCATCTAAATAATCCGTAATTGGTGGATATTCCAATTTTCTCCTTCTTTGATAATTCAATGCATTATATTCGGAAATCAATTCTGCTCTTTTTTCTTCAATATCGGATGGTAATGTTATAATATTGCCATCCATATCTACAAGTTCTCCATTTATATTAGCACCCTTAATACCATATTTTTCATTTAATACTGAAATATCATCAATATAATCTATATCTATTATTTTATTTTTATTTATCATAATTATTTATTTTTTTATATCCAATATCCCATTATCCATAATCCAATATAATGTGTACCTCCGGAATAACCAGTAGCTAAATTTGCATAAACACTTCCATTACTATTTACATTTATTATACCACTATCCATAAGACCGTAATATTGAACACCATTTGTTGTATTTGCGTTGGATGCATCACCATCATGCCATAATACAAATGATCCATAATCTGATCTAGTAAAAGTGCTTGCTGAATATGGGTATGGTCCTCCTGGTCCTGACCAAGGATATGGAGTTGTATCAGTTGATGTACCAAATAAAGATACCGCATGATCACCTTGTCCTGCACCACCACTATATCCAGTAATATGATACCAACCCAATACTTGAAGTGCTTTTACACCAGATGGTAAACCTAATCCGGTTGTTGAAAATGATGTTTGAACATTACCAGTTACCGATGCACACCATCCAATTGATGTTGTTAATACACAATATGTGTGTGCTTTGTAGTTTGCGGTACTAATAATTGGAACCGATGGACAAACAGCATTTGGATGTATTGATAATTTTGCCGTGTTATTTGTATAGAATACGTGTCTAGAATTTGTTGCATCTCCACTAGAATGATATTGTATATCATAAATTGGTCCAGAAGTAAATCCATGTATAGTTGCTCCAGAATTAAATAAGTAAAGTTTTAATGAACCATCAGTATATCCACTTGAATAATCATTATTAAATCTTAATGCTGATGGTGTTGCTGTATTTACTTGTGCTGCATTGTTTCCCGTATCAATTAAAATATTTCTTTTATCTTTAATTCTAAATCTTTCATCAAAAGTAGAACCATTCCACATTGTGAATATCATATCGGAACAGTTTGATCCTGCAGACCCACCTATATTACAAACTTTAATTTGTGCGTTACCAAGACCTGCACCGGCTGTACTGTTATCTACTCCAAAATCAATTCCGGTTGAAGTTCCTGCTGTATTACTACAATTTGTTAAAGTTATAGATGCCGCATATCCTCCAGCAGATACTCCATTTATATGTAACGTGCTTTCCGGAGATGCAGTTCCTAATCCCATTGCTCCTGAACCTTGACAGAAAAATATTACATTATTTCCTAATTCATTTATATAAAGTGGTTTTGAACCATGTGACTGTATCCAAGAATAACTACAACAAGATACACCCATTCTCAAAGTTGCTCCAGTTGGTGAACCTAATCTTAACATACCCGTATTAGAGTCTCCAGTATTACCACATATATCTAATAAAAACGATGGAGTACACGTTCCAATTCCAATTTTACCATCACCCTTTATAAACATTAAAGGTTTTGATACACCGCAGTTTGGCGTGGTACTTGTTCCAAAATAGATACCATTGTTAGGATCACTGCCGGAATAATCATATACTGCTATATGCAATGCTTCACCAAATGTTCCCGCAGTTTGACAAGTATATTCTTTATATCCTATAAATCCATTTAATCCATTATCAGTAAATGCTATACCTTGCATTGCTCCATATGCCGAACTGCAGGTTCTCATTTCTATAAGTTGGTGATTATCACTATCTATTAAAAGTAATGTATTTGCGTTTGGTGCACCTGCTCCATTTGGACAACTTGCATAAATGTGAACTTTTGCTAATGCAGAATTTGTTCCTATACCAATTTTTCCACCATCTCTTTGTAAATATAAATCTCTAACAACTCCAGCAGGTGTATATGATTGGATTACTGCTCCACATGCAGTTTGTCCACCAATTCTTAATTCTCCCGTTGAACTTCCAATTCTTGTATGCCAAACATCATAATCACAATAAACGTGTAAAATTGAAGTTGGGCAAGCGGTATTAATACCCACATTACCATTTGGTAACCAAGATGTCCTTACAGTTCCACCAACATTATCAAAAACATATAAATTATCTGTACTATCATTATTTAATTGTAACCACCATTTAATATTTCCTGCGGTTGAAAATTGAATATTTGCTTCCGTATTTACATTACATGCTCTATCAATACGAATACCACCAACTCCATCTCCGGTTGTAGAATTATATACTGTAAATTGTAAACAAGGTGTTGATGTTCCTATACCAATTTTACCACCAATTATATTATTACCACCAAAACATGCATTACCAGTAGAACAAACTGTTCCAGAAGATAATATAGATGGTGAACATACTGCGGTAGAACCATATAATGTAGTTCCACTTAAAGTTCCTCCTACAAATGCACCGGCACATGATGTACCAAAACAACCTATTGGTGAACATGCAATTGTAGATGCATAATTAGTTGTTCCACTCATTGTACCACCAATAAATGATGTAGCACATGCTGTACCAAAACATCCTATTGGTGAACAAGATATAGTTGATGAATATGTTGTTGTACCTGTTATAGTACCAGTTCCTATTAAATTATTTTTAACACAAGTTGTTGTACCATCATCTACAATGCAAGAATCTACAATATGAAAACCACTTTGTACTTTCGGAATGATATTTGTACTTAAACGAGTTTCATTGCCCAAATTATTATAAGTTTCTGGACCAGTGATCATTATTGATGATGTTAGTGCCGCTCCACTTACAATTTGGTGAACAAATATCCATTCATTATCAACAGAATCAAATAATAACGAACCAGAAACTTGCGGTGATGAACCACTATCAATTGCTGCCAATCCTGAAAATCTACTTGAAGGGTTTACAGAGTTTACTGTTATTAAATTAGTACCAATATTAAGAGTACTTTGAGAAATATATTGTATTGATGATGAACCTTGTACTACTAAATTTTGACTAATATATAACGAACCTGTAATTGTTTGGTCGGCTTTATAAATATTTGAACCAGTTGTTGCTAAACTTCCTGTCTTATTTTCTAATGAGTTTAATCTTGAAATATTAGATGCTGATACAGTTTCTAATGAATTAATTCTTGAAATATTAGATGCCGAAATTGTTTCCAATGAACCTATTCTACTTAAATTTGAAGCAGATATTGTTTCAATAGAATTTAATCTTGCCGAAGTAGAAGATGTAAATGTATTGATATTAGTTATAGAAATATCAACACTTGAACTTTTACTCTCTAAACTATTTAATCTTCCAATATTAGAACCAGAAACTGTCTGTAAAGTAGTTAATTGAGATGAAACGGAAGAACTAAATGGATTAAATGAAGAAGTAAATACAAAAGCAGAAGCGGAATATCCATTTAATGTATTTGAATTGTCCGCAGTACCAGTTATAGTAGTACTTCCTAAATTAATACTATTGATTTGTGAAAAGTTTGCAGTTGATCCTGAAAATGAAATAGTTCCGTCTGCAGATGCTGATATCTGTGCTACTATATTTCCACAACTGTCTTTAAATCTATATTGTCCTGCCATTTATTTTTTATTAATAATTATTACCTGATATTGTTATTTTTCCTGTTAAGCTTTCAATTGAGAAAATTCTAACTTCTCCCCATACAAAAGATGATGAACCTAAACTTGAAGAGAAATCTACTTTTACTACACTTCTACATGTACCATCAATTGCAACGGTCATTGGTGCATGTGTATTAATAGCACATCCAGAACCACCGGTTATTAGGTTACTATCTGTAATAGATGCTGTTCCTCCAACAAATCTATTAACACCATATGTTCTTAAAGAAGTCTGTGTATAAGAATCACTTACACCTTGTAATCTTGAACCATATTCAATCGTAAAAATTAATTCTTGGAAACTATCATTATTATCTATTGTAACTAAACAAACAGTTCTTGCAGTACCACTTCCAGTAGTTTTTTCAATATAAAATGGAATTTTATACCATTGTCCACCGGTATGGTAATCATATCCTTTTCTTGATAATGAACCACCCGAACATATGGTACAAGCAAAACAAGATATACCGGTACTATCAATACGAAGTCTTTGGCCTCCATCTGCTACAGCTCCAGTTCCGTATAAAACATCTCCAGCTGTTCCTGCATTTGCTCTTGTATAAAATGTTATACCTTCATTATAATACTGCCTAATAAAACTACCATAATATCCATTATTCATTTGAACAATAGTATTAGCAATAGCTTGGGATGAGATAGCATTATGTCCTAATACTCCCATTTGTCCACTTGGTGTTGCACTTAAAGAATTATAAGAATTAACACAATAAACAGAAGAAAATATTGATGTACTAGCAAATAATACAGGTGTACAAACTTGACAACTAAAACAAGCAATTCCTGTTGCTGCAAACGTCAATCTAGCTGTATAACAAGTACCTATGGATAGAGGAAACGCGCATCTGGTAGATATAAAGTAATCGTCATTGAATACTTGTATGTCGTTAGCAGCAAAGTGAGTATATCTATTTGAATCACTTTGACCCACTCCAATACCTGTAGCAGTTCCTCCGGTTATAACTTTTAATATTCCTCCTGCTGTATTTACACCTGCTCCTGAAGTCATGATATTCATTGCTGGTGCACAAACTTGACAACTAAAACAAGCTATACCTGTACTAGTAATACGCAATCTTTCAGTATTTAAGTAAGTAGCAAAGCGAATTGTATCTGCTACACCGAATCCTATATTTAATTCATTTCCAGAACCTAAAAAAAGTGTTTGCCCCAATGTTCCATCTGCTCTTTTTATGAAAATTCCTTTATCATTTGATAAATTTATATTATCTGTTGTAGTAAGTGTTAATGCGCAAACATTACCAGAAAAACAAGCATTACCGCTTCTATCCAATAACATTCTACTTGTATAAGTACCAACTCCATTATTTGTATAAACTTGTAAACCTGTTCCAGTTGATAATGCTACTTTCTCATTATATCCCGTTGTTATTTCAAAGTTGGTACCAGGACTATTAAGACTAAGTCCTGCTGTTGCTTGATTTGAATATCCCCATTGAATATACCCATCTGTAAACCCACCAACTGAACACCCTTTTATTGTTATTGATGAAGAATTGGTTGTGTTACCCACAACAAGATTACATGCTATTGTTGTAGTATTACCAAAACATGCGGTTCCTGTACCTATTAAATTATTTTTAATACAGGTCGTAGTACCATTATCAAATATACAAGAATCAGTAATATGAAAACTATTAGTTGATTTTGGAATTATATTCGTAGTTAAACGAGTTTCATTACCGATATTATCGTAAGTTTCGGGACCAGTAATTACGGTAGAAGATGTTACAGCAGTGTTTCCTGCATGAACAAAAATCCATTCATTATCAGTTGAGTCAAAATAAAGTGAGCCACTCTTTCCCGCTGCACTACCACTATCAATTGCAGATATACCAGCAAATCTAACCGATGGGTTTGCGGTATTTAATAGGACGGTATTTGTACCAATATTAACCGCCGATGCAGTAATGTTTTGAAGTGAAGAACTACCTTGAACTACTAAGTTATTTTGAATATAAACAGTTCCACTTATAATTTGGTCTCCGTTAAATGTGTTACTACCAGTAGTTGCTAATGAACCAGTTTTATTTTCTAACGAATTTAATCTTACAATATTTGAAGCGGATATTGTTTCAATAGAATTTAATCTTGCAGAAGTAGATGAAGTAAATGCTTCTACACTTCCTAATCTTGCGATGTTTGAAGCAGATATTATTTCAATAGAATTTAATCTTGCCGTAGCAGATGCTGTAAATGTATTAGTTCCGGAATTACTTGCAGTAAATGAGTTTAATGAAGAAAGAATACCAACTACTTGTTCACTTCCACTAACTAAAGTTGGAACACCTGTTAAGTTTGTATAACTAATAGAACCGGTTAATGCTGATGCAGATACTGCTCCTACAATACTTTGGTCACCTACGAATGTATTTGAACCAGTTGTTGTATAAGCTCCTAAATCATTAAATGCATCACCATTTACCGAGAAACTACCAGTAATTATCGCTGAATCTATTCTCATTATTCTCCTATTTTATTTTCTAATTGTTTAACTTTTTCCGATAACTCTTTTACTGCTCCGATTAACAATGCTGTTACTTTTGAGTAATCTAACAACATTACTTCTTCGTATGTATTTCCTATAAGTATTTCTTTTTTCGTCACTAATTCTGGTTGAACATCATAAACTTCTTGAGCAATCATACCAATTTGTTTAACTCCTTCGTTGTTGTATTCACTAACCCAATCAAAAGTATATCCGTTTAATTTCTCTACTTTGTCCAATGAGTTTTCAATCAATTCTAAATTAGTTTTTAAACGATTGTCAGAGGTTGTATTAAAGTTTTGTGCGTCTACATCACCCGTAACAACCAATGAACCAGTGAACTGATATGAACCATTGCCCATATCGTTTAGTCCGTTCATTATTCTCGGACCACCTTTAGAAAGTATTGCGTTTCCGGCTGTTGGTATTGCAAAAGTTAAAGTTAAAGTATTTGCATTTGTTGCCTTTATCGTTTGTGGTAATAACATTTCATCGTTACTATCATAAACATTTACATTAACATATTTGTAGTTAAGTCCGTGATTAATTGTCCAAGTTGATGCCGATGTTGCTTGGTTATAAAGGTATCTGTCTCCGGATAAGTTTGAAATACCACCAACGGAAACATGCGCAAATCCATTTTCAGCAGATGCAAATGTAATTGTAAGTTGTGTATTAGAAACTTTTGTTATTTCATCTGGTATAATTACTTTACCACTATTATCATAAATTGTAACTGATGGATAATCGTATTCTAAATTATGCGTAACTGTCCAAGTTGTACTCGCTACACTTTGTGAATGTAAATATCTACCACTATCAATGTTTGCATTATCCAATATAAGAGAACCAGTAATAATTAATGAACCAGTGATTATTTCAGTACCAATAAATGTATTTGAACCAGTAGTTGCTAATCTACTATATCCAATTAATGTATTTATATCGTTTCCAACTTCTACATATCTTAAATCATATGAAGATGTTAATTGAGCCGCTCCACTTACAATTCCTGCTGGTTTGTTTTCAATATTATCCCAAGTCGTTTGAGTGATACTTCCACTTAAAACATATCTTGTATCATAAGAAGATGTAAGTTGAGAAGAACCACTAATCAACCCTAAACCATTTGAAAATATTGAACCAGATACTCCGAAAGAACCAGTAACTTCTGCACCATTACCACTCACTCTGAATTTTCTTAACCAAGTACTTCCGTTAAATTCTGCAACATTGAATCCACTACCACCACTATTTCTAGTATCAAATACAAATTCAGAAGAACCTCTTTGTCCTAAATCTGCATAATTGTTACCAAACATTTGATAATATGGTCCGTATATTGTAGAACCATCAAACATTCCAAACAATGTATTTGCAGTTGCACTATGTACTTGCAATTGTCCATTATTTCCTAAAACAATACTTCCAAGAGTTTTTATAGAACCGGTAAACGAATGTATATCATCTGAACTATCACCAAATTTAGTAGAACCACTTTCATATGCTACAAAAGATGTAGTTAATTGTGTTTGTATTTGTTGAGCTACTAAAGTTCCAGTAATTGTTAAACTTCCAGTTATTACCTGATTACCATTAAAATTATTTGAACCAGTTGTTGCTAAACTTCCACTTTTAAGTTCTAATGATGTTAATCTATTATTTACAGAAGAACTTAATGCAGTTATGTTTCCGTTACTTGCACTAAATGATGTTGCAACTGAAGAACTAAAATCTCCGGTAACAGTTGATACACTTGCACTTAAAGAAGTTATATTAGCATTACTTGCTGAAATAGAAGTTGCAAAAGCTCCACTTACTGAACTCAATGATGCTGAAACTGAAGAACTTAATGAACTTAATTCCGCATCAGTTGCGTATGTTGTATTCAAAGAAGAACTCCAACTTTCTAAATTTACAAATCTACTATTTAATGAAGAACTAAATGTAGAATATCCAGTTGTTGAACTTAATGTAATTTGAGATGAACCAGAAACTAATGTAGGTTTATTTGCTACATTTGTATAAGAAATATATGATGATGTTTGTGAATTTGATACCGATGCACTCACTATTGATTGCCAACTTGCAAATCCATTTTGAACTTGTAAAGTATATCCTTCGTAAGAAGCACTAATAGATGGTAATCCACCACCAACACTTGCTACGACTGTACCAGTTGTTGGATAAGGGAAATAAATTATAGCTTGTCCACTATCTACGGTTTCAATTCTTGATGGTATAACTACATCTCCAGAAGGTCCAAATACTTCAAATACAGGATATTTGTCACCAATATTATGTTGGAATATCCAAGTATCAGATGCAACTGATACTGTTAATCTTTTTGAAGTTCCTTGAGTTGATACACCACCAATACTTGCTACTGCATAACCGGTTCTAGCTGATGAAAACACAATATCCATTGAAGAAGTAGTCATTGACTCAATTCTTAATGGCTGTATTACTTGATTATTATTATCATAAACGGTTACTACCGGATGTAAATTTTCTAAATTATGTGTGAATGACCAAGTTTGAGCTGCTACCGATTGTGATAATTGTGCAAAGTTTACAGTGTCTAATGCAATACCGGTACCAGTATTTGTACCAGTAAATGATATTGATGCTGTTCCACTTGCTAATACAACATTTATTCCAGAACCAGTTTCAAAATTTAATTGTCCTGCAGTTCCTAAAAATGTACTACCCGTTGCAATTGTTACACCACTTCCCGCTGCAATAATACCATATAATCCACTACCATCTCCACTAAATGCACCAGTAATTGCAGATGCAGAAACTGTTGATGCTGATATATGTGTAATGTTTAATGAATCAATTGATGTTCCACTTAATTGAGATGAACCAGATATTAATCCATCTGGTCTATTTGCAATATTATCCCAAGTTGTTTGTGTTATTGAACCACTTAAAACATATCTTGTATCATAAGAAGAAGTTAATTGAGAAGAACCAGAAACAATACCGGATGGTTTATTTGCAATATTATCCCAAGTCGTTTGAGTAATACTTCCAATTAAAACATAACGGAAATCTAATGAAGATGTAACTTGATTTGAAGAACTTACAACATTTGCTAAATTTGGAGCAATAACATTTCCACTTACAAAAAGAGAACCAGAAATAGTTTGGTCACCAATAAAAGTATTTGAGCCGGTAATAAAACCATTGACGTTTCTAGTTTCCCATAAACGAGTAGTCTCATTAAAAAATGGGATATGGTTCTGTTTTGGAGAACTTATATTAACTTCTATGGGTTTTCTACCTATTAACTTTGACATCTTCTTCTATTAGTTATTTGCGTTTTCAAGAACTGATAATACTACTTCTAATGATCCAGATTGTGTAGTTCTCATAATCAATGCGTCATTTCTTTCTAAAATTACTTTACCAGGAAAAGGATTTAATGCTTCTCCAACTGGAATATGTGCGTTGTATATCAAAGATGATAATGCTAAAGAACCACTCTTTTGAACTTGAACCGTTACAGTTTGTTCACTACCGGTAACATTCGTTACTGCAGCAGATAAAAGGATTGTAGCTAAGTCTTGGTCTTCCTGATATATTGTGTTACTTCCACTTGCTAAAGTTTTAGTAATTACTCTGAATCTATTTAAAGGTAATTGACTAGTTGCCATAATTTATTTTTTAATTTTCTAATGCTAAGTTTAATGGTGTAAATTGTGCCGATAATGCTTTTGTAAATGTTCTACCTTCAATTGTTCCGGTAGCTTGTCTAATTACAAAATCATTTCCTGCATAAAAATCACCTGTTTCATCTCCTGATGTGTGGAATACTCTACCACCACTCACTTCGGAAATTCTAATATCATAATTTGTTTCTCCCACACCACCCTGATTTACAGGTAATGCTAAGAAGTTAACCCCTGCACCTGCATATGAAAAATCATGTGAAGTTGAAGTGATTAATGAACCAAACTCTTCTAAATATTCTTTTCCTGCTCCTTGAATAACAACTGTATCTATTGTGTTAATAATAACATCAAATAGTTGTCCAATTTTATTTTTTGCAGGAACACTTAAAGTTGTAAAATGTGAATCTGGATCAGTTATAATATATTCTTTCATATATTGCCAAGCCAAAACAAAATCACCTGCTAAAGAGCCGGATGTATTTGATATTTGTGGTATCACCGTAATTACTCCTTGTGTAAATGATGAAGTTGCTGCAACTGGTAAAGTATATAATCCAGTTCCAGAAATATCTTGTCCTTTAAATAATCCTTGTGTAAATTGTGAAGTTCTTGCTGCTTTTGGAACTAATAAATCAGCTGCAATAGCATCAACTACTAATCCACTATCTGTTATTGTAGAAGCATATCTACTACCACTTCCACTCACATATGATGATGCATAACTACCTGATAAAGCTAGTTTGTTTATCATATATGTTTGTATATTACTCTTTTGTGCCGAAACTAAAAGAGAAGCATCGGTATCAATTGATGCACTTACTGCTGAAATATCAGGTTTAACTAACATTCTTAAACCTTCTGCTCTTAACCCATAATCACCAAATGTAGTATTTGAGTTTAATAAAGAAGCATGTCCTCCATCAATACAATATACACCAGTACTACTAAAGTTTGTAAAGAATGATACCAATTGTCCATATCCTCTACCTCTAATACAAATACCAATACCATTAAATGCTACCTGTGTGTAAGCATCTACAATCATTGATTTAAGTGGTGAGTAAGGATGTAATACTGAATCATCTACAATCATTCCACCAGGTCCGTTTCCTACCAATGGATTATTATTTTCATAATCTAAAGGTACATAGAATTTATCAGCCGGCGTTGAAATTGCAGAACAGTTTTGAACATATGGAGAAGTTACGATATAAGCGTTTGGTGCGAATGCAAAAAAGAATCCTTGTCTTGGGTCATCTAAATCATCAATTTCACAACCCTCTAATCTTAATCCCCAACAATATGTACCATTATTCATTAAGAATAAATTCTCACCTTTTGTTCCAGTTGTAGGTCTAACCACAACACTTCTCAAATCATCTCCCAATATAGAAACATTTGATGGAACTGTAATTGGTGCTTCCTCAACATAGTATCCACTTTTTACTTGAACACTTTGTCTATAAACAGGAAGACCAGGATTTGCTGCTAATGAAGCGGATGCAGCTGTTATTGCCGCTTTTATAGTTCTGAATGAAGTTGAAAGAGTTTTACCATCGTTTGTATCTAATCCATCTTCACTTACATACCAAACTTTTTCAGTTACACCTATATCAGTTAATCCTGCACCAGAACCACTAAGAGCAGTTGCTATTAAAGTTCCACCAACTGTCAAACTATCTCTTAAACTAACTGAACCTGTAATTAAAAGTGAACCGGATATTACAACTGAACCTGTAAATTCATGCTTATCGTCTCCGGTATTTCCAAATTTGTTTGAACCAGAAGTATATAGAACAGATGAAGAAACTAGGGTTACATGATATTCTTTTGCTGTAATAGTTCCAGTTACATCTAAATTACCACTTATTATTTGATTATCTCTAAATGTATTTGAACCCGTTAATGCAATCTTATCAATGTTTGTGGTTTGTAATACATCTATTTGAACTGAACCTGAAACTAATGTAGGTTTTTGTCCAATGTTAGAATATAATACATTTGATGCGGATGTTGCAGTTGATGCATTACCATACAAAGAACCACTAATTTGTGTAGCTTGTAAAATACTAGCGGATATTGTATTAGTTGAATATAATGAACCCGTTAATTGATAAGTTCCATTTAATGATTTTGAATTAACCCATTGTCCACCATTAAATACTAATGTATCTCCAGCGGAAATACCACTAATTGCTACATCTGATAATCCTCCTAAAGTTACTGAAATTGGATTTGTTCCACTTGCACCAATTCCATTGATACTTCTAAATAATCCACCTTGTATAATTGCCGCAGTATTACTATCTGCTAAATTGGTACAGTCTGCTCTTACTAAAAGATACGCTACAAATATTCCGTTTTGTGCCGTATTAGGTGCTTCAACAAATGATTCATTACTAATTGCGTTTTGTGCATTTAATAATGTAGTGTATTGGCCATTACCATAATAAACTATAAAAGCGTTTGTAGGTGAATTTGGTATCCAAAACACTCTTTGAATTGTCCATTGATAGTTATTTGGATTTGTACCATCTACGGTTGTTAATAAACCTGTTGTTTGATCAACATATTTTGTTGGGTCAATTACCGAATATCCCGAATTTCCTACTCCCGTATCAATTATAGAAGTTGAACCACTAAGATGATAACGATATATTTTTGAAGTATTTATTGCACTTTCAGAAATACTTGATGGGTGATTTGGATTATTAACATAGTTTGCACCTTGTTTATAAGAAACACCGGCTCCTTTTACAATACTTAATGTTGAACCACTTGGAGCCAATGTATGACCTGATATTTTTAAAGGTCCAAATGCTCTTGTAAAATCATCATTTTGTTGTTGTGCTCCGTATGCAATTTGTGGTGAATTATATACACCAGTTGATACACTTCCGCTTAAATGAAGTACAACACCTAAACTTATTTCAGTATCCCATTGATTTATATCCGCACTACCCCAAGCATTAGTTTGTTGTACATCTTGTCCATATTCATCAATACCAACATATGTTATTTTTGCCGAACCAGAATACTTTATCGGTAAATTGGTTTTTGCATCCCAACTTACTTTTTTAACTGTTGGAAATGGATCTTGAGTAAGGGATGCATTTAACTTAACAATAAGACCCTCACCTGCTGATATACTAAATGTAGTTGAACCAGGCGTAGAACTCAATACACCACCTTTAAGAACACCTGTGTAAAGATTACTTTCTAGCCATCTTAAACGAGTTACATTGGTATATCCTTCTCCGTTTTGTGAAAAGTATAAATCATTTGTTGAACCGGAAACATAAATATAAGATGCTGAAATAGAAGTATCTATATTAGTAGATACTGGCATAAATTGAACATACCCCTTAATAGTTTCACTACCAGATACATTTAATGCTCCAGTTAAAGATGTTACACCAATTAAAGTATTTGAACCCGTTGTATATAATGATCCTGTAATTACTACATCTCCGATAGTATTTAATGACCCACTATTTTGTGTATTTGTTGTGAAAATCTCTTGAATAGTTTCACCATTGGAGCCAGATTTTTCAAAATAAATCTTACCATCGTAAGTATTTATCGCTAATTCTCCTAAATCTAATTGAGCAGTAGTTGGACGGTTTCCAGCTACGGCACTCCTACGCAACTTAATTGTTTGGGCCATATCTATGGTTCTTATTACAGTATATACTAAAAAATGACTTATATAAGTCTCTTATAAATATAAAAGGATTGATGTTTCCACCAATCCTTTCCAATTTAATTTTTTATGTTCGTTCTATTAGAAATATCCACCATCAATTTTAGATGAGAATTCTAATTTACCATCACTTTCTCTATATCCTAAAATACCAGTCAATACATTTGTAGTAGCTGTTGTAGAAACATATCCTAACTCATTTGAAGAGTTTCTGAATAATATTGCCGATGAGTTTGTATTTGCATCAGTTCCACCCGCATGCGCTAAAGTTACTTTACCTTTAATGTATGTTTGACCAGATGAACCGGTTACGATTAATGCGTCTGTGTAATAAGAGAATACTGTTCCGTTATCAATTAAATAAGAATCTCCAATTGCACTTGCTCCAGTTGCTTTTGGTAAAGTGTTTGGAGTTAAACTAATTTCAGAACCTTGAGTACCATAAGTAGTTGTAATTACTTTACCACTCTGTAAACTAGATGAAACTAATAAGAAATAATCATTTGTTGAATCCCAAAGTAAAGATGAAGATATGTTATTAGAACCACTATCCATCATCTCAATACCTGCGTATCTTTGATAAGGTGCGTAAGCGTTTAATCTAATAATGTTATCATCAATTTCAAGAGTTGATGCGGATAATATGATTTGATTTGCCGAACCTAAAACAGTTAAGTTACCTGCAATAGTAGTTGAACCACTAACATATAAATTCTTACCGATACCAACACCACCACTTACGATTAATGCTCCATCGTTCCAAGTTGAGTTTTGAGTTGTATTAGAAATAGTTGTAATACCGGTTACTGATACATTACCTGCTGTTTCTAATTTAATCTTTTCAGAACCATTAGTTGTATCAATTGTAATGTACGGATTTGAAGCTTCTTTTAATACATAAGCGTTTGCAACATTATCTTCAATTACTTCATTGATTGATGTGATTGAATTACCAATAGTAACTAATTCTGAATTATCAGTTGTTGTGATTGCTACATAGTTATTAGCTCCTTCAGCAATTGTTAATGCGTTTGATGTATTATCTTTTAATGCAATGTTAGTTGCTGCATTTGCTACATTAATTGTACCACCACTAACAAAAAGGTTATCGGTAATTCTAACATTACCTGCACTAACATTTATACCACCACTTACATTTAAAGAACCCGTTTGAGTTGTATTACCTAATTGAGATAATGAACCTGTAAGAGCTACTGAAGATGAAATGAAAACTGATGCAGTTGCTGTTAATCTATCAGTTGAATCCGTACCAAATGTAGCAGAACCACTAACAGTAATATTGTTATAGATTTGAACATCGGATAAATTGATGTTTTGAATATTTGCAGTACCACTAACATGTAAGTTTCTCCAAGCTTGAGTACCACTACCTAAATCAAATGCGTTATTAACATCTGGTAGGATTGATGAACTAACTTCACCACCAAAAATAATTTGGTCAGTATTAAAATCACCAATATTAATATTACCACCCAAAGTGATATTACCTTTAATATTTGCGTTTCCTTGTAATTCTAAATTTGATGCAGAAATATCACCACTTGCAGAAATGTTTTGAGAAAGAGTTAAACTACCTGTTAAATTTACAGAACCATTTAATTGATCAATTGTAAGTTTAGTAACACTTCTTCCTTCTAAGTTACCAGTTAAATCAATATTTGTATTTCCACCACCACCAACATTACCTAATATATAAAGAGCTTGGTCATTAGTTGAATAAAATGGAGTACCATCTAATACAGAACCATAAGTTGCAGTTGCAATTGATGGTGCGTTTGTACCGGTATAAATTTTTGATACCGCTACGTGCGCTCCAGCTACTCCCTCATCATTTACATTTGGGGAACCTATTAATACGAAAGGACCGTTTAAGTCATTAATTGAGCCGGATGCGATAATTAATTCGGCGTTTCTAGCAGTAGTTGTTTTTACACTACCTATACTACCCCTACGATGTTTTATAATTTGAGCCATTTGCTTTACTTTATTGTTATGGTTATTCTAATCTATAAATATGTTTTTTTCATATAAAAGTGATGATTTGGATTAAATTAAAAAAATCCACCCAGATCTATAACACCTACATTCTGCATTGAACTATCTGCAACAGGTGAAGTAGTACCAACTGTTCCAACTCTTTGAATATAAACTGAAGCGGAAACTGCTGTTCTATTAATCGCATCTAAACTTGCAGAAACTTGATTATCAACCACCGCCATTGCTCCACTTACAATTACTGAATACTCATCATCAGTTCTTGCCTTAAATGTTGATGATCCAGAAACTATTAATGCAGATCCGGTTGAATTTCCTACGATTACTACCGAACCTGTAATTGGAACATCAAAATTACTAAAATCTATTTGTTTAGGTTGAATTAACTCTGCCATTATCTACTTTGTGTATATTATTATCTATAAATATTATTAATTATAGTTTCGTTATTGTTATATATCCTGAACCTGAATTATATCTACTTAAATTTGTTATTGCACTTCCACTAAATGTAGATAATCCATCATAATTTCCATCAGATGTTGATATCGTAGTTGCAGTTGATATGATATAAGAACTACCACCCCCACCACCATCAGATGCAGGTTGAGAACTTCCCCAAGAACCGGCACCTCCGGCATATCCACCACCACCACCACCGGCAATAGGAGTTCCACCGCCACCACCACCAAATCCACCTGCAGTTGCATTTGCGGGTGTATATGTTAATGCAGGTAATCCACCAACTGCACCACTTACAAATGCAAAACCTCCTGCACCATGTGAACCCAGTTGTGTCATTGTAAATGTTCCGTCACCTCTCATACCATTTCCTAAAAATCCACCACCACCACCTCCATCGTAAAGATTTGAAGATACTACCGATGCAGTATTTATATGAGAACGACCTCCTAAACTTCCTGTTCCACCGGGAGCGTTATGTCTTGATAATGAACCGGTTGTTGCGGTTGAACCATTACCTGCCAACGAACCACTTTTTAGTATTCCACCAAATCCCATAACATCACCACTATATGCACCTTGCCCACCTGCACCACCTGCTACTAAATAAGGAGTATTTGAACCTGATAAAACAAAGAATGAACCTCCGCCTCCGCCTACACCAACATATGATAATCCAGATGTTGCTGTATTTAAACTTCTTTGACCAACAACCATTGTAAACTTTTGTCCTTGTGTTAGAGGAACTCTGGCTTTAACAATTGCTCCCATAGAACCAGAATATATTCTTGGATATGAACTAATACCACTTGCTGCACCCGCTACTTCAATTTCATAAGTTGCAGTTTCAGGTACTGTCCATATTTGATAACCTTGAAATGAACCAGTTGTAAAAAATAAAGGATTTAAAAAATAACTACCAGATGTAGAACCCGTATATGCTGCTAATATCGCAGTACCCAAAGGACCGGTTGAACCACTAATTCCTACTGTTGTAAAAGTAAACGATGTAAATGGATATAATGCTAAAGAACCTATTGTAAATCCATTTGAAAATTGTATTGCCATAATTTATACTATTTAGAATAATCTCGCAACACCTTTAATATTAAATGTTCCCGTTTCAGTTACTTTAATTTGTATATTTCCACCAGATTGTCCAATTGACATTGCAGGTGATGGTCCACCTGCGCCCGATGTTTGTTTACCATTTTGTGATATACCTGCGTTTACTCCATAAGATGCAAATTGATAGTTTGCAGAAGTTGCAGTTGAGTTTGTAGTATTTACCATCAAAATATCAAATGTTCCACCATTGTAAGATGCAGTTGGATAACTCACCAATACATATGCTGTTGGGTTTGTTACTGCTGTATAACTAAATGCGGTTGATGTAGAACCCAATGAAGATTGTAATGTTGCAATACTTGCTGATATATTTTGGTCAGATGTGGTAGTACTCGCCGATAATGCATAAAGTGAAGCACTTACCGTATTAAATGATGAACCAGTCCAACTATTAAATGATGCGGTTGAAAGTAATGATGAAGTTTGAAATTGTGATGATACACCATTACTATTTCCTACCCAAGCATACCCACTTTGTAAACTTGCGGTAAATGAACCACTTATATTAACTGCTCCTGTAATTTCAGCTATTCCATTGTTTTGAATATATAAACTACTACCACTTGTTAATGATAAAACAGAACCAGATGGTATTGATAAAGATGAACTTATTAGTGCTACGGAACTTACAGTTAAAGAACCTGTAATAATTTGATTACCATTAAATGCGTTTGAACCGGTAGTTGCAAATGAAGATGTTAATTGAGAACTTCCACTAATTACACCAGTAGGTAATAATGAAATAATTTGTGAACTACCACTAACAATACCTCTACCCGTTGTTTCATAACTTCCACTTACAAACCCAAAAGAAGATATTTGTGCAGAACTACTAATTGTTCCGGCAGGCGTTCCTGCTACGGTTAAGTTTACTATTCTCGTATTAAATGAAGAACTATCTGTTGTATATGATGATGTAAATGTATTAAATGATGAAGTTGTTGTATATCCCCAATTAGTTGTTTGCAACGATGAAGATATAATTCCTCTACCAATTATTTCATAACTTCCACTTACAAAGCCAAATGAAGATATTTGTGTAGAACTACTAATTGTTCCAACAGGTATTGTTGAAGAACTAATAAATCCTAATGAGGTTATTTGTGCAGAAGAACTAATTGTTCCTGCAGGAGAGCTTCCACTTAAATCATATCTTGCATCAAGTGAAGATGTAAGTTGCGAAGAACCACTAATTGTTCCAGATGGTAATTGTGCTGAACTACTTATTATTCCTCTACCAATTATTTCATAACTTCCACTAACAAATCCAAATGATGTAATTTGTGTAGAAGAACTTATTAAATTAGATGGTAATGGTTGAACACTACCACTTAATGTATATCTTAAATCATATGAAGATGTTAATTGTGAAGAACTACTAATTGCTCCACTTAAACTTGTCAAATATGAACCACTAACAAATCCCAAAGATGTAATTTGTGTAGATGAAGATATAATATTTCTACCAATTGTTTCATATGAACCCGTATTTGATTCTAATGAGTTTAATCTATCTACTAAACTTGCTGTTGAAAAACTTGCTGTAAAATTATTAAGTGATGATAAATCTACAAATGATTGTGTGGATACTTGAACTCCGTTTATTGTTAATCCACCTACTATTTGAACACTACCACTTAAAATTTGAGTATCATTTAATTGGTCTCCAAATTGATTACTACCACTTGCATAAATTACAGAAGATGTTTCATATAAAGTATGTAAATTAGTTACAGTTAAATTATCAATAGTTGTTCCATTTAATTGAGTACTACTACTGATTATTCCTCTACCTGTTGCTTCAAACTCAGTAATTTGTGCAGATGAACTATAAACTCCACTTCCACCCAATACTTGCGAACTTGCACTTACCACTCCCGTTGGTAATAAACTTATGATAGAACCACTTAAAATACCTCTACCAGTAGTTTCGTAAGAACCACTCACAAAACCAAATGATGTTATTTGTGATGAACCACTAATTAATGCAGGTTTATTTACAATTGTATCAAAATTAGTTGAACCGGTTATACCTGCCGCGGCGGATATTGGTGCTAATATATCAATTGTTGTACCACTAATACCATCAATTCTTCTTAAATATGCTCTATCATTTGCAGTTAATTGATTTGCAACAAATGATGTACCTGTTTGAGTATCTGTAAATGTGTTTGATCCAGTTATTGCAAATCCTAAATCATTTATTTGTTGAGATGATGATATTGTCCCATTTGGTATATTTGTAGATGCTGTAAATGATGCGGTATAATTTTCTAATGAAGTTAATCTTTGATCATCTAATGTATTTATACTATCTTTTACTGCATTACTAACAACACTTAATCCCAATTTATAGGTCGTACCTCTATCAATACCCACTATTTGAGTTTCAAGTGATGCACTTGTGAGTGGTATTAGTTGCGATATTCTTTTTCCTTGACTCATTTTATAATATTATTTCTTCATCATTTTCGGTTAATATATTGATATTATCTTCCGTATCTAATATAAATTGTACAAATTTACCTTTTACATAAATATTTGTCTTATTTTTATTAGTTTCATCAATTCCAATAAATTCATTAATTATTAAATGAACTCCTGTTTCGGATTGTTCAAAACTAAGATAAGTTGGTGTTCTAACTCCATTAACATATACATCAAAATTTGCTTCATATAATTCAGTAACCGCCTGTATATAAACATTATTAAAAGTTAATCTAATCCTTCTGTCATCTAAAATATCAATATAATCTGGTTGACGAAATATCCAGTTTGCTGTAATATCTAATATTTCATCTCTAAATCCTAAAACTAAATCCTTTTCACTTCTTTTAATAGTAGTCGGAATTAACGCTTGACGAGTTTTAGAATTAAATGTTTTTCTGCTTCTACTATCAAATGATGTTTCATAATCATAAGTTTGAACCGATGCCAAACTTCCAGAAAATGTTTCCCCTTGAATTTTTAAATCATTTGCAAGTTTGTCAATAAAAGATGCACCTGGTATTTTATTAATATCAGTTTTAGGTACTACCTTATCTAATTTTCTTGTATTTGAATTAAATATTTTCATTACCCTCTATATTCTACGTCTGCAGAAAGATATACTTTATCTCTTTCGTTTAGAACGTATGGAAAATTTGATTTTTTAAATTTTATATTAACACCATCTGAACTTTCTTCAATAAGATAATCTACTGGATTGATTATTACGGTATTTATGTAAACTAAAATTCTATTTTCGTTTTTTTGTCTTTTTATTTCTCTTAAATAGAGTTTAAAAAACCAAAATTTTGCAACAAAAGTATAATAAGTTTCATCAACACTTTTAAATGTACAAAGTGCTTGATTATCGGTATTGTAGGTATTAACCATATCCAAAAAACTATTCTTCATTATAAATCAATAAATTTACCTATTATTGCAACTTCATAACCAGTAGTTTCTACATTATATCCTAAAACTCCACTATCAAATGTTATTGTTAAATTATTTCCTGTTATTAATTTTGAATACGCGCCAACTTCCTCATATACTCTAATACCATTTATATAAACTTTCAAATTATCGTTATTACCAACGGTTGATGAAAGGATTGACGGTACTGGTATAAATTTAATATCAGAAGTTATAAAAATATTTTGTGCACTTGCTGTTAATATTTTTGAATTATTAAGATTTAACCAATCAATTATATCTTTATTATCATAATATGGTGATGGTTTTGTTAGCACTCCTTCTAATCTTCCGTTTCCTGTTACATCCGTTTCGGTAGTAATAACTACTTTCTTTGTAGACATTGATTTTTTAATAGTTGATTGTTCATCAAACTTTTCAGGAAGTAAATATGCTTTTACATTAAGATTGAATTCTACTCTATTGATTCTTTCAGTACCTTCACCAACTTCATTTACAACATTGAACTCAGATACTTCTGTTCTAAATTTAAAACGGTCTTTATCTCCCCAATATTGTCCAGTATAGTTTAATTGTTCAATTACCTGATTTAATTGTTCAGTAAAGTTTGTCCAACCCATACATTCATAATTCACTTCCACATATTCTGGCATTTGAATTTTATAAATTTCGTATTTAGGTTTTGAAGTTGTACCTAATAATGTAAAACGGTCGTATCTATTATCTTTTGAATATTTTGTTACTCCTTGATATGAAACGTGTCTTTTTAACATCGGCATTGCTTCATCTTTTGCAATTGACGTTCTTCTAATCATCAATAATGGTAATTGTATTTTACCATGTATGTCTCTAAAAACACCTTGTCTTCTTGCACCATTCCATCTTTCCGAATTACCATATATTACAGGTATTTTTAACGCTTTACCATTATCATCTAATGTTGGTAAAACAGTATCTTCTAAATAAGACATCATTGCATAATCAATATCAAAGAGAGATACACTTTGTTTAAAGTCTCCTTTGTTTGATTTTAGTTGATTTCCCCTATTTAATGTTTCTTTTAATGGATTTGTAGACATTTTAGTTTATTCTTTCTTCTATGTTAAGATTTGATTTAGATACCATAAATGTTTGACAAACAACACTAAAATTATTACCAGGTTGTCCACCTACTAATTGTACTTCGGTTGTATTATCAATCTCATAGTATGCTGTATTGAAATAAATGATATCACCTATTTCTGGATATATTCCTTTTTCTTCTAACATCCATCTATCCAATTTGAATGTTACATTTTGATCAGTTTCGGCTCCAAATCCTTCGTATCTAGCAGTTTCTGGATCTTTGTTAATTAAAGCAAATACTTCTACACCAGGATGCCAGGTTTTGTTTATAGATTCTCCATAAATGTTTACCTTTGTTTCATTTAAATTAATTTTAAATAAAACAACTTTATTTTGAACTACATCGTCTACTACTTCTCTAGCAAGACTTTTAAATAATTCTATATCTCTACCTACTAAAAATTTTGGCATATTATCCTACATATAATTTTAAAGGAACTTTTCTTAACATTTCTTGGTGGTGATTTGATTCATGCGCTTGTTTTTCAAACACATTCTTTCTACTCATCTCTTCTAAATTTTCTCTTAATTGCGTTACTAATAAATCTTTTTCCACTTGTGCTTCTGCTCTTAACGCTGCACCATCCAATGCAATTTCTCCATCTGGAATAGGAACAGAGGAATATTTTTCTCTAATAGCTCCTAATAATTCTTTAGATAATGCAAGAGTATATTTTCTAATCCATTGTTTACCCACATCATTAATATTTGAATACTGAATAAAATCATATGGAATATCAGAATAATCAGAAAGTGAATCGGCTTGAATTGTTTGAGAATCATGTTCAAATTCATCTCTACTCATATATTCAAAATAAACTCTATTCATTCCTGTTCCAGTTGGTACTGGAAATATTTCTAATTTATTATCTACAATATTAAATGTATGTGCAGATTTTCTTATGTGATCATTAAATTCAATTTGTTGCATTCTTAGAACATCTTCATATAAAGGCATCATTAAGAATTGTGCTGCAGGTGAGTAGTTACCAAATCCTAATTCTGAAATTAAGTTTAGAGTACCTTGTGCACCAACTGAATATGGGTCAAAGAAACGAGTGATAGCAGGAATTGCTTCGTGATATACTCTGGTTACATCTATTGTTGAACTTCCTGAAAACAATGTTTGAAAAGATGAAGAAGTTTCAACATCTATTGCCTGTTTCATAATATCATATATCTGAACTGATGCGGTTAAATCAACATATGCTTTCTTTATTGCGGTAGAACCACCCACACCCGCTTGAGTTCCGTATTGTTGTGCCATACGAATCGCAGTAGGAAGAAATGAACCATCAACAAGTGTTTGAGAAAAATTTGAAACTTTTCCCTTTGGTTGGCCTCTTAAAATATCAAGATTATTACGAAGGTTAAATTGATTTACTTGAGAAGAATATTCTGAAGTTGCTTCTTCAAAACAAGCCCAAATTTGTTCATTTTCCAATTCAATATTTACAATTGGATAACCTAATCTTTTTGCTACCCAAGTTGCAGTTTTTGGTGCATCTAATCTAAATTCGCTATCGGAATCGTATAATCCAAAAGGAGTTGATGAACCTGATATAAATGAGCCAGATATTGAACCAGACCAATAAGTGTTTGCAGACATAATAAAAATTTATAGTTTTATACTACTATAAATATAGAAATAAAAAAAGAGGAGATATTTCTACCCCCTCTTTCTTTTTATTACTCTAATCCGTTAAGATTATAAAGTGTTTAAACCGTTTACGATAATCTTACCGTAGAATTCTGGTCTAACGATCTTCTTAGCGTAACGAGTCATAACTCCTCTTCTTGGAGTGAAGTTAGTTGGATCGTACACTAAAGGAGTCATAATCAATGGAACATATGGAGCGTATACAGCACCTGTCTCAAAGAAGTTAGAACCTTTAAATCCTAATAAGATAACGTTCTCAGTCATGTATGGGTTTTTGTAAACATCATATCTGTTAGAGATAGAACCGATGTTAGTTACACCTGCAGCAAATTGTAAAGCATCTTTACCAGGATTTGCAGAGAAACCGTTCATTGATTCCAAAATAGTTGCAACGTTTGGAGATACTACTACGAAGTTAGCACCACCTCTCATTGTTAACTGATGGATTTTGTTAGATACCTTTTGTAATTTGATACCTAAAGTTTGATACCAAGTACTCTTAGTGTATGCAGAAGCAGCTGCTGCGTTAGAATCTACCGCGAATGCTCCAGTTGCACTATTGTAATCGTATCCAACTCTTGCATCCCAATAATCAGTTGTGAATGCGTTTTGTTGTAACATTTCTAAGATTTCCAAATCAATTTCTAAAGAAATGTACTCAGATAACATTTGAGTTAACTCAGCTTCAGCGTCTACACTATGGTAAGCATTTAAGTCTTGAGCTAATTCAGGAGTCCAAATTGCTTTCAACTTACGAGTCTTAGCAACGATTGGTTCTGATTTCAATTCTAATTCAATTTCTGGAATGTCTAAGTTTGAACCTTTATCTTCAAAGTCACCTCTGTTTTCAGCAGATGGTTGCTTATGATAAGATAATGTAGCACCACCAGCACTTACACCACCTGCAGATCCTGTACCGTAGAATTCTACTGAAGTACCATTGATCTTAGTGTATTTAGGATAGTAGTTGTTAGCTGTGATAGAACCAGATTGTAAGATTTCAAATGCTCTTACACCGTTCCAATCAGCATCAGTTGGTAAAGTTACAGTTACTTTTTTGATACCACCAGCTGCTAAAGAAGCAGATAAGTCAGCGTCAAAATTGATATCAGCCCAAGATGCAGTTGCAACTGTTGCGTCTAACGCTGCTGATGTATCGTTGATTGTATAACCAAATCTTCCAGCTCCGTAAAGACCACCTTCAGCAACTTGAGTAGAACCCAATTTGTTACCGTGAGATGCTTCAGAGTTGTAAGTTAAGTTATCCTTACCGAAAGTACCACCTTTACCGAATAATGAATTACCGTTAAAGTCTGGGTTACCAGCTTGTGAAGTACCATATTTGAAGTCCATGTAGAAAATAAGACCTGAAGGTAAGTTCATAGGTTGTACTGAAACGAATTCTTTAGCTGCGATAGAACCGAAGATTCTTCTTACTAAAGGTAACGCAACACCAGCCCATTCTTCAGAACCTGCTGAAGTACCTGTTCTTGTAGCCTCATCCAATAATTGCTTAGCTTGGTTTTCTAACATTACTGCCATACCATGCTTAGTAGTTTCTGAACCTACTCCTTCAAGTAAGCCAGTTTTTTCCCATTTGCTTTTCAAACCTCTAGTTTGCTCAAGCATTACGCTCTGTGGGTTAGCGCCTGTCATTAATTTTTTTAAGTCCATTGTATGTACTTTTAATTGTTTGTTTATTTAATAATACCTGCTAATTTCTTAAATCTGTCAGAAAAATCAGCTGATTCAGCAATTACTTGCTTAGCTGCTGCTGGCTTAGTAGATTTTACTGCTTTGCTAGCGATTCCTTCAGAAATAGATTTTTTAGTAGATTTGTTAGATGAAGAATATTTGAAATTCTCTGCTAATGTAGAGTAAACCAATTTAACTTCTCTAACTGATTTTGTTCTATCCAAAGTTTCAATCACTTTAACTTTTTGTTCGTTAGTCATGTTGTGTGCTCTGAATAATTTGTTAGCGAATAACAACTTAGCGTTCAATAAGTTCACTTCGTTGATTGTTTTTTGTAAAGACTTGATAGTTTTGTAAGCTTCGTTAAGTTCTTTTTCTTTTTCTTCTTCTTCAGCTTCGTCAACTTTCTCTTTATCGTCTTTCATATCCGCTTCCATTTCACGTAAGATTTCTTCTAAATCAACAACGTCTTTGTCATCTTCTTTAGATTCTTCTTCGTTGGTTACAACCACTTTAGGGTCTTCACCTTTGTCTGTACCTGCTTCAGAACCATCTGCTAAATTTTCGTTTTTAGCTTCTTCATCTTCTTCAGCTTCGTACATAGGTTTTTCTTCTTCTTCAGAATCTTCACCTTCTAATTGAGCTTCTAATTCTCTGATGATAGCTTCTAAGTCCATGTCATCTTCTGTTTCTTCTTCTTCAGAACCAGTTACGTCATAGTCTTCACCATCTTCTTCTCCTGTCTCATCCGCACCCGCAGTAAATGCTGGTAATTCTTCTTCAGAATCTTCTCCTTCTAATTCTGCTAATCTAGCTTTTAATTGAGCGATTTCGTCTTGTTTTGCAACTTCGTCATCACCAGCTTGATCATCAGCGAAAGGATTTTCTTCTTCAGAGATATCTGCTACCTTTTTGAAATCATCAACTTGTGCACCTGGTTCGCCAGATGTTGTTTCAGTTGAACCTGCTTCAAATTCAGTATCAGCGTCTAATGTAGGATTAGATGTAGATGCACCAATGTTTGATGAATCTAATTCTTCGTCAACTTTTTCAGCTTCTTTATCTTCAGCTTCAGCTTCTGCTCTTAACTTTGCAGATAAGATAGATTGAAGTCTTGGAGTGAAAGCCTCTTCAAGTGCGATTTTTGCGTTTGCTAAAGCAGTTTCTTTTACAGCTTTGGCATCAGCGATTGCTTCTTTCAATAATTTTGAATTTGCCATCTTTTTTCCTTAAATTTTGTTGTGAAGTTATTCTTGTAGGGAACTCCAATGTAATTATGTTGATTGTTCGGTCACACCTTATAAGAGAAGGGTATTCATTAACCAACGATGTCTTGTAATCTTATAATAAAAATAAGATATTTGAGAATAAATATATAAAATTTTTAGAAAACTAAAGAAAATTAGTGATTATACTTATTTTTTCTTATAGTTTCTTCTTTTTGTAACCTTTTTTTAATAGAAGGTTTAGTAAAGTTCTTTCTTTCTCTAAGTTCTTCTATTTGTTTTATGGACTGAACTTTCTTTTTATATTCCTTTAATGCCCACTCTATGTTTCCGTTTTTCACGTTAACTATTAACATAACTAATTAATATGGTGTTTGATATTCCAATTGTTTTTTTAATTCTCTTTCGTATTCCTTTTCAATTTTATCTAAATCATCTTTAGCAGATTTAATATCTTCTTGATGTTTTTTTAATTGATAAAGATATTGGTTTTTTCTATCTTCGTTTTGTTCATCAAAATATGCTTTACTCATCATTTTTTGACGAGTTGTTAATCCTTCATATTTTCTTATAGCATCAATGTATGCAGATGATGCTTTTCTAAAACCGGCTCTTATTTTAACTGCTTCTTCTTTTAAAGGAATTAGATTTATTAGTTTCATTATTGTAAATTAACTAATTTATATTTTGTAGAATATAATAAAGTTACAATCGTATCAATATCGTTTTGTAACCAACTCATTTGTAACTTTTCATCTTTTCTTAATTTCTCAACTGCTTTACAAAGTTTTTCAAAATAAGAAATTATATTTTTGATATCATTGTTAGTATCAATACCACTTACTGGTTGAACTTTGATTAATCCGTACTGTCCTTGATATGCTTCCACTAATCCATCTACTAATCCACCAATTGAATCGTAATATGTACCTAAAGCCAAATGAGCAGATAATGCACCAACACCTTTAACTCCCCAATGGAAAGCATGTGCTTGTGTTCTACTGTGTAATAATAATGATGCTAATTGTTCCATTTATTTACAAGTTTTACATTCGTTAATTCCCAGTCTTTGTTTCATCACATCTTCAGAAATATCTGCTATTTCAAAATATCTTCCTAATACATGTCCCATATCTTCATAAAGAGCCTCTAATCTTTGTTGTTGTGCTCTAGCTTCTACTGCTTCCTTTTCAAATGAAGTTTGTAACTTTTTAAGTTCATTCATATTTCTCTTAATAGTTACTCTATCAAACCAATCTCCACCTTCTCTTAAAGTATATTCTTGTGCTGCATCTGCAATACCACCCAATGTTTCTGCAATTTGCATAATATCAGATTTTCTACTCATACCTTCTCTATGTTGGTTATATGTAGAAATTATTTCTAAGAAGTGTTTTTTTAATTCAGAAGGCAATTGTTCTAATTGTTCTTCTTCTTTCAATAAATCTTTTAACTTTATCATCTATGTACGATTTTATACTTTTTTAATCTTTGTACTGCCTGAGATAAGTCCTGTGGAGTCATATCTAATGCGTCTACTAATTTAGCAATAACTAATTGTTCTTTTTTTCTTGGTAAGTTATATGATTTAATAACTTGCAATGCTCTATCTAAAAATCTTTCTACTTTAGAAGGTAGATTAACATCCATATCTTCCAAATCTTCATTCATTTCTTCTTTTGAAAGAACTACTGCAGTTGTATAATTAGCCGGTATTAAGTTTATTAACTTTGCCATATTAGTTTAATTCAATTATGATTTCTCTCATTAAATCCTGTGATTTACACCACTTACCACATTCTTCTGCCATCTGTTTCCATTGTTTAGATTCGTTCATTGGTGCCATAAATGCTCCATGTGTAGATGGATTAGAAACAAAATCCCAACCTACTAATTCAAAATCTTCTTGAACCATTACAGTTCCATCTCTTAATTCTTTAACAGACCCTAAACCTCTTGATGAAATACCTAAACGAATATTATTCTTTAATAATTCTTTTAATATGTTACCAGATGGAGTTGAAAGTATTTCTACTACACCACATACATCATCACCTTCCCAAAAAATTTCTCTAATATTGTGAGATACATTTTTTAAGTTAATTACTGGAGAATCCGGATGGTCTAATTCACCCAACGCTCTTCTTTCTTTAATGAGTTGTTCGTATTTTTTACACTCTCTTTCCAATATTTCACGTGGATATCTTCTACCATTTTGGTTTGCAGCCCCAGCTCTTTGAAGAATGCCCTTAACTAAATAAGTACCATTTTCTTCTTGTTGAAGTTTTGCTTCAAATAAGTGTGTTTCTATTAATAGTCCTTTGTTCATTAGTCTTTTTTTCTTAATGCTGCTAAATCAGAACCTTCAATTTCTCCGTCTTTATCAACATCAATTTGTTTTTGCTTATCAGTCAATTCTGCTTCATTATATCCTCTTAATCTACCTTCTGATTTTGCTTTATAAGCAGTATCAACCGCATTAAAGAATTTTTTCTTATCATCATCACTCATAGAGCTGATATCTTTGCCACTCTTATCTAACATATGTTTAAACAATTGCTGATAATCGTTTTCTTCTTTAACTACCTGACGGATAAGTTCTTTTAATTGTGATGTTTTCATTTATTCTGATATTTTACGAATTTGTTGCTCTAATTTTATCAATCTTTCCTTTATAGTATAAATATGTTTATTTGTTCTTTTCCAAAAATTCTGATTACTTACACCACTTTCTTGCTTTATTTTACCATACCAATTCAAAAACCTTTCCATTTCAGCAAGTTGTTTACTTATATTAGAAATTCCTTTTCCTATTTTGTGTGTTGCAGGAACATTTTCTTTTTTAAGTTCTAACCAACGATTTTCTTTAACAACACTATATCCAGTTAAATCTGCTTGCCTTTTTCCTTTAGATTTTTCATCACCTTTTTTAGTGAACGCATATGGAGTATTATAAGGACCAGCCGCATCGCTAGTTGTCATTTCATCAACCATTCGTTCTCTAACCATTTTACGAATGATTTCTTTTATTTTTTGAAGTTCTTCTTCCTTTTTATCAGGTAATCCAGCGTGTTTTGTAGATGCAAAATCTTTAGCATCTTTATCGGACATTGAATCTGCTGCTTTTTGTACTTCTGGAGATGGGTTTTCCATATCACCTTTTTGAGCGGCATGAACCATTCCCATAAATCTTTGTTGTGCTTTAGATACTGCTGGCATTTTTAATAAATTTAAATTATTGTAATACTATAACCGAACCGGTTAAATTAATTAATGCTGCAGGATAACAAGGAAATATCTGATGGTTATCTATTGAAGCCAAACTTATACTACCACCACCCTCTAATGCTATACTTCCACTAGGATTTCCTTCCCCTCTCATTATACCCCAAACATTTGGATAGTTTGTACCTGGACCTAATGCAACTGAAGAAGATACTATTGTTACTTTGTATGCTCTATAATTTGTCATTTTTTATTTTTTTATTGATTCCTTTAATTCTTTTAATAATTCATAACTCATCATCAATGCAGATAAATGTTGTTCTTTAATCTTTTTTACAGATTTAATTTTTTTAATATTTGCAATTGTTTCTGCTAATTTGATTTTAGTAACTTTATCTGAAATTTTTGAACCAACTTCTTTTAAATTAGTAACTATGTTTGAAACTTCATTACTAACATATTCATTTAACTTACCAGTATTATTGATATTGTTGATATATTCTCTCAATAATCCTTTTTGTTCTTCAGTAAGGTTTTTGTATTTTGTATTAAAACTTTCTACTAATAACTTGTAAGATACTGCTCTTAAATCCTCATCTTGTTTTTTATATTCTTCTAAAACAGCATCTTTCATTTTAGAATCTTTATTTTGAATAGAAGAGTTGATAATATTTTCTGCAATTGTAAAACGAGATGAAACTATATCAGTTGGGTCAAATTGTTCATCTGATGTAACTGTTTCAAAAATTTTATAAATAGATGCTAATGTTTTATAATTAGAAATTGGAGATTTAATAAACTCATCTAAATTATAAGTTTCTTTAATCTCTTTAATAAGATTATATTTTTCTTTTGTAAGTTTTTTCTCGTCTAATCTTTTACGAGCTTCTAAAATCGTATTGATGAATTGATCAGCTTTTGATTCTGAATTATATTTTTCATTAATAAGATATTGGTATAATTTCAATTCTTTTGATAATTCTTTTTTAGAATTAAAATATTCTTTTAGAATTTTTTCTGCTACGGACTTATTTGCAGACATTATTTCTGCGGTAATTTGTCTTACTAGTAATTCAAATATAAAACCAGTATTTTTAAATTTAGAATGTTTAATTTTTTTCATCAATTGATATAGTTAATCAGATATAAATATATTTTTCTATTAGTTTATTACTCTTTTGTTAAATCTTCTGTCAAAATCTTCTTTTTGTTACCATTCATATCTTTGAAAACTTCTAAATATGAATTTTTTGGAACATATTTTTTAACAGAACCTTCTTTCGCTTTAAGAGTTTTTATTCCTAATGGGTCTCTACCTTCTGGATGGTCATCCTTACCATATCTAACTGGGTCTTTAGGTCTACCAACCCCATCTTCCTCTAATTCTGCTTTTAATTTATTTAATTCTTCTTCAACATTTGTAGGGCCTTCGGTTCCAGTTTCTTTTGCTGGATCTACACCCTGTGTTTCAATTGATGTTAAACGGAATGTTTGTTTAGTATCTTCTAATATTGAAAGTGTTTGCTCATCTTGTTCATCTTTAGCCATTCCCATTATAGCTTGATACATCCATTCTTTAGAGAACATTTTTGTTTGTTGCATTTGTTGAATTAATGCAACTTTAGATGTATACAACTCTACTTTCTCTTGCTCATAAATTTTAGATGGAATAGTTAATTCCAATGTAAAGTTTGTTAAACGGTCATCATCAATACCTTGTGCGTATAAGTGGATGATTGCAATTTTGGTTAATTCAGAAACCATAACTCTTTGTATTCTCTCAATGGTTTTTGCAAATCTAACATCCATCGCTGCAAGAGTTGCTTTACCATTTGTATCTTCTTCATATCCTAAATATGCTTTTGGAATTTGAAGTGCTGCCATCAATTTATTTTTAAGATAATTGATGTCTTCAATCATATTGTATTCCAACCCTTTTAGAGTATCAATTGAAGTACCATTATCATTACCTCTTACTGGCATATAATAATCTTCAATCAAATTCTGTATATTGTATTTTAAATTATATTCACCCGTTCTTTCATCAACAAATGGAACTTTTTTAGATGCATTTATAATTTTTTGCATGTAGTTATCTACCTCATTTGGTGGAATATTACCTACATCAATTTTAAAGATTCGTTTTTCAGGTGCTCTCATTACTCTATGAATCAACATAGCATCTTCCATCAACATCAATTGTTTCCAAACTCTTCTTGCACCTTCTAACATTGATTTACCATATGGAAGGAAGTTGGAATCGTTATTTAAACGGAAGTGAGCAACTTCATAATTTTCAAATTCTTTTTTAGGAGTTTGTCCATAAGAACCCAATGGGTTTTGATATGGAGCGTATACAAATTTAACTCTTTGTGGATTTTGTTGGTCAAACCCTTCAACTCTACTAACTTCATATGAAGAAAGTGGCATAACATTTACAATACCAATTCCTTCTTCTGCTGCGATTTCTAATTGTAAATATAAATCACCATATTTTACTAAATTTCTTGTCCATGGCCATAAGTTAAATTCAACATTTAAAATATCGTAGAAAAGATTTTCTAATATTTGTTTTACATTATCATCTTCGTGATGAATTTTTAAAACATTACCCATTTCATTTCTAGCAGTACACTCATCTGCATATGTATTTAATGCTGATGATAGTATTGGGTCTGTATCCATTGAATCGTAATCTCTGAACAAGTCAATTCTAACTTGTTGATATGCCATTGATGATTCAATGTTACCAGTTCCATAATTTGTAACCTTTAATTTCATAAAGCGGTCAACAAGATTAGTGGTCATATTTTGCCACTCATCTGTATCAATTACTTTAACTCCCTTTTCGGTTTTACGAACTATGGTGTTTGTTGAAAATAATTTTTGTAACCTGCCTAATACTGATTTATCTGCCATTTTGTTTTATATAATTTTTTTGAAGATACGAAAAATAATTGGAATTACCAAGCTCTACAACTCCAATATCTTGCTTTCCATCTTGGGCCTGGATTATCACAATTATGTCTCGCTCTAAAATTCTTTCTTCTTTCTGGATTATCTTTTTTAATAACCATTCTCTTTCCTTTTGCAGATGTACCACCAAATCCAAAGTTTACTTTAACAACATTTCCTTTGTCGTTTTTAACATATACTTTAAATTTCTTTACATCACCTTGCATTGGTTTACCTAATTTAACACTTCTACCTTGATATTCTGCTTCATATACACAATTACAATTTGCCTCTGCAAGTTGTTTGGTATATTCTCTCATAAATTTAATAAAATCATGAGTATCTTGTTCGTTTTCTACATCATACTCATCAATTTCTGTTGCGTCATCTCCATAGTATCCACCAGGTTGGTCGTTTTCTTTTACAGGTACACAGTTTGGAACCATTTTACCATTTTTCATTTTACCACCAATTTCTCTATATCCATCCCAACATTCATGTAATGCATTTAGTTCTCCTAAACTTTCATCACATTTTCTCCAACCACCACCTTTTTCTTTGTAGTTTTTTGCGGCCCATCCATTTGCATATGCTGATGGGTATACATCAAATTTAGACTTAGCAGCGGATTTAGATGCTGCCCATTTACCAGGGTCTGTTGGGCAATTCTTTTCTAAGAATAAATTTAGTTTTTCTTCTATATTCATAGTTTCATTTTTTTTCTTTCCTGCGCAATGTGCTTTTTGACTAAAACCTTTTGGATTATTACAGTCTATACTATTTTTATATTTTTGACTCCAATCTTCATTTTTTGGTTTAGTAGAAACATATATAGGTGTTTTACCTTGTCCACTACTATCTTTACCACCTCTTCCCGCATCGTTTTGTGCAGCTCTCTTTCTACGAGTTGCACTTTCTTTCTCTTTCTTACTCATTCCGGCAGCTTTTGCAGCGGGAACACATTTGGCATATCCACTTTTATCTCCAGAAGTTCCACATGGTGGGTGTTTACCATCAACTTTCTTGCCGATGTTTACCCATTTTTCTTTAAACCATTTATTTAAATCTTCGTTCATCTATAAGAGTTTCAACATATAAATATAAAATTTATCCAATTAACCAGGTTAAATTTTCTGTTCCTTTTTTTCCTAAATCCATTTCATATGGATTTTGTTTTAAATGGTTAGTGGATATTAATCCTTCATATTTGTTTATTTGTGTTGCACCTAACATACTTTTAGTTAAGTCAATACCTTCTTGTTTTAAACGAAGTGCTGTATTTCTAACCCAAAGTCCAATTGCCATAGCCATTGTCAAGTCATCATTATAACCCTTCATAGCTTCTGCTCTTCCAGCTTGCCAAATAAATGTAAATAATTCATCTATCAATCTACCAGAACGAATAAGGATATCTTTATCGTTTATGTAGGTATCTAATGTTGAAATAATAAGAGGACGAGTTTTTGATGTAGTAGAGAATCCTGCAACCATTTTCTTTTCATCTCTATAAAATTTACTACTCATTTGTTTTTCTACATCAATATATTTTAAATCAACACTCATATAAAATAGATTTCCGTATCCTCTATCTATACATTGTTGAATTGTAGACCATCCTACGTTTGAGTTTTCTACTACTAGTAATGCGTTGTTCCATTCGGTTGCAACGGCTACTAAAAAGTTTCCAAAGTCTTTTGTTTCAATTTTACCTCTATATTCTGCAACTTGAGAACTATCCTCAATATCAATAACCTGAAAAGTAGAATAATCCGAACCATCTCCTCTCGCTACGTCGGCCACTACCATATATTGTCTATTATAATTTGGATGTTCCCATTTCCAATAGTTACCATCAAACCCAGTTTTTTCTATCGGGTCCATCACATATGTATCTTTATACCACATCAATAATTGAGGATCTATTACAGTGTCACCAGAAGATACGAAGTCACAGTCACATTCTTGTGCTGCACCTTTAACTCCTAAGATTCTTGTTTGTTCATCTCTCCACGCTTGATTTCTTTCAGGGTGTACAGTCCAATGTAGATTAATACAATTAAACCCGTTTGAACCATTTTCTCCTTCAACCCACATTTTATGGAACCAGTTACCCACACCATTAGGAGTAGATAATACAATAGCAGCACCACCCGTTGAAAGTGTTGACTGTGCTGATAACCAAATTTCATCAATATCTCTAATGAATGCGGCCTCATCCACAACTAATAGGGATAGGGCTTCCGAACGTCCTGCATCAGGAGAACTTGCAATTGCTTTTACTTGAGAACCATTTTTTAATTTAAGAGAAAGTTTGTTATCTTCAGCTGCTGCGGTTGAACCATCTCTTAACCAAACAGGAAGAAGGTCATGCATTACTCTAACCTTTTCAACAAGGTTTTTGGCTACCGTAACTTTTGTTGCAATAACCAATGCATTAAAATCTTGATTAAATAACATTTTCCAAAGAATGTATCCTGCAGAAAGTGTTGAAAGACCTAACTGACGGGATTTAAGAATAATGTTAAAACGATTATCTTTAAAATCTGTTAAACATCCCTCCTGGAAAGGATAAAGGTGAAAGGGTATTTTTCCTCTCACCGGGTGCTGAATTACACAATATTTTTTCATAAAGTAAATGGGGTCTCCCGCACACTTACGATATTCTTCAGCGATTATCTCTTTCAGGCTCTTCTTTGGTTGAGCTTGAGCTTGCATTATTTTTTAAATTTAATCTTCCAATATACACCTGCCCCAACATATGGTGATAAAGAACCATTTGTTCCATCAACCGTTCTGTTTGCAACGCCGGCACCTAATTGGTAAATTTTATCTTTTTTAGTTTTTACTATAACACCTGCACCTATATTAGATACCACATCTGCTTTATTAAATCCACCATTGAATCCATAATATACTTGTGTTTTAGGTAATTCTTTAACAATAAGAGTTTCTTTAATTTCTCTTTGTTTTACACTTGCATTGAAAGTTCTACCTAAAATTTTATTTTGTGTAATAGTATCTGTTACTGCTACTGTACCCAATGAATCAGGCAATCTTAAAGTATCTTTATAAACATTTTTAGCAAAGAAATCTTTTAATAACGCTGCTGTGTCTACTATTGTAGGAATTACAACTTCTTTTTCAACAATTGTTTCGTGATAAATATCTGCACCTTTTTTAGTTACAACTTTAGTTTTTACAACTTCAAATGTATCAATATCATGTTTAATAACTTCATATTTTTTACCATCAATTCTAACAGTTCTTCCTGGCATTTTACCACCTGGATTAAAATACTCCAATAATACGATTACAACTAATACCGCAATTGCGATGTTTTTTAAATTTAATAATTTTTTCATAATTTTATTTTTTAATTAATTCTGGATGATTTAACTCAACCAACTTTTCTTCTAATAACCTTTTTCTTTCAATCAATAATTCTATTGCTTCATAAGAATTATCAATATCTTTTTTTAAATCTTTTTTTACTTTTTCAATGTCAACATCCCAATCCCATTTTGAAATTGTACCATCTTCATTAACCATTTCAATTTGTTGTTTCACTCCACCTAAAGCCTCTTCCAATCTATCTTTATATTCTCTTATAAAAGCCAATTTATTTCTGGTTATTTTATAATCTTCATAGTACGGATATGTACCATCTATCTTTAGATTTGTTTCTAGTTTTGCTAAACAATTTGTACATAATCCTGTTTTACGGATTAGTTTTTTGTCTGCCCAACTATATTTTCCAGTCTCACATTTTTCATCAGAACAAGTATTTAATTTTTGTAAATACTGTCTAACATCATCCATTTGTGAATGAGCGATTTTAAAACCTTCTTTTTGTTCCCAAGTCTTACCATCAGAATCGGTCCAGATTTCTCCAACCTTTCTTTTTTGCTCACTTTCTTTTTCATAACCAAATACTCTTTGAGTATTATCTTCTCTTCCAAAAACCGTGTCTATAATGAGTTTACGAGATTTGTGCATCCCTTTTGCTTTCTCATCAAAACTTTTTCTTTTTGCCATTGTAACTGTTTAATTTATATATAAATATATATTGTCTTATTCATAAAAAATACCAAGTATCTGATTTAATGGTGCGAATGTACCTGTAAGTTTATATGTTTTTCCATTATAAAAGAATACCAGTCCTTCATTTGCCACTATTCTTTCAATTCCACCCAATCTATTCAATCTACTCAATTCTTGTTTTAATTTTTGAATTTGTGCAGGATTGCCAGAAGTTTTAACTTGATCGGCAACTGTTTTTAATCGTGATTTCATTGAACGAATTGCCTTATCAGGATGAACCGTCAATACACTACCAACAAATTCTAAAACATCTGCACCTACTCCTAAAAATATTTCTTCAAATGGTTTGATATTATCTTTTTGTTGTTTTGCAACATTTACTTTATCATTATTCATTGCCCAGTCTTGTAACTTAGGATTTGATATTGTATTTAATCTAAAAGATTTATCACCAAATGCCCATCTTCTAATTAAAGCTTCTTTTGTAAGTTTATCAACTTTAACAGGTGCGTTTGATGTAATCCACCAATCCCACCAACTTTGATGATAATCTGCTACATTATCTGAATCTTTTAATCCAAATTCGGATTGTAATTTTGAAATCTTAGAAAGATATTTTGATTGTTTAGAACTTAAATCTTCTGATTTTGGAATTTCAGTTATTGGTGGTCCTTGAATTGTGTATTTAGATTGAACATCTGCATTTACTTGCTTAATCATACCTGCTAATACACTCTCTGCTCCATCCACCTTACCAACAGCGTTTCCTTTTTCATCATATTCTATACAATTGTGAAATACTAAAAGTGCTTGTCCGTAAGGAATAACATTTACCGAAGTTGGCCAAATTACTTCAATATTCATAAATTTGGTTCCTTCACCAAATACTTTTTCTCTTTGTTTTTGAGATAATGCAGATACTGCTGCTGAAAGGTCTTTCATTGCGTAATTATATGCATCTGTTAAACCACCTCTTCCGCCAAATTTTGATGCAACATCTTCAATGCCCATTGCACTTGCTCCACCATTTGATAAATGTCCTTTATTTCTAGCTGCAATTAATCTACCATTTTTCCAGCTGATTGCTAACGCCTGTCCATCGGTTTTTTCTCTTACTACACCTAAATCCCCATTAAGTGCTTTTGTAACGATATCTTTAAGGTGTCCAAATGTCAAATCCATATCATCAAATGGATGACTCATATGACCATATGCCCCACCTTCCATTAATAGACCTTCTTTTAAAAATTCAGTTGGTTTTTCATCAAATCTAGGTAGGTTTCTTGCAGAATATTTTACAGTATATTGGGTTTCATCTTCATCACCCCATATTGCATCTGCTATTGGAAAATCCATCTGCGTATATCCACCACTATAATACCAATCATCTCCTTTATTTACACCATCGTCTGCGTCTAATTTTCTAGTATGTCCTTTTGGTAAATAAGCACCATCGGCTTGAGAATCTGCATCAGCTAATCCACTTATTTCATTTATATACATTTCAATATCTTCGTATAATTTTGAAATTTGTTCGTCAAAGTTAGGTTTGATGTTTAATTCTTTTTCCATTTTAGTTATCTCATCATATCCCATATTTCTCAATGATCTTGCAACATCATTTGCTTTATATCCGTTTGGATTTCCGAATAAGTATGCATTTATTCTTTTTCTGAATGTTGAATTTTTATATGCATCAATTAAATTTTTAAAATGAACATCATTGGAACCCATTTCATCTATTTTACGAAATGTAGTTGCCTGTCTTCCATTTATTGTTGGCATTCCATGATCATCCTTTCCAATATCTTTAACTTGTACCTTTTTATTTTTAAACTTACCCATTAAAATAGTATCACCCGTATCAACATCTACATTAACATCTTCTTTGTTAATTTCAATTGCTGCCAGTTGCTTTTTAGCAGATGCTAACGAATCATGAGTTCCTAATCTATCTCCACCATTTTTTGGATATACAACATATTTGTCACCAACTTTTTTTATGGTTTCGTTTACATTTTCATTGTAGATTTGTTTGTTGATTCTACCATATTCTCTCATTAGAATTCCTGCAACTGCATGTGCTTGGTTTTCTATTGGAGAACCATCTGCACCATCTTTTTCTAAATTTCTAACTAACCCCAATTCATCTTGCTTTCTATGAACCATTTCATGTGCAAGAGTTCTTAGGATATCTGCTGTTAATCTACCTTCGGTTGCAACATATATGGATTTATCTTCAGGATTATATCCACCTAAACTTGTTTTTACTTCTGCGAATTCTCTTCCACCAACTAATGTAACATTTGGTGTTTCTTTTAATTTTAATCTTTTAGTTGCAAATTCTACAAAATGTTGAATAGATTGTTGTTTTGTTTCTGATAAATTTTCATTTAAAGAAAACTTACTAATCATTTTTTTATTATTCCAACTATCTGCTATTTTTTCCGCAATTTCAGGAGTAATATCCATATTTTCTATTCTTTCTGCAATTGCGGCTGCAAATATATTTAGTGCACTTGCTTCATCAATATCTTCGGCAAAAATAGCAGCTTTTCCTACACCAGTTGCAACTACTTCTGTTACAGCATGTGGTATCAATTCCATAGCCGTATGTTTTACCAACCCAGCAGCACCATGTGCCAATCCGCCACCAACTGCTGCAAATAATGCTGTTGTAGCTATTTTAATACCAACGGATTTTAAAGCTTTTTTCTGCTTATCATCTAATTTACCACCAGCCATTAAAGTTTTTACACTACTACCAGCTGTTTTAAATGTATCATATTCATGCTTCAAACCATGCATAATTGCATGTCCAGCACCTTTTGCTTTGTCCATTATAGCCTGACCCCAACTTCTTCTCTCATCGTGTCCTTCTTTTTTATTTAATAACTTAGAAAAAGTTTGTTTTTCTTCTTTACTCCAATTTTTTACTTTTTCTTGTATTCTTTTTACTTGACCTTCTTTTGTATTTCCTGATTTTTCTTTTTGTGCATTTTTTTCAGCATCAGATTTTAATTCTACACCAGATAATTTTTGTTCTGGAGGCGGACCTTGTTGGGTATCAGAATCGGTTCCTATTGGAGAAGTTTTTTCTTTATCTATTTTTCCTTGAGTGGTTTGTCCTTGTTTTGTTGGTTGTCCAGGCTCAGATGGTTTAGCTGCTTGAGTTGCTGCTTTTCCAGGTTCTTCTTTTTTCTTTGGTTGATTAGCAGGAGCATCGGCTGGCCCAGCTATTTTAGCAGCTTGAATATGTGCAGGATGCTCTTTAGGTAATCGTAATGCATCTCTTGCTTTAATTTTCTTTTGTTGTCCTTTTGAATTTGTATATGTTATATCAACGTCTAATGCAGGATTTTCAGCTTCTCCAAAATATTGATTTGTAAATTCTTCAAACATTTCATTGGTAATGTAGTTTTGAATTATTTCAGAAATAGGATCATATACATAATCATCGTCTGTTGTAGCTACTGCTCTAATTTCTTTATTCTTTTTTTCAATAGCCTCTACATCTTCTTTTGAAGGGTATCCTCTATATAATTCTTCGTTAAGTTTGGTTGTTATCATTTTGAATATTTCTCTATCAAATTTTGGATATGCTTTTAAGAAAAACTTTTTAGCTTTTTCTTTATCATTACTTCCCAATCCTTTTCTAACTTGAGTTCCACTAATTGGATTTGGTTCTGGAGGGATAGGATATGTATAACCAATTTCATCATAACCATATCCAGATTTTCCGTTATATGGTTTGAAATATTTACCTTGTAACCTTGTTGCATCTTTTTCACCAACTGCTGCAATATAAGCAGTAGTTTTTCCATCAAACTTTCCAAGTATTTCTACCGGTCTATATGGGTTAGAAACTTTAACAAATTTTGAAGCAGGAACTCCAAACATTGTAGTTGCTATTTCTTTTTTTTCTTTAAAAGTAAATGGTGATTTATCTGAAGATGTATCATTAGAACTTGCTATATAGACATTTGCTTCTCCAAACTGAGAAACTAATCTTTGATACGCATCATAATGTCCTCTGTGAAATGGTTGAAAACGACCACCGTATATTACGATAGTTTTTTTAACCTCTGGTTTATTCACTTCTTTTATTAAATTCATGTCTATAAATATCTTAAATGTTGTACTTTTAGCTTTTTAGTAACTTTTTTAATCAAACATAGTGAAAATTTTTGAAATTTCCAATTAAAGTTTTACATTTATCATCCAAGCATTTTCTGCAAATTGTTCTTTTGATACTAATTCGTATTGAACTTGATTTATACCATCTTCCTTATAATTTATTTTTCCTTCCTGCATTTCCTTAACAAATCTTCTTTCGTTTTTTGCAGTTGGTTCACCCTTTATCCATTCTCCATTTACAAATCCCTCACTAGGATGTGGTAATGCGTAAAATCTTCCATTTCTTCTATATGGTGTATTATTACTACTTACTTTAAATGTTTCATTTGTTATCTCTACATTATGTATCAATAAATCAGAAATTACATTATTTTTATCTTTTAAAAAATCAGATATATTTTCAGGTAAAACTACATCATTGTAAATTTTAATATCTGCAATCTTTCCTTTTAAATAATTTGCTATAATTGGATTACATTCACTGCATGGATTTTTACCAATTAAAATATCATTATTATATTTTTTTAATTTACCTTCAAATTCATGCGGTTTATATTCCAATGTTTCTGTTCTTGTATTTTTAATTAAATTACTATTACAATAAAAATATATTTTATTTTCTTTAGAGTCTACCGAAACTGTTATCCATGTCCATTCTCCAAATCCTCTTTTTATCCATGCATAAATTTGATTATCGTTTTGAGAATATAAAGAAGCGGATATTGCTCTAGAATTATTAAATCCTATAAAATAAGATTCTTTTTTATCTATACTTAAAATTGGATATTCTACATATCGTTTATCTTTTATACCTATTAACCATTCTTTATATTTTTCAGGCTGATCTTCAATTTTACACAAAATAGATAATGTATGTGATTGGGATAATAATTCCGATATACCAGTATCTTTTGGAATCGTTATATAAGAATTCTCTCCATCAAAATTAAAACAAGGAATATCATTGTATTCAAAAAATAAATTATCTTCTGTTAATCCTTCAAAACGACATCTCCAAAATAGGTCATCATCTTCCATACCCCAATCCCAATATTCATTAGAGTAACCATTTGTTGCTTCTACCTGTTCTTTATTCATTAATACAACACCACCGAAGTATTGTTCATAGTTTAATCTATATTTGTATTTAGATACGGCGGTTGCAATATGTGTTGGAAACTTGTCTGGATATGAATAATCACAACTATCGTTTTCCGGTAACATATCTACATCGTGAAAAGCAACATAATCACATCCATCTTCAAATGCATGTTTGGCTGCAATATTTTTCATCGCACCTCTATTGAATAATTTATCATCCGTTTGGTGTACAATATAAAATTGATGTGGAATTCCTTTTTTGTTTAAAAATTTTGTAAGATGAGGAACTAACATTTTAAGATGATATTCCCTATCTCTATAAGGAACACATATTCCGAGTTTTTTTATCATAACTATTTTCCTTTAGGAGACACATAAATTGTATCTCTTATAAGTATTTGTTTTTCCGTATAAGGAGCATATACGGATGTATTATAACATTTAATATCTAAAAAATGACCAGCTTTTGTTGTTGGCATATTGACATATTCTATATTATTTATTTCTATTTCATTTAATTTATAATCTAATATTTTTATATTATTTCCTTCCTTTATTTGGGTATATAATTCATTTATTCTTATTTCCAATATTTCATCTGATTCATTTTTATATAAAACATATGAATCTGGATGAAAAATAATTCCATCAATTTTGTAATAGTTTGGTTCTTTCAAAACTTTAGTAAACTCTATTGTTGCGGTTTTATATTTTTCCTCAACAGGGCAATATCCTGTTAATGAGTTTACCTTTGGCTTTAAATCAATAATATTTTTAATTATTAATTCGTTATATTTTATATTCTCAAATAAATTCATAATTAAGGAGTTATTTTACCACCTGGCCCTAAAACGTTGTGTACTAATATATTATTTGCAAAGTAAGTATCATTTGTTTCAACATCTAATGAAATAAATTCATCTAATTCATCAACTCTTATTTTTTCTTCAATCATTTCCCAGTTACCATCTAAATTATACATCATATCACCAACTATAACGTCTTCTGCTCTTAAAAATTTATATTCATTATCTCTTTTTATAAAAATAGGATGTTCAAAAGTTATTTTTAATTTATCATTTATTACATAATGATAATGCCAGACTCCACTTGTAACAGATTTTACGGCACTCATAGAATCTACATAATCAAAAGTATTTGTAGAAAATGTTTTCCATGCATCTTCTTCTTCAGAAAATCCATCAATAGAAATATTTTTTAATAAATCCCCTTCTATCAAATCTTCAACATTTTTTTCACTACCATCCCACATTAAAATTTTTGTACCTTTTGCTAAACACGTTCCGCCACCTGTACAATCACAACCTGCTCCTGTGTATTTATATATCAAACAAGAGGAATTTGCTGTTCCAGAACACCCACTTTCAGATACTGCATATATTTCATAATATATTGGGTTATCACATGCAATACTACTTATACTAAAAGCATATGATGTACCAAATGAACGAGAACCTTGATTTAATATACTACCTTCCGGTCCATAATCAAATGTACATTTATACCAAACTACATAATAAGTCGCCGCATTTTGTGCGTTTGCAGTACCTGTTCTGGAAAATGCGTATGTTAAAGTACCACAAGTTGGAGTATCCAATGAAACAGTAGGTGCAGTTATATTTCCAGATGCAGCTACTGCATTATATGAAATTGCACTATTTGTTGCGGTTGTTGATAATAATGTATCTGATGAATTATATATTTTCGCTCTAAAATACATAGTAGTACCACTTGTTAGTGATATAAAAGCAGCATAATTAGTATTTGCTGTAATACTTGTAAATGTTTCTGCCGCCGTCCAAGTTGAATTATCCGTACTTTTTTCTATTACCAATTTTGTAGCAGTATCAATTTGACCAACCGAATATGTAGCAGTTACTCCACCACATACTACTGATTTAGATACAAATGATAATGTATTTACTACACCTCTATTTCTTAATACAATATAATAATCAGTTCCTTGAGAAGTATCTGTTGATGATTTTTGCCCATGTATACGATATGTAGTTGTTACTCCTAAAGTAGCACTACTTACAACTCTTGCAGCTAAATAGTAATTACCATTTGTATATGGTAGACTGTTTCCAGAAGTATCACCTGTATTATATAATTGGAAGGTTTTTATATTTAGCGCACCTTCACCCTGTTGTGGAGATGTATTATCTGCTGTTTCCCAAAGTCCATTATATGTGTTTTGAAACATTCTAAACATACCATATGCGCCGGTTCCTGGTGCATTTCCGGAATCTACTGATACTGTCATTGTAGTATACGCACCTGGGAAATTACTCCAAGTGTATTTATTATCCATTGATAATACGGTATGTATGGATGCCAAAGCCTTTGTGTTCGGTTCTAAATTATCAAATGTAATTACAGAAGAATTTGTACTAAATGTACCGCCAGTTCTACCACTCCAGGTATCTAAATTTATAATTCTAGTAGGAGTATATGTTGGTCCTTGATATGCGTATATACCATATAGTGTTGCAGGGGTATTTAATGTAAAAGTATAATCTAAATCTTCAACTAATTGATTTGCAGTCCAACTAGAATATTTTATTGTACCCCAGTCATCGGTTGCTTTTACTCTCATTTTATATGTACTACCAAAACTCAAACCAGTAAATGTAATACCCGATTGTGTTGTAAGAACAGTACCATTAGTATCTGCTATTTGGTATTCAACTGTTATATTATCAGCAGTTAAATCAATAGTTCCATCATTTGAATCATATGTTAATAATCCTGCATATATACTCATTTCAGTATATCCTTTTGTAAATGCTACACTAGGAGTTCCTGTTATTGATGCTAATCTTTTACCCTTTACTGTTATTGAAATATCTTTAGACCTTTCACTACCAGCATTAATATATAAAGTCCATGCATTAGTTGTACCGGAGTAAGTATATAAGTTACCCCACCATGTATAAGTTACTGTTCCTCTTGATGAAGAACTTAAAGTAGTTTTTGATGTTGTTGCCAACTTTCTACAAAATGTAGTACTGGTATTTGTTCTTATCAAATAAGTGCCATTATACGGGTTTGCACCATTAAAACTAAGTGGAGATGCTTGCATTCTATTATTATCTAACCAAACATACCAATATCCACCCTGTGAGTTTGTCTCAGTTGGACCGTTTGTTGTATATGATGCATCTAATGTAAAATTAACTCCTCTAATAGCATATCCGTCAACAAACCCACTTCCTCCTTTTACCACATCAATTGTTCCAGGTTCTCTAGTAACAGTAACTGTTTTATTAGTTAAAGTATGATAATAATATAATCCTGAACTTATTGTATATGTTAAATAAACCGAACCATATCCATCACCAATTGTAGATGAATTACAAATTGCATCATATAAACTAAGTGCAGAAAAAGAAAAAGAAGCTACTGAATCTGGGTCTATTTGTGCATCAGTTAAACTTTGTCCTCCCGCACTTCCCCCATTTGGATAATATGCATCCAATCTTGCAGATATTTTAGTGAAATTGCCAGATGATCTGGTTACTGAAAAAACAACAGACTGAACTTGAGAAAGTGTACCGGAATTTATGTTAGATGTTAAAGAATATCCGTATCCTTGATTTGGATACCCATATACTGTCACACTTGTTTCATTAAAATCAGATTGTCTATATGTACCACCAGATGCTTTTACATGATAATACCAAGTTTGATCAGCAGATGGAGCAGTCCAACCATTATGTGCTGTTGTATAAGTACCACTATTCAAATCTGCATAAGTTCCTCCAGACCCTACTTTGTATTGAAAGTTATCATAAGTAAATGCAGTTGCTAATGATTTTGTTATACTAATAGAACCATTTGAATATTCTCTTCCAGTTACCCAACTTGCACCCAATCCAATTTGACTTTGATTTATTTTAAAACGAACACTAAAATTATCAGTTAATACAAATCCATTTCCATCTGTAATTGTGGCCGTATGTGTTGATGTTCCATCATTTGCAGATGTCGCAGGATTATTAACAGTTATAGTAATTACTCCAGATGCCGTTTTTGCTCCTGATGCGGAAACCGTGCTATCGGTTGACGTAGCAGAAACACTTGTAACAGAAAATCCATTATCATTTGAACCATTAATAGTAACCGTTCCTGTAAAAGTTCTATTAGCTCCTGTTAAAACATAATCTTGATCATCAATTGTTAAAACTCCCTTTTGTGGTATTAATATATCTCCGGTTTCTGTATATCCGGATACAAATGTAGAATTGCCATCGCTTCTTCTTGCTCTTACTCTTGCTTTTGCATATTGTGCAGTTGTAGTTTTACCTGCAATAGTTACCGAAGGTGTTACATTTGTACCGGCTGCAACCAAAGAAGTCCATGCTCCATAAGAACCACCACTATCTTTAACAGCATAATCTATATCATAATTTAAAGTAGTTCCACTTACAGCTGCAGTCAAAGCAGTGACCGTTACACCAAATGATTGTCCAAAAGCAGAATATGCTGCACTAATAGATGGTGAAACCATAGCAACAGTTACATTCGTAGTTGTATGATTTCTAACACTACTATTACTACTATTTGTAATATTTACTCTAAGAGATTGACTACCTAAAGTATTATAATAAATTGATAAATTTTGAGAAGTTGATGTAGAAATACTTGCTCCTGTTAATACCCAATTATAAGATATTGCAATAGAATCGGGATTATATAAAACTGTTGAAGTAACAGAATATGCAACAAAAGGTTCTACACTCGTAGAAGCACCAATTGATACCGCCATTGGTCTTCTAAATGTAGTTGCCGTAGTACTTGCCGTATCAAATGGGTTTGCCGAATCTTTGACCACAATAGTATAATCATCATCGGCCGTATTACTTGAATTATTAAAAGTTGCAGTATTTACATCTGCAGAACCATAACCTGCTCCATTAAAATTATAATAATACGGAGAAACACCACCTGCAACATTCACAGTAAAATCTACGGAACCGGTAGTATAATTATACGTTCCTGCGCCAGTAAATGATGGAGAAGTTGTAACTGATGTAATTGTTAAATCAACTGCATTTACAAAAACTGTTTTAGAATCATTTGCTTGTTTATTTGAAGAGTTTATTCTAAGTTCTAATCGTAATGTGTTTGTAGAATTTGGTACAATATATGTATTACTATTATCAACATAAAAGTCAGAAGCATTAGTTACATTTCCGGTAAGAGTTGCAGGAAATACATTTGTTCCAGTATATACACCATTTACCCAGATTTTAATATATGCCGTTTCTCCGGACTGCATACCCGTCACAGTATATGTAAAATCTAATCTTTTACCTGATTGAGCATTTGTATTAGCAGGACTAGTTAAAGTATTTATTGTAATTGCAGGAACTTTACCTTCAAATTCTACAAACTCATATTGACTTCCAGTAGGCCTTGCTCCAGTACTTGGGTTTAATACTCCGACAGTATTTGGTAAATCTCTGACAGTATTTGGGTCAACTGTACCGGTCAAAAATTGATTTGCAACATATGAACCACTTACTGTCGTAGTTGCAGTGTTAAGACCGGCAGAAGAACCTAAATCTCCAATTCGTATATTACTTGCCATTAGATAAAACCTGTTTTAAAGTATTTACTTCTTTTTTTAAATTTTGTATTTGTTTAACCATAATTGGAATTAGTTCATTATATTTTATGGTTAAATACTCTCCCATTATTCTTCCATCTGTTAAATTTGGATATATTTTTTCAACATCTTGTGCAATAAATCCATAATGTTTTTTATTTTCACTATCAGAATTCCAACTATATGCAACCGGATGTAATCTATCCATATCTTCAATTTCAGTTTCATCTATATCAACTATATTTTTTTTCAATCTTATATCAGAACTAAGTGATGTTGAAAAACCGGCAATATCACCTTTTACATGCAATTCTCCATAGTGAGCAAAATATCCTGCAGATTTTATATTTGCATTAGCAGCTGTTGGTGTAGCAATATCTTCAACTTTAAGAAAATTACCAGTACTATCCTGTGAACTATTAAATAATGCCTGTAATCCTCTTTCTGAAATTTCTACTTGTTTTGTTAATGAAGTAGCTGTTAAAGATAATCCTTTTGCATAATAATTTGTTGAAGATGGTGAATATGAATCTACTCCAATACTTTCTGCCCAAATTGCATATCCAGCTGGTATAGTACCAAATCCAAATAAAGTAAATGAATCATAATAATCAATATGCCATCTTGTTTTTCTATAATTCGCAACCAAACCATTTGATTTTGTAGTGGATATTTGTAATGGGTTTGTTGTTTTACCAAGAGTTATAAATTGAAAAGAAGTATCTGCAAATTCTTCTTGAGTACTTGTAGTAGATGGAGAAACTGTTCTAGAAATTGAACCAATTGATGTTCCACCATAAGATAATGTACTTGTTACAGTTGCAGTACCAGTAACCGAATCAAAAGAAGTATAAAAATCAATATATTGTCCATCCATTTGTGAAAGAGTAGTATATGATGTTCCTTTTTTAGTATTAAAATATGATATAAAAGCAGTAACAGCTGCTTCAGCACTACCACCTATCCATCCTCTAGTGATAGAAGAATAATAATTTAAATTCGTTGGGTCTTGACTTAAATTATATTTTATATGATATGCAATATTTAGAGCTGCTTGATCAACAGTTGAAAAAGTACCAGTAGAAGCTACATATGTATACTCCATTGTTGGAGCATTGTTCCATTCTAAATCAATTCTATATTTAACCGATGCGTTAATTGAATATGTTGATGTAGCAGATAAACTGGTATACATATTAGTACTTGTTGCCGACAAAGTAGCTACCGTAGAACCATTAACATTATACAAATACAAATTTTGTGGTGTTGAAGTTCCTATACTAAAATAAGTTTGAGCGGTAGTTGCCGTTATTGCACTACCTGCTCCTGGAACTGTTGTTAACAATTCACCTGGATGAATAAGTACACGGTTTCCTGCATAGGTACTTTCCCCTGTAATTTGAATATAATTATCAGCCCCAGTTCCTCCAGCATTTAAAGTAATTTTATCTTTAGAAATGCTATTTTGACCAATAACCCACCCACCAATAGTACCATCAGTAGCAGTTATTTTTCCAGATATGTTCGCGTTGGAAGCTACTAAAGCACCTGCAGTATCTACTCTAAATGGAGCAGAGTTAAATGCCGTATTACCCGCATGAAATCCTGCAATTGACATTACCGCTTGTGAATTACCGGATGAATTACCTGCTATTACTCTTGATTGACCACCATCTAATATCACACCATTTGTTGCAGTACCACCAATTAATTTTCCTGCTTGAATTTCAAATCCACCAATTGATCCAGTTTGAGCAGTTAATGTTGTTGCAGATATTGCACCACCAATATCAACTATATTTGTTGCAGATGCATCGTATTTAAAATAATTACTACCACTAACAAAACTTACTTTTGGTACAAATGAACTTCCACTAATTCCTAACCAAATACCATTAGTACCATATGATTGAACTCCTTGACCTATTGAAACAAATGGTTTGGTAGTTCCACCTGCTAATGTTATATTTGCAGCAGAACCAGATGCATTAGTACCAATATTTAAAGTATTTTTAACATACGATTCATCAAATATTGCAATCTTAGCTGCAACAAAGAAATCTTGTGTTCCCAAATATTCCCAATAAGAATTGCTTGCTCCATCGGTAGGTGCATTTCCAGTTGTTTGCTGTAATGTTGCGTAATATTTTGTAACACCTCCTGAACTTTGATAAACGGCATCTCTTCTTGAAGAACCCGCAACAGTTGTGTAATAATAAGTTGTGCCTGCTGCATATTCTCCTCTTAACACAATACCAGGACCCGTCGCTCCGGTATTTCCATCAGTACCATCCGATGAAACATTTACATTATGTGTTTTATAAAAAGTTGTAGAAGTTCCTTCCGAATCTACATATGATCCGGTAATGCTTACAATTAATCCACTTGTAGAAGATGGTGTAGAAGGTGTTATTGTTGTATATCCATCACCATCTACACCGGCATTTGTACCATTTGTTACAGAAGATATTCTAAATGAAGGTATAACATATGGAGAAGTGGCATCATACGCATATGCACTACCACCTTCATTTACATATAATTTAAATGAAGAAGGAGTACCATATGAACCTGCTGTACTTTTTGTAATAGTTTGTCCATCTTTTTCAATTGATACAACTACCGCCGGTGGTGCCGCTAATGCTTTAGAAACGGTAGCTACAACATTTTTAGTACCAGATGTACCTTCACTATCGGTATAGTTTACAGGTATTGTTACTTGAGCAGTTGAACCAGTTATTGAAGATGCCGTTGATGTTATTGTTATAACATTTGACGAAACTGTTCCTGCCAATCCATTTGTATATGTTGGTGTACCTATTGAAGTAAATCTACTTGTACCAGATTCCAAAGCAGTTATCGTTAATGCGGTTGGAGTAGCAGAACCACTTGTTTTTGAATTTGCATTTATTGATTGTGCAGATGGAGATACTGCTACTAATACATTTGGTGTACCTGCTTTAGCTTTTGAATATGTTACTAATTTTACAAATGTACTATCACTTCCTCTACCATCTCTGTAAGTTACTTTTAAATTTATACTACCACTATCAGCGGATAACGCGGTTATAGAATAGTTGTTATTTGTAAGTACTGCTGTTACATTTGAAGATGATGAAATACTTGCACTAAATTTATTGTTTCCAATTGTAGATGCGTATGAAATATCTTCACTTCCAACTTTTACTGATATAGAACCACTACTTGCTAAAAACCCACCAAAAACAGTTCCACCAGAATATGCAGGAAATGTTGTATTTTCGTTTGATACTGTCACTGCAATTTGTGATTCAGCTATTACCGGAGTAATTGTAATTGTATCACTATAAACTGCATTATTTAAATCATAAGCAGTAAATGTATATGTTGTTGCGCCAGATGAATATGAATAATCACTACCATTTATACTATATGATTGTACACCGGTGGTATTATTGTTAGAACCAACGGTCAAAGCTGGTTTACTACTACCACTAGTTACAGTAATTTCATTTGTAGTACTTCCTAAATTATTTCTTTTTACATCAATTGTTATAGTTTGTCCAGATGGTGATAAACTCAAATCGGTCATTTTATAAAAAAACTGATTAGCGTTAGAAACTGCATTTAAGTTTTTACTCTTATCACCTTTTAATACACCTTCCAATTGTACCGAAGATGAATATCCTCCTTTATTAAAATAATAAGTTCCTTTATGTGTAAGTTGGGTAGGAGTAGCATATGACCAAGATGCTACATTTGTACCTAGCATTGCAACATCGTGTTGATCATCTCCACTAAAAACACGATAAACAGACTCGGTAGATTTTCCTATATATTCGGTAGATATTAAAGCTAATTTTGGTAAATAAGAACCAGAAGTTATGTAAATACTACCAGAAACAATGTTATTTGTTAGCTTTATATCAATAAAATCATTAAGTTGTGCAGGAACATTATTATCGTCTGGATCATACACAAATTGATTTTTATTAGCAATTGCAATGAAATTTTGACCATCAATACCATCTGCACCAACAGCTCCTTGATCAACTCTATAAATGTTTACCAAATCTCTTACATCTTCGCAAGATGCCGTATATTGAACTCTACTAATTTTTGATGAAGATATTGATCCAGTAAAATTAGAAACCAAAAGAGTTGCGGATGTTTCCGTTACATTTGTTAATAAACCAGGATAAAAAGGTTCAGATGCATAAACCGATGGATTAATGTAATCACCATTTGCATCAAATGCTGAAGAGTAGAATGTTACAGAACCGGTTAATCCTATTTTTGAAATATCAAAATTTATTGAAGATACTCCAATTGTTTCTCCTGAGCCAGAAAAACTAAATAGTGTATTATCTGGAGTTACTGTTAATGATTTTTGAACAATTGTATCTGTTCCACCAGTAAATGTAATTTCTTTTTCTAAAGTAACAGGTACATAATTGTTATTAATATCGTAAAATTCAAAACGAAAATCGTAAGTATCATTATTTACTTTAGTCGGAACATTTACATTTAGAGTAACTTCATTAGGAGAAAAGTTTGTTTCTTGAGAAGCTCGTAAACTTATGTTTGATAAATACCATTCTCCTTGATGAATATTAAAAAATATTTGTCCCTGCCCATCAGTATCTGGTTTAAAATTTATTTGTTGTTTATCAAATCTTCTAAAAGATTCACTAACATTAAATTCACCTAAAAGTTTTCCATATCCAAGATCAGAGTCCTCAACTACGAATGCCGGTCCAACACCAAACACATTTAATTTTCCATAACCAAAAGAAGATGATTGCAATAAAAGACTGAAATCTAATTGATATTCAGTATTACTTAGAAAATCAATATCATTGTGATTATAAAAAACTCTCTGTGGATGTTGTGTTGTATTTAAAGTATTATCGTCTTGTAGTTTTACTGAAGATGCTAATACTGAATCATTTTGTGTAGCAGTATAATATGTATTTTCTTCATGTTTTTTATATTTCCAAAAATCATCTATTATTTTTTGAGATGAAAATTGTCCTATTCTAACATTTACACTTCCACTATATGCATCAGTTTGAAATAGTTCATTTGATTCTAACTGAATATCTTCTAATAAACTATAATTTCCAATATCTGATTTTCTTTTACCAAATATTTTCAAACGATTTACATCACCACTAAATGTTTCCAAATTAGCTATTTTTATTTTAGCATAAGAAGAACTAATTGCAGAGTTTGTTAAAGTTACACTTTCGTTATATGGTAATGTAAATGATGCGGAAGAAAAATCAGTTACATATTGTACGGCGTTTGTGGCATTTGAAGATGTTTCATAATAAGGAATTGTTGCTAATGCTTTTTTAGAATTAACAACATCTTTTATAATTGTAGAATATGATTGATTTAATCCAGTTATCGTAATTGTTTCACCTTCCATAGATGATGAAAAATTACTTCCACTAATTTTTAATTCATAAATTGTATCACCTTTGAAAGTTCTAAAATTTGAACCAGATGTAGGTTGTACCGAAACACCATCAACACTTCCACTAATAGTTACTCTATTTACAGTTCTATTGTATATTGGTAAAATTGTTTCAGTTATATCTACCGTCGGTCTACGATAGAAACGAATCTTTGTTGTATTTGCAATAATAGGATTTACATTCACTACTTTTTGCCATCTAACATTATATTGATTTTCCCAGTTTGAAGGGATTGGTGTTAGTAATCCATTAGCATCTTCATATTCACTTAATTCTCCTAATATAGTAATTGTACATGGACCAAATGCAGTATCTGGATAAACATATACTGCCACTACTTTTGAAGTTCCTTCATAATATTCAGGAATACCTTCTCCTGGTTCGTGATAAATTACATTTCCTAATGCATCTTTAATTTCTATCTTTATAAGAGTATCGGCAACTAATTCAGGAGAACCCTGAATTAAAAAAGAGTTTTTACCACCAGAAAAAGTTCCAGGTAGTTCGGTGATTCTAAAGTATCTACTATTTGGATCAGTATCTTCTAAAAATATATTATATCTCTCTAAATTTTCTGGAAATAGAGTCTTTTTAAGAATGGCCATTAATCTTTTTACATAAATATTCTCAAAAAAATAATCTTCACATATTTATATAAAGAAAACTAATAAATACTATATTGTATTATAGAAAACTAAAGAAAACTAAATAAGTTATGAAATACGCAATGTTGCAAATTAAAAAAGAAACCCATGAACTTCTCAAATCATATTGTGAAGAACACGGGTTTAAAATGGGTAGTTTAGTTGAAAATCTAATCAAAAAACACGTTGGTGTTTCAAAACCTCAATCAGGTGTGTTGAAGGCTGATAAAGTTACTGTTAGAAATCAATCTTACTAAATCCATTCTCTTTTTTTATTTCTATTAATCCATCTACGATATCTCTCATAGCATCTAAGTGAGAAATAACCCAAATGAAATCAAATTGAGTTTTAAGATATTGCATCATTCCGAATAGGGATGATAGATTATCACTATCTAATGTACCAAATCCCTCATCAATCACTAAGAAGTTTGGTCTAGGTAATCCACATATGTTTATCAATGCAACTCTGATTGCTAAACCACTAATAAACTTTTCCATACCACTACACATTTCTAATGCCCATTCTTGATCCTCGTAAACTATCTTTGCGTTGATATTCTTGCCATCTACTTCCATTACAACCCCGAAATCAACTACTTGTCCTAAGATATTATTTACTTCCGTTTGAATAACCGGTAATGCTTTAGAAATTAATTCATATGGAATACCATCTCTCTTTACAGCATCTAAATAATAGGTGTATAGGCGGTTCTTTTCTTCTAAATCCTTAACTTCATCCATTTTAGCTTTGATACCGTCTATAAACGATTGCAATTGAGAAATAGAACCATTTACAGAAGTTATATCTTTATTAATTTGTTTAATTACTTTATCAACTTCTGATTTAAGAATTTCTTTTTCTTTAATTTGTTTTTCTAATTGTTTGTTTGTTTCAATTGTATCTTCGTTTTCGTAATATTTTTCAATATCTTCTTCAACTTTATCCAATTGAGTTTGTAATAATTCTTCTTTTGTTTCTAAACCTTTGTATTCCATTTCGGCTTTCTCTAATATAACTTTTATTCTGGAATATCTTGTTTTGATTTCTTGTAATTCATTATATTGTTCTTCTACACCTTCCATAGTATCCAATGTTTGTTGAATACCTGTACAATTAACCAATGCTTCTCTAAATTCTTCTTTCAATTGAGGTAATAATTCTTTTACTCTCATTGCATCTTTTACAAAAGTATTATCACAACAAAACTCACAATTTGGGTCGTATTTATGATTATTCAAATGTGCAATCGTTTCTTCTGCAGAACTTACATGCACTTTTGCAATATCATAAGTTTTAGTTGCTTCGGTTAATGCTTTTTGTTCTTTTTGATAATTTGAATATGCCGTTTCAATATCAACGCCGCCAAATGATTTCTTATCTTCTATTGATTGTGATAATTCATTAAGGGTATTGGTATGATTTTCTATTTTAGTTTCAGTATTGGTATATTCCGTTTCTAAATCTTCAATTTGTTTTGTAATTAATTTTCTTTTATCTTCCAAAGTGGGTAAATCTAAATTAGAATCAATTGGTGCAAGTTGTCTTGTTAATCCTAACACCTCGTTCTCAATACTTTCTTTTATTTTTGCTTCAGAATTTAATTGTTGTTGTAATTCTTTTAATTCACCTTTTTTATATTTAATCTCAATACCTTTATTTGCCAATTCTGTTGTAAAATCAGTTTTCTTAAAATTTTTGATAAGAACACTTACTTCTCTAATATCTTCTACTGCTGTATCAAACAACTTATCAAAGATATTCAATCCCATAAATTGTGCCAATAAATCTTTTCTTTCACTTTGTGATTTATCAATGAATAGTGCATTATTCCCTTGCAGAGATAATGCAGTTAATACGAAATCCTCATACTTACCAACATATTGTTCAATGATGGTGTTTGTATCTCTTCTTTCTGTTCCATTAAGTGAAGTTCTTTCATCTCCATCCATTTTATAGAACTCAACATCTACTTTTACATTCTTTCCTTTGTTGATTGTTTTAGCAGTTCTTTCAATAAAATATCTTTCACCATTAATATCAAATTCTAACTTACATTTGAAATCGGTTTTACGATTATTCATTATGTTTGCTGCTTTGAATGCTCTACTACTCTTATCGTATAAACAAAATGAAATAGAGTCAAATAGAGATGATTTACCACTTGCATTTGGTGCAAATAATCCCATCAATCCGTTTAATTTACTGAAATCAATAACATTGTCCTCACCATAGGAGAACATGTTACTAAACTCAAACTTTATAGGTTTCCATTGGATATTTCTTGCAACATCATCTAATACAATTCTACTATTAATATCTCTATTGATTGTTTCCAATTCAGATAAATCTTTATCTGTCACAAATGGCATCATTCTCTTAACATAATCATGTATTAAAGAGTTTTGATGGTTTACATCTGTAATATCTTCAAAATCTAATTTGTTTTGTCTATTTCCGGTCTTTAATTTGGAAAGTGAATCCGTTCTAATGATTGTAAAATCTTCAAGTCCGTATCTCATCTTAATTTCTGTCAATACTTTCTTTGTATCGGCAGTATCGGTATTAGATAAACGAACTCTCAATCTTGCATTCTTTGGCATATTGTTTACAACCGGAACTACACCATTATCTACATCCAAAGTATAATAACCATAATCGTTTGGTAAATCAACACTCTCATAAGTTAGAGTATCCATATCCCAAACTAAGAAACCATGTTTATCTAATGTTTCACCGAAGTTTTGTTGAACCAATGAACCAGCATAAACTACCTTACAACCTGCCGGACTAATCATCTCTTGTCTTTTATGAATATCACCCAATAGAGCTAAATCATATCCATCAAATATATCGGTTGTAAAATGTCTACTACTAACCACATAACCCACATCCGTAATAGAATTATCCACGGGGCCGTGGAATAATGCAATCTTTGTTTTTGCATCAATATCTTCTGCTTTAGGCCAATTATCTTTATTATCAAAAATAGAATAAACAGCGAATGCAGTATCACCATATTTCCAAACTTGTGTATCTCTTAAATAATAAAAATTATCCAAATTCAATGCTTCTACAATTGGAGTAAGAACATCAATTCTATCCAAATTATTCATATTACAATCGTGATTACCTGTAATAAGAATTGTAGGTGCTAATTTTGCACACTCCGTAAATAACCAACTAATCTCTCTAACTAATTCAGGAGACATTTCCAATTTAGCATGAGCAATATCACCTGCTAAATAAATGATTGCATTTTCCGTTCCTCTATTACGGATTTCCTCAAACATTTTTTCAAATACTTGTCTATACTCTTTGTGTCGTTTCACGTTACGGATATGTACGTCCGCAATATGGTAAATTGTTTTTAATTTACTCATAAACTATTTATTTTATTTAACAATAATTCTTCCGAAGTAAATTCTTTAGTTTTCTTTAGTTCTTCGTAGAATTTTTCATACCCCATATCGGCGGCATCTTTATCTTTTAAATACATCATTTTAACCTGTATTCCATTCTTTCTAAAATACTCTGCTGCTTTCAATGCCTCACTTATCGCATCGTTATCTAATGAAATAATGATATCACTAACACCACTCATAAAGATTTTCTCAACTAATGATTTTGAAGGAAACTTACCTAATAGTGGAATGGCATTTCTTTTAATTGTAATTGCATCAAATACACCCTCACAAAGTATAATTGGTTCATTCCAATTTACCTGAGAATCAAAACAAATTATATTTTTACTAATTGGTGGGTTTTTATATTTCATCTTCTCTTCTGGATAATAAGAACGAGAAACAAAATAATTTAATGAACCATCGGAATTATAAGAAGGTATAATAACCCTTCTAGCGTATAATCCTTCCATACAATATCCTATATTATATTTTATAATATCTTTTTCAGTAATACCCCTTTCAGTAAGATAATGCATGGCATGTTTATATTCAGGATTAAACCCTTTAGGAACCTCATTAAGAGGTTTAAATTCTTTTGGTAGGGAAATGAACACCTTTGTATCGGCATCCTCTAATTGTGGGTTATATTGAGAATCTCCATATATTTCTCTAATAATAGAAATAGTCTTTCTATCAACATCCAACTTTTTTAATAAGGATGTTAGTTTTTTACCACCACTATTACACGTCCAACAATGCCACTTTTGAGTTTCGGTATTAACTTGTAACTTTTGTTTGTGGTGATTACAAAACGGGCAATAAAATGCCAATTCGTTACCCCTTAATACGGAATAACTACCCAACGCATTAGATAGCGTGGTCGTAACTATATTTTTATCAGTTTGCTTCAACACAACTGTAATATACAACAAATATTTGATATTACCAAATATTTACATAAGTATTTTTACTCAGAAAACCAAGAATCCGGTATTTCTTTATCTGCATACTTAAATCCGTGTTTATCACACCAATCTCCGTATGTAGTTTTGGATTTTTTGTTGATTTTATTCTTAGAATTGGAAAATACGAATCGTATATCTAAATTAGGATTTTGTTCCTTTACCAGTAAGTGTTTCTTACGGTCTGCAATTACAAACCTACCCTTTGTTTCTACTCTTATCCCGTTTGGTAACTTAAAATCAGGATTGTAAGTATGTTCAGAAGCAGGTATAGTATAAGATACTTTTTCGGATTCATATTGAACCTCAATACCCCTAGCTGAAATTTGATTAGAAATGTTTTCTTCAAGACCTGACTTAAACCCATACTTTTTTGCAACCCATTTAGGATTGTTCTTTTTTGTAACTTTTTTAGCCATTAAGTTTATTTAGTTTTTAATGTGTCTGAGTATTTTTTCTCATTCACTTCTCCACCTCTACCTGTTTTAAATTTAGCCGCAGTTAATACTTGCTCATCTGCTTTTTTCAAATCATTTGTAGTATATGGAGTTTTTGCTGCAACACCAGCGTCAAATCCAATTTTATCAACACCTAATGCTGATTGTTGTGCTTTGTATGTATCTAATATTGTTGCCATCTGTTTTGTATTTTAAATATAAATATAAGATTATGTGTCAAATCGTACAATAAAATTAACTGTCAAATCATGTTCTGACTTTATTGGTTGTGGTAATTTTGCAACCGCCAATAAATCACAGTTATCATCATACAATCCAATTGTTGTAATAAATGGTGCTAAAAAAGAGCCAGTTGAATCTACCGAACTACTAACATCCCAATGATCAAACCCACCTGATATAGCGGAATTTACAGATGAACCAAATCTATAATCTAATATATCACCATTTTCTAATACTGATTTTTTACGAATGTATTTTGCGGGTTGGGTTGTATATAATTTTTGTATTTTATTATCTGCTGTGTTTAATTCATATTCTCCACCAACACTAACTATTGCAGTTGGATTTGTTGAAACATTGAATTCATCTTGCTCACAAATCAAAAGATATTCGTGCTCATAAATTGTTTCGGTAGATTTATATTGTATATCCCATGTACCACCTAATTTTGAATTAGAACCACTTGTAATTACAACCAATCCTTGATTGTAAAATACATTTCCAATTCTATGATTACTTCCGCTCAATACTAAATTACTATACTTATCATCTACATAGTAAGTTCCACCATCATTTAATAAAACCGAACCCTTTTTTATTCCATCACCAATACAATTTTGTGGTATTGATATTACTTTTGCTGAACCACTTAAAAATCTTTCTGGATTTGTTTCATCATATACATTTGTTTTACTACCTAATCTATAAAATGGGTCATTTTCTTTTCCATTATAAAATTGGGCTCTAAGCTGTCCAAATACAGAATATTTGTTATATATTGACCCACTTAATAATCCGGTAGTAATTGTATTTGCATCATTAGATGTATAGTTACCATCTACTGCTTCCAATAGTGTAACTCCTGCTGATGTTTTATCCCATTCTTTATAAGCTTTGAATGGTCTAATACTAATATCTGATTTAGGTATTCTTTTTAACATATCGTATATAAATATCTCAAAACTAAAAACCCACCAAATTAAGGTGGGTCATAGTTTTTATTTTATTCTCCGATTAGAAGTCTAATTTAACTTTGATTGCAATCTCTTTATCAAAAGATTTTTCAATTGGTTTTGAAGTTTTAGCTACTGCTAATAATTCATTTGCGTCATCATACAATCCAACAGTTGTAATGAAAACCTTAGGGTCTTTTTCAAATGTTGATTGAACGAATTGTCCAACTGAACCAGTTACGAATGTTGGGTTATTTGAGAAGTTAAATTCTCTATTGTTTGCTCTTACGAAATAATGAGAGGTTGAAACATTCTCAGTTCTACGAGCTTGGAAATCTGCACCTAAATTAATTGCTTTAAATAAATTGATAGAACCAGTTAAGTTGTGATAAACACCACTTTGAGAACTAGTTGCACCCGCTAAATTACCACCAACACTTGCACTTATTGCAGATGGGTTTAATAAGATAACACCCATATCAGGATAGAATAAACCATATCCTTTACCATTTGATGCTGTGTATGTACTAATAGATGATGTTAAAGCAGAACCAATGTTTAATGAACCACTAACAATATTATAAACTCTACCTGCAGTTGTTACATTCTCATCTGTACCACCACTATCATCAATTAATGTAATTAAACCAACTGAACCAGAAAGTTTCAATGAGAAGTTTCCTGGGTCCAATCTTTCTTTATATCTTGCTCTATTTACATTAATTGCGTAGAAATTAGTTAAATCGTGTCCAGCTGCAGTTGAACCACTATATACACTAAAGTACGGGTCAGCAGAATCTAATAATACATTTCTAAATTGGTTATAAACCGCTTTAGTAGGCATTGTAGATGAATCATCTTGTGTTAATGTTGGTGCACCATATCCATCAACATCACCATACGCAATTGAGAATTGAACCTCTGCTGTATCTGATGATGGAGTTGCGTTATAAACATCAATATAGTACTTACCACTTGCATCTGCAACTTGTGTTGAAGATGTATAGGCAACTGTCAATGAACCGGTATCACCACTCCATATACCAGAAGTTACTATTTCTGTTTTGTTAGTTACTTTATCAATTGCACCAAATTTTTTATAAATACCATTTGAAATAGTATTTGTATCTGCACTAATTTGTTCTCCTTGTCCTAAAAATGTGTTTACGATTCTAACTAATTCGTTAGTATCTACCGGAGTACCTGTTGTATTTGCAGCAGTCGCTAAGTACTGTGATAAGTTACTTGCTAAAAGGGCTCCTCTATTGTCTCTTATTAATGCCATAGTTTATATTATTGAACGTAAGTTACTGTTACTGGAATAGTTTGTGAACCACCCGTTTCATTACCATAAACTGTGATTGTAGTTTTGATAGTAGATGTTAATGAACGGTTAGGAATAAATTTGAAAGATAAACCTTTAGCGATAGCTGCTGTTGCAGATACATCATCACCAATGAATACTGGTACTGAACCTACGTCAGATGTTACACCTTCACCTACAATATCACCTGCGTTTTTATTTGCCAATAGAATTGTATATCCTAAACTTCTATTTCCCGCTGGAGATGTAGTTGGTGATAAAGCAACTTCACCACTTCTTTGATTTACTGAAATATTAGGAACACCAAATTCAACAACAGGAATTCTAGTTGTGCTTTTTGGTAATGTTACTAATTTGTATTTCATTACTTGAGTTTCATCTGGATTAGCTTCCAACACTGGCATATTTTTAATTGCCGCGTCGTAATATGCAGAACCCAATGGATGAGCTGGCTCATATAAACTGTAATCAATTTCATCATCTGCTAAAGCAAATTGAGTGATGTTAATTCCTCCACCTGCTGCTAATTTCTCTCTACCTTTTTTGGTAAGAATAGCATCTACTGTTAATTCGGTGTTACTTAAATATCCCATAGTATTGTATTAATCGTTTGATATAAATATAATAATTTTCAAATTCCGTTATTCTACTTCCAAAATTGGTTCACTTGCATCTCTACCTGCCTTATTAACTCTCAATGTATTAGGATTAGTAGTAAATACTTCTACTGGAGGAGTACCGTCTAATGTAGTCGCTGCAGTATTTTTGGAACCTCTAAAGAAAGAATTTTCTAATCCTCTTGTTAAATCGGAAGTATTTCTAAAGTGAGTAGGTAAGTATCCATTTAATGGAGTTACACTAACAATACTTCCAGTTCCTGCATTTATAGTTTTTGAACCAGAAAATGGTTGTACATTTAAATATGTTTCATAATATACAGAAGATGTTAGTTCAACTCCACCTCTTTCATCTCCCTTACCATTAACAACCACTTTATATTTAACAATATCTCTTCTTTTTTGTTCTTTAATTAAATCAACTTTGATTCTTTCTTTTACCGTTCTATTATTTTCATCAATATATGTTCTAATAGCATATCCGTTTTGTGCATATATTCCGAATCCAATTGTTTCATAATCAGTTTGACCAACTACAATATTTGAATTAATAATATCAATTTCACTAAGAATAGTTGGATTTGCTAAACCAGCATCTATTGAAGCAGTTTTTTGATAGTAATCCGCTGTATTTGATGTTTCATATCCTATATTTGTTTCGTATTGATATGAATCTGAACTTATTCTCTCAATTGAACCGGTGTAAATTATACCTTCGTATTGTTCATTTTCTCCAGAAACTTTTTCTCCTAAATTAGCATCAATTAATGCTTCTTTTTGAGTATTTTCTGCTAAAACAAAAGTAGTATCATTATAATGTATATCAACTTCATGTTGTTCGTTTTCTGCGGTAGGTTTACTTTTCGCTATTTTACTTCTTTCTAAGAAATGTGGTTCAATCAATAAACCAGTAGTTGCTTTAACTCTTGCCGGCAACATTTTCTTAATATCTTCAAACATTGATTTCTCATATAGTTTGATTAAGTTAATGTATTGGTATATATCTCTACCATCAAATCTTTGGAAATAATAGTGTCTTAAATCATCTAATCTTTTATATCTGTCTTTGTATCTATCAGATGGGTCACCAATATAATTATCCAAATTCAATCCACCCAAAGATTTTGCAATATCAATATTCAATTCTTTTGTAGGAGAAAAGAATAAACCAACTCTATTAGAATCAGTAGGAGATTGGTCAAATGCCTTTTTAGTTGCTCTACTCTTATAAGATAAATCAACTCCAACACTTCCAGATATTTCTTCTCCTGTCAATGTATATTGTGATTCAAATCTAACTTTATTTGTTGAATAACGAGAAGAACCCGCATCTGGCATTTCTACTACAACCGTTCTATCTATTACTTCAAATTGATATGGGTATGTGTAAGAAGCTGGGAAATTATAAGCAGATGCACTATATGAAGCCGAAGGGTTTACAGAATACAATTCAGTTTGTAAACCATCTTCATAATCATTTCTAGTTGTGCTTCCGCTGAAATAGATGTTAGCATCTACATTTATCAAAGAAGATGTTGCCGCTAAATTCTTTGGATATTCAAAATCTAAACGGAAATATAAATCATCAGTTGATGCCGATACGTGGTTTCCATTAACCATTTCAGGGAATGAAACGTGCTCATAGAATCTTTCTTTATCCAATGGTGTAGACCATAAACGGAATTCATCCACACTTCCTACAAAATCATTTCCCAATCTAATATAAGAACCATTATTCCAAGAAGAGTTTGTGTCTGCTATACTTGAAGAAACAGATTGTTGAAATATACTTCTTTCTTTTTCGGCTTGTCTAATGTTTAATTCAAAATTATGATAACTACCACTTACCTCTCTACTAACTTCAATACCAAAAAATTTATTATTAAATATTGGTAATAATGATGATGATATAGCTCCACCACCATAACTAAATGTAAGAACACCAGTTTCTCCACTACCACTCATATTTAAAACCATTCCGTTATCGCTCGTAATAACATTATAATTCCCCGCAGTAGTAGGTTTTACAAAAAATTCTATTGTATCTGGTTTTCTATTTCTTTCTGTATTTCTCCACTCAAATTCAACATACGAACCAGATGTTATTTTTAATCCGGTTGTTATATTATCAAATTCATATTTTCCTTTACTTTCATCCGATACCTCTGGTCCACCAAATTCTAAAATTGAAAGATTTGATGATGGGATACCATAACATGCCATTAATGCGTATATACCTCTTCTGGTTCCTTTATGTTTTAAAAGATATGGTAAGTTGTTTACAATTCTTCTCCATACTTCATATGTTCTTTTTTTAGCAGGAGTTTGGTATTTAACACTACCATTTGAATCTAATCCAAATGCGTATTCCCAAAGTTTTGAATCGGCTGCCAAATTCTTTGCATCCCAACCGAATGATTTAAGGGTATCAAATAGTATTTTATCAGATATTCCACCATTTGCTTTATAACCCAAACCTCTACCTTTTTCAATTGCTTTAGTATGGTAATAAATGTTATCAAAGTGTTGTCCAATCATTGAAAAGAATAATAATAAACTATCATTTTCTGCATTGGTAACAATATATTGTGGAATATTGTTTTGAACCCAATTTGAATTTTGTATATCGTATGTTTCTGCTAATTCAATTATATTCTCGTACCAATTAGTAACAGTTGCTGTTGATGAATTTAATCTAGTTGTTCCATTATACGGCCAGGTTAAAGAACTTGCAGTTGATAATGTAAATGAAGAAGATGTGTATAAGAATTTTTCAAATCCATCAAATCCTTGTATTATTTGATTTTTCTTTATAGTTTGTCTTTCTTTTTCGTTCAATTCTGCTATTGAACCTGCACCAACCGATGCACTAAGAATTAAATTTTCATATAATTCTATTAATTGAACTTTATATACAAAATTATCAACTCTTTCTTTTGCAGAACTAAAGTGTACAAAATTGTTCCATAGATAAGCCGAACCACTTGCATACTCAATGTTTAATGAATCGGTATCAATGAAAGAAGAACTTAAATATGTTGATACTAAATTTGCAGATGAACTGACAGAACCACTTAATATTAAATCATCTAAAGATTCATATCCGGTTGATTTACCAGTAACAAAATCTACTTCTACATTGAAATTAGGCCCTTTTATTGGTGGACACTTAACATCATCTTGTTCGTTTAATACAACCGTCTCAATTAATGGGTTTGTAAGTAATTTTGTAATCCAAAAAGTTGAATTAGTATTTATACCAGCAGGAAGTGGTGAATATAATTTTAATATTGTAGATTTAACTTCTTTATCAACAATTTCATTTCCTAATGTATCTTGTTTCTTTGATGATAATGTCCAGTTGTCCTCTTCCCAAGATGTAATCAATACCTGATCAGCATTTCCAAAATTAGCTAAGTGAGTAAGATACTTACTTTCTTTTTCTGGTTCAAGAAATTTTAATTTTTCTATGAACGCATCATATATTGATTTTTTAATAATATCTTCATCTAATTTAATAGCAGGATATAGAATATCTGTTTTAATTTCATATTCATTTCCAACTAATTCTATTTCACCAGATTTATTATATGGTTTTAAAATAAGTGTTACATTATCATTACCATTCCATTTTGGATATTTTTCTGCTAATGTTCTAAGATTAATTTTAAAACTACCATTTGGTGTTAAATTCTTTAATAAAGAAACTTTAGTTTTATCTTTTAATAATAAATCAACATCAACACTAGAAACTGCAAATGTTTTATAAGTTACATTATAATCTATTTGTAAATCTGAAAATGATGGTACATCTATTGTATCTGGAAAAGATATCTCTGTTATTGATGGAAAATCATTAACAGTTGCAAAGTTTATTATAACTTCTACTTTATCACCGGTTCCATAAGTATTTCCTATTGGAACTAAATAAATTTTCTTTTGGCCAAATATTCCTTTGAAATTATTTTTAAAAGACAATTTTACAAATCCATCCGCAGGGTTTACTCTTACTACATTATCTTGAGTAATGTATACGTCAATAAAATCAGAATTAGTTGAAGTAAAATCTATATTGATAAAAGTATCAGAATCCGAATCTTTTACTTGCTTTGCATATGAAGTTGTAGTTAAATTGATTGTAGGCTTTGGAACTGCAATTTCTTTTTCTAAAGCAACATAAACAGCAACTCCACCTTTTTCTAATTCTTTTGCAGATACTTTAAAATTAATTGTAGTTTCTGTCCATTTTGAAAAATCGGTTGGATATGTTTCTGCAATGTTTTTAGATGTATAATAAAATTTTGTATAAGAAAAACCCGCTGGCAATGACCCGTTTATTGTAAAATATATTTCTGATTTTTCAATATTTGCAGAACTAATCTTTTTACCATCTGTATCTGATGAACTGAGTTTTAAAGAATCAGAATCTACTATATCACTACCATTTACAATTTTATAATCTAATTTTAATATATCTCCTAATTCATTTTTAAAATTAGAATTAAATGCTATTTCATAGTTTTTAAGAGTAGGAGTAGAAACAGCATCTTGTGTAGATGATACGGCTGTTGGTTTAAATGAAAAATAAAGATTTTCACTTATAGTTGTTGTTAATAATTGTTTACTATTAATTTCTACATAATCCGTATTACTATTTTCTTTTAAACCGAACTCTTTAATTATAATTCTTTCTTGAAATGTTTGTTGACCTGTTACAAAATTATATCCACTCGGTACAGAGTCAATCCTTACATCAAAATAATTTTTTGCTATTTTTCCATCAATTTTAGCATAATATTTTCTATTACTTCCAAACGTTAAAGATGGAGAAAATTGGGATGTTACTGACAATCCTGATCCTAAACTCGTTGTTCCATCAAAAAATTCTGCATTTTCGTTAGAAGAAAGATACAATTTTATAACACCATTTGTATTAACATTGGTATCAGTATTTGATGATGTTGTTCCACCACCACCTCCACCTGTTAAACTTTCATCAGTTCCAATTGGATCATTTGGTGCTGCCATTTTATATCTTCTATCGTATCTTATTGACATCTATTCTTTTTTATAAATATTTTTATTTTATTTTTGTGCATCTTCGTATCTAGGACGATTTACAACATCTCCATAGTTTGAATCCCATGGATTTCCCATACTACCACCACCGGTATATATTTCTCTAGTATACCCGCCTCCGCCTCCACCGGATGCTCCAGAACTCACACCACCTTTAGATGGTGGAGGGGTTGGTACATATCCACATGTCAAAGAATTTGTTTCAATCAATTCTTCATACGAACCACCATTTCCATTTGCGTAATTTCCATATTGGTCATATCCTTTACAAAATGTATTTAATAAAGTTCCTTTTGCCGGATATTCTGGAGTTGGAGCAGGTGTAGTTGCAACATCATTAAATGTTGTAGCAGTTCCATCTGGAGAATATACATTTCGTTTAATATCAGAAACTATATTAAATGCTTCTAAATTATCTTGAATTTGTTTTTGTAATTCAACAACTGCGAATTCTTTTGGTAATTCTTTTACTCCAATCTCTCTTCTTTTTAAAGATTGTAAATTATATTCAATACATTTATATAAAATAGATTGTACTTCATTTACTAAAGTAGAGAATTCATAGGTATCACAATCACCAAATCTTTCTCCGGCCGGCTGACCAAAATTTGATTGAGTTATATCATAATTTTTATTATAAAGATAGTATTCTGTTGATTCTTTAAAATCATTAAATATTTTCTTTTTTACCAAATCAAATTTACTTAAACCAAAATCTTTTTTAAGAATATTGAAAAAATCTTTACCATATTTACTTTCTAATGATGCATCAATTTTATCTAAAAAAGTACTTTGAAAAGAAGTTATTAAATCAAGTACATTATTTTTATAATATTTGTATTCTTTATTTAATCTTTGTAAATTATCTATTTCTTTTTTTGTTTTTTGATTTATTGTAGCCTCTTTTGTTTTCAAAGGAAGAATACGAATTTCTTCTCTTGATGGGGATATTTCCTGAATCCATACTCTTTCTAATTCATTTTCACTTCCCACTTTGTATCTTACAAAATTTATATTAACTTTAAGAATACCATTTGTAAATCCTAAATCTTTTAATAATTTTTCTATATCAATTGCAAGTTCTTTTTGACCACCTTTATTGGTAATATTATACATATAATTTTTAATATCACCAGTTTTTATATATGCAACATTTTTACCTGATTTTTGTGGTAATAAGTTATTATTAATATCATAAACAGATACTTCCATAACATCATACTTACAATCACCAAAATCGGTTTCTTTTATTTGCTCTTTTGATACAATAAATAAATCATCCTTTTCAATGAATTTACCTTCATTTTCAGATTTATCATTTAATTGTTCAATATTTGTATATTTTTTAATGCTCATAATTTATTTATATTAGAAAGATTTTGGATGCATCTTTCCAAATCTTGTTTTATAATCCTTTGATTCAGTTGTACCATCTGCTTTTGTAACAGATACCGTCATAGTTGAATCATAACTTACACTATGTGAGTTGCCATATAATGGAAAACCTCCTGGTTTTGAATCTATTCCATCACCCGCTTTGTGATCAATTCTAAGTTGTATATCTTTAGTACCTCCAGGTGGTAAACTAAACTGTGTTTCAGGAATAATTAACCAATCAGGATTTCTTCCGATTCCACTTGGTTTAGTGTGACTTATTTTTACGGTTGCGGCCGCTTTATCATTATTGGTAAACTTTAATGTTCCACCGGTTGACCATCTAACTTCGCTACTACCTGATTTTCCATTACCTCTTAATTTAACATCTTTATCTTCAGTAGGGCCGTCTATTTTTAATATAACTGCTTTATTAATTGCGTCTGCTCCAGATGCCAATGCAGTATTTGTAGTTGATTGTTGAATCGCTTGTTGTTGTTGAACCGCACCTAATTGTGCCTGTAAACCTTCAATGATTGAATTCAATGAATCAATTTGTTTAATTAATGCTTCAATTTGTGCTTTAAATCCAGTATTTTGTGATTGTAAAGAAGCTCTTAAAATAGATTCATCAATTGATTTTTGAACTGCTGATTGTATTTGATTTGAAAAATCTTGTATAGTTCCAGTTAAAGTATCAATTTGGTTAACCAATGTATCGTTTGTTTGATCAACTGATAATCTATTATTTATTTCAGTTTGAACCTGTGATTTTAAAGTAACTATCTGGGAATTAAGTGCTTCAACTTTTGCAGTTAATGATTGAACTTGCTTTCTTAAATCTTCTACTAAAGCAACTTGCTCATCATATAAAGGTTTTGGAACGAGATTTAAATTACGTTCTGGTATTACTGGTTTTAATTCTTTTACCTCAACATCAATTGCTTTTAATATTTCTTCTTCATCATACTTTGGTGCAGTTAATGATTTAAATAACAAAGAAGATGCAACATTTTTTTCATCAACAACTGTTACACCATATTCGTTTTTAGAAACAGCAGAACTTCCCGATACTCTCAATACACTTTCAAGTTCAGAACTTCTTGTTTCATCTAATTTTTGAGCAATTGCTTCCAATGATGTTAATGCCATTATGCAACTATTTGAAATATTAATTTATTATCAATTATTGTTGAAATTCCACTTTCAACTATTTTAAGTTTTAACCTATATGCTCTATTAATTGGTAAAGTATTTAAATCAACAATAAAATAATTTGAAGTTGAATCACAACTTAATTTACTATAATCTCCAAAAGGAATTATAATTTCATTAGTTGTATAATCTTCTAATTGATAATATGAAGATGTTGGTAAATACTTTGATTGGTCGTATTCAAATGTTGTACTAAATGATTTTGAAGGAAACATATCTCTACCCTTAACTCTTATTTTTATTTTTTGATTAGCAGGATATTGTTTTTTTAAATTTGATACAACAACCTTATAACCATCTTCTGCAGAGCCGGTTACCGGTGCTAAACTTCCTGTTGAAACTGAACTATCATCCCAAACTATTTCTAATTTAGGTTCATATATTGTATTAGTTTCTTTTGAAAAGAATTTAAGAACACCATAATCTTGTGTATCGTTTTCTTTATCCAAAGCATGGTGTAATATAAATCCATTGTTTGGTAGAGAACCACTAACCCATAAATTTACAATACCAGTTACATCCATTCTAACATCATCCGATTCGTATGAATAAGATTGTGATGCCATAGATGCAGTATACCAAGTTCCACCACCACCATTGGAGATAGAGCCCGTATCGGAGCCACTCACATATGCATCTGGATTAATATCATATACCATCCATTCGTTTATACCATCTTTATAAAACCAACTAACACCATCTGTTGTTATGTTATCAAATTTAGTACCAGTTCCCATTGTCCAACTTTGAGAAACTGCGTTTGCATAAATTGTATATTCTAATGGAATTTCTTCGGATTTAGCCGCCTTTAAATTAAGATATGCTTTCCAACCACTTCCCGTTTCCAAATTAGAAACATTAAATTTAATCAATGTTCTATTTACATCTTTAGTAGCACCATAATATAGTTTACCTACTTCTAATATTTCATCTCTCCCAGCATTTTGATTTGGTTGCTGTAAGTAGATACTTGCATCGTATGATGATGTATAAAATTTATGCATTATATAGCCCTCCCTTTTATGTCTTTATTTGGATATTTTACTTCAAATACACACGGATCTAATGAAGGATATACAATCTTTCCCTTAGTCGCTTCGTCTATATTATATTTGTTTGGTGAATAATTACCATCTCCTCCACATAAGTTTGAAATTTTAACAGAAGGTACACTCATTACACCATCTACATTTGCAAGTATTAATTCTATTTCGGAAATGTTTATTGTTTTGTTGAAAGACCATTTATCTATATTAAAATATTCTTGAATCTTTGTTAAACAATTAGCAAGAACTTCTCTTTTATTGTAGTTTTGATATGCAACAATTTCAAAATCAACACCAATATTTACAACAAAACCATCAATAATATTAACTGCATCAGTCATCAATCTATATTCACCTAAATATGTTTTAAGATTTTGTTTAACTGCCTGATTTAGATTAGTTAATTTTTTATTACTATCATAACCCAACACATACATATTAATTGCAAATGGATTATTTGTTTCTGCTATATTTGATTTCTTTTGTGAAAGATATTTAACCAATTCCTTTTGTATTTCAACTTTTGATTTACCTTGTAATCCTTCAACAACACCTACAAATTCTGCTATATTTTTTGGAGAAGAAAGTATAGATGCAGGAGAGTTATTGTCTATTTCACCATCTGGACTTACATATACTTTTGCAACGCTACCATATCTTTCAGGCATTGATAACGCTCTTACGATATAATCTTGTCTAGTTACTGCTCTATTTTGAGAACCAAACATTGCAATTGCATTTTGTCTAATTTCTTCTACTGATTCTGCTCCTCTACCACCAGTTGCAGATTCTAAGTTTTCAACAGCAACTGATTGTTTTATTGTATTATATACCGTCTGATTATCAACTGCTAATAAATCTTCATCAAATTCAATTCTTCTTATTGTTGTTAAATCACCTTGATTAACATTTGATTCAACACCACCACCTACTAAATATTTTACAGTCAATGTTTCACCGCTAGGTGCAATTCCGAATGTATTTGTCTTTAAGAAATTGGATGGGTCAATACCTTGATTTAATCTATTGATTGAATTTGCTAATCCTAATCCTACATTTTTAGTATTTGGTAATAGTTTTTCATCTTCATATCCTGCAGAATTATTACCACTTCCAAATTGTAAATCCATTGTATTATCTGAATTTACTTTTACTGAAAATCTATTCGGTACTTTTTGTACTTCTAAAACATAAGGAACTGAACCAGAAAATTGAGATAATTCTGAATTTGATTCTGTATTTGCTTTTTCAATAAAAATACTTTCTTGTGCCAAATAAGGAACTTCATACCATTTTGTTGAACCACCATCTGATGTTACTGAAACTATTTGGATTATTTTATCATCATTTATAGTTGTAGAAGGATAATCAGTTGATGAATTAAATAATATTGTTGTTTCCTTTTCAATAGCCGAAATTGCTTTTATTTTTTTACTAATCAAATAAAATGTTGGTTCACCCGTCATATCTCTTTCATACACATCAATTTCTCTATCGGTTGGATTTTCAAAATCAACAGAATCAGTTGTTCTAAAAATAATAGATGAATTGGTTGTTGATTGTATTTCTAAACCATCTTTAATTTTTAAATAATATCTTTCATCTGGTTTATTTGAAGAACCTGAACCAACAGCGGGCACTAATTGATATACAGTAATTGTTGTAACCGCAGGTGTTGTAACCTTTGGTTTATATCCCATTGTTTGAGCTAATGCAACTACATTTTTTCTTTCAGTTGCGTGTGCTATCATTGATTCTTTTAATTGAACATCTTGATAGAAAGATAACATATCTCCTATTGCTGCAGCCTGTTCAACAAATACCATACCCGGTGATGATTCATTGAAATCCGAATAACTATTTGGAAAATATGTTTTAGTAAAATCAATTAAATTTTGCTTTAATTGGCCAAAATCTTTTCCAACATAATTTATAGTTTTATTTAAGTTCTTGATTGCCATTGTGTCTATTGTGTATTAACAGTTATTGTTGTTGATTCTGATAAATTTGGGTTTGATAATAATGAAAATTTTATTTCTAAATTTATAGTATGATTATCAATATTATTGTTATCCCAAATATAGTTTATTCTATCTATGTTTATGTATGGTAACCATTGTTTTACAGCATCTTCAATGGTTGATTCAATTCTATTTTCAAATTCATCCGTTGAATATACTTGTTCAAATAACAAATTATAAATATCACAACCAAACTCTGGCTGCATCAATCTTTCACCTTTTCTAGTTAAAATTAAATTTTTTAAATTTTCTTTAGCTTGGGTTAGTGTTGTGTAATTGACAGAAAAAATACCTGCAGAATCAGAAGATTTATTAATTCCAATTCCAAGTATTTTATAATCGTTTTCTTTTAAATCCGTTACATTAACTTTACCAAGTTCTATTGCCATTATTTAAATCTTTTAACTAATTCCGAATAATCTCTTGTCAATGCTTTTACTGTTGCGTCTTGTAAACCATCTCCTGTTGATTCAAATTGTTGTGGAATATTTTGTGGGATATCCATTCCTCTATAATCCATAGTTTCCCAATCTTCTTCCATAGTTTGTTGTGGTTGTAACATATCTAATACGCTACTCACAGCAACTGCACCTTCCTTTCTCTGTTCAGCTGTAAAAGGTTGGGTTTGATTTAGAATTTCATTAATCATTGCATTTTTTGTAAATTCTTTTTGTGGTTTCTGTGGTTGCGGTCTTTGTTGTGTTGTAATCGCAGGTTGTTTTCTACCCATCGTAGTATTTACTTCCGTTAATTCTGCTAACGATGGTGTTGATTTCTTTTGTGAGTTTAATGTAACTGCACCAGATTTAATAAGTTTAACAAGTTCTTCTTTAACTTGTTGTTTAACTTCATTTTTAACAACTTCTTTGATTAAAGTTAATAAAATTTCTGATTTCATAATAATTGTTTGTATATGTTTTAGTAATAAATATTTGATTTAATAATTATCCAATCGCCGGTAATTTTATATTTCCGATAGTTGGAAGGGTTGGTGTAGTTATTTCTGGAGTAGCAAATGTAGGAAGCTCCGGCAATGCAGGTATTTCTGGTAATTGTGGGATTTCTGGGATTTCTGGAAGTTCAACCGTTGATGGAAAATCTGGAACAAAGGGCCCATCTATTACTTGATAACCAGACCATTGAATGATTGCCGGTGCAGGTGGTGCAGGTGGTGGATATTGTGCCATTACAGACATCGTCCCACTAACTCCTAATAAATGAAACTTAGCAACATTTATAAATGGATCAATCATTATATTTGTTTTTGTACTCCAAACAATATTTGGAAGAACAAAATGAAAATATGGTATATCTGGAATTAATCCTTTTATTGCATCAAATGCCATTGCCTTTAAATCTTCAATTGTTGGAATAGAATCTTCAATCATTTTTTTAAATTCTTCCTTTGTTGGAAGTTTTGGTATTGCTATGTATTGAGATAAATCTATTTTTGGAATTACACCATCAATTGTATCCTTTACAAATTGTTTTATTTCTTTTTTAGTTGGTAATGGTTTTGGAATATTATTTGCAAGAGCAATAGCAGCTTCAACCTGCTGAATTATTGGTTGTAATATTATTTCTTCTGCAGCTGCAATAATTTGTTTTTTTATTTCTTCAACTGCTTTTTCAATTAATTGATCCTGTATTTTATCAATTATTTCTTGTCTTTTAGGTAATTCTGGAAAAGGAAACTTTAATGCCTTCTTTATTTGTGCACCAATACTTGGTTTTTTCTTTTTAGCTTCTTCGTATTGATGATATACCTCTTTTGCTTGTTTTATAACAGGATGATTTTTAACTTCATCTGCTACCGGCTCTTTATTAATAATTTTTACAATAGTTTCATAAACATTCACATCTCCAATTGGAGGAATGTTCACCGTTGTTTTTTTTAAATCATCAATTAATCCTTTTAAAGTTTCAACCAATGCTTTGTGTATTGCTGCTGAAATTGTAAGTTGTATTGGGTTAGGTCCAATATTCATAACTGCTCCAGGTGCAGGTGGTGTAGATGGCCATCCTCCTGGTTTTAATAATGGATTTGGTATTGGTGCCATTTCTGCACCCATCCAATATGCATCAAATGCTGATGGATATATTTCTGCTAAAATATTAAAATTTTCTCCACCACTATCTTGTCCTTTTTTTAGAGCATCTTTAATTACCGATGCCATTCCAGTAACATTACCATTCATTACTGGAACTCCGTAAATCATATCACCACCTCTCTTAATACATTTATCGTATTCTTGAGCGTACATTAGTGCAAAAGAATCTAAATCTTTAGCATATTGTCCAGAAACCATTTTTAATAATATGTTTAATTTGAATATAGCCCACATATTATGATTTACTTAAATAGTTTCTTGCAGATTCTATGATTTTTAATTTACCCTTTATGGCTTTGAATACTGCCTGATTAACAGGTCCTACCGCAGTTGGTCCAACTGGTGTAGCATATACCTGCTTTGTAATTGCATCTAAAATTTCTTCTAATATTTTAATTAATTCTCCCGCCAATACCATTCTTTGATAATCTTCACCTGCTTTACCTGATGTTTTCTTTACACCACCTAACCATATAGTACCCGTATTATCTGAAGATAAAATTATATTTCTTTTGGTTTGTAGTATAATATTGTTATCACTATGTATATGCGAATCACCAAAAGAATCTACACTAAATTTACCATCAGTAATTACACCAGTATTTCCTTTACCAAAGATAATAAATTCTTTAGCTTTGGCAGATAAAAGAATTCTATCGGAATTTACAGTCAATTGGTCTCCTTTTAATTTATCAGCAGTTGGGAAATCTTTAAATGCTATTTTTTGTTTTGTTATTGTTGGTTTAAACTTAGTATCAACTTTACCGGATGTAATGTATATGGATGTACCATCTTTATTAATATCTTCATCTACTAAAGTTCCTATTACTTTTGAATCTAATTCTGGATTTTGTTTGTTTCTTAGATAAATTCCAGGTGTAGAAGTTTTACCATCTTCTGTTAGAAAGAATTCAGAAAATCTAATAGTATTTCCAACTCTACCACTTAATATAGTATCACCTTGTCTTGGTTTTAAAAATTTAATTTTTTCATTAACATTATAAGGTGGAGCAGTTTCTACTGAATTAGAGTTTTGAGTAGTTGATGTACCTGTTTGTTGAGTTGTTTTATATTTTTCGTTCTTATCAGATGTATCTTGCTTTTGTATTTTATAATCAGAAAACTTTTCAGTAGTTTTATAATCCTGTCTATAATTTGGATATAATGTATTACTATATGGAAGATAGAAGAAATCATTTTCTATTTGAATAACAATTACGGTTTCTCCAACTAAAGGTAATGTAAAATTATTTTTATCAAATGGATATGCGTGGTATAATTTGTCAACAGAGAATGTATCATCTTGTTTGAAATCAATTGCACCATAATATCTCGTATCTGTGTTTGATAGTTTATCGTTTTCGTTATATAAAACTAAACTATCGGCAACATTTCCTTCTTTACCTTTTTGGTATTCTAAAAAATCTTCTTCGGTTACATATACTTTTACGACAGTTGATAAGAACGCACTAAAGGTTGATGACTTTTTATTACTTGATTCGTTATAATTGGTTACATCAAACATTATATTTTAGTTTTTATTTCTTCAATTTCAATTTGTAAATCTGTCATCTTTTCTTTAGATTCTGCCTCTACTTTATTAATCGTATCTTCCATATCAGAAAGTAATTGTGCCTTTTCTGTTTCACTCAACCAACCATCTTCACCAATACCTTTTGCTTCTGCAGCCGCCAATCTTTGAGCGATTGTTGCAAGTTTAATTAAATGGTCATCATTTTTAACTGATACTTCAATGAGGTCTTTGATGATTGGAGCAATAACAGTAGCCTCTCCAACATTACGGATAAGTTTTCTTAACGATTCAATTAATTCAGAAATGTTTTTTTTCTTATTTTGTTGATTGTCGTAAATATCTTTAAATAATGATGATAAGTTTTTACCATCAAATAACTGAAATTCTGCACTCATAATTCAATATTCTTTATAAATAAATATTCTTATATTATAAAGTTAAATCTTTATATCCCCATTATCCATAAACTGGTTGTATAATTCCATTTGTTTGTCTCTCATTTTATTAACAACTTTTGTAATATAATGAGTTGGATGACCGGTCATTTCTCTAATTAGAAGATATAATGATTTTTTATTAAATGATTCAATATATTCTGCTCTACGGAATAGTTCTAATACGGCATCGGCAATTTGTATATCTCTTTTCTTTTGAAAATAGTTTTCTAAATGTGCATCCCAATACGCTAACATTCTATTATTGAATGTACGATATTCATCATTTTTTTCTTCTTCTCTAAAGTTATTTTCAGTATCAAAAGATTCTGGCAATCCAGACATTATATCCGTATCTTTGTATCTTTTGTAATTTGCATTATTATTTAGGATAAGATAGTTTCTCGCAACAATAGTAAAATATGAAAAGGCCTTACCTTTACCATTTTTGTACATATGGATTTTTTCTACCATAAATGCAACAACCTCTGCCATTACATCTTGAGGGTCATCATCAAAATAAGTAAATTTCCATTTGTTATAAACAATCTCTGCTAATTTAGAAAATGCAGATGCAATTCTTTCTCTATATAATTTATCCTTAAGATTTTTATCCGTTGTCAAATTATATTCTATGATAGCATCTTCTGTATCTTTTGTAAAATACTGTCTATTTGGGCTTCTTTTTCTAGGCATTTTTTTGTTGAGTTTTGAATCTTTCAATAGTTTCTTTTATTTGATAAAATATAGAACCTACTTCATCATCCTTCTCAAACATTTCACGACTATCAATTTGTCGTAATGCCTCCAGTAATGCTTCGTTTCTTTTAATTTCGTTTTCTATAAACACTTCAGTTTCTTCAAGTGTTTCTTCATATGCTTCTAATTTTTTTAGAAGATTCCAAATTACATATCCTAATGTAATTACCAATAATGTTAATAATGAATATATCATATCTTATACAATTTCGTATCCTTTTAAATAAAATTTGTTTGCGTGTTTGTATTTAACTTCTACCATTTCTCCATTTGGAGATTTCATAATAATCTTATCATTTCTACCATAGTTTACTTTTTTAAGTACAGTTGTAGAATACACTCTATCTTTAATAGTAATACCATCCAAATGGTCAATTTCGTGCTGAACAATAACTGTCATCATTGTTTCTTTAGAAACTTGTTCATTTGCTCTATCACCCTCTGGATTGATTTCAAATGTCAATTCACCTAAGTTATCAGTTTGTACAACAACTTTAGTTGCACGAATTGTTCTAACTGGCTTTGTTAAGGTTGTTGGTATTGATAAGCACCCTTCAAAAAATAAAAAACCTTCATTTGATCTTTCAGTAATTATAGGATTTACTAAAAATAACTCTTCATCTCCAAATTGGATATAACATGCTCTCTTTTTGATACCTAATTGAGTTGCTGAAATACCTAAACCAGGATGTTTTATCAATGCTTCAGATAAAGTATTTTTTAATTCATTTGCTTCATCTTGAGTTATTTCTGTTTTGGGACAAGGAGTTTTTAAATACTCTACAAATTCTTTAGTTTGTAACCCACTTTTGTTTTTGTCAACAATTAATTTCATATTTTATTTTTTAAGTCCGTATTTTATCCATTTATACCAAAATCTTTCATGTAGAAAGTAAATTATTGGTTTTATTATTAATTCACCCAATCCAACCATTCCTGCCCATTTTAAAGGTAGTCCTGCGGTAATTGTAAGAATTATTGTAGTTATAGTTCCAATAAATCTATAACTAATACTTTTTGCTATATGTCTTTTAATCAACGGCATATTCTATAACATCTCCATCGGTATCCATATACCCTTTTCTAATTTTTGTTCCACTAATCAATTCAACATCAGCAGGTGGGTGGTGATTGATTACATCATAACCTACACCTCTACCATAGTTTACACTTTCAATATCAGGAATGATACTGATTAAAATTTTATCCATATTTTTTTGTATAAATGGTTCTTCGGTTAAATCCATCATAACTCTATGTGCCGATTTTGGATTGTTTTCATCTTCTTCTACATCTCTGATAGCTATCCAAACATCTTTACCTTTGTCCAATTGTTGTGAAATTAACCACTCATGTCCCGCGTGCCATGTCTGCCATCTTCCGATGAATAATGCGTATTTTCTTTTCATATTATATAAAGTTTAATATTGCTAATTCTTTTGCCTTTGCCTCAACCATAATATCTACATCATTTCCATATGTTTCTGGTAATGATTGAATATAATCCGAATGTGCCTGGGGTTTGTTTCCTTCTTTACTTTCAGAATAGTGTACAACCGGAATAATATCTTTTGGCCAGGTAGATGCCGCTAGTTCTAATGCTTCTTGTTCAGATAAATCACCTGTACAAAATTTGTGGTGATGGTAATCAAATACAATTGGTATTTTAATCGCGTTGTGAATATACATTAAGTCTTTTACTGAATACATTGATGCCTTATCATCATTCTCCACTGTCAACCTATTTTGCACCGATTTAGAGAGGCGTTTGTAATTTTTGATAAATCTATCCATTGCAGACTTTTTATCTCCGTAAACACCATTACAATGAATATTAATCTTATTATAAGGAGTTTTAGATAATCCCATCATATCAAATATCTTACCATGTAGTTCTAAATCTGCAATTGAATTTTTGATAACCTCTTCTTTTGGAGAAGTCAATACAACATATGGGCCTGGGTGGCAAGTAATACGAATATTATGGAATTTGGCATAATCACCCGCTTTCTTTAACTCACTTTTAATTTCTTTGTAATCTTTTAATTGAGTTAAATCAATATGATCACCCCACGGGATGATTGCAGATGATAGACGAAAGAAATGAATCTTATGTTGTCTATTCCACTCTAAAATTTTGATAATATCTTTAGCATTTGCTAATGCCAACTCCGAAACATAATCCAATCCTTTGGTATTGAATGTTTTCTTCACCATTGAACGATTTGTGGTAACTTTCTTACCCATCGTCATATTAATACATGCATATCCTATATTCATATATGTAATATACGAAAATAAATCTAAATTACCAAATTTTAGTAAGTTTTGGTATTATTTTCTTCATTAATTAGTTTGCTAAGCTCTTTTTCTGTACCTTTCTTTGAACTTAACCAATATTTAACCGCTTTTGGGTTATTTATCCATAAATTTCTCTTTTGCCATGGAAATTCAGGATGCATATATTCTTCCCATTGTAAATTTGGGATTTCTTCTTCTATAAATTCATTAGTAGATGTAACATCATCCAAAGAATCACCAGACTCAATAGATTTTTCTTCATTTTTTGTGTTAATCTCATTTTTTTCGTTTTCGTTAATAATATCATCACCGTAAACCTCATATAAACCCATTTTTTGGTTATTTTCAACCATTTCTCCAATAATTTCTTCTCTAGATTTCTTTTTTTGTAAAATTAGTCCGTTAAATGCAATAATAAGTGCAACTGCCAATGGGTCAAACACAATTACAATCAAAAATATAAAGAATTTTACAACATTTTTCAATTCCATACCAAATGCTTCGGCTACAAACCTAAAACCACCCACTTCTTTCTCTAAATCTAAATTTTTTAACTTAATTTCGTTGATTTTTTCGGTATTTTGAGCATTTTCAGTTTGCAAACCATCAATTTTTTTGTTAATTTGAGCAGTTTGTTTATCTTTGTTATCAATTGAACGCAAAAGTCGGTTATTTACCTTACCTTTATCCAAAATTGTGTTTTGCGTTGAGGATAATTGTCCTAATTGAGTGTTTAGTTGAGTAATTTGAGATGTATTTTGTTCAATTTTTGTTTGATAAACAGCAATTTCTCTATCAACTACTTGCAATTTAAGTGATTGGGCCTGAAATGCGTTGGATAGATATCCAAAAATGCCGGCAGAGGTAATTAACATCAATACTGCAACGGCTGAAGTGAGATACCATTTGTTAAATCCTTTCAAATTATCCCATTCTTGCTTTAAATAAGTTGCAGAAACTAATTTAGCAAACTCCAACGCGCCCGCCATTACCATAACAGCAGTGGCTGCCCCACTAAATAGTACACCTAGTCCTGTTACTGAGAAAAATGCCGCACATCCTGCAATAATTAGTGCGGAGAAACCCACTAAATATTTAAGCCAATTCATATTATCGGTTAATTCTTACTAGCTCATTTACTCTTTCAATGATTTTTCTACTATCATCAATAATTAAACTAGCATCTGATGGTGTTAATTGTTGTGCACCTTTAATTCCGTTTTGTAAAACTCTTAATTTTCCATCTAAAGACTCTAATAAAGTCTGTATTTTTTCGTTGTATATCATAGTAATAAATATTTTTAAATAAAAAAAGGTAGAAGTAATGACCCTTCTACCTTTGTAATATACGAAAAATAACTGAATTAACCAACTTTAGGGGTTAATTTTTTTGGTTTGGACTCTTCCTTTCTTTCAATAGTAATCAATAGAATACCATTTTTGATTTCAGCTTTTGCCTTTCTACCATCAAAGTTTTTTCCAACTTGAACTCTTTCCTCAATATCCGAAATCAATTGATTAAAAGGATTTTCTAAGTCCTCTGTACTTTTTTTTGCTTTGATTTCAATCTTATCTTCAAAACAATTAATTTCAATATCCTTTGGGTCGTGTCCCAATACTGATAAAGCAATTGTAGCCGCTTCATCTTTAACATCTACTGCAAATTTGTTAGGAACATATGTTGTTGTTTTTGTTTGTTCCCAAATTGGACTGTTTGCCCATCTTTCTACAATTCTGTCAATCTCTGAATAAAACATAATTTTATATTTTTTGGTTAATAATACTCCATATAGTTCAATTACTATACCAAAGGATTATTTACGACAAATTGTCAGAAATTATTTATTGTTTGTGTAATTTTGTCTTTCAATAATTGTACTCATATGGTCTGCCCAATGCATAATATATTGAATGTTTGAACGAAGATATTTTGAAGTATCATACACTTTGAAATATTTTTCATTATCTTCATCATATAAACCATCTGTTAATTTAATTCCAAAATATTCGTTTTCTGAAATAGGAATTTGGTAAAGAGATAGTGTGTACAAAGTTCTATCGGTGATTGCCATAAAGGAGTTTTTATCATTACGTCTATAAACCTCACCTTTATTTTTAATATGCCATTCGGAATCATTTGGTGCATAATGTAATTCTTCTTTTGTACCTAATTTACCTAAATCATGATGTAAAGCTACAAATACCAATTCCTCTTCAGTAAAATCACAAACACCACCTGCTTCTTCAAATGTTTTTTTCATTCTTAATGCATTCTTACATACATTAAAAATATGGTCAATATAACCACCAGTATATGCATTATGATAATTTAAGTTGCCGGATGCAGGAGATACTATTAAATTACCACCTAATTCGGTTTCGGAATACATATGGAGTAATTTCTCCAATCTATCACCTGTAAAATACTTTTTGAGAATACCGATAAAACGGTCATAATTAGCTTTTAATTCAGCTTCTGTCTTTTGTTTCATACTTTTAGAGTTTAATCATTTTCAATACTCTAATATACGAAAAATTTTTGATATTACCAAATTTATTATCTTAGTAATAAGTCCTTCTTAGTCAACAACTTATAAAGGATTTCAACCTCTTCTTCGGTAGTTAATTCTGGTAAATCATCATCAAATAACCTCATAGTGAATATTGGATTATCGTTTTCATCAGCATACATGTCGGACTCTGATGAAAATAAAGTTGGTAGAGTTTCTAAATTTTTCATCTCATTTTCATCCACATCAACTAATGGAATAATATAATAATGAAAATTATCGTCTTCTTCGTTTACATCTATCCTGTGACATTTCCATTTATCAAAGCTGGCTTCTGTAATCGGTGTTTGTGGTACTATTATCATAATAACAAATATAGTAAAAATTTGTTACAAAAACAAATTTTAATTATTAAACCAATCTCTTTGAATTTGTCTAACCATTGGCCATTCATTTGGATCATTGAAATCTTTTATTTTAGAGTGGTCAGTTCTAACTATGTTTTCAATTTCTTTCATAAAAATTCCGTACTTACTATGCAAAGGTTCGGTATATATAGCGGTTGGTTGTATACCATACTCTTCAAAAAATAAATTCATAATAACTCCAGGACCAAATCCCCATTCATATTTAATTGATTCTGGTTTTTTATAAAATTGTTGTTTTCTATAAAAATATAAATTACTCGCTAAATCCATTACAAATGAAGAACCATAAAAAATAATATCATTGAAGTTTGTTAAACAATATTCTTCCGCCATCATTCCTTTGAATGTGGACATTATTTCCATTGGGATTTTATTTAAAAGATATAATCTTCTATCATGATGTAAAGGATGGAATACCAAATCAAATCTACTTTTTACAACAATATCATATTCAAAATTATTTTCAATTTCATATTCTCTTTTTATCTTCATTGATTGTTGAAATCCGTAGAATATAGCAAGTTGATAATCTTTATGTAAAAATGAATCACATTTTTTTGAATCAATTATATATTTTTTTGGTTTATAAGTATTTAATAAATTTTCAATTTCTTTTTTTTCTAAATCCCTTCTTATATAGTTTGAATTTCTAGTAGGTCTTTCTGTACTTTCATCCCAAGTATGAAAAAAATAATCTACTACAACCGAATCTTCAGAATTATTAATAAAACATTCTTCCCAAAATTTTTTTTGATTATCGGCCGCCATTTCCCAATTTCTTATATGACCACTAAAACAAACAGCTATTCTTCTCATAGTAATTTCTTTTTTCCGTATTCTAAATTATAATTAGACATTTTTAATTTTTGATGTACACAAAATGTATATAAAGCTACGGTTGGATTTGTTATATTTGTTAATCTTTCAAATTCTTTTTTAAATCTTGAAAAGTTACTAATAAAATTAAAAGATATAGAGCGAGATATTATTAATGAATATGATAATCCAGACTCTTTCATATTTAATCCTAAATTAACATCATCCGAATATATTTCATGTTCATCTAATAAATTATTGATATAAAATTCATTAAACCAATTTTTAGAAAATTCTGATAATTTGTACTTATTTTCATTTATTATAAAAACAAGTTTATA